TACGCTCACCTGCGGTCGATGCTTGCGGGGTTGAATCCTGAGGTTGATTCCATCGGGATCATGACCGCTTGGAATCCAAGGTCGAAAGCCGCAAAGATTGAAGACAATGAGCGAGCAACAGTTAGACTTCGGCGTGATTTGCGTAAGGGTGGTCTGGGGAGAGCGATCAGTATTGGAGGTATGTATGAAGACTTGCCTGAGGGATCTCTTTTGATTCCACATATCACCCGTGAGTTTTTGTTGCAGATGTGTATGAAGTATAATCAATCAACGGTGATTTATGGGGAAAAGATTGATAAGGATGGTGAGCCGGGATTTCATTTTGAGATGTTGGATCGCGATGGGAATATCGTAACTGAGACGGACGAGCCGGTGACGGGCAAGGAAGAGATTTATGATGCTGAGAAGTTTTACTCGTATCTCAAGGGGAAGACACCGCATCAGCGAGGGAGAAAACTTCGCGATCCTATGATTGAGAGAACTCCTCGTGATCCTGGACCTGGTAATCGTCGTGATCGCGAAGACCCTGGGAATGTTCCTCCAACGAGAAAACGATTTTTGATTCCGTTTCCGTGATTTTAGCTCTAGGTGTAAAAGCAATGGCTGAAACGAGTTTAGATGAAATTTTTTCTGGTGATGTTCCACGTATTGATACGGTGAGTGTGTTTCCTGGTTATGCGTCGAAGGTCGGGACGTACACTCTCAGGCACGGAGGCGTCTATATTGTAGAGGATGGGTTCATTGTTCTGAACAAGTCGTATGAACGATTTAAAAATCAGATTAAGGAAACCGGGACTTCAGACCGTGCTGTTTTCTTGGAAAAATCTTCGTACGGGTATCGGATCAAGTACGGGGCTTTACCCCATCTTTTCTATGAGACTTTCTCACTGCCGTATAAGGTGACTTTTAAGTATGAAGAGTTGCCAATAACTGATTTGATCTCAAAACAGGTTGCTGAGATCCAGGAGTTCCAGGTGAACTTGGATTCCGGGATTGTTGGTATATGGAAATGGGTCAATGTCGGTAAGTTGTGGGACAAAGTTCGCGGATTAAATGAAATGCTTGTTCAATTCGTGGAAAGCTGAAGGTATGCAGACTTTATCACGAACAATGGGACTGGCACGGAGGCTTCTGGCGAACTGGAATGAGATCGGGAGCGGTGCGACCGTTGACGATGAGGTGTATGCCCAGAAGAAACTTCAGGAAGTCTTGCGTAATCTAGTGAAGGACCCTTATGCGGATTACAAGACGAACATATTGTTTCTTGGGCATGTCTCTGATTTCTTTCCTCGGGCTGCGAATGGTATGGGGTTGATTTCGGTGTTCTGGAATCCGTTGATTCGGGGATGTGCGGCTAGACTTGTACACAATGTTAGGCATGGTTACATAGAAGTTGGCAAGTGGGGCTTCAAGCATAAAGGGAGTGGTCGGTCTCTGGGTGGCTCCTTCATTCATGAGGTGGAACATCTGCATGATTTGCTGATCGATAAGAAGTACGAAATGAAGGATCAACAGGCTCATCTCAGCGAGTTCACTCCTAGATTGCGGCAGATGCTTCGCCATTTGAAAGACGAACCGAATTTCCGGATCTGGAATTATTTTCATCGCAAGTTAGGGGAACTTCATGCAGAAAATTATGTGGATCGGTATCTTGAAGGTGTCGAGTCCTACACTCCGACAGAAGAGGAGCGAAAGTTTGCTACTCAGGCTGTGATGAAACGAGCCAAGGAAATCTATGACAATATGGTGTCTCAAAATTTGATTTGAGGATGGATTCGTGGATAGAATCACCCGAATTGCTCGATTACTTTGTGGGTCACGAAAAATCGCCAGGACTCTGTACCACGGCACTACCGTAGATAACGAAGCGAGTATTAGACAGATCGGTTTGGTAGGTGGAGTTGGTCATTTTGTAGAGCAGGCTTATGGAGAATATTTGGAAGCAGGGGAAGATCTATCTGAAATAGTGTTTGCAGCAGATAAGGGAGGATTGGGAAGAGCCGTTACTGCGATGGTTCACCATATTGGAGTTAAGCTAGGAAAAGACTTTCATGATGTCACGGATAGAGATATTTTGAATCATGGATTACTGGTGATCATCTATGATACAGAAAATCGAGTCGAGCAAAGACCGGAAGAAGATGAGAACTATTATGGTCAGTATCCTTCCCATGTAGAGCCAGGCGATTACTTCTCAGAAGAATTATCGGCTGATAAATTTGTGAAGGGAAGACAGTTACTCAGATTTCTGGAGAGGTATGGTCAGTGGCCACGCACCTATGGACCGGAGTCTGATGAACCGGCTCGATTGAACAAGATGAGGGGAGAATTGATTGCTAGATGGTTGAGTCAGAATCCAGAGAAGACCAAGCAAGAAGCACTCAATTTGGTTCGGGGACTTCCAGATAAGAAGGTGGAACAATATTTCAGGCAATATATCGGAGGGCGTTAATCCATGCTTACCGTGTCGAGAACGACTTGACTGGCAATTAGAATTATTGTAGCCAAGTAGAATATCATCAATCTGGGTTCCACCGAGAAATTCTCGCTTGTTGGGGGTATAGTAGGTTACGGGAGCGGATCATCAGGTTTCGATTGAATTCTTAGGAGGTGCCCATGTCAGTCAAGTCGGATCTATTGAAAGCGGATGTGATGAAAGCAATTGATGCCATCGCAAATGATCCAGAACTCGATGACGATACCAAAGAGGAACTTTTTGACGAGATTCAGGAGCACCTGAATGATCAGTCGAGGATTATCAGCGACGATGGCGACGATGACGAGGACGATGATGAGATCGAGGAAGAGGACGACGAGGACTAGATTGGTCTAGGCAGAAGTACTTCTGTCTGGAAGTGGGTGGCGATTTCTTAGGAGAGGAGAAATCGTCACTCCTTTACGGGGCTAGATACAAGTTACATCAGAAATTATGGAGTCGATGAGTATGACATCCGAGAAGAAGGTTTCCGAGAAGAAGGTTCCTGGGAAGAGGAAGCCTGCCAAGACAAAGTCTGAAGCCCAGAAGTTGATTCCTCCGAAGAAGGGGAACGGGCGTAGAACTATTGCCCTGGAGCAGTGTGTTGCGTGGATCGTGGCAGCCACTGAGTCGTTTCCTGCCGGTCCGAAAGAAGAGGTTTTTTCAGTTATTTGTCTGCCGTGCCTTGAGGTGAAGTTTGAGGAGCAAGTTAAGAAGGCTCCGCCAAAACCGGCACCATCATTGACAAATCCTCCGATTCCGGCATCGGTGACCAAGTTTTCGAAGACAATTATGGGGGTTGCCGTGACTCCCATGACATCTCCTCCTTCTGGATCTTCTCCACAGAAGACACTTGTTGCAACTTCTGTATCTAATAATGGCACACCAGTTCCAAAGGCAACGCCACCACAGGATGGGGTTGATCTGGATAAGGATTTGGTTTCATGGATGAAAATGGAGTTTAGCCGATGTATCACCTTGGCAGGTCAGAAACCCCATTGCGGTTGTGCCTTAGGGTACAGGCTTGCTCAGGTGGCTTGCGGTTTTGACGTCATGACTCGGGGTGGGAAGTGGCCCAAGGAGATTTTTCCCTACTTCGTAAGTGCATTATTCGAGATCGTGGATGCGGCCAAGTCTATCAAAGACCTGGATCTACTGGGTTCCATTCTCAAGAATTCAGTTTATCTGGATGTGATTGCGGAGGCAGCAGCATTTCAGACTAGAAATGGGTTGGTCTCCGTGAACTTCCAGAACCATTTTGACGATCGATATTTGGCCCTTAATGCTGCGCATAGTTTGATCAAGGGGAGGTGAACGATGATTAAGTTACCATGCTTATGGTGGCTTAATGAGATGACCCTCTTTAAGTTGGAGAAGAAAGAGAAAATTTCAAGATCTGAGATTGAGCTATTATCGCAATAGAAGTTTATTGCTTAGGGGAAAGACAATGGATTGCGAAGAGCATGCGTATTTTCTGAATCATCTGGAACAAGGTCCAGCTTTTTATCCTGATGTCATTGATTTTGAAAGTATCAAAATTTTCTCTCTGGCAGAACTTATTGAAATGGCCAATGAGCGTATGAGTGTTGGCCAAACTTTAAATCGAGATGACATTGATGAGGAGGGACAGGTTCTTTCACGAATTGTTAATGGATTGATCGGGCATCAAGGCGGATATGTGGTTGAAGGGTGTACCGTTTGGTGTGTGGTCTTCCCTGACGCAAAAAGGGAGGACGACGGAGGTCCTATTTATTATGCCGGTTTTGGAAGAGAATTTAATGAAAGAATGAAAGATATGCCGCCAGATTCTGAGGCAGTCAAATTTGCTACTTTGTTGATGGAACAGGAAGTCGCTGAGAGTTTTGTCCTTGACTATGGGTTGAAACAGCAATTCCCGAGTGGTCAAATTCCAGCTGCCCGTGATATTAAGGTCTTTTGGAAGGACCCTCTTTCTCCTTTAGATCCGGAGTTGGTGAAAGAGGCAGAGGAAAAAAATGGAGGGTAAAAATATGAATCCTGAGCAAGCCTGTCAATTTTCGATGCCCTTTGGTAAGTATCAGGGCCAGACATTAGAGAAGATTGCCACTAGTGATCCGGCAGGAGTTGGATATCTCGACTGGATGTCTGAGAATAAGTTGACTGGGGAAATCAAGGAGGCTTTGGAGATTTTCTTAGCCATCCCATGGGTGAAGGAATTGGTGGAGCGGTCTGTTGAGAAACGCAGAGGACGTGTCGGACGTACTGAGCCAGTCGAAAATCTACGAAAACCCAAGAACTGGTGGGAGAAATAATGGCATGAAGTTGGTTCAGAGACCCGATGATGACAATGATGATGGTTTAGGCATCGATATGGGCGATGCTGACGATCAAGAACTGGAGGCAATTGCATACAGGGTGACTCAGGTTCTTTGGGATCGCTGTGAAGCACTCGCCAATCGTTTAGCTCACGAAGGAATCAATCATCCTGTTATCTTTTTGTGTGATCCAGCAGATCACATGGGATTAGCAATCGCTGAAAAGATCAGTTCTTCATTACTTATTAAAGAGGCTTTGAGTTGGACAGAACCTGGTAAACGTCCTGGTATTATTGTAGGTGTTGATATGAATCTTCTTGAAGATAAGGAACCGACAATTTTTTATGCTATTAAGGGGCGTATGACGGGACTCATAGGATATTTTCCGATTGTTGTGGCGGCGAAGGGCGGATTTAATGTGTTTCCTTATCCATATCGATTGAAGGAAAAAAGTAAATTCAAGCTATTTCCACTCTCGGATGAGTAATGGGTAGATTGAGGCGTCACGGAAATCAGGGTGTCTTTTTTCAAAGAAAGGGGGGTATCCTATGTCAATAGGGTACTTCGGGTTTTGCGAAGTTAGGTGGACCTACCGCATCTCCAGGCGGTCAATATCCTGCAATTCTCCTGTTGACAAACACGGGTGGATTGAACCGCGAGGTGAACCCGATTCTCTCCGAAGCAGTATGGGGAGCCGGGTGGTGGACTGGTGCTCAACACACAAACTACGCAGATAGTCAGATGCAATTCTCAGGGGCACTGACCTTCGAACTTCAGGGAGGTCTTCCTACGGTCTGGAATTTGATTTCGGACTGGTTAGTCAACTGGAGGGTGTATCCTCAGAGCATGATCGTGTCGCCGAATGGATTGGCGATCCAGTCTTTTCAGGCTGATCCCAATCCTACTGGGAATACCCGTGGTGGGGTCTGGATGAATTCAGCTGGGTTTACGGTCGATCCAGCGGCATCAATCAAGTTGAATTGCAATGTGATCGGTTTGCAGAGATCAGAGACTTACTCTGCAAGTACATATCGGGCAGTCCGGACAACATCGAACGTACCGACACTCCCTTTGAATCCGGCTCCTATCAACCGAAATCCGTTTCCTGGTTGGTTGGCTCAGGCACAGGTGAATCTGTGGCCTCCTAATTTCCCTGCTGGGGGTGGTTGGCCGGGAGGGGCTCCGCCGAATTACTCTCCGACGAATCCAACGGGCATGTTTATGATGGGAGCTGACTGGACTATGAACAACAACACACAAGTCGTGCGTGGTTGTTTAGCCGCAGACTCAAGAATCATGACACCTATAGGTTATCATCGGATTGATTCCTTGTTGGATGAGCCTGGTCGGGTGCTTTCTGAGCATGGAATTCAGAGGCACAGGGGATTGGTTTATCAGGGCAAGAGGGACGTCCTGAGGATTCGTACCGAGCTGCATAACGATATCAGAGTCACTCCAGATCATAAGATGCGAGTGATGCGTGGTGACGGGACGCTGAGCTGGAAACGGGCCGATGAGTTGGGGGAGGGAGATTGGTTGTTGTGTCGTCGTGGTCATGGAGGGTTGATCCCTGAGGATCGTGGTGGGTCGATCAAGAGGTGGTATGCCATCGGTCATCTTTATGGAGATGGATCTCAGGATGATAACGGGAGATTGGTATGGCAAGTGACTGAGTCTGAGAAGAGCTTGGTATCTCTACTGGAGGATTTCTTCCAGGAAGAGGGTCTTGAATATTCTGAGTCGATTCGTCCTCCGTTTGAGTTGGAAAATGGGGAGATGGATTGCGAACAGACTCAATTTTACTTGGGTACACGAAAGGCGGATCGATCAAAATTCACTGAGATTCCTTCTTATCAACCGAAGGGCCGGTGGAGAGAGAAGGGACTCCCTGAACAGACGTGGTCTTTGGGAGAGAAGCAATTGGGAGCACTGCTACGAGGCTTATTCACTACGGATGGTGGTGTGAGAAATGGAGGTGTTATTCATTTTTCGACCAAGTATCGTTTTTTGGCCAGGGATGTTCGTCGAGCTTTGCATTTGCTGGGAGTCATTTCCACCATTACTCCGACGTCTTTTAAGTCTGAGATCAACGGACGAAAGTATGTTGCAAGAAGGTATGACGTTCGGGTGGTTGGGATTCGCAGCAGGAAGTGGTTCCTAGAGAAAGTTGGTTTTGCATTGGATTCCAAGCAGGACGCCTTGGAATCTTACTTTGCGAACCGGACACAGGAGATTGATAAATCCCTGTATGTTCCCTATGCTCAGGTTCTGATTCGGGCTCTGTTCCCTGGTAAGTATGTGTATAAAGCCAGGGATCGAGAAGAAGATGCGACGACGGCTCGAATTAAGAACGTTAGGAATGGACATTCGAACGTTTTGGCTGAGACGACTTTGCCTCGCATTATTCAGCGGGCAGAAACTTTGAAGTGCTCTGGCTCTGAACTCCAACTTTTGAGAATGTATCAGGCACAGGACTGGTACTTTGATAAGGTTGAAAGAGTTACTCCCTGGTACTATCCCGTTGATGTTTATGACGTGTACGAATCAAGCACACGTTCATTTATTGCCAATGGGATTACGGTATCGAATTGCACAGGGGATCCAAACCCTGCAGCCGTCTTTCAGGGTGTTATGAGTGTCGATGGCACGATGCGTCTATTCCGGGATGGTGTGATTCCGGACCCGTATGCATATCAGTGGCCACCTGTTGCACCATTCACCGCGTCAACGACGAATGTCACTCTGTTCCTTGCGGGTAATACTGGTGGCGGTACGAATCCGACGATCACATTCGCACATGTCCTTCTGACGAGTGAAGAGTTCGCTATTGCAGGGCAGAACGAAGTCGTGCCGCGTACTTTTGGTTTCGGAGGACTCGGTGATGGCACCGCACCTCCCATGGCCATGTCTTATACGTGATAGGGGGGACAGGGTTTTTTCAATGATTGAACCCATTTCACAAAAGAAACAGAACGAGATCGAGAACCGAAAAAGGTTAGAGAGGGCCGCTGATTTACTCATTAGATTACCTCAGCACAGCATCTTCTTTCAGGATAAGTCAACGAATTACCTGATTCGAGTCTCACCCAAATTCGGATACATGACAGCACCACTCATCAACACGAACTAAGTTTTCACATGGCTAATTATATCAATTTTAAAGTTAGACCATGTGTTAAATTTTTATGAGGTATTAAGATGTATAATCTTCAAAGTATTGGTGTCGGATCTGATGGTCCGATTCGATATTTTTGGATTCCTGGTTTTGGAAGTGCATATGCGATTGGAGATGATGGCTCTCTGTGGAGTAGGTATAAACGCCGAGGATTTAGCGATTGTTATATATCAGATGATTGGACGAGATTAAAAGCATCAGTAGGTGGTGATGGATATCGGATGGCTTTCCTTTGTTTTAATGGGAATAAATGTCCTAGAAAAGTTCACCAACTTGTGTGTGAAGCGGTGTATGGATCTTGCCCTAAGGGGATGGAAGTTTGTCATAATGATGGCGATACTCTTAACAATGATTATCGGAATTTGCGATATGATACAAGGGTAAACAACCATTATGATAAGCTCATTCATGGGACAGATCAAAATGGGGAAAGAAATCATCAGGCGGTATTGGGTTGGATACAGGTGAGAGAAATTAGAAGAAGATATGCTAACGGAGTAAGTCAAAAAGCTTTGGCTCTGGAGTTTAATGTTCGTGTTTCTTGTATTAGTAGAATTGTAAATAATTTGAGATGGGTAGAAGAACAAGTATTATAGAGAAAAGTCGTGGCAAACTATATCAATTTCAAGGTTAGACCAGTTTTGAAGTGGTACGGAGGAAAAAGTTTTCTAGCCCGTCGAATCATTGATCTTATTCCTGACTCTGATATTTATGTCGAGCCATTTGCAGGTGGATTGAATGTTCTGCTCAACAAGTGTAAGTATGGAACTGAGATAGTCGGTGATCTCAACACCGAACTTATTCACCTCTATGAAACAGTTAGGGATTACTCTTCTGTTATCTTAGATCGTCTGAAAGATATCCCATATAGAGAAGAAGTCTTCAAGAGAGCCTTGGCTGCGGGGATATCTACAGATCCCGTAGACAGGGCTCTTAATTTTTTGATCAAGCATCGCATGTCGTCCTCTGGAATGGGCGATTATTTTTCAAAGATCTCTGGTAAGATCAGTGAGCAGAGTAAAAAGAGCGGTTGGGGCTATCTTGACGAGGATCTCAAGTTTACGGCTTATAGACTCCAGGGGGTGGAGTTTTACAATGAGCCAGCTCTGAATTTAATTGATCGGTATGACGGACCAAACACTAGTTTTTATTTAGATCCTCCTTATTATCCTTCAACCAGGCAATCTTCTAACGCGTATGAATATGAGATGACAGCTTTTCAACATCTTTTTTTACTTAAAAGAATTCTCAGGTGTCAAGGTAATGTCATTATCAGTGGGTATGACAATCCAGTTTATAATAAAGAGCTTGATGGTTGGGAAAAATATTCTTTTGAGACGTCGATTAATTCTTCTACGGATAAGGTCAAGTCACAAAGAGTCGAGGTGGTGTGGGTGAAGTCTAGGTGGTTTTAGGGGGTTGACCTGGGGCTTAGTCAAGTGGATGACTGCGGATGTTTTCTATGTCAGTGTGATAATGTATTGTTTACTTAGGTATAATTTTATTGGAGGGATTGGAAAGTGATTGAGAATTATGTAGCTCAAAAAGTTAGCCCCATTTTAAATTATTACGGGGGAAAGACCATAATTTGTCGACGTATTCTTCAGATGTCCCCGCCTCATACCACATACGTGGAAGGATTTGCTGGAGGTCTGAGTGTCCTGCTAAATAAGTTCAGATCAGACATTGAAATTGCGTGTGATATTAATAAGGAGGTCATTAATTTTTATCATGTGCTAGTTGAGACACCGGAAAAGTTAATGGAGAGGATTCGGCAGACGAAATGGGAGAAGGAAACTTTTTTAGCTGCCCGATCTGCGATTGGTCAAGGTGATGAATTGACACGGGCAGTGAATTTGTTGATTCGTCACCGCATGTCGTTTTCTGGATGTGGGAGTTGGGTGAAAACAGATGAGAAAGGGGAATCTTGGGAAACCCTGCCCTATAATATTCCTATTGTAGCACGGAGATTAAAGGGGGTGAGAATAGTTTCGAAATCTGCTCTCGACGTCATTCTTGAGTATGATTCTACTGAAACATTTTTCTACCTTGATCCTCCTTATTATAGGTCAACGCGAGTGGCTCATAATATGTATACCAATGAGTTATTATCGTTCGATCATCTCCGATTGCTCAGATTAATTAAAGACCTGAAGGGAAGTGTTATCTTGAGTGGATATGCACATCATATGTACGATAAAGAACTTTCTGGGTGGGATCGTGTAGAGATCGACATCGCAGCTTTTAGCAGTCCCCTCAAGGGGGCTAAAAGCCGTAGAACAGAGATATTATGGGTGAAATCACGGACTGCTTGAGTGTAAATCATGCCAGCTACCGATATTTTCGATGGGTTAGGGTATTCCGGCTATGCCATTGTGAATGGCATACCTATTCCTCTTCTTCCAGGGAGTGCTTCAGAAAGTGAAAATGTGATTAAAGCGGGGGGCGCTTATCACAATAACCCTGCATTAGCAGTAGGTCCATTAGCAGTTAAGAATAGGAGGTCTTTACCTGTAAGTTTTGCCACATTTATCTGTCCTGCTACAATGTCCTTGGTTAAGGCTTTGACTTACGAATGGAGAACCTTGAATCTTATGGATATGGTTCCAGAGGTTTCATTTGAGATTTATCCTGCGGTTGGGGAAGGTTACAGTGGAACAGGGTATGTCGATGAGTTGACGATAGCGGGTTCTCCAGAATCACTAGTCAGTTTAAACATTAACATGACAGCGTGGGTATGGAAGGAAGTGGCTTCACCACAAGTATTACAGAGACAACCGGTACCTCCGCTATTTCCGATGAGTGATAATTATCGGCCCATAGCTGGATGGCAGACTATTCCTAATTTTACAGTAATTACATCTAATGCGATTCCGATGAATTGGTCTTTGACTTTTAATAATCAATGGCAATACCAACATTTTCTAGCGGGGTACACACAGCCACCTAACCCTGCATTGATTTCAGCCGGCGATCTTGATATCACTTTTACGATTGCCTGGCTTGCAGCACGCAATAACAGGCCAAAAGATATAGGAACTTTACAGCTTCAGATTGGTGTCGCTCCTGGTATGGGACCTCTTGATACCATCACTATTGATAATCTGATACGAGATCCACAGAGACAATTTACTGGAATAGCCGGTCCGAACGAAACGATAAAATGGGAAGCATCCTATTTCGCACAAGGATCACTTCCTCGTTCTAATTAGAAAGATGAAAAAGTAAGATGTATGTTACTCAAGAGGTTGAGAGTTAATTATGATTAGGAAAGACTTCTCTGCTCAAACTAATGGTAAACCGGAAGTCGAGCGCAAACGATTCCGGACTAAGCTCTATTTACGCATCATGGCGAATAAGACACTGCGTCCAGTCGCCCGGAAAGAATTATCGACCCTGGGTTTTACGATCGAATTTGAATATCCTGAGTACAGCGAGGAACTTGACGCCAAGAAGAATGCAACTACCTATGACGAGGTTCGGGGGATTCACTATGTAGATAATGACGTGATCTCCGAGTGGCGAATTAAAAGATGTTTGATCCGCTGGAATCTTCATCTACGATTAAAAGGTTTCTGTAAAAGAGTGAGCAAATACAATAAAATGCTAACGGACGAATCCTGGGAGGATTTTAAGCGACTTCCACCGCTGGTTAGGAAGGCGATCATTAATAAATTGTGGAGATCTTTAGGTGGACCGTGATGATTGTAGAGAGGAATTCGATCTTTGTGCTTGAAATTGGAGAAATGGGAGTATGGAATCCCCCTCACCGGAAGTTGCACAATTTCTGCAAGAGATTACAGCACTCCAACAATCAGCTCATGGTGGAGTCCTGGGAGGATTTCAAGGGGATTCCCACGCTGGTGAGGAAGTCGATCATGAACAGGTTATGGGAGTACCTGGGAGTACCGTGATCACAGAAGTTTGGGCAAGGTCAGAGAAGGGCATTTGGAGCACGTCAGAAAAAGATAAACTCGGATTTATACGTTATTTTGCGAGATGGAGGTTTCCTACAGTATCTTTATGGAAGAGGCTCGGCAGTTCAAAACAGAACCTCTTTACCCAAGAGAAAAAGTTATGGCGAATCTTCCTAACGGAAACATCCCTGACCTCAAGACCCTTGACGTTCTCAGAAAATCTTTTATCCGACGATTCGTTCAAAGATATTATGGAATTTGCCCCCGCAATGATTCCAACGAACTTGGTAAGACAGTTTTTGAAGACGAGTACATTATCGAGGCGAGACTTATATCAGATTGGGAGGGAATGCATGGAGTTATGGAGGCAAGATGGGGGTTCGGTCCGGGATCCTCATCCTCTTCTGGAAGAAGTGATCACAGCGATGAATATCCATGAGCGACTTGGTGTTCCCGCATGGCCTACTATCGGGGATATCCCGATTAAAACTTATGCTGTCATCCGGAAGGTCATGGATTGTTATAACGAGGCGATGTCTTTAAATCTCAAGGAGCAATCGGTTCGTAAGCATGTCCAAGAGATGACGGGAATCAAACCACAGGTGATGAGGAGATAACTAAAATAGATGCCTCAAACGTTTGATCCTAATGTAGTTGTTGCTCCGGTCATATATCCAAGACAAGTAGCCGGTTTTCGGCGACTGGTGCAGATGATTCATCCTATGTGTGGAATGGAGACATTACTCTCTACTGACGCATCATTTAATGACACCGGAAGTCCGAATTACACGAAGTACGCACTTACTCCTGGAGTCGGTCCCAAGCAGAAGGCGATTCACACGGCTGGAACGAGGGAGGTTACCTGGTCGGTGGGGGGTGAGATTACTGCCGCGACTTTGGGGCTTTTGGAGCTTTTAAAGGGATCGGCTCGGGGGGTGAACTTCCGCCAGTTGCTCATTTCCCAGGGAAACGCCAACTATTTCCTTGACAATCCGAACGGGAACAGCCTACCTTGGAACCAGTTCTCGGTGAACGGAAATCAGAATGCTGGACTTACGTTCACTCTAGAGGGTAAGTCGACGATTGACGCGGTGAACTCATCGGTTCCCATAACTACGGTAGGTGTTAGCACGCCGGTAGCATCCTGGACGACTGGAAATGATCTTGTATTGTCCTGGAGTCTGAGCCATAATGTCAACTTACAACCATATTGGTTTAATAATCCGAACATGCTACCGGCCTACTATCGGGCACTTGACTCGGAATTTACTCTTCAGTTAACAACAGCGGTTGCCTTATCTTACTATACATTGATCAAGATTGGGTTTGGGTATGTGAACTATGCTGAGATGGTTGTGACCTCTGAAAACATTACGTATGGTGATCGCAATTCTCCGGTGACTTATGAAGTTTCTTCTAGTAATGCAGCGGTAGCAAATCAAGCAAATGCCTATGTAGAGTATGTTAATATATTCTTAAATGGGGTACCTGACGCAGGATATAGTTAAGTCCAATGTTGATTATCATCAATCAGCTTGATCCTGAAGTTTGTGATCCGAATTTTAAACCTCCATATCTGGTGGGCGCTCCAGAAATTTTAGATCCGTATAATGACGTTATGCTCCCTTCATATGGAATCACAGATTCACAGTCTAATGATCGCATTCACGCAGTATATGCACTTTGGGCCAGGAGAAGTGGTATATCAGGAGGACGGGGATTGGTGCTGGATCCTGACTGATGATGGATGGTTGGTAATAGATCGAGAGATCAAGGACCCCTTCCATGGATTGGAAGGGGTTTCTTTTTTGGAAAAAGTAGAGAAATTCCGGCTTGAGTCGAGTATAGTATTAGAGGGAGTGTCTCATTCTGTTTTCGGGGAGAATTTTTGAGTGTCTACTATTACTGATTTTAAGACCCTGATTCTTGAGGGAGACTTGACTCGCCCGTATTCCATTAGAACTAAAGCAAATAAAGTTTATCAGATTACAGAAGGATCTGAGATATTCGTTACAAATTCTTATCCCAATTTACTGATCATGGCTATTCCTGGCAAAGGGATCAACTTGATGAGGTTGAGTTCTATTGATGCCGTCGAATGCAAACATGAATCTTTGCCAGAGTAGGAGAAATTTCGGGATGAGTAGAGTATAGTACCATAGAGGGTTCGTTACTTCTAAAATGGAGAAATCCTTGAGTTGAGGGGGAGGGGAATTGTTGTGGAGCGAGAGAATTTTGAGAATGCCGTTGATGCTTTTATGCAGCGACAACCGTTTCAGCCTTTTGCTATTGAGTTGGTGAGCGGGCGGTTGTTGGAGGTCGATTCTCCGAGAGCATTAGTTACCCGTGATGGGGTAGCGGTACACATAGCGCCGGGTGGTGTACCGGCCATTTTTGATTACCGTGGCGTGAATCGTATTCACGGTGAGTTGGCCGATACTTTGGAACGGGAAAAATAGAGAAATTTCGGGACGAGTGGGGTATAGTACTAGAGAGGGCTCCGATGAGCCCGAACCAAGTTTTAACCAAGAAAGAGAGATCGATGAGACAGGATGACGATCTGCTGAATCCCCGCAATTCGGATTCGCCATTTAATCTGAGAAATCCGCACAGTCCGTTTTATGATCCTCAGAAGGCTTGGAAACAAAACGGAAGTCTGCCTATCACTGACTATGGCAGTGGTGGTTTGCTTTTGGTAGTGTTGACAGTAGGTCTGCCGTTGGTTTGGTTTCAGAACTGGACAGGATTTTCTGGTCATACGATCCTGTTTTTCGTGCTGCTTGTAGTTGGAGTTCTTAAGGTGGTGTTCGGCAGAGGGGATTAGCAAAACAAAGGTTTTCCATGACTGAAGAACATCGGGCGGACACTCCTCCAGATCTTTCGCAGATCTCGGAGGAGTTGCCTATTTGGATCATCGGTGATCAGAGAATAGAGTCAGGGATTTATTGGATTCGATGTCTTATCGATAATCGGGTTTATGTTGGAAGCACCATTAATTTTAGTAGTCGTTGGAGTCAACATCGAAGTGCATTGAACTTAAATAAGCATAAGAATTACAGACTTCAGAGGGTGTGGAATGAGTGTGGAGAAGAAGCGTTTGTGTTTGAGGTGATGGGATATGTATGTGATTTAAGTTTGTTGGGAGTTCTTGAGGACGAACATATTGTTAGATATCAAGCTGCTGATCCGCGATTTGGCTTTAATTCATTACTTGCTGGAAGACGTTATCCGGAAGAAATACGACGGAAGCTGAGTGAGGCTAAGCGTGGTAAACTTCTAAGTGAGGAGCACAGGAAAAAGCTTAGTGAAGCTCACCGTGGAATGAAGCATACGGATGAAGCACGAAGGAAGATAAGTGAATCGAATCGTAGTAGAGTTTATGGTGAGGAAACCCTTAGAAGAATGAGTGAGTCACAACGTGGCAAAAAGCTTAGTGAAGAGCACAAACAAAAATTAAGAGAGGCGGGTCTTAACAAGAAACTTAGTGAGGAGCATAAAAAGAAACTTCGTGAATCGCGTCGTGGTAAGCCACTTAGTGAGGAACACAAGAAAAAACTTAGTGAAGCTAGGAAAGGTAAAAAAGTGAGTGAGGAGACTCACCGGAGAATGATTGAAGCACAACTTCGTAGGAGAGAGCGAGAAAGGGGAGTGTAAACCATGCCAGACGAAGAAAGCCCGCCTGTTGAGAGTGCTGAGGAGTTGACTGAATCTTCTCGTGTTGAAGACAACGGAGTCCCTCCGGATCTTTTGTGGATTTCTGAAGGAAAGGATGAAGTACTAAGCACGATCTACGTGTATCAAAGTCCGACTACAGGGCGACTACGCACAGTTCTTTTTGAGCCGTCGGAGGACTTGCGTGCTCTAGAGATGCGTGAGTTCCCGATCGAGACGAGGTGGTCTGTACCCTCTAAGACGCAACTCGATAGGTACAGGGAGCAGTCATCGAGGTTCAATCGAGAAGCACGGGCTGTACTGGTACATAAGGCCCGGATGGAAGAACTGATCGTCCAGAATCATCTCCTGGAGATGAAGATGGGTTCTGGGGATTCGGCTCACGTCATCGATCTCACGAGGGATCGAAGAGGGACTTTGACGGCGGAAGCCATGGCACACATCAATAAGCTGCATTCGACGGTGATGGACATGATGCTTTCCAAGTTTATCGAAGAAGCGGCACTCATTATTTAGGGAGATCATATCTTGTCGAGTAATGTGGAAAGTTTGATCTGGGTAACTGAGGATTCAGCACCTTTAGAGATTACGATCTATTTGTATGTGGATCAGAAGGAAAGCAGGATCAGCAGTGTTTCTAAGTTTCCAATACCTGAGCTTTTGGAGACAGGATTGACGGAGTCTCAGTTGGTTTCACAATGGTCAATCCCTTCTCGTGCCAACATGGAATCTTATCGACGGAAGTCTGCTAGATTCAATCCTACGACTGGTACGTTGGTTGTAGATGATCTTATCGTGTCTGATTGTGTAGTGGCTAATCATTTGAGAGGACTGTCTATTGACGGGATCGAGATTGAGTTAGAACGGGATGAGAGTCAAGCACTGACTCAGAAATCCTTGGATAAAGTAAAGTCCCTGCAATCCGGGATTTTTGATCTACTATACGACAAGTACAGATCAGAGGCTTGTCTCTTTACTTAGAAGGGAGTGAAACATGCCTGCCACTCCTGGAGGTCTTGGTGGTGGAGCAGGTGCCGGTGGTGCCGGTGGTGGCGCAGGTGGCATGGGAAAAAAGGATCTTGATGAGTATACTGATGCACTTGAGAGAAAGGCAAAGATACAGGAGCAAGAACTAAAACTCATTGAGAAAGAGATTGCAGCAAAGAAGAAGGCCGGGGAAGCGACCGGTGATCTTGAGGACGAAGAAAAAAAGCTAGCTAAGACATATGGAGACACTCTTAAGGCACTTCGCCCGCTTATCGAAGAGAGAGCTAAAGAGCTTGATCAATTCGATAAGTATAGCATGAAGATTAGGAGCACTCTTAATAGTGCTAGATCTTATGCTGAGACAATTAAGGGTATATCTGAAAGGTATTACGAGTACAATCTTTCAACTCAACGTGCGATTGACGCAACAGGGAAGTTCGGTGGTCAATCCGCTCAAGCCCGCCGCGAATTCGAATCACTTCGCACTAGTCTAAATCTCACCAGAAAAGCCGCTGAAGACTTCGGCAAGACATGGGCCGAAGGTCTTAAACTCGGTGCTACTACCAAGCAACTTGAAGCGATGGGGAAGCAGCTTCAAGCAATTTATGGTCAGATAGGAGGTATTGAGGCAGCTAAGCAGATTATTGCAACTCCGATGACTCGTCAGACATTTCAGGGTGTGACAGCTGAGAAGGCAGATTTTGGGGCAATTCTCGAAGCATTACGGACAGCACAAACTCCGGAACAACAAGAGGCTCTTGTTGGTCGCGTACCAGGAGAAGAACCAAAGGCAGGGGCAGAGGCAGCAAAGTTTGAGACAACTGGTGCTGCGGTAGCAAAGACATATGATGATTTTCAGCATGCAATGGGAGAATTGATTAATAAAGGTATTGGACCTGAAGGTGCGCAACTTCTTGCACCAGTTTTAGATATCGCTAGTAATGTTCAGAAAATTGCAGAAGCAGGGAAGTCAGGTTGGTCGAGTCTATCAAGCTTTTTAGGAGCCAAGGCTGGGGCTCAAGCTGCTGGTGGTGCGGCCAAGGCTGGGGCTCAAGCTGCCGGTCTAGGTGCAGCCGAAGCCGGTATAGGTGCAGCCGAGGCTGGTACTGTTGCAACTACCACGGGCGCTGTTGCGAGAGCAGGTCGATTTGCGGGGGCTGTGGGGAAGGTTGGTCGTTTTGCTAAGAGCCCTTTAGGAATTGGACTTATTGGAGAAGGTGTTGCTATGGGGGCTGAGGCCCTGAGAGGATATACAACGAAAGGATCAACGGCTGATATTGCTCTGAAACATACTGGAAAAGGAGGGAGAATTGCAGGAGCGGCGGGTACGGGTGCTTTTATCGGATCATTGGTTCTTCCTGGTGCAGGAACGGCGATTGGAGGCGCGGTTGGAGGCGCTGCTGGCGTCGCAAAAGAGTATGGTAGTGATATTGTAACAGGAATGAAAAGTTTAAGTGGTTGGATTATGGGGAATACTGATGCTACTAAGGATCAGCAGACTGAACAGCGCACTCTGCGAGACGTGACGAGAGAAATGACCACGTCGATACAGACTTCTGATAAATATATGAATAATTTGAACGCTACTTTAAAGACGATGCCAGAAGCGATTGAGGCAGCAACTGCTAGGCGAGGAATGGAAATTGGAAAGGGAGAAATTGATCGAGCTGGTTTTGCAGAGGGTCAGAAAAAAATCGGAGAAAATATTACAGCTAGTATTGGTAAGATTACTCAAGGAACAACTGATGAAATCAGCAGACTTGAGATGCAGAGAGACAAAACACTTAAGGAAATGGCAGATAGAGGAGCTACAGATGATCAATTGCAAAAGACTGGGGCTATTTTTCAGAATGCAATTAATCGACAAAGTCAGAACATGCAGAATCAACTTAAGGAATTGAATGTTGGAGGTCAGGTTGAAGACATTATGGGACGAATGGAAACTCGTCAGGGGCAGCTTGGATTGGAACGTCAGGGGGCTCAGGCTCGTTATGAGGCAACGGGAGCGATTACAGGAAGAAGGGAGGATGTCGCTGAGTATCAACAGGAGATTACACGGACCTATGCGGAACAGATTAAAAACTTTAATGAAGAGGCACAGGAGGCAAGGAACACACTGGAAGCGAGAAAGAGGGACATCGCCATAGCACTTCAGACAAAAGGACTAAGAGATAAGGAAAGACAAAATTTAATAAATGAGGCTCGAGATCTGGAAGTGAAAGGACAGCAGTTAGAACGAAATCTTAAATTAAGAGAGAACGCGCTTCAAGTTGAAAAGCGTACTGCTGATATCGCGGCCATGGAAGCTCAAATAACAGCATATGAAAGGACGGAAGTCTATCGAAGAGGTAAACTAGAGCAAGGTTTGGCAAGGGCTAGAGAGTCTTTCCTTCGTGAACGTGGGGCTACACCAGGAGAAATTGGCGAAACAGCACGAGAGCAAGGACGAGCCGCTGAGCAGATGCAGGCTAAATTCATGGAGAATTTTGCGAAAGATCTTGATGATTTGAATCAAAGACTGGCAGAAGCCAGAGCTGGTGGCAGAGAAGCAGATGTACTAGTAATTCAGGATAAGATTTTTGCACTAAGACAAAAAGAATATGAGGTCGCTCAGGCTACTGTTCAAGCACGTGTCCATGCTGCAACAGCTGAAGCTGAAGAGACGATGAAACAGGCTGGAATTCAGAAGAGTATGCTGGAGGTCATGAGAGATACGGCAGCTAGGACAGGACAATCCTGGCGGGTACAGATGGGATATCAGTCGAAGATTATTGAAGCATCACGAGTGGATTTGAAAGCCGCACAAGAGGCATTTGCACAAGCTAAAGCAGCTGGATTAACTGGTGCACCGTTAATGGAGAAACAGCTTGCAGTAGTTCAGAAGGACGCTGCTTTAAGAGAAGCCATCATGGGCAAGCAGCGTGATTTCTTGGATAAAGCTATCGCAGCAAGTTTCGGAATGGGTGGTGGAACCAAAGCCTTGCCTAACTTTAGCCCTAGGATTTTTGGTGAAGTTGTAAAAGATCCGTTCGGGCAAATGTGGCAGGGAGCACCCAAGACGATGATGGAAACACGAATGGCAATGGGAGGGAATATCAGGGGAGCTATCGGGGGTGGTGGAATTGGAGTGGGGGGAGGGGCGATTGGGATTGGTCCAGGGGGGCGTCCTGGGGTCAATCCTGTGGAAGCGGCGGCCCTTGCTGCTGGAATGCCACCAGAAGCAGCAAGGGCCGCTGCAAAAGCTGCTGGAGCGATTGATGTCAGTGGAAATATTGAAATAGTTGTTAAAAGTGACACTGCAATGTTTAAAGGAGAGGTAGAAGATAAGTCGATATTGGTAAGTAATCGCGCACAAAAACCAGGATTTTTTGCATAATGCCATCATATGCTGATGAGGGTTTGGAGAAGGTAGCACCTAATATTCAGGTGCAGGTGGGGAGTCCGTCCCAACCACCTCCTGGAGAACTTCCATCAATAGACGCAGTACCGGCGAATATTTTTACAATTTTGGATATTTATTCTAGGAGAACGCAACCTATTGGAAAAGATCAGACTAAGGACTTGATTGTTTTAACGACGAAGCCGAAGCCACCAACGCATTTTTTAATTAAGAATTATGCTGATCCTGGAACTATATTCTTACCACCACCTCCACCTCTATCTTCTAGTCCGTTACCTCCACCTCCACCTCTACTTCTATCTTCTAGTCTGCCACCTCCACCTTCACTTCTACTACCACCTCCTCCTCGTTCTTCTAAAAATCCTATCCCAGATTTACCTGCGAATCTTCCTTTTGATGAAATTAAGTATACACCTAGAGATCTAATAGGAGTTGTTCCTAATACAGGGAGTCCGAATTATAAACGTTATAAAGATAAGTGGGATCCTTTTATGAAGTCTATGTATAAGGCATTCAAGGACACTCCTTCAGCCGTATATATCGATGCTATTAATTCATGTATCAGTACTCCTTATTTCTCTCCTCAAGCTAGGAGACATCGCAATGGAGTTTTAAATGACGGTAACACGACTGATCCAGAGAATACGACGTATTGGTGGCAGATGAAACACAAAGACGAGCAGAAAGAGAAACTTACACCGAGGACGGATGGGGCTGTTGATGTTCAAGTTCAGCCATGTGATGAGGAGATAATGAATCATGTTTATTTATACCCTGTTGAACGGGAAAAAGATGCTGGAATTGAAAATGGAGATTCATTAAATGCTTTTTCGCTAATTTTTGGAATAAAGAAAGGAACTAACGATAATAGATCTCAAGCTGCAGCATGGTCAATTAAGATTACTTTTGGTTTTGACACTGTAGTAGTAGAATTGTTTGAAGGGCAAGAAGAGCTTCATGTATCAATACGGAGGAAGGATCCTCCTCAGAAGATTAATATAAAGCCGACGGTGGCTAATGTGCTAACTCATGGATATGGGGATAAAGTTTATATTTTGACTTTCATTCCAGTTTGGAATGGGATACTGATCTCTTATGGCAATCCTCAATCTTCTGACTGGGGTAACACTGTTAGCTTTGTTCCGATTGATGAAGATTTGAATATTAATACAGAAATTACTAACATAATTAATCCTCCTCTGCAGAGCGACTATGATGTCCGAGATCCTAATTACATTCCTAAAACTGTTGTCATGCGTAAAGGCAAGAGATATAAGACCCCTGGAGTTAGGATTGTCAACTCGAAGACAGGCACAAGTTTACTTTCAAGATCGAATACTGGTACTGGACAACCATCTACATTTTCAATGGGGAATCGATTAAGCGTATTCTACTCTCATTGTGGTGGAGCATTAAAATTTGTACCGATATATTTTCCTCAGTTCTCAAGATATCACTTTATTTATCCAGGAGCAGCTAGTCCTCAGGATTTAACAACATCAGAGTATGTTCCTGTTGCACCACCTGGCTCTCCACCACCACCGCCGCCATTGTTCCCACCTAAGAGAAAGAAATCTAAAATTAAGGAAAAACCTATTAATCAGAATGTATTTTATGTTGAGACAAAGTCTAAAGCAATCACTATGCCGGTATTTGGATTTCAGAGTGGAAATTTTGTAGATTTTCGGACACATCTCTGTACTATCGTCAAGGATAGGCAAGCTCCGTTTGCGTGCTTCTCCATGGAGTTTAAGAGTATTACCCCAGATGTGCGAGTTCCTATACAAGTTTGGGGTGCTATAATTGTGGATAATGTCATCATAGACGAGGACTTCGTCACACATGCCCCTATGAATCAAGATGGAGTCTTATCAAGTGCTGCGATTTCAATACCTCGTATTCGATCGGTCAATGTTCAAAGAGCACTGGATGGTGCCAGTGGGACTATTGAATGGGATCGTTTTGATCCTGTGACACAAACAGTTGATCCACGACCATATCAGGAAGTGGGAGCAATTCAGATTCAGGTGATAGGTGGAGCGAACACCATACCTGGAATTATCTTCACAGGAATTGCTTATGGCAATGCTGAAGTAGATAATCCAGGAGAAAATCTGGTTCAGATGCCTCTTAAAGGACGAGAGAGCAAGATTAATTCTGAAGGTGGGATAGGATTAATCAATGTACCATTTTTCGATGGATATGATCATCGTGATGCCATGCGTTATATGGCGGTTTATGGTGGATTTCCTATTAACACAAGCTTGGCAACACCGTTTAAGCTTATTTCTTCTTATAATATCAATAATCCGGTTATAGACTTTCCGAGGGGGACACCAGTTTCTGAGGCAATGGATACAATTGCTAAATATGCAGGAACTTTATATTACTTTGATAGATTCGGTACTTGCATTTATATAGATGTACAGAAATCAACTGGAAATAATTGGATCTTACCTGACTCTGCACTTGAAACTTTTTCGGATGAACCAGATCATACGTGGGTTAGAAATCAGATTATAATTTCTGCATTGGTAGCATATCCACAAATCGGAAAACCTCTAGCTACTAATTTTACAACTACACCAACTCAAGCAGTTATGATGACTGTGAATCTGGATACTTATCCAACATTTGCTTGGGCAAAGATGGCAGTATATGCAATTCCTCAAATAGTTAAAGATGTTAATGAAATACAACGATTAGCAGTTCAGATTTCTAAGGGACAATCAAGACCACGTTCAGCAGCACGATGTAAGATTCCCGGGAATGCTAGGATTGAGTTATTGGATACAGTTAATAGCAAGTGGCTTGTTACTTCTATTTCACATCAGATAGACTTGCAGAGAAAGACGTGGAGCACTGATCTAGGAGTGGAACTCTTCATTCCTGATGTACAACCTTCAGTATCAGTCTCTTTGGCACCCGTCACTTCGATTGAATAAACATGATTTCCAGAACACTTAGATTGGCACATCGTCTTTTGCGAATAGCAGGACTAGAAGAACGTATTCAGTTCTACGCTAAAAACCATAAGATATCAGAAGAAGAGCTTCGGAGACTTGCAAAAGCCGATCCGACGGGGGGGAAGTATCTGGGATGGATCATCAGAAATGTTGTTGATCCTGGCGGCAACTCCGCTGATGAATGGTTTGGACGTGTTAGACAAGCATTAGCATTTTTTCAAAAAGTATCTAAGTCACCGGCATTGCTTGAGCATGTAGGATTACCTGCTGATATTAATAAGTTAACTTTGGATGAACTTTATGATAGTTGGATTACACATAAAGACGAGGATTTGAAATCCAAGGCACAAGAAACTAAGAAAGCCAAAGAGACAGTCAAGGTCATTTATAATAATGGGCCTTATAAAATACTACAGATTGGTGGTGAAGGAGTTGATCCAGAAACAGCTGTGGAAGCAGTATGCAGTTATTCGCAAGGGACTGCATGGTGCACTAGATCTGAAAACACGGCCAAGAGCTATCTTCAGAGAGGTCGTTTGTTTCTTGCATTTAAAGGAAAAGAGAGACTTTTCCTGGCGGACTACAGGGGCAGTGAAATTAAAGATGTTAGTAACGAAATGGTTAAATTGAGTGACGAGACTTTGATGCTTTTATTAAAATCAGGGATCCTTCAGTTTTGGGCCGATAAAGCTTATCCATCTGAAAAAGAAGACAAGATATTTGATTACTGCATTTATCATTTGCGTATACATCCCCATAAGTATCCTGTGTTTTTTCAGCACCTTATTGACAATAGATTAGTTTCCACTGAGCGATTATCACGTTATATTGGGATTGGTGGAGGGGCCTTACCTCAGGCAGAAGATTACATAGCTACTGATCCACGGGCTGCCTTTCTTTACTCCGTGTATGCTATAGACAGACCTTGGCCTAAAGGTGAGCCAGCTATTCGGTCTGTTCCTAAATATTGGCAGGAGTATCGGAAATACTTTAAGGAGAAGCTTGTTCATGCCTAGTACCATTCACGGAACAGGGAGAAAGAGACGAGAGGATATTTATAATCGTGTGACTGACTTACTTCTTAAGGGGCAAGTCATTCCTATGAGTGGATTTTACGACGGCAGTATGGGAGCATTGATAACTGCGTCGTCAAGAAATTTCGTCAATATTCAGTTAGTCCATCCCACTGGTTTAAACCTCATTATTTGTGGAAAAAGTAAGTGTGGTGGACCAGACGTTTGCGGATGAGTGGAGTTAGTCAAAAAATGCCATATCACTGTCTTCATGATCCCATGGAATTCTCAGGTGAACCAATTGGCATGTACCACTGCCCATATTGTGGGGTGATGGTGGTAGCAGGGATGCCACACCCTGACGTACAACGACTGAAACCTAGGCATCAAGCCACAGACCCACGTATTAATATTTCAGATAATCCTGAACTGTGGTCTGATGATGACGATTTTGACTATCCAGAAGAGTGGGGGCTATTAGATGGCATACATTAAGATCACTCCTCACTACGGCATTCCGTATATTTCCGATAATGAGATTATGGCTGGCTCCGAAGAGGAGATAGCCGCTCTCATTATCGACAACCAGATTAGGGCTGGAATACTTGGAGCGGGTGGCACTCGTGTATATCAGAATGGTGCGTTTGTTGCGAATATTTCTGATCCTGCTTTGGGCACAGTCGACGTGACTTTGACTGGCATGGAAGGGAATCCATCGGTTCAAGGAATCGCAAATAACTGTTTAGTGGAAGTCTACGATCCGATTGTATGGGAGGATTTGGCACCTAATTCCTTTTATTATCTTTATGTCCAAGCGACTGAAAACACATATACAGATTCGACTAACGTTAATATAGTAGCTAGTGACTCTCCCATCTCAGGTCTGGATTATCTTTTTCTGGCTACAGTTGATACAACTGGGGCAGATGCAGTTCCCACGCCAACACAACCAATGCTTGATGTATCTCCTCCTGGAAAGCCAACAGCATTTAATCTTTTTCAGTTATTGAATAATAATTATAATCCATTTGGTCCAAGTATGACGCAAAGCGTCTTGACGATCTTGGATAGTCTAACAGTACTATTGGATCAGGGTAGTACGACTTTAATCAAGCAATTGAATCCTGATGCTACTCTGCCCTGTTTTACTATTGAGAATGTATCTCCACAACCAGAGATTGCTTCTTCAGGGGATCTCAGATTTGCCGATCAGTATATTCCACAAGGTTTTGCATTTTCAGATGCAGCAAATACCTCTTATCAGGGAGTTGCAGTTAGTATTATCGGGGCTTTGAATGAAATACTCACAGAACTATTAACTCACATTAATAATAATCATGATCCTCATGGACCCACTCTTTATCAAACCAGTCTAGTTTTATCGGATTCCTTAGAAGTCCCGCAACTTATTATCAATCCACCGGTATTACTTCCACCTCCTCCGGGATCTCCTCCGGGGCCTCCGCCACCACCTCACTGTGATATTCAGAGCACTGGAGAACTTCGACTCTGTGATATCAGAGGAGGGATTTATCTTACAGATCCAGATAATCCGATATATCTGGGAGCATCTGATTCTCTTATAGGAGCACTTAATGAACTCCTAGAATTAATTGAGTCTCTTTCAAACCAGGTTGATGGAATTGTTGGTCTTACTACACCGGCGCTTAGTCCAATAGTGTTCGAAGTCTGGCCAGAAGAATTGGGACTTCATTTGCACTTTAAGATCACAATAGCAGCAGCGGAAAGTTTTACCGTGCTTTCTTCCCCGCCTTCTCCCCCGCCTTCTCCTCCTGTAGTGAAAGAATCCAAAGTTAGTGTGACAGGCTGGTGGTATGAACATCAACCACCAGCTCCTCCATTGCCACCGTCACCACCTCCTGATCCCTACGCACTTCCAGGGGCGATCTTGGTTCCGGACCCGGCTCCAGACCCTATGTGGGTACCGCTCGATTCTGGGGGGCTACCTGGGGATTTACAACTTCAATCGGATGGACGTCCTACGAAGGTCAAGTACGAACCCCAGCATGGGGATGGGATTTTCTTGAGACATCTCTATTCTATTGCAGTATCAGAGTTTAATGGCCAGTACGGACTGGAGGACATCGGCTCGTTCGTATTTGGTTGAGGAAGGGGTGTTATAATAGAAGGTAGGCTCATTTTGAGGAATAATTTTTCGATGGTTGGGGGTATATTAAGTTTAGAGATAGGATCAATTTTGAAAAGGGGTTAGCATGTACGAATTTTGGAGTGAGAATGTTGGTTCAGATGCGGCGGTGGTTCGGTATTTTGTGATTCCAAACTTTGATAGTGTTTATCTTGTTGGGGATGACGGGTCCATTTGGAGTCGATATCAAAAGATAGGGTGGAATTGGATTGTGTCCAATAATTGGACGAGACTAAATCCAGGACGAGATAAGGACGGATATTTCTTTATTCACCTCAGTTTTAATGGAGTTATATACACGAACAAGGTTCATCGGTTGGTTCTAGAAGCGGTTTCAGAACCTTGCCCGGCAGGGATGGAAGTTTGTCATAATGATGGCAATCCCGCAAATAATTATTGGTGGAATTTACGGTATGACACATGTAGAGGTAATAATATTGATAGAATAACGCATGGGACGATTCCTAGGGCAGAAACCCATTATAATGCGAAATCAAACTGGGAACAGGCCAGAGAGATTCGAGCGAAATATGATACTGGGGGGTATGATCAGGAAGAGTTAGCTTTTGATTATAGTCTTTCTAGAAATACAATATCGAGGATTTTAAATAACCGGGCATGGGTTGAAAGTCCTCCTAATCGATATAATAATGTAGGTAAAGTTATTCGAGGTAAAGGAAAGAAGGGGGAAAACAATGGAAATGCGAAGTTGAAGTTGGAACAGGCTAGAGAGATACGAGTGAAGTATGCCACCGGGAACTACACTCAAAAAGACTTGGCATTGGAATATGGGTTAACTGAACCGAGTATATGGAGTATTATACACAACAAAACCTGGGTTGAAGACCCTTCCAACCAATAAAATGGAATCCCTGAAAGTTCAACCTCATCCGGTCATATCTTGGCCAGATAATCGGTATGAGATTGCCCAGAAGGTTCAAGAGAGATTTCCCCTGGACTTTGGAACATACTATGAACCTTTAGTTGGTTCGGCAAGTGTGTTCCTTAAGAGTCAGCATTACCCCGCAGTTCTTGGGGATAAGAATTGCTGGCTCATGGATATGTACTTGGCGATCAAGGATGACTATCAGGGAGTCGTCAAGATTTTGGAAAGTTTGACTCCCTGTCGTGAAGTTTACAATCGAGTTAGGAAAATCATCCCTGATCACATCGATGTGAATTACAGGGCCGCTCATTTTATTTTCCTGAACAAACTTTCGTTTGGAGAAATCTTTCGAACGAATAGACGTGGAGAGTTTAACGTCAGTTTTGGAAAGATACAATCGGTTTATACAGAGGAAAATCTCAAGGCAGTATCTAAAGCTTTAAAGGGAGTCAAATTGGAGTATGGAGATTTTGAAGAGACCGTAGAATCAGCAAAAGAAAATGACTTCATTTATTTTGATCCTCCATGCCCGGAGAAACGAGTTTTTGGCTACCACAGAAATGAGAAAGATACTTTTGAATTTACTCAGAAGGATTACTCAAGATTAACTACAGTATGCATAGATCTGGATAAGCGTGGGATAAGATGGGCTGTCACTGATAACAATACAGCGTTTATGCGTTTGTTGTTATATAAATTTGATGTGACTGAGTTAGTGAGATCGAAAGAAGACAATGAGATTGAGGTTGTGTTGATTACGAATTATTGAAGGGTTGAGTTATAAATGAATTGTTGTTAATTTTGCATTGTGGATATCGTACTATTCAGTTATGGCGTATGGTAGGAGGGTCGAAAGCACACTTGGATACAATTTAGTGAGAGATGATTTTTGAGAAATTGAGACAGGTTGGAATTGTTATATGAGGTTTGAATGACTGGACTTCCTAAGAAATTGAGCTTTCTGGCACGAATGCCTCCGTATGTGAGCATTGCAGCATCATCATCCCCTTCACCTCCTCCTTTTACTGGAGGTCTTATATGCAGTCAAGGATCTCCCCTTGTTCTGGAGCCATATAGATTCTCACCAGATTCATTTGGATGGTATGGTGGGCTTGAAGAGTTAGAAGATCCATTTGTCCCACTGGAAGAAGAATATGTTGGATCGACGACAGTTAATAGTCAATTGGGGGTAGAGTTTCCACTTCCTTCATATCCATCTATTACAAATCCTAGTGACGCTCAGATTATCATCTCCACGAGATATAATAATGCTACAACCGCTGGTTTGAAGATTGTACTTCAGTATTTTGATTTAGCTGATAATCTTTGGAATAATCAATATTCCTCTTCAGTGACTTTAAGTAGCGGATATACAACAAATTTTATTTCAGGTATTTTTGTGGGATTACCAAACTTACCGAGCATCACAAAGCTCAGGGTAGTAGTTATAGTAGCGACTCTTGATGCCGGTGACGTTCGAATTAATCATCTGACGATTGCATACTGCAGTATTGCTCCCGCTCTTTTACCGCCACCACCTTCTCCACCACTGACTGAACCAATTCAGCCGCCGGATGTTCCTGGAACTCTTCCTCCATTTATCGAGATTGAGACACCGTTACCTCCGCTCCCACCACCGCCACCAGTATTTTTACCGCCACTTCCTCCTGGATCGGAGATTCTTCGCCCTAACCGAGATATTTTGGTCAGGCTCTGGCAGCCGCGACCTGCTTTCATGCAATTAAATGATCCTTTGAATCCAGATAATCCTGTAGATGCTGCTGTCCCTCTTTATGGCCCAGCAACTATAGATACATTTGACGAAGCCACAGGAAATTATACAGGTACAATCAGACCAAGGTTAGAAGTTGGGTTTACCAATCCGATTACGGAGGGACCTTGGGATGCTCTTCAGTTAAGGTTTCGGGCTGCAAGATCGAGGCCACCTCAACCGGAGACACCAGCACCACCGTTGCCAATTCCGGCAACTAAAGAGCCAGCTGTATATCCTTGCCCTCCACCGCAGCAGTTAACTCCACGAGCAACAGATTTCTCTGGTATATGGCAGGTTCCACCATTAGAGGTCGAACTGACTGCTCCAGTAGCTTTTCCTCTTCCTGCGAATGTGTGTTTTATTACGGCTCCGGTGAATGTTCCGCCAGGGGCTCCTGGACAGATAGCATTAACACCAAGTCCGATTCACTGGGATGCCGGATACAATCAGATTAAGGTTAGGTTGATTGCTAAAGCCAGATCAAATGCTCCCGGTACGACTGATAACAGTCTTTCGGGAGTTCAAGCTAATATTATTACGTTTGCTCCGACATCAGATGAAGTGGCTATTGGAGTACCAAACTATCAAGTTCGCTGGAATCCTTTTGCTGAATGTAATAATCAGCTTATGGCCTATCGAGTTTCATCTACGGAAATTAGTGGGGCAGGTGTTTTACAAACGAATATAGATATTCATGCAGAATTCTTTTTCTCTGGGCAAGATTCAGATAATTTTGCAGTCTCTGTAAGTACAGACGGAATTAATTATTATGGAGCAGTTGTATTTGACCTAGCAGCGTTTCAGAGTACGGTCATTTATTACAAAATTGCTTTGAATAAAGGAGGATTACCTACCCCTGTTGGAAGCACTGCGATCAGTGCTGCATTGATGATTACAGGACCGTATGTAGTTACTGGACTCAATATTATTCAGTATTCTCAAGATATTCCGCCATTTTTTATTCAGGTTACACAAACTATTGGCTCTACTCTTCAGTTGACAAGTGAATGTCGGGTCGGAGTTAGTCTTCAAGGTAATATGGACTTAATGGAATCTTTGATCCAACATACAGACAATCTCACTTTAAATTGGCTTGAATATGACTTAATATGGAATGGATTTTGGTCAGCTAATAATATTAAAGATTTGAGAATACGACTTTCTTCTGAAGCCTTATTGCTTGATGATGACATACCGTTTATTGATATTTGTGCAATGGATGCGATTATTTCTCCTTGGTGCCCTGGAATATCGCAACCTATTTCTCAGCCATTAATCAAGCTTAATCAAGTAGATGTTATCCCCATGGCTGATATTTCGGTAACGGCATGGACTCCTATTCCTGCGTGGATTATGTTAGTAACTGATCCAACTCTAGCTTCAGATAATGATGTCATAGCAGATCCTCGCACAAATAACCAGTTATTATTGGAGATGGCAGCGCCTACGGGCCTCCCTATTGTAATGTCTGGCTATGTCAGAGAGTGGATTACGGTAGAAGCGATCATTCAAGCAAGACTGATTACTTGGAGTTCAGTAAACGCTAATCTTTTAGTATCTACAAATTTTGGACAAGAGCAATGGACTTCTCCTTTGACATCAGATCAGGCATTATACTTCATCACTTGGAACTATGATCCAGGATTGACTACAGATCAAATTAATCGGTTGAAGGTCGCGGTCATTGCTAATTCTTTGGGTGGCAATGGGGAGATCCAGGATCCGGTTGAAGTTGCTCTATGTGCACTCTCTGTGAGATTGACGTTCCAAGATGTTTTGATAACTCCTGCACCTTCGCCAACACCGTCACCACCTTCACCACCCGATACAATTATGACTGTGGTGGAATCGACACCAGAGATCTTTTCTTGTGGTTCCCTTGGAGATTGTGCTGCACCTCAGGGGAAGCTTGTAGCTCAAGTTATGGTTACGAATCCAGATGCGACTTTATCGACTGTTAATTTTATCGCAGATGGAAGTGTTAATCTCAGAATCTCTGACTTGGCTGGTAATTCATATAGTTCTTCTCAGCCAATTGCTGGTGTTGGTAGTGGCAAAAATTCGATTACTTTCTTTATTTATGGATGGATTGGAGATCAGATTGATTCTTTCCCTGTAGATCCTGAAGATGGAGGAATTATCGTCAGTTTAATTTATTCAGCGGGAGTGCATCAGATTTCTGTTCCGTGGTATTACATCGGTTTGTGAGGGTTGTATGGCAGTTTGTGCAACTCAATATTTGACTCCTACGTTGGCAGAGACTACCTACTCTGGGGCAGTGTCTCCGTATCTCGTGTTGGCAGGTTGTGAGCGGGATCTGACTGTACAAGTTAGGATTAGTATTCAAGCTTTGCATGATGGTTATACTCAAATCTACTGGTCTTACTCCTTACCAAGTAATGCTACATGGGCGCGTGTGGCTGGCAAATGGTATAATTTATATGGGAATCAACAATCTCAGGGTCATGTTATTGACCTCACTCAGTTATCTAATAATAATTGGCTTGATAGTTATAATATTACTATCAGTGGTATTCTTCCACCACCGAGTGTTGGTAATCTTCCAGTTGGGACTCATTCGACTACTATTACTGTTAATTATACTGCTAGTAATCCTACTACTGGTAAGAGTTGCGATGGATCAGTACAATTGCCGCTTGATATTTACTGTTTGGAAGCCCAACGGTATAGTCCAACGGATCCTATTACAGTTCAACAAATAACAAATTTTACGATGAGTGGAGGTGCAGCAGATATTAGTGAGTACCCTTGTAATGTAACATATCATAGTAATGGTGTTTATTTCCTGCTTTCTGGTAGTCCTGGTATAGTTGGTTCGTTTGATGTGATTGTTACTTATGCACGCACTCCTACGACACCTCCTAAAGATACTGGGACAATGTCAGGTCCAGCCTCTTATTCTCAGTTGGGAGCGTGGGGACAGGTGGAGGTAACAGGTCCGACTGGAAATAAAATAAGTATATCGTGGTCAAATACAAGCGGTCAGATTCCAGATACTGGAAGCAATGTAAAATATGATTTTCCGTGGTCTACTGGTGAAAGAGATACTAGTGGCAATGCTTTGGATTTTACTCATGCAACTTTTCAATCATCGGTAATAAATGCCGTTGGATTGTGTCAAATTGCTATTCTTCAGACAGATGTTTGGCTTAGCACATCCCCTGTTGCATTAACTGGTCCGCAACAGCTTGATTTAGCAAAATTTCCTTGTACTTCTTCTACTGTTTTAGGTCCGCAGCCTCCTGCACCTGGTCAGTGTACAGTTACGGTAAATCCAACTCCACCTCTTTTGTTTAGTGCTCTACAGAGTGGATCTCCTGTAACTCTTAATATTACATGGGATTTCGCTATTTCTGGTTTAACCGGTACTCCGACTTGGACACTGGCATCGCCTCCTGTTTCTGGCATAACATTGACTTCAGGACCAAGTCCTACAGCAAATCGATTAGTTTATAACGTAGGTTTTACTTTTACTCCTGGATCAACTGTAGGTACTCAGTCGAATATACCAATTGGTACGATTACTTGGAATGGAGATCAAAATCAGCCTTGTGGTCCCGTTGAATTGAATGCTACTTTAGTGGTGGCATCTCCACCAACAGTATCTCCACCACCGACTGTATCTCCACCACCGACTGTATCTCCACCACCGACTGTATCTCCACCTCCGGATGGCGGAGGTGGTGGAGGTGGTGGAGGTGGCGGAGGTGGTGGAGGTGGTGGAGGTGGCGGAGATGGCGGAGGAACGACTCCAATATCACCTCCATATACAGGTCCTCCATTAGCAATAGATGGAACATTATTACCTTTGGTACCGTTTGAGCTTAGTGTGTTTCCTACGGAATTACATGTTCAAGCGGATAGACAGTCTGGTTTGTTTTCAGGAGATCTTGAGATTGGAGTATTGATTAAACCTGGTCCAACTCAGTATCGATCTGCTGAGATCACTGATTTGGTACAACTGTATGTAACGGGGGATCCTGAAGTCAAGTTTTATTCTCAATTACCATATAAGAGTCCACCCGGTCCATTTCAAGTTGCAATTGCACCACCAAATTGGGATTTGCAAACTGGATATCTTTATGATTTGACATGCGAGGTTTATCTTACTAATAAAACTTATTTAGATCAGATGGTATTTTTGTTGGTCACTGTGACTGATCTTGATCAATCAAATCAAGTGATAGCAGTTCCGGAGAGACCAAATATCAATGTCAGATCTAATACTACTGAGGTGGCTTTATTGGCATTGACGGTTTCAGCCTCAGTGGCTAGTAGATCGGATGTTAAAGTGTTGGCCTTTACAGAAAGCGGTGAGATAGAATCTCATGTTATAGTGAATTGTAATCCTAATGCGGCGATCCCTGAGTATTATCAGATTACTACACCATCGACTATTAATGTAACACATGGAACATCGTTTAATCAGCAGTTCACGACGGCAGGAGGGGCAGAAGGTAATGTGACATGGACAGTCAATGATCCATCATTTCTTGCTAATCATGGGATGAGATTTACGCAGAATGGAGTATTAAAATCAGATGGAATTGTGTTAGGGCCGGCAGAACAGCAAACCTTGATCTTTGCGGCAACAAAAGAAACAGGGCTACAAACACGGATGTATGCTACGAAACTGATCAATGTGATCATCGTGTAAGGGGTATCTCTTGCCGTCTACTTCGAAGTCACCTATAGCGCTGGTAAACGCACCTGCACCTATGGCTGGTTTAGTGCCGTGTTGCATTCCTCAGGGGACGTGGATACTGGTATCGGATCCTTCTCAGATTTCTGGAGGATCTCTTCCCAATTGGTTTCCAGCTACATTCGATCAGAATGGGCATATATCAAAAACACTCGTTGATAGGTGTCAGACTTATGGGAATAGTGTTATTACTTATATTCTTGAGTGTTTTCCTCCCAGCAATGTTCGATTAACTAGAGTATTGGTTCCATGTCAAGGTCAGGGTGCTCCTTCACTAATACAAGATCAGGACATTATTCCCTGGGATAACACTGGATCTTTATTTTTTAAGCTGGGCAATGATACTGTACTTGTTCGTGGTGGTTGTCCGGGTGGTTGGGGATCACTACCATTACCTCCGGGTTCACCGCCTTCTCCACCACTTCCACCACTTCCGCCACCTCCACCACCTCCTCCGACTTTTTCTCCACCATTACCACCGCTTCCGCCATTACCACCGCTTTCGTCATTACCACCTATTACTTATGGCCCACCACCTTCAGCCAGTGGTGGGCTACCGATTGGCACTCCTTTATTACCACCACCGGCAATAGTGGTACCTCCTGGGGATCCGCAACCGATTTTACTGCCACCGGCATTGCCTCCTGCAGTGTGTATTGATGGTGTGATTCGTGTTTATATTGATGTGGAGCAACTTCCGATTCAAGCTGGAGGGCAAAGTCAAAGAACAACAGCATGGCTTTTGACTCAAAATTTGAAACCTGGTACATACAATGTTGTGTTTCATGCAAGAAGATCTGATAACAGTGAAGTCCAATTATCAATTAAGTTATTTGTTGATGCTCCAGTTCAAGCTCATGGGTATTGGACTTTTCCAGAAATTTCGGTTGTAAGAGATTCATCATCATCGTTGCCTCTTGGTTCGATGCAGCTTACACCAGGTTATGTAGGTGTGCAATATCCACCTAGCATGGTGTCGGCTAATCTTACGACTGGAGATACTTCTACTGATAATCAATTAAACTACACATCAAATATTTTAGGAGCGACTGGTAATTCGATTTCACTGACTTATGCAGCACCACTATCACCGCAAGTTCCTAGTTCTCCTCCTCCGTCGGTCATTCCTAACTCTCCATTAAGAGTGGTTGTCCTTAATATGGACATCACTGTTTATTTGGGAACAGATTATAGAAGTGCATTTATATCAACAGCGGATGACGTTAAGACAGCTATTCGTAATAATGGAATGGCGAATAATTTAGTTAACGTTATTGGGGTGGGAGATATTACTGGACTAGTTGATACTTTAAAGAAGACATCTTTCAAAGGCGGGACAGATCCAACTCCTTCTTTTGATGCAACTTCAGCTTCTTTACCACCGACCAGTGCTGGAGCTTGTGGAGATATTGCGAGCCAAGGTGGAGGATCATCAGGTGGAGGAGGTGGAGGATCATCAGGTAGTGGAGGTAGAGGAATAACGTTATTAGTAACTCCTTTTGCATCTCCGCCTCCTCCGTCTTTTATATGGTCGATTACTCCAGGTCTTTATGGAACTAATGGACTGCCACCTGGATTAAACTTTGATTCAGCGTTAGCAGCAATTTATGGTGTCCCGACTCAAGAGGGGGATTACGTCGTTACTGTTCATGTGACAGATAGCAACAATTATCGATCAACTGCACAAGCATCAATCACGATTTTCCCAAGTAGGCCTGAACCTGCGGTTAAGTTTGGTGATTATTGGGTACTTCCACGAGAAATCTATGATGAAACAGAACCGGAACTTGATGGGGTTTTAACTGATCCAATACCTGATAATCCCGTTCAAAATTTAATTCCGTTTGCAGATATACATAGAACATTCTGGGGACCGGTTCCTTTGTGGCTTACACTGAAGAATGGAGGAGAAATTTCCAGCGTTATGTCTCTCAGTGGGCAGCCATCTGTTGCTATTATTCAGATGGATCCGTTGGATGGCCCTGGACCATGGACTGAGGTCAGAGTCAGTTTTTCAGCGATTAAAAGCCCATCTAATTCAGAAGATTTTAAAATGACATTGGTTGTTAGGCCAATGTCAGGCGGAATTCCACTTAGAGGAGCAGTTGAGAAATCAACATTACCTCTTGATTTTGTATCTAGTAATTTTTCACATCAAATGGTTTGGAGAGGTCTATGGTTCCAATCAGATCTGGTTCGGCTGGCCATAAGATTTGAGCCACGGTTCCCCGACAAAATGTGGACTGACCATCCGGATGAGTTGGGGAGAAATCAGGTTGAGCTTTCGGATTTGAGTGTAGTAGTCAGAGCTATTCCTATTCCAGAATTAGCTCTTGAAGCCAGTTTATTAACAGCTGGTCAGCCGATAGGCGATATCCAGTTTACTCCAGAACTTTCCGATTCTTGGCAAACATATGAAATGTTGTGGACTGGTCATTGGACTGGACGCGAAATTGAGGATCTTTCTTTGGTGATGGAACCACATCTTATTGCTGAAGATGTGGATGACGCCAATGCAGCTACACCTTGGGTTCTTCTTTCGAATGTAGAAGTTGAAGCAGCTGTAGAGCCACCTCCAGCGGTTATTATTCCTCCTCCGCAGATCCCTGATCTTTTAAGTGTAGAAGTTGATCCGATGGGAGCAGCGGATTTATCATGGTATGATTTCGCTGTTAAGATTACTTCAAATGGATATGATGGAACGGTCTTTCCAGGTGTGACGTGGATAGGATTGAATCCTGGTGTTACAGGAACGTTTTCAGAGGATCAGATTTCTATTAATAATGGAGAGACGGTTCAGATCTTATTTCATGTGACGAGTGGAACAGCTGCAGTAGGTACTGTAGCTCGGTTTTCAATTACGGCTGTAGCATCTGATAGTTCTGGTTCAGGGGCGTCGGGCATTGTCCAGTTTATCATTGCAGAGGCACCTCTACCTCCGTTACCATCACCGCCATCTAAACCTGGTTCGACTGAATTCTTTGTGGATGTTCTTCCTGTTGTTGCAGAGATTCCTACATATGGTACAGCATCATACGCTGTGACAGTAACGGCACCCATTGGAACAACGACAGTCGCACTTTCAGCGGGTATTAGACCTTTTGATGATGTTGGTGGAGCCACTATTCAGAAAGCATTTTCACAGTCTGTAGTGCAACCAGCTCCTGGAGCGCCTGTAAAGGTGACTCTTACTGTACAAACAACAAATACGCGAGAAGATAGCTATTCGATTGATATTCTTGGCGTGGGGAGTGACGTGGGATATGCGGGTACGCAGGCGATCTTAGTCGTTAAAGGTGCTCCTGTCACACCTATTCCAGTTCCTCCTCCGCTTCCAGTGTTACCACCTCCTGCGGGCACTAGTGTTGTAGAGACATTAGTTCCTGATTCTGTTTTGAGTCAATTGGGGACAATATCAGGGACATGGTCCGACATTAATTCGACGATAACGTCTCCAAATGATCAAACATATGTAATGTATTCATTTGGACCACCGCCTCTTTTGAGCATGGCCGCTGTCAACTATGGTATGACTGATCCAGTTACTGATGCAATTTGGACAATGTTGATTCTGCGGGTGAGGATGCAAGAGGTATATGATGTTCAATCTCCTGTATTTTCATTCCAGCCTTATATTGACGGATTGCCAGTTGGATCTCCAAAGACATTTAGTGTGGTAGATGGTTTGTCTACTGTTCTTCAGAACTTCGCTTGGACTTGGGAGGGGGAGTGGACGACGGAGCAAATAAGAGGGTTGGTGGTTCAAGTTGCTTGTTATACGACGGCAGGACAAACACAACTCAATGCGATTAAGGTCACAGAAATAGATGCGCTGGTATCAGGTAACATTGTTAATCCACTGCCAGTAACCGTACCTGTTCGATTGGAGCCGGATCAAGTTTTGAGTTCTGTACCGCCACTTTGGGGTTTCTCAACAGATACTTTATTGGATGCTATTAATGTAGACATCGACTGCACAGATGATAGTAATTATGCGACGATTATTCTTGATCCCGCTGGATCAGGTACTGATATTTCTCAGCAAGAGTTTGGATTTACAGATCCGCCAATTCAGGCAGTATGGAATAATATTACGGTTCGAGTACGGGCTCGATATGTTACAGGAGGAGTTGCTGGACTTGAAGCGGACTTGAACCTTGGTACGATGACGATCAAAGGGCCAATGAACACCTTGGCTTTAGGTTCGTTCACGAATTACTTGGCTGTTTTTACTGGAAGCTGGGATAATGCAGATATCTCAGGAGCAACAGTAAATGTAATCCTGATGAACTCCGATGGCAGTACTAAATCTACGGTAGAAGTATCTGGTGTTGATATTATTGCTGGAGGAGTACCTATTGCATATAATCAGATTAAGGTCATTCCTGTCAATGAGATCCAGTCTTATGGGACGCATCAAGGATCAATTGTTGATATATGGGAAGGATTAAAGTGGCCTTCTGGCAGTCCAACAAGTCCAAGTCCTTTGCCTAAGATTGCTTATAGTGATACTGATATTAATAGTGATTATGAAATTTTCCCACTTTCTTTTGATCAGAGATCTTCTGCTGTAGTATATGATTTCGCTGATCCATCGAATGCAGCTGTATTTCCAAGTCCGCCACCTCCAGTATTTTTACCTCCACCGCCAGGTTTTCTACCACCGCCTCCTGGAGTTAGCTCGCCTTTCTATACGGCCATTACAGTTCGGGTGAGATTGCATCAAGATCCTAGACTTGTTCCTCCAACGATTTATTCTGTCCCTCCATCACCTCCTTTTACGGTTATTGGTAATCCGACAATACTACCTGATGGACAGGTAGGAGTGCCATATCCTAAGGATCAAAGTGATATCGTCGCATTTACTGTGACTGGTGGACAACCTCCTTATATTTGGTACATTTATATTGTTCCGACGAGTGGTAATCAGTTGGCAGGAATTCCACCAGGAATCATAGGCGTTACGAATCCGGCTGATTCGTCAGAGTTTAATTATAGTGGTACCCCGACTCAAGCAGGGGTATATCTGTTTGGTGTTACGGTTACAGATGCAAAGGGCAGGCAGAATCATTGGAATACAACACATGATATTATCGCACCTGGACCACCGCCTGGTCCACCGGTACTGCCACCACCATCGCCACCTGGTCCGCCAGTACCACCAACACCATCACCACCACCTACATTACCACCGCCGCCTCCATCACCGCCTATCTATGATATGAAGATCTGGATTTCAGGATATACGACTGGATTAGATCCAGATGATCCGACGACAATTTGGGAGCCTCCGGATTATGCTCCAATAACACCTCCGGATGATGGTTTAAACCATGTGGCTGTTAGTCGGGTTAGTTTTAATACGATTAATCAGACTATCGAATTGGGAGCGAAAGGAGGAGCCGATCTTCTTGAACTGGCTGGGTTTGCACGATCGGGTCTTGTGTGGTCTAACATTCCTGATTCGGATATTAGTGGACTGAATACGGGGCTGAAGGCGACTTTTGCGGGAGTCCCCGACACTACTCCACCGCCGACAACAATTCCAAAAGGTCCTTATCAGTCTGGTGGCACTGTTGGAAAAGCTCCCTTTACTTTGAAGCTCCAATATTTTGGGACCGCTGGAAAACCCGATAAGGGTGATGTGCTCATGAGTGTCACTGGCCATCCTGATGCCACTGGCAACATGAGCGGAACTGGAGCAGGATCTGGACAGATCTACTGGGGATATCTATCTCCTCTGGTGATTTTGACAAGTGAACTCCCTAATGCGACGTTGGGCGCTCCTTATTCTGAATCATTATCGGCTGTTGGTGGAACCCCACCTTACCATTGGGGTTTATTAGCAGGAAACTTGCCTCCTAACATTACTCTCGATCCTGGTGGTAGCGGGGTATTCTCTGGAATACCAGTTACAGTAGGCACTAGTGGAGGAAGATATCCATTTTCTGTTGGAGTAGTGGATTCTGCTAATCAGGTACAAACTGCGGATCTTTCTATTACGGTTATACAACCGATTCTGGTTCTTCCTCCGCCACCGCCACCACATTTGTTGCCACCGCCACCGGGAGTGTTACCTCCAGGACCGCCACCAATAATTGGGCCTCCAGGGCAAGTTGTGTTTGTTGTCGAAGAAGCTCCAGGAATTGATGTTTGGTTCCAGCCACTGCTTCCGGATAAGTGCACCGGAGCGCTCGCTGGTTTAGGACCAATGTTGATCAATAACTTTTTGATTCCGAGACCAGAGACAGGATCTAGTGAACCACCATCAGCTGGTCCGTGGAAAGACTTTACTACATATACATGGTATGGTTTCTGGACTGCGGATCAACTCAGTCAGATTATGATTGAGTTTCAAATGAGTTTGGCGGATCCAGTCAGTCCTGGAGCACAGAATAATCTTTATATTGCCGCACTTGATCTCATTGTCACTGAAGCAGCTGGTCCTGAAGTAGTTAACTGGTTGGTGAGCCAGTTACCAGATGGACGCATCAAATGGCTATCTTCGAGAGTTGATCCAGGACCTATTTCTGGTATGTGGTATGATTTTGATGTTTTGCCATACCGCCCTGTTGGCAGTACTCCAGCATTCATACAGAGCATCTTGGGAACGGCTCATAAGGGTGGAGTGGATCAAAAGTCAGCCGATTCTGTTCTGGATCGATATGAGATTTTCGGTTGGTTGGATAAAGATGGAGATGGAACAGCGAACGCTGGTGATGATCCGTCAGAGTCGAGTATGGCATCACTGGCTACTGGAATTGGAGTACTGGATTCTACGATTTTGCTTAAGAATATTAATGCTCTCAAGGACCCATTGAATAAATATTTTCACGGTTTCATGATTGATGATGAGTTAATCGTGGTACAGAACGAACAGATCGACTTCAATGGTGGATTGCTCAATAATGTTTGGAGAGGCGTGAATGAGACATTCGAGGCGTTTCATAATGTGGGTACAATTGTGTTTCCAGTATCTTATTGGGAAATTATGTACCAGATTAAAGTATCGGGAGCTGCGACTGGGGAATTTAAAGGTCATGCTGTGGGATGGAATACCCCACCAAATACTGATAATGGGACTCCAGGTGAATTGCTCCAGGATGGACCACTGGATCTCAGACCGTTCTCAGGAAACTATCCTATTAGGTGGCTGTTGCGACTAAGAGTCAGTGATATCTACGGATTTTCCAGTGATTCAGACCCTACTTTATCAGACTATCCTGATAGATTTGTTTCCACTGGTCCTGGTGCTTACTTCGGTCCAAATGGTAATAACTATATTCCCGCTAAAAGGGTTTTGTACGTACTCCAGTCACGAGATCCGAAGAGACCTCGAATTCTTTCGAGTCAATAGGGGAGGTGTTCAAACAAGGGTTTTTTCTCTAGATACTCATAGGGGGTGAGCCATGAGTACCACGAAACTTGACCTACCTGAGAATCAGGTTGACATGGCATGGTGTTCGGAGGCTTGTAAACGAAAGATACTAGATGAGATTGTTAAAAAGTATCCTTGTAAGCAGAAGTTTTCAAAGATAGAAGTGATTCCTCTATATGCTACAGCGTTGCAAAGGTTTTATCGAGTCACGCTGTGGGTCAATGACTGGTCATCTGATTCATTAGGTCCAATTAAAGTGGTTTGGAAAGCATTCCATGTAATTCTTGAAGGTATCGAAAGAAAGATAGTTTCTATTGAAGAAGACGACAAGAAAAAATTGAAGCTTAGTGAGAATGGAAGAAAGTTTATGAAAGAGATGGGAATTTCTGATATTGAATAGAAAGGATTTGAAGGTATGATCTATTGTGTCGGCAAGAAAGTTTTATATGAAGGTTATTTTGAGAATCAAATGCGCCCTATAAAGCCGGTGGGAGGTTCTGTATGGAAAACAGAAGAGGAAGCTCAGGCCCACTGCTTCAATGGATTTAATGTCTATGGAGTCTTTGCTAATTGGGAGACAGATACTAGGCCATCAGAAGAGGGTGGTAATTGGCATGATTTACTGATTAATGCTGAATTGATTCAGTTGGATAATCTTCAGGTATAAAAGAATGCCACTTTTCGCAAGAAACCCAGCGATGGTTGTTTTGGAGAGTGGGGAAGTATTAGCAGTTCTATCTGAATGCGCGCAGAGAGTCAGAGCACAATCATGGTTACTTGATCCTAGAAGCCGTGGGAGATTGATTGTATGTCGTGAGGCTCCTCAACGTAATGAGCGGCTTGGGTGGCTCTTTCAAACGGTTGGCAATAAAGCTCAGACTAATCCGACGGTTACTCCGATTTTTATACTGGAAAACAACGCAAGAGATGGCCCTAATCCGAAAACAGCTCATTATCTTAGAGATGCTCAGGGGTTAGATCTAACATATTTTCCTACAACAAAAGAGGTCACCGTTTTATTCTGGTGGAATCTTTTTTCTCCATTGAATAGTGTACCTATTCAGATCTCTTGTGTTCCGACTCATTTGGTTCCCGCTGCAGCCTTAACGAGAGGTGATTGGAAAACTTATCAAGATCCAGATGGGACAACATTACAGGCGATTAATAAACCTGTGAATCAGGTGATGACTTTTCCACCACCGATTGGACCGAATCATTTCCCGATAACGGGGATATTTGGACGTAGTGGGACTTTGACGGTTAACTTGGGAGTAGATCCGAATGGGAATCAGCCAGAACAGGGAATGACTTGGAAGAGTTTATTTGTGCAGATTGTCTTGGCGAGAAGAGAAGTACCTGGCAGCATCAGGGAAAGCTTGAATCTTCCTTTATCTAGTTCAGATCAACCAGACGCTGGAGAGGATCCAACGAACGGACCTTTTCGGGATGGAAATCCTAAGGCTGTCGTGAGGATGCAAGGTACAGCGGCAATTGGGTCTGAAGTGCAGCCTTTTGTATGGACTTTCGGTGCAGATCAAAATGACCCTTATACTTTACAAGTTCCTTCTAACAAAGACGCACCTAATTCTTTGATCATTTATTCTGCAACGATAGATTTCCAGCACTCTCATACAGAGCAAAATGTAACACTCAACTTTAATGTATACATTGATAAGATGTATATTCCAGTAAGTCGTGCTACTGGTGATGGGTTTACATCAATTTACGTGGTGTCTGTAGATGGGAAGTTGCAATGTTCCATCTCGCAGGAATCAAACATAGACGCTTTTTATAATACATATAAGCAGACTCCTATTACGTTTACACTTCCGCTGGATGCCAACGAACCACATGCATTTCAGCGAACCACAGAAAATGTCGATTTCGATTATTCCGTTGGAGATCCTCCGTTAGATCCAGGTGGTGGTTGGGCTGGAATTTACAACAGGACGAACAAGAATAGTCTTTTGGCTGTAGATGGAGCATCACCTGGCAAAGACACTGATCCATTTCAGTTTACGGATGCTTATAAGGCATTACCACATGATCCTGGTTTGATTTCATCTGATCAAGTACAAAAGGAAGGAGGATTACTCAACCTCACTGCTATTCAAGACTCGATGAATACTTATACACAACACCTTTATCATCAAAGAGAAGTTCAAGCTAGTAGAATGGGAACTCGAGTTCTGATGATGGCTAAAGGACAAGTACAAAATTTAGTATTGATTGAAGATACTCCACCTGTAGATGATGTAGTTATGGAACAGTTTGGCGGCTTGACAGTCGGGCTATCTGATTTGACTCCGGCAGTCGTGAATAGCGAATATCAAGGACCTAATACGGTTACGATTGTAAATTCCAATCTTTTGTTTCCTTTTGGGGTGGCTCTACCGGGATTTGCGGCTTCGACACCTGGGGAAGTAGGACATCAGTTTAGGGTATCCGGAGGAACTGGTCCTTATCAATGGTGTCTGAGAAGAACAAGATCAAGTGCTAATGATCCAGCACGTACACCGATTTTGGAGGGTCAGCCAACTCCTCCCTATCCTTTTGATATATATGGAAATTTAATTCCGAATGTTAATTTTCCTCCAGCATCACGAAGTGGGGGAATGCCACCTGGAATGTTATTTGATATCAATGGGTTATTTTATGGAACACCTACACAAATAGGAACTTATGTTTTTCGAATTCATGTTCAGGATAGTTCTGGATTGCATGGAGAAGCGACTGTTCTGTTTTTTGTGATGGAGGATATTTACTATAATACACCTGATGGTACGCCGCCTACACCTTGTTCAGAGAGCCGGAAGGTTCCGATGACGTTTAAGGCAACTATTACGCGAACAAGTATGCCATCTATTCAAAATACTGATCAATCAATTGCTAAATGGAGGGGAACAGTTGAAGCGACTGGAGGTCAAACAGGAAACTATTTATTCCTTTTTCCGAATCCAATAGATCCACCAAATCAAATGGTTCCGACTTATAAAAATCAAATTATGTTGGAGATGCAGATCAACACTGGAGTTATGACAATTAATGGTTTAACAACTAATAATTTTAGTAGTTTTATGGGAGTCTGGTTATTTCAAGTTGGTGTGACAGAAGTAGTGCCAAAAGGAGTAAATCAGACTTGTGATCTCAGGGGGTTGGCCTTGTCGATCGGAACTACACAAGTGGCTGGGATGCCTGATCCAATTGCGACTTCTGCTGAAAAGGGGATTCCTGAAGGAGCGTATCAGGCAGAGGTTCCTATGAGACCGTATTTGATCTTAAATCCTCCAGTGGTTGTCAAGACATTTATCCAGGGAAAGAACATCTATTTACAAGGGAACGTACCTTATCCGCTACGACCAGATCTTGGAGGGATGAATGTTAATCCAGGGATTATTACTTCTATCACTCCAGGCACAACGAATCCGGTTAAGGTGATCGGACTTGGAATTGAGGAATCAGCTCCGTCTTTCTACTTTTTGGACTATCTTCGATCAAATCCAGTTGCATACTTTAGGAATATCGTGGATCGATTTGATCCGGTTCCGGTAAATCCTGGACCACCAGCATTACCTGGTATTCCAACGACTCCTGTTTCGGGGACAAGTATTGATGAAATGATTCCAATTGGAAAAAGAATCAGGCCGTTATGGCCTTGCTAGATCATTGATAAGCTTAGAGAAAAAAATTTTTGATTTAAGGAGAATTTCTCCCGAAAGCTGGGTATAGTATAGAGAGAGATTTTCTACTTCGGGAGAGAATGATGGGATCGATCTTGCAAATTTTGGTGATTTACGTATTCGTGTGCATGTCGCTGGCAGCGATTGTGACGATTCAGAACATGAAGATGGTGGTAGAGAAAATATCGCCTACGACAAGGTATACGATTTTTATCATCGGGTTGGTTCTTACGGTACTGACCTCTCCGTTCTGGATGCCTAAAAGTGTGGTAAGGGTGATCCGAGCATTATGGAAGGAGATTGTTGACAAATGCCGGTTATTGGACGGAGACCATCAGTAGTTACACTTCCTTCTGGAGAATCACTGACTGTCATTACAGAGGCAGCTCAGTATAGTATTCCTGCGTTTAAAGTGAACTTACCGAAATCATCTGGAAGTATTCTTATACAGGAGGAGATCTATCCTATAGGAAGTCGGATCAGTTATTCTTTGCTTTCCAAGAAGGAGGTTCAGTCGTTTCCTGTGCCGATTCTTTGTATGTATAAAGATGCAAATTATGGAGCACGGCCTATTAAAGTTTTTCCACTTCATAATGCCATTGGTCTTTCTGTAGGATTTGATGAAACTACTAAAACAGTTCACTGTTTGTGGTGGTGGAATGCATGGACTCCGGACTATATATCAAATGAATCATTATCACCTCCTCCTTCAGTTACTCCAAGTGTTTTACTGTCTCTTCCACCAGGTCCACCATCTGAGTTGTTAACGAGAAAACTTCCTGCTCCTCCCAATACATTTTATGCAGCACATAGTGTTCCAGATGTACAATCTCCAACGTGGTTGAGAAGTTTAGTACCAAAGACAAATCCTTCAGCTTTTGATCAAACTAAACCATTCTGGATTGCACCGATTCCTGAGGGATATCAATTCGACTATTTCCCCATGGGAGTGAAGGGGGTACCTAATATCATTATGGGGGAGAGTAAGGCTAATGGCGATCCACGGATGCCTATGACCTCGGGGGCCCGTTGGCTTCAGGACGCAATCAAGAGGGGCCTGATGGATTATCCCGGGCCACCGCCTGCGGACTTTGGGGCGGATCCTTCGGATGCACGGGATGACTGGGAACGGCGGGGTGGAATTATAGCAGCGGGTGAACACATCAGGCAAGCTTCGATACGAGATGTCCCTGAGTTTATTCCTGTAGGAGAATCTAATCCATATACCCGTGAGATGGAACCTGCTTGTCTGCCTGGAGTGGGTGTTGAGTTTTTAAAGACAACGAATTGGGAAGATCACTTGATCATTGTCAACGCATTGAAAGCTCATTTTGATCACGCTAATCTGGTGAATTCGACGCGAGTGCTCATGTATGCGAAGGGATGGATATTGGACGGGGCGATCTTCAAGTCGATATCTAAACAATTTCTCGCTTCTTATTTTAATTCTCATGGTGAATTGAAATTTAGTTTGGACTGTGCATTTTCTTTACCCCGCACTAATTGGACATTTCGAGGTCCGTGGTGGCCAACGCAGGAAGAAGAAACGACAGTGTCAATGGTAGTATTGAACTTTCCACAAGTTGTTGGTGTCTTTCCTGTTACGACGAACTATCGGACTCTTATTAATGCGGATCGTGTGTGGTTTCCTTGGAACGATTATCCCGATATCGGGACGGCTATACTCGATGATGGATTTTTGACAGATGGTGCGACTTCGGACTTATTTCAAGAAGCAGCCGTGGATTGGGTCATGTCAGATCCTTGTGATGTTGCAGCTGAGTTCTACGATGTATATCAATTTCATTTGGATTTTATTTCTTATTGATAATATAAAATGATTTTATCTAGATTGGTTAGAAAAAGCACTGTCTTATTTTCCTCCTCGCTAATCCGTCTAAAACTTCGGTTTGTGTAGCCCATAGACTGTTGGTATGTCGTGTACTAGGGATAGAGAAACTCTATTCCTATTTTTATTGGTATGGATCTTATTTTTTTGGGCATTTTTTCTCAGAGGGCCGTGGTATTAGGAGTCACGGAGAGGTTCATACCAGTTGACATGAGGCAATTATAATGGCTGTGATGCGATTATCTTCATCTGTGGTCACAGAGACAGGGGAGGCGATGACTGTCATCGCAGAAAACTTCGAAGAGTTTCAGCCAGCATTTACTTTGTATAGTGCAGGTACACCTACACCAGAGGCGTATGTCAGAGTCACCAGAGATAATCCAGATGGAAATTTGTTAGGGTTGATTGGCTGGGGAGCTGGAATCAAGGCATTGTTTCTTACGACCACCTTTAATGGTGCTCCGACTGGAAAGTTAATTCCAGTTGTTGCACTTATGCCAGATTCTGATAGTGCTACATCAGGTCCTTTTTCAGCAACATTGATAGAGTCAGCCGTTGATCCTGTGTTGCAGTATTTTGAGACTGAGAAGAAGTTTGTATTGTACTATTGGATAAACGCATGGTCACCCCCGCCTTTGTTTAATTATTCCACTTCTCCGTCTCCTTCTCCACCTTCGCAGAGTAAGTCCACCCTGTTCGAAGGGGTGAAACCTCCGCTACCTTCTTTGATTGATTATAAGTATTGGGCGGACCCTTCATATCAAGGACCACAACCATTTCCTAGATATACAGCTGTTAGGAATGTTCCAAACTGGTATCTTGATGGGAAAGCACCTGAAAGTCCTGTTGATTCAGATTTGTTAGATCTTGTCATCCCTCCAATGACTAAGATCTCAGAGAGATTGGGGCCGATTGACGTTACTAGATTTTGGGTTGCACCATTTACGGATGCCCATCTTTTTAGATTTCCAGCAAACTACGATCCATTTCCTCCTCCGCCGATTCAAGATCCTCATGTCCCGCCAAGTCCACCTCCAGGTCCTCCAGGGCCTCCACTATTTGTGTTGCCACCTCCGGTGATTACAGAGCCACCTGCTTCGTTTATTGGAAATTTTCCGTATTTAACGTATCCTTTTAGTAAAACGACACAAACTCTTACAAGTATACTTTATAATGTCAAACAAGGACTCTATCTTCGACCGAGTGAGCGATCGACGTTAGATACTTATGTTCTTGCTTTAGAACGATTAATGGGACTGGATCGTTGTTCACGGATTCTCATGCAGACAGAAGGCTGGTTGATGGTCGGAAATCAGCAAGATGATCCAGATCAACTTACATCAACATACAGACCTGTTCCTACTAAAATTAGTGAAGAAAATGATACGTATCTTATAGTCAAGCATCCTAGACCGGTATTGGCTCTTGAACGAGGGATTAATAAGGTATTGCTGGGCAGACCCAAGATGACATCTTTTTTGGGAACCGATTTCTTTATTACAGCGGCTCTAACCTATCGATATCCAGCGGCAGCTACTGTTTCTCTCTGTGCTGGAAATCCTCATGTAGATTTTACGATTCAATGTCCTTCAGATCACTTTGATGAATATAGGAGGATGGGAAGTTTGCCAGAGTCCTTGACTCCACAAATCGCTCCTCCGATTGTAGGAAAATCAATTTTGATTCCAGGAGGATATCCAACATCTTTGATAGAAGCACTCTCAATTAGTAGTTACTGGTGATTTTAAAAAAGGGAGGAATATTGTGTCGAAATTGACTGGAAAAGAGATCGCTAAGCGAGCCGCTGATAATCGATTAACCATCAAACCTTTTGATGAAGAGAGAGTGAATCCGAATAGTTATAACCTGTCTATTGGACCGAGGTTGTTAGTTTATCGACCACGATATTGGTTTACTCCTTGGAGAAAGCCTTTAGTTTGGGGTCAGATAAACAAACCGGATTACTCTGTTTACATGACTCCTGAGAAAGGGTTTCTCATTAAGCCAGGATGGTTCTATCTGGGATCGACCGCTGAGTATACAATATCACCGGATTTGATTCCTATGCTCGATGGACGAAGTTCTACTGGTCGTCTGAGTTTGCATATACACGCTACAGCAGGTTTTGGAGACGTCGGATTTGAAGGTTGTTGGACATTAGAGATCTATTCAATTATTCCAGTGGTAATTTTTCCATTTACGCCGATATGTCAGATAAGCTATGACACGCCTGAAGGAGAAATCCTTCCATATAAGGGGCTTTACAGGGGGTACGATGGCCCAGTGCCCTATCAACCATCTATCAATGGACAGTTTACCAGGAGATAGTCTCATGGCGCTGGTTTCTGCTCTTACGAACAAGCTCACTAACGGAAACAACAAGAATCACAGTGAATCAGACGCTGCTCTATTGACTTTGGCTGATCCTAATCTGATGAGAGTAGTGAAGCGAGAGGGGCATATTGTACCTTATGATAGAAATAAGATTCTTCGAGCCGTGGGAATGTGTTTTGAAAGTGTGGCAGAAAGAATTGGAGGAATGACTCCTGAGATTGTTACTGATCAAGTGGATACAATTCTGAGATTGAAAGCGCTTCAGTTTGGTGAGAACGGCCACCTGGCAGAAATTGGAATAGAAGCGATTCAGGATATTGTTGAAGCCCAGTTAATGGCACTTGGGCAATTTGAAGCAGCCAAGCATTACATTCTCTATAGAGATGAGCGAAGACGTATTAGAGAAGAATCTAAAGGTATCTCACCTGAGATGAGAGACTTTTTTAAGAAGGGATGTGATACATTTACCGGGAAGAATAGGCTTCTTCAGGAAGTTCAGGCGTTTGATAAGTTCTCTCGGTTTCGTCGTGACTTTACACCCAAGAGACGAGAGATCTGGCCTGAATCCTGCAAACGAGTAATAGATTATTATCGTAGTCATATCACTAAGATTGCACCTGGATCTGTTTCAGAAGAGACATGGGCAATTATGCATGACTACTTGTTGCATCACAAGGCAACGGGCAGCATGCGTGGAATTCAAATGGCAGGACCGGCATTGGAACGATGTCAGTCTGGAATTTATAATTGCGCATTTGGTTTAATGGACAGTCCTGAATTGATGACGGAAGATCTTTATCTTTTAATGCAAGGTGTAGGTTTTGGATTCTCTGTTGAAGAAGAATATGCCGTTGACAAGTGGCCGAGAATTCATGCCAAGAGAGATTGCGATCCTGTTGATTATACGGTCGAAGACGATACCGAGGCTTGGTGTGATGCACTGAAATTTGGCCTTCACCATTGGATGGATGGAGCTGATGTAAATTTTGATTTGTCACAGATCAGGCCAGCAGGTTCTATTTTGAGAACTAAAGGAGGACGGGCGAGTGGCCCACTCCCATTGCGTGACTTATTGAATTTTGACCGTGACTTGGTTTTTAGGAGACAGAAGAAGCGCTTACGAAGTATTGATCTTTTGGATATGACATGCATGTTGCATCGGATCGGTCAGATGGGTGGAGTGAGACGGGCATCAGGTCTTTCTTTATCTGATAAAGATGATCTATTGATGCGTGATGCGAAGAAGGGAGAGTTTTTTAACACCCATCCTTGGAGGAATCAAACTAATAACTCAACGGCATATGAAGAGAAGCCGACTTCTGTGGACTTTATGGACGAATGGATGGCATTGGCGAAATCCGGATCAGGAGAGCGTGGGATTTTTAATCGTGGTGGGTTAAATTATCAGATGCCAGTTAGGAGAGCACGTGAACATGTACTAGGAACAAATCCATGTGGTGAAATTATTCTTAGACATAAAGAATTTTGTAACCTTAGTATCGCGATTGTTGAAGTTGATGATACTTATGAGGAAATTGAGAAGAAGGTTGAGATTGCGACGATTTGGGGCACTATTCAGGCAAGCATGACTAATTTTAGATATCTTAGTTCTGAATGGAAATTTAATTGTGAAGATGAGGCTTTACTCGGGGTAGATATTCTTGGGCATATGGATTGTAAACTTTTGAAGCCAGGAGTATCGGGACGAGAAGAGATCCTTCGGAGACTTTTGAAGAAAGTTCAGGAAACTAACGTTTATTGGGCACAGAGAATTGGAATTAAGCCTGGAGCGGCTCTTACTTGTGGAAAACCGTCCGGAGATTCGAGCGTATTCTTTGATAAGCCGGCCAGATTTAAACCGCATCACGGAAGGTTCTACATCAGACGTCTTCGGTTTGAGGAAACCAATCCTATTGCTAAGGTATTAAAAGACGCTAAGATTCCATGGCAGTTCGATTATGATAAGACAGGAATGTGTGTGTTTGAATTTCCGTGTAGAGCCCCTGATAATACCATTATTCTTGGCGATATGACAGCCGTTGAACAATTAGAGGACTGGAAGACTTGGAAAGTCAATTTTACAGAGCACAATCCAAGTATAACGGTTAGTGTCAAGGATCATGAGTGGATCGAGGCAGGCAACTGGGTCTATGAGAACTGGGATATTGTAGGTGGAATTTCGTTCTATCCATTTGATAACGCAGTTTATCCATTGGCCCCTTATCAAACGATTACTGAGCAGGAATATACTCAGCGTGCGAAAGTCATGCCGACGGAGATTGACTGGTCACGAATTTTACTCTACGAGGAAGAAGACGAGACAACACTCTCCGCTCAAGTGGCTTGTACGGGTCCAGGATGCGATCTTTAGAATTTATGCGAAAAACCACGGATGGGCGAGTATAGTAACATGGAGGTGACGATCAATGGCTGACATCCTTGCAGTTCTTTCGGTTGAGGTGGGCGATCGATTTGTGAGTGCTGATTCTGCAACCACGCTGGAGGTAGTCAAGATCTGGTTCGAATTCAGCATGGTAGACAATCGTTGGGAGACGTCTGTGGCATGGAATTCGAGTTACGGGTCTGGAAATAACCTTCAGCTCTCGAGTAAGGGCCGTGACTTCGTACAGAGACTGAAAGAAGGCGGTTTTGTACGCGTGAGGAAGGCAGCGACTTCCTCAGATGGTATAACAACAACGCCTTCTTCGGTTGTGACGACCGGACCTCTGGCTGGAGCGCCGCTTCCTTCTACACCATCGGTTGATCAGAAGCGTAGGCAATGGGAAGCCGACTTCCGTCAACACGCAGCTAAGTACGGCTTGGCTCCGACGGATCTGGGCCGCAAAATCAGTCTTGGCAAGAATCGTACCAAGAACTATACGATCGTCGGTGCTAAACCGCGTAACTGGAAGATGCCGATTCTGATTCAGGGTAGGCGTGGTGGTGTCTATAAGATCACTGCGGAGAAAGCGAAGGCTGGTTTGGTGTAAATCCAGGGGAAAAATTCACGCCGACGTGGTATAGTTCTATGGTCGGCGTGAATCATTTTTTCTTGGGGGGAATGGCGTGATTGTGAAGTCGATTGTTGTGGGTGACATATTCTTGAGTGTCACGGGAAATCGTTGGACGATTACGGAGATAGAGTGTGGATTGAATGAGGACGAGGACCGATGGGAGACGTCGATCAGGTTTGACTTGTTTGTGGCGAGTACAGGTCTCACGCATTCGGTTACTGAAAAGGCACGGATTGTGGTTCAGACCTTGAGCACCGATGGTTTTTATACTCAAGTGCATGCGTCAGGAGATGTGACGCAATCGAATGTGATTAAACCGACAGGGAACTCCGTTATTCAGAACAATTTCATTGAGATTGCAACTAAGTACGGTCTATCGCCATCGGATTTGGGTCGCACGATTATGCGTAATGGTTCGAAGTACCAGATTGTCGGGGAAAGGTTGCATAAGGAGGGTCCGATGGTGAGTCCATATCCGATTATAGTGGAAGGGTCAGGGGGAGAACTCAAGAGGTTCTCCGTAGACGAGGTTAAGAAAGGACTTGAACTGTACAATAGTCGTATGGCATCAATGATTGTCGAATAATCGTTGATTATGGCGAGTACTGAATATGATCTCCGAGATTCCATGAGAAAGGATTGTATCAAGGGCTACGACAGTTATGGGTAATAAAGGGAGATAGATGAAATGAACAGGTCTACTTTAATCCGTGTAGCTCGTACTCATCGATTGGCTCAACGACTTGCTGCATTAAGGGAGTCGGCACGGCCAATGACTGGCCCTTATTATTGGGTTCCTACTTCCAACGGTTGGGATCTTGATGTCTTTCCTGAAGAACTTTATCCCGAGGATAAGGTTCATGATTGGTTCTGGCGTCGTTATATTGTTCCTAAGCTTAGCGAAGAATGGTCTCTCTCTTCAGAGCAGATTATGACTCTCAAAAAGATACCGTATTCAGTTCCAAGGGGTCGTGTTTCTCAGGAGTTTGACACTCCAAACTTTTATCTCAACCATGGGAATGATACTCCGATTCCAAATGGGCTTGATAAGGTTATCAAGGAAATGAATCTCAGTGGTATGAGGTCATCTGATCGACTTAAGATTGCTTTTGATTCACACGAAGTCATGATACCTCAACACACACGAACTTTATTGGGTATTATTCCAGATTTGAAGTCTCTTTTTCAAAGTTAATATTCTCTACGAGAGTTGAGAATGATCGTAGTTTCTGATGCGCAACAGGCCCTGCAGAAAATCCGGGATCAGAGGGATAATCCCAATCTGCCAGTGCCTTCAAGTTGGAATACCGAGTTTCCGCTCCGCAAGTATCAGCGAGTAGCTGTTTCTCATCTATTGGTGATGAAACGGTTCGTGTTAGGTCATGTGACAGGATCTGGGAAAACTATTTGTGGTCTGAATGCTTGGGGAATTTTTCGTGAGCAAAGATCATCCAGGTTATTGGTTGTAACAACCAAGTCCGCTGTATCGCAGTGGTGTGACGAGTGCCACAGATTTCTACCGGGTGTTCCGTGCACTGAGGTACCATCGAGCGAAGATGCTCCTAACCGGGAACGCGAGCGTTACTATCAGGAATGGATTAAGATTGGTATGGGATCAATGTTGTGTCTCAGTTGGAGCCAGTATCAGAGGGACTGGGACTTCTTTTTGGAGACGCAGGATCTCTGGAAGGAGGGTACATGGGTGATCTTGGACGAGTGCCAGCGTGTGAGGAATCCAAAGTCCAAGCTTTATAAAATTACACAGCAGCTTTCTGAGATTGTCCCACGAATCCACGGTTTTACGGCGACTCTTATTAAGAATAAGGCACATGATGCATTGCATATCTTGAACCTGTTAAATCCAGGGACGATGTCTTTGATCTTTTTTAATCGAACCTATGTGATTCAGGGACTAAAAAAGGTTCCCATGCGTACAGGAAAGGGAGGGGGACGACGGTTCATTACGATCAAGACGATCGAGGGCTATAAGAATCTACCGGACTTTGCTGCAAGGGTATCTCATCTTTATCTCTCTCCACCAGAATCAGAGATGGATCTGGAGCGTCCTGAGGTACAGACGGTGAGTCGTCGGGAGACCATGTCGTCACTGCATCGTAGGGTCTACGCTGACGCAGAACGTGGTTTATTTTTGGCTGACTATGATAATGATGTCATAGCTGCTAATTCAGCACTCGCTCATGCACAGATTGCCGCATCAACTCCAGAGCACTTTATTGATATCAGCTTGCCACTGGAAGTTGATGGCTTTCCATCTGTTTTTCATACAGACACAAATAAGCGATTGGAGTATAAAGCTGTCCAAGAAAAGAATACTAAATTAGCCATGCTAAAAGATCTTCTTAGTAATGAGCTTGAAGATGATCCTGTTATTATATACTCTCCTTTTTCGACTTCGATTTGGCATTTGAAGTCAGCGCTTGCCGATCAAAATCCGGTGGTGATTACGGGATCTGTGAAACAGGCTGATCGAGATCAAGCTAGATTGGATTTTCAGGAGGGCCGATCCAATTTGATGTTGATGACGGATGCGGGAGGAGAAGCATTAAATCTACAGAGAGCGAAGCATGTTATTTTTTTCTCGATGCCTTGGACGGTTGGGCAGTATGTACAGGTAGTGGGTCGAGCCCGTAGATTTGGGTCGGAGCACCGATACTTGGGAGTTTGGCATCTTCTCATGCAGAATTCTGTAGATGAGTTGGTAGAGAGCATTCTTCGACCGAAGACACTTCAGTTTGAGACATTACTTAGTAGTAATGAGCCTGTGGCTGAGTTTGTTGGATCTTTGTCAGTAGAAGTTGCAAGAAAGATGAGAAAGCTACGAATCGCCCAGTAGGAGATCAAGTATATGGATGAGATTACTCACATCCCTAAAAAAATCGTGGTCAACGGAAAAGAAAAGATAGTCTACGCACGCACTCCTGAAACTGAGCAGGAACTTGATCATTATCGAATGGAGTTTTTTGCTAGTGTGGTTTCTTTACCTCTGACATCTTTTGGAGATAAACTTAAAGAGAAACAGTTGATCATTCTGGCACATTATAATACAGCAAATAGAGTTGTTCGGTCACGGTTGGAATTGGATAAAAGACCACATAAGGTATTCAGCGGCACTACTCTGATTCAGTATTACTTTGACAACGACAACTATCGAGATGGATTCCCTGTGTTCAAGCAGTTCTACTTGCAGTTTGGATATACCGATTCTCATAATAAGAAATTGCATGAACTAATTGTTGAGACTCTCTTCACTAGATATCGTGCGGAGAATCATTTTTGGCTGATCATTCCAAAGACTCTTGAAGCAATGGCAGCTCAATGGGGCGATGCCTTGATGAATCTTCAGATGTTTCCCATACTGGATCTTCTAGGAGAGGAGGAAGGAGAGACAGCCGGGCCTGTTTCTGTAGTCACTCCGATGACAACAGACGATGTTGGAAGGCCCGCAAACGGTCGAATAGGCGAGTTCGAGGCACCGTCACCAATCTTGGGTGATCCAGAGGAAGCGAGACGGCGCAAACGAGATGACGAGAAGTTGAGATGGAAATCCTATGAATAAGAAGACACTGACGAAGATGGTTTTGAGATCACTTTGCGCAAATACTCCAGACGAAGAAATTAAGGCCTTGGAGAATTATCGATATACTAATATAGAATCCGTGAGTCTTTCGGCCGTAGAGGGCAGCACATTTGATTTGGTTAAGCAGTTTTATGAGAGATCAAACCTGGCTGGACCTCCATCTATCTCATCATTGCTTCAATTTGCCGAGGTAGACCTCAATACAGATTTAATTCTTTACATTAAAGAGGTAGGAGTAGAGACTCAGACTTTTGGAGCAAGTTATCGGAGCTTATTTGGTTGGTTTATCGGAGACCTTGTTGGCTCTGAACTTTCTCAGTTGCTCCAAGATACGACACAGGTTATGAAGGAGGGAGTGAAAACTAGAGTAGGAGCCAATACTGAACTTAAGCAGGGCGTTAGGGATGCCATTGATTATGTTGTCACAGGAGCAACAAAACTTAAGCAGAAATTAAATCCGAATCAGATGCCGATGGATTTACGTCTAGGAGCGAAAGAGCTTACTGAAGATTATATTCGAAAGTCAAGAAATCCGGCACTTTCTTATGGAATGACGACGAATATCAGTTCGATAGATGACGCTACAGGAGGAGCACATAACAAGGAACTTTGGATTCTGGCAGGTGCGACTGGGCATGGAAAGAGTACGTTTATAATCAACTGGGCACGACATCTAGTACTGCTTGGATTTAACATCTTGTTCTATTCTTTGGAAATGAGTAAAGATAAAGTTCTAAGAATGCTTTATTGTTCTCATGCTTGTGATCCCAAGTTTAATAGGAAACCACTTTTACACAGTCAGATTAAATTTGGCACTCTTTCTACGGAAGACGCAGACTTCTACTTGAATACGGTGATTCCAGATCTTAACAGTGCTAATGGATCAATTCAGGTATTTAATCCAATTGGGCGCACAAGTATCGAGGATATTCAGCAACAGGCAGAAGTCTTTAATCGTGAATATCCATTAGATGCGATTATGATCGATTACATTAATATACTTTCAGCACCAAAGGGAGTCCGTCTTTCACGAAATGAGCGTATTGCAGAGAATATTAGCCGGTGTAAACAACTAGCCCTGGAGTTCGACAACGGTTATGGGATCACTGTGATTACGCCTTGTCAAGTAAATCGCGTGGGGGAGAAGAAAGCGGCCGACTCTCAGGGTATATATGATAGGGAGGCCATCGCTGATACCAGTGAATTGGAAAAGACGGCCGATGCATTGTTCACTGTTTACCAGGACCAGCCGCTCAGACAGAAAAGAGAGGCCGTCGTCTGTAATCTCAAGATGAGAGATGCTGGTTTGATCGATCCCTTTTCTATTTACATGCCAGCCGAATACAGGTTTGTCGGTGAATTGGCAAGGGCAGACGATTCGCTACTTTCACAATTATTGGTGGTATGATGAGAATGAAGAAAGAGATTATGTCGGGCCGGAAGCCAGACTACAGGTTGAAGATCAAGGATGAGAAAACAGAACGATGGATGGATGTCGGAGCCGCATGGAAGAATAAAGAGGGTTCGATTAGCATTCGACTCAACATGTGTGTCGTTCTAAACGAGCGTCTTGGAGTAGAGCCAGTTCTTTTTCCTGCTGAGCCAGAGAAGAAGGAAGTACTGCGGATTGAGATGCCTGATTCTCTCGTCGCCAAGAGCCAGGATGTCTGATAGGGTAAGTTTACTGTGGAAACTGAACAGGAGTTCTTGATCAAGCACCGTCGTTTAGCGATCTGGGCAGCTAAACGCGCCAAGGCTTCAACGTATTATCAATCTATCTCTATCAATGATTTGATTCAGGAGGCTTGGTATGGTATACTTTTTGCTTACCGTACCTACGATCCGAATAACATCAAACGTACCAAACTTTCTAGTTGGTGTGCTAAACACGCTCTATGGCAGATCAGTATAGCATATGGCAAAGCATATCATCGTGATCCTGTGGTCGGTGCTTTTCCACTCTGGTCTGAGGATGTGATTGACAAGCACTATTGGCTTACAGAGTATGAAGAGCAGAGTGAGCGACAAGCCATTGCGGCTAAACTTACCGAGGCGATGAGGTTCGTTCAGGAACGTGAGGCAACTATTCTTAGACTCTTGTATGGTATTGAGACTGGAGATACTTACACGCTTATGGAGGTTGGCCGCATCTTTAAGCTTACGAGGGAACGGATCAGACAGATCCGAGATCATGGACTCCGCAAGCTTTATAATGATAAGTGCATGACAGTTTGGCGTGAATATTCCGAGTACGAACAGGACCAGCGTGAGCGTCGTGTTTGGCAGGCCATGTTAGCACGTCGTAGTAGAATCAACGATGAGAGTCCTCGCATGTGGAGACGATTGCCTCAAGCGAATTCTTAATGATACCTTGATTTAGGGAGGGCTGATGAATGGGTGCTGGAAAAACTCAGATGAGGGTCTGTTCTACCATTCTCGCGAAAAATGGAAAGTTCGCTATACTGATTCACGACGGTGATGGTACTCCAATCTGCCAGTCGGATTTCCGTTTTTCCACTATGGATGAGGCCAAGGCGGCAGGGACTGAGATTCTTAACAGGGGTATGGCCAGGATGAAGGAGGAAGGTTTCAAGGTCAGACGGCCTGGTTGAATCGGTATGGAGAGATTCATGTGACACCTCAGGAAATGATTATTGTTGCTGATCATTCTGCTTCGATGAAGGCTGTATTAACAGAACTTGGGTATGACATCTGGAAAGTTCCACTCCAGATTCTATGTCCCGTTCATAAACTTGGACAAGAAGCAAAGCCATCAGCCCGGATTTACGAAGACGATAAAACGATTTGGTGCTTTTACTGCGTAGTACAATATACGGTCACTCAAGTTTGGGCGGCCATGCGGGACATCGATCGGGAGGCCGCTGCAGGGGCCATCCTGGTTCGTTGGCCGGTGGACGGGGATCGGGCTCAGGAGGTGTTGCGGCGGGCTCAGGTGCCGTATCGGCCATCTCTAGAAGGGGTTTACCGGGGGTTTTTGGAGCGGCATCTAATCAATCATCGAGGGGTTGCCAAGTTTGATAAGTATCGTCAATGGGCGAAGGCATGTGACGATTTTATGGTGTTTATAGCTACTCTTCCTAAGGAGCATCGAGAAATCGCACTCCAATCTTTTGTAGAGCGAATGAATTTTAACTTGTCAAAGAAGGATTAATTTTAATGGATTGGTGTTTAATTATAATGGATTGAAAAAGGAAGATTTTTTCTTTGAGGGTGGCGGTATGTCTAAAAGAGTGATGGAGAAACTACATAGGAAGGGCTTTCTTAAGAATGGATTTTTACCACATCGTAGAAAGAAGGAGACCAATGATATGGTTGCGATGCTCAAGGAGCCCGTTTTTCGGGAGTTGTTGTTGGTTTTAAAGACGAAGAAAGCTCAAGATAATCAGACTAGAGTCGAATTGATCAAGTCGATTGAAGATTATATCAAGCATCCAGAGATCATAAGTCCTGAGTATGATTTGCTGATGCGAGCTAAAGTTGAAGGTAATTTATTGGAAAGCGTTTTGAGACTCTTAATGAGAGATCGATTTGATCCCGTGGGATGTATTATCTTGGCTCAACAAGACCGAGAGTTGAACGTTGATTATGATCAAATGTCACCGCTGTCTCAAGTTGATCTCAACTAAAACAGCTCAGATTGTTAGTAATGTATGTCTTGGGCCGCTATGTCATCAAATTGTTATGAGAAGATGTCGTCTGAGAGGTATTGGTGTAGGTTCCAAGTTGGTTTCGAATCCTGAGAACAGTAGATCTATTTTTTATGTGTCTGAATTATCTTTGACGATCTGTCCAGATTCTTCGGTTCATTGCATTGAATGTGTTTATCACAGGGATCGGAAGTGTCCTTTAGAAAAATACATCGAGGGATCTCATGCAAGTTGATACTTTTTCCTTAGAGACTCAGAAAGCGTTCGCGGAGTCTCATTTGTGGAAAGAGTGGATGACGGAGAGGAGATTGTATCAGATCACGACCTTGTCAGAGCTTCGGGAATTCTTTCAGAGAGGGCACGCATTTAATAGAATCTCGATCGACTTTGAAACGAAGGACTTAAGCCGCACATGGGAATCTGTGTGCGGTTTTTGTTTGGCATTCACAGAAAGGGAGGGGGTATATGTCCCGATCAAGCATATGAATTTTCCAGAAATGAACCTGGATCCAAGTCAAGTATGGCAGATGTTGTTGGACGAGATTGAACATAGACTAGTGGTTGTGTATAACTGGGAGTTTGAGGGAACGATTCTTCGGAACAAGGGGGTATATCGTGATACCACCCTAAAAAGCCTCAACGATGCTATGGTATATCGTTGGCTGTACGACTCTGATAAAAAACAATTCAACCTTAAGGATGCGGCCTTAGAGATTTGTAAGCAGGAGATGAACCTCATTCATGATGTTCCTGGGATTAGGAAAGGGAAGCGATCCAAGGAGATTGACTTTTCTCTTTCGAATCCTGAAGAAGCTACACTATATGCGGCAGCCGACCCAGTCTTTTCATTGGCAGTCTTAGATATTTGTAAGCCAGAAGTGGATCGAGAGCAAGGATTCATTGCCGATATGGAGCATAGACTTCTTGGCACGTTGGGCCGAATGACAGAGAATCGGATTACGATTGATCGGGCATTTTTGCAGCAGGCACATAAGGATCTGGAGCGATGGGTCGATGACGTCTCTTCTGGTATTTATGACGACTTGAAGGAAGAGTTTGACTTGGACTCCAACAAGGAAGTGGCTCGGGTTCTGAGAGAGAAGGGAGTGCCATTGAAGAGAACTCAGAACGAGAAGCAGGTGAATTACGAGACTAACGCCAAAGCACTTACACCTTTGGCGAAAGAGCATCCTATTGTCGATGACATTCTTTTTTATCGATCGATTGTGAAGGAAATAACAACTTATGTTGATCCTTTGTTGACTGCCACTGAAGACAGTCCTTCGGTGGTTTTTCGGTTCGTCTCGATTGGGGCTCCTACGGGTAGATTTTCATCAGGAGGAGTGGACAAGGGCGACAGTCTGTACACTCCAATGAACCCGCAGGCAATTACCAGCGCCAGTGATTATAAGACGGCTAAAGTTAGGCGGGTGAAGATTGAAGACCCGAATAAATAACTATAGTAAATGATTGAAAAACAATGCCAACAAAAGAAATGATGAAATGGTTTGGCCAGAGAGAGGTTGATGTTGAGTTGATGGTTAGATTAGGATTGCTTGATCCCAATCTAATTGTATATTTTTGGCTTCATGACCCATCATCACCTGGATTTGTTGGGCCAGTGCTTCCTGGATATCAGGTCAAAAATGTGTAAATAACTAGGAGATAGGTCATGGCTGAGAAGAAAACCCTTGAAGTTGGTGATGTCAAGCCTCCCAAGCAGCTCTTGACATACTATCCTGATCCCGAGAAAAAACTTCAGCATCCGGAGGAGAAGTATTTTTATATCCGTGACAAAGCAAATTACTGTGTACGTCCTTCTTGTGATGGTTGTCTGTATTTTCCTATTTGTGACAAAGAAGAGACGACCATCAAGATCGGCCCTGGGATCAATATTCGAGAAGCATTCATAGCTAGACCAGGATTCAAGTGGGCATGCATCGACTTTGCTGGGATCGAGCTTCGAGTGGCAGCACTTCTGTCCGGTGAGCCTGTCTGGGTCAAAGCATTTCAGGAGGACAGAGATTTACATTTTGAGATGGCTCGTGTTATGTTCCGAACTGACGAACCGGATAAGGCTCAACGAGACATTGCTAAGATGGGCAACTTCGGAAATCTATATCTTTCTGGTGTTGATACATTTTGGCATTTGACAACACTAACATACGCTGAAGCAGTTATTGCATGGAGGAAGTGGTGTGGTGCTGTTCCGACTTATAAAAAATGGACAAAGAATCAGGAAGAGTATTATAAGGAACATGGACATGTCTGGACATTCTTTCGACGTAAACGTGAGATGAAGGCGATGATTGCCAAGGCCAATGAGAATGTAGGTACGGGGAAAGGGAAGAAAGCCGGAAAGAAGATGGGTCATGGATTCTGTCACAGAACGGCATGTAACAGCCCGATTCAGGGATCGAGTGCTGATCTGTTGAAGATAGCCATGACTCGTGTTGATTCTTTTCTCACAAAGCAAAAGTTATGTGATGACGTGAAAATGATGTTGACAGTTCATGATGAATTGGACTTTGAGATCCGTGAATCCGCAGCAATGTATGAAATTTTACGGGACATCGGCCGGGAAATGACGCTTACTCCTAAAGGGAAAATCCTCCCTACCATTCCTAAATGGAATATTCCACTGAAAGTTGATATTGAGATTGGAGATAATTGGGGGAATCTGACAGGAATTGATGATCTCGATCCAGCAACAAAGGATTTGCCAAAGCCAGAGAAGGCTTCGCCTAAAAGAGACGATGTAACGCTCTTGGTGTCAGGGATTACAGCAGAAGACGCAGGTAGACTCCACCTGGCGATCTTTCAGGCAGCGCATGTACAGAATGTAGTAAAGGTGCCACTATTGATCAAGATGGGCGATCGTGCATATTCTTTAAGGTCTCTTGAGCGGGTCTCTGAGGGGCATCTACGTCGATTGGTACAAGGGATATCGAACGTCAAGGTTTTGTGATTGGTTATTCTTCGGCTTTCTCTTATTTATTGAATTAGACCTTGGTATTCTAAATCTGATACTATCTGTAATGGGTAGGATCAAGATTGTGTTGTGTGCTTTTTTGCATTTACGATTGGTTTCTCGTTGAAACCGAGAGAAGGTTTTTATTCTGATGATTGAATGGACTCCAACCGGGAGAAAGCACAGATGTGGATCCTCACTCCAGAGAGTGTGAACATTCTTGAGTTATTGGCGAGGGAATGCTCCAGGGAGGGTGAGGAAGCTGAGATTTTGAAAATTTTTATAGATGGTTTTTCGCTTTACAGTGAGGAAGCTATTAACATTCTTGCGAGGTTGAATAAAACATATGACTCATGGGAGGAATTCTACAGAGATAGATATCGGTTGTTGATTGAGAATTATGGATTCACTGGTCAAACATTCGAGCAGGCTTTTTCATCGAGCAATGGCCGTGATTGGTTATGTCAACTGGTCCGCAGTACAAGAGTGTTGAATGATGATGTTGAAGATATCGTACAGGAAATGTCTCTAAAGTGGGTGAAGGCAAGATGGGTGGAGAGATATAATCCACTGGTCTCACCGTGGCGCAACTTTTTGTTGAAGCCGATTCAACGGTATGTGCACACATATAAGTCAAGGAGAAGCAAGAAGGTGACAACTGGTGCTTTTTCTTTAGACAGAGAACACGATCGTGATAAACACGGCAGAACAGCTGCATCCTGTTTATACGATCTCAATCAGGATGAGTTTCTTGAGGACGATCTCATCAGGCAGGAGGTTATGGAAGATTGGGAGAGATATTTGAGATTACAGAAACCAATCAGGACTATTGTGCGTCGCGATTTTGAAAAGTTATGCACTCTTCTTCCTCCAGGAACTATTGAAATTCCAACATTGGTAGAGATGAATGTTTTCTATCTTCAAGGAGGACGTTTCAATAGTAGGGTAACAACTCCTGAACTTAATGACATTGGAATTTGCCCAATGGTTCCCAATTATTTACTAGTGGATTATATTACACAAGATCCGGTGGATCATGCGCAGTATGTCGATATGTTTACAGGAGATTTTATTACACAGAAGGATTTCTCTAACCCGAATTATGATCCTTCGATCATGATTAAAGAGCGGCGAACGTGGATGGATTTTTATACTCTATTGATGGCTGGTTTGCAAATCGAGGAGATTGCGCATACATTGAGAATGGCTCCTCCTTCCATTCCAGCACGGATACAGAGACTGGAATCCATGTTTCGAGCTTTTTGGTTGGTTTCAAGTAAGATTCCAAGGGAGAACAAGATTTTAGCGGCAAAGACTTACAAATGTCCCGGTTGCCATAAGTTGGACTTGATTGAACGGGATGAATGTCGTTTTTGTGGAACAGACATGAGGACTGAAGTGGCAGAAATAAGGTTTAGCGCATATCCGTGGCCTAAGGTATATGTGACGCGAGAAACTTACGAGCGATTGGGAACTAGGAGAAAAGCTTTGCTGGTGCAGAGGGGTTCTATTTCAATTAGAGTTTAGTTTGCTAGTCAGTAGAGGAGAGAAACGATGAGCTATGTAAACTGCTATTTGGGAACTTTTTTATGCGTCGGTTTGAAGAGAACGCTCATAAGGATGCTATACTTGATAAAGTTTTTTCTTACCTGAGGGGTAAGAAGCAAGGTTTTTCTTTTAAAGTTAAGGATGACGCTGGGAATCCGAGAGAAGTTAATTTTGTACGCAGAGGACAAGAACATGTGAGTGTTGTTGATCCTGAGACCAATGAGCCAGGTTTAATTCCACTTGATAGGGTCATCGTAGAGTAAATTTTAGTGGGAGATAGTTTATGCGAAGGCTTGCCATTACTACATGTTTTGGACTTGTATTTGGTGCATACCTCTATATAGTATGTGGCTCTTTAGATAGTCAAATAGATAAGACAGATTCTTCTTCACGTCAAAAGAAAGCGGCGTCTACTTCTGATCAAGAATCAACACCTTTAAAAGTTCTTGTTTCTACTACTCAAGAGATAACCCATCTAGAACCTGTTGATAAAGAACCAAAAGCTAAGATTACTGCACCGACCAGTGTGAGTACTGATTCATATGTAGTCCTAGATTTTACAGGCACGGTATCTTCTATTGAACCAGATTTTGATATAGTTTTCAGCCCCGAAGGGTCAAAGTCATTTGTTACGAAACTTTATCATAAAAACCATGTATTAGCTTATGGTTTACTAGTACCAGATAAAGCTGGAAAGTATCGAATTGCACTTGTTGCATTTGCTACAGATGACAATAAAGCAAATACGGTTAGGTCTTATGCTTTTGTTGATATCGATGTCACTGAGCCGAGTAAGCCAAAACCTGAGCCTCTACCGAAACCGCCAGGGCCAACTCCTGAACCTCCTCTTCCGGTGCCAACTCCTCCTGAGCCAAAGCAAGAAGATACTTATGGCATGAAAGGATATACTCAGAGTATTCTTGATAAAATGTCGACAGAAGATAAGTGGCAAAGCCGCATTCCTTTGATATATGATTCTTTCGATAAAATGATTGCACAATCTTCAAGCTTTACAGACGCCACTAAGTTTGTTCAGGCGACGTCTGATCTCTATAAATCTGCACTTGGGAGTGATTATAATTATTTTTCTCACTATTTTTTCACACCTCTTAAGACTCAATTGGGTAAGATTAACGCCTCTGGAAAGTTACCATCGACGGTAGAAGCTCACACTCAAGCTTGGAAAGAGATATCTCAAGCACTTCATCAGGTGAAGCTACCAGCCTCTTCAAGTAGGACTCGTTAGAGATGGATGAATCAGATCATTTTTATGAATTACCTGGAGGCTTAGTACGAGCGTTGGGCTGGGATGTTGATGCGAACATGAAATTTTGGGATCAGATTGTTAGTACGACTCCGTTAGCACCTCGATTTCACCATGGTCAGAGTCCGCAGAAGTCCCCGGATATTCGAAGATTCTATCATGCAAGTTTTTTGAGCCAGAGAGATCGCGGTTTTTGTGTTGGGTTCAACACGTGTGGAACAATGATGACGAGATTACGGATACCTGAAGGAGCGACGGCAACAACCGGAACGCCTTTACCTTTAGTTCGGCTTTCTCCACTTTATACTTATGACATAGCTCGTTGGCAGTGCACTGAAAGTGGCTACAACATGGGCTCTGGAGATGGACTCATTTCTAGCGAAGCATTTAAAGGATCAAAGAAACGCGGTTGTGTTGAGTTACAATATTATCCTAGTGGTCCTAGTGATATATCTAACCATCAAGTTGGAACGAAGCCAAAGAAGGATGTATTAGATAAAGGAAGTAATCACTTAATGGAAGAATTTGCAATCGCCGACTCTTTTGAGCATGGTCTTGAATTAATGTCCGCTGGATTTCCACTTGCAGTGGGGAGTAAGATTCCCAATGGTATGATGAAAACTGATGACAAGGGCTTTTTCAGGATGAAGGGATCTGTGGTTGGAGGTCATTGTTACAGCCTTTATGATTATGACAAAGATCAGAACTTAGCTTGGATTGGACAGGCCTGGGAGCGCTGGGGTGAGAAAACAAGTGATCCACATTTTAAAGAAATGCATGGATTTACACAACTGGGTACATGTCCTTTAGACGAGTTAGCTGGTTGGTTTACGGATAAAGCCATGTCGACGGGTCAGTCGGAGATGATGGTTTGTAATACGGTGGTTGGGTTCGCGCCGCCAATCGTCGATTATAGTAGTATGTGAGGTGTGGGTCTATGAGATGGGTCGATGAAAAAAGGGATCGTTCTTGAGCGAGTCATATTTCATGTCGGAGGTAAAATAGAGCTTTCCGGTCAAGGCGTGACTTATGACACTACTGGGATGGAAGGAGATCTGGGACCATACGCAATTATTGATTATCTTATGAAGAACAAAGACAAAGAAGTAAAAGTAAGGATCAGTGATAAATGGTTTTCATTTCTGCATTCGGGAACTTAAGTGGTCGGTGAATCGGGCTTGCATTCGATTGAGATTTATGGTTTAATGGAGGGATCGGATCGATAGACAGTTTGGAATTTCGACGAGTTGTGAGATTTTTTAGGAAAATTTCATGACTCGTGGGGTATGGTAAAGTGAGGAAGAGAAGCCTTTACTGATCTGGGGGGGAGTGGACCAATGGCTGCAGGATCAGGACCTGGGACTGGTGAAGGTCTCAATCGTTGGATTCATATGGAGATCATGCCCGAGATAGTCGAGGAACTTGGTCTCGATGAACTCCCGATGGGAAAGCAAGACTTTAACTTTTACACTTACGCTGCTCGTACGCTCGCAAGGGCTACTGGTCTTCCTATTGGGGATGCTGAAGACAGAGCTAACGATTTCATTGAACACATTTTTACACACATTCCGAAAAAGAAGACTCGACCTTCTGTTTACGACTATATTCGTCGGTATCAGAAGCAGGTGGCGGCAGGGAGTGCACCACAAACTTTCGACGGTTATTTTAAAATGAACCTGAGTCGAGAGATCGCCAATATTTTCAACGAGCGAAAGCGGTTTCTGAACCGACCCAAGATCTGGTCAATCGATCGTGGGGTAGGTAGTGGTGAGGAAGGCGATATCGGCGAGTGGTTTCTGCCACAGTCGTCCGAGCCGAGTCCTTACGAGGTGCTTAGGTTCCAGGAAGAGAATCCCAAGAAAGAGAAGGCATTTGCTGCGGTTCCAAAAATGTTGTCCGACCATCGTAATGGTGCCGCATACGTGGAGATGTGGGATTTGATGAAAAAGCAGAGGGAGACTGGAAAGAAATACACGGACGACAATATAGCTAATATTTTGAACTCCATGCAACTCGAGCCCGAAGGTGGTGCACCTGAGTGGACTGGTGGAGCCGTGGCCAAATCAAGGTATATAATCCTTGAGTTGGTTAGAAAGTTGATGAGAGAGTATAAAGTCGATCCGGAATCGATTTTTGGTTCAAGGAATGGATTTCGGTTCGGGCTTTCTATGATAAGAGGATAAGGATAATATGAGTCGAAGTGTGATGGCAAGAGCGACTGATGCTTTGAATACTGCGAGTATGGAGTTGACTCATCTGCTGGACGTCGGTGATGTCCCAGATGACTCAGCTCTGGATCGCACTGTTCAGGCTGCTTTGATTAATTTGTACGATGCTATTAATAGCATCAAAACTACATCCCAAAAGAAAGCCCAATTGATGGAGCGGGGGCCTCTGGTGTTTCCTATGCGAAATCGTGATATGAGATGCTGGAGGATGTCGAATGGCGAAAAAGCAGAGACATTGCTTTCGAGTCGTCAAGCATCACGGATTGCATCAGCTCGCACAGTGATGGCGAATCCATCATCTCTAAGTCGATATCGAGTAATGACAGCTAGCCAATATTTGGAAGCCCTCCAAGATGCTGTGATTACAGAGCATGCTCCTCAAGGTAATTATAAGAGGGCAAAGGTACTGTCCTAACAGACGAGCATTCTCATGCTCATGACATCGTCCGGCAAAAGGCTTGCCATCGGATCGACGATCCAGGGCGGGACCGATGGAGCGATGCTCTTTGTCGGTACTGGTAGTAAAGTTGCGCAATCACTGATCAATGGATTAGTGAAAGGTAACGGAACGACTTATCTCACGGCCGTTCCTAATCAGGATTACGCACCGTCAGTCAATCCTATCTTTCACGGCTCCGTACAAATTAACGGGGCTACCAATCAGACATCACCTCTTCTGCTCCTCTACGGTCAACCTGCATCTGTAGTCCGGTCTATTGGCAATATTGATGGAGTGTGGGCTAACGCTAACGACGCGACCCGTCTGGGTCGCGTCGTTATTCGCGTAAGTGATTACACTGGCGTCGATCGGGAAGGGTTCCGGCTCGAATCGACGGGTTCTACGGCGGCCATTGGGTTCTTCGGGGTTCCGGCTGTCCCGCAGCCGTCAGGGGATGTCACGGTTGCTTTGAGTACCTTGGGGCTGGTGTTGAATCCGACGGTTCCGGCACCACCGCCAGGTAATGCGATTTATCTCCAAACTTGGAACTGGACGACGGCAACAACGATGGTTGTCAGTCAACGGATCGGTATTAATACAACCGCATGGGCTACAGCAACAGCAGTTAACGTTAGTACCATATCTGATGACAATACTGATAACAGTTCCATGTTCGCTAAGATTCAGATTGGCGATGGCATTGAAATTCAGGAAAAGAGCGACGCATCTAGATTTGGTAAGTATGTGATAAATGGTTCACCAGTTAATAATGGGACTTGGTGGTCTTTTCCTGTATCTTATACGAATAGTGGAGGAGCACTTCCCGCAAATAATGACATCATTCAGATGTCCTTTTTGAGTCAAGGTGGTAGTGGTGGGGGATCTTCGACTGCTACCTACATTCTTCAAACTACTGACAGTTCTTTACCAAATGCTCAAGCGATTGGTTCTCTGACTACTGGACTTTTGAAAGGCACGACCACTACTGGTGTTATATCTATAGCGGTTGCTAATATGGACTATCTCACTCCTACGGGCAGCGGTGCTGGTCTTACCAATCTCAATGCTTCGGCTCTTGTTTCTGGGATTGTTCCTCTTACTGCACTGGGAACTAATGCACCTTCTTCTACCCTATTTCTCCGGGGTGATAATACTTGGCAGATTGTTGGTGCAGCTTCTTCTATTTCTATTGGATCCGCAGTTACTGGTGGTACTTTTAAATCCATTCTTTATGTGGATTCGAGTATATCACTGGCTCAAGACAACGCTCATTTTTACTATAATCCTACCACTTTTACGTTGATAGCTACGAACATAGCTGGTGCAGGTGCAGGTCTGACAAGTCTTAATGCATCCAATCTCGGATCGGGCACTGTTCCCACTGCAGTATTGGGAACAGGTGCTGCGAATAGCACTACATTTCTTCGAGGAGATAATACATGGCAACCTTTTACTTCTGGCACAGTTACTCAAGTCAATACCGGAACGGGTCTTAGTGGAGGCCCTATCAATTCTACTGGTACTATTTCTGTAGCAAGCAATGGCATCACTAACGTATTGTTTCGGCAATCACTAGCTTCATCGTTGGTAGGCAATCCTACAGCAGCTACTGCTAATGTTACTGATGTACTGACTGGAGCTACCTTTGCCTTTTCCGGCAGTACATTGGAAACGATTGCTATGACTGGGGATGTTACCACATCCGCTAATAGTTTCGCTACTATAGTTCATTCATACAATAATGGCACTGCATTTGGATCAATGGCAGCTCAGAATTCTACCACTGTGGCCATTACTGGCGGTACTATTACTGGAATATCGACTCCCGTTGGAGGGTCTGATGTAGCTACTAAGAGTTATGTAGACAGTGCTACCTCTGGACTATCTGCCAGGACTTCATGTCGATTTGCTACGACTGTTAACCTGACCGCCACTTATACTCCTGTCGGCTCTGGTCCTGGTTCGACTCTTACCAATACTGGAACATTCGCACCGTTGGTCATGGATGGGGTCACGGCCAACCTCAATGATCGTGTACTCGTGAAGAATGAGACTAGCACTTTTGCGAACGGCATCTTTACCGTGACCAACGTCGGATCTGCTAGTGTAGCATGGGTTTTGACTAGGGCTACCGATTATGATGAAACATCAGAGGTACTAGAAGGAACATACACTGTTGTAGAGGAAGGAACTACTCAGGCTGGTACAATGTGGATGCAAACCACACCCAGTCCGATTACAATAAGTACGAGTCCGATTGCTTTCGTCCAGATGGCTGCGGCCCCTCAAACCATTACTTTCACTGGTGACGTGACGGGTAGTGGATCGGGTACTATTGCCACAACTGTAACTAAAACCAACGGCGTAGCTTTTGCACCTTCGGCTACTACAGATACCACTAATGCCACGAATATTATTTCCGGTACTTTAGCTACAGCAAGGCTGGGATCAGGTACTGCGAATAACACGACTTTCCTTCGTGGTGATAATACCTGGCAGACAATTGCAACTGGAGCCGCTGGTCAAGTCCAATATTCTAATGGTTCAGGTGGATTTGCTGCAAGTAGTAACTTCACTTGGAATACGACTCAGAATGCATTGACTGTGACTGGCAGTGATACTTACACCGCCGGTCATTTTAGCGTGGCCGCGACCACATCGGGAACAGGGGTTCTAGGACAGGTTACAGGGACTGCTCCTGGTGGATGGTGTTATGCTGTTATGGGCTCATGTACTACGACTGGCGGCATCAATATCGGTGTAGCCGCATATGCTGCTGGTAGCACCACAGAGAATTTTGCGCTTCGTGCTACTATTGATCCTGTCGCTGGCTCAGCTAATTACGGATTATATAGTGTCGTTTCTGGACCTGGAGATGGCCATACTGGTTTATATGCCGGTGTTTCAGGTGCAACAACTAACATAGCTGCCTCAGTGAGTGCTCCAGGTGGTGCCAACGATTGGGGCTTGAAGGTAATAGATAGTGCGATTATTGCGGGTGCTGGTAATAAAGTCCAGATGGTAGTCAAAGCTTTTAGCACTCAGACAGCTGATTTGCAACAGTGGCAGAATAGTAGCGCTACTGTTTTGTCCGGTGTTAATAGTTCTGGAGGATTTTACGGTCCCGGTACTGGACTGACCACTCTTAATGCATCCAATTTGGCTTCAGGCACTGTTCCTATTCCTGTTTTAGGTACATCAGGAACTCCTGGAACTACGACTTTTCTCCGTGGTGATAATACGTGGGTCGCTCCTGCGATCATTGGCGGCCCGATTGCGGGGAGCACGGCGAACCGGGTGTTTTATTCTGATGCAAGTAACAACTTGGCACAATCCGCCAACCTGACGTTCGACGGCTCCACGTTGATTGCGACGGGATTTTCAGCACCCGGCGGGGCCAACAGTGAGCATTTTGGGGCCGGCTCTGCAGCGGTCGGTCCACAGTCAGTTGCCATTGGTACGAGGGCGAATGCGGGTGCGAATGCGAACGGAGAAAATACGGCGGTTGGATTCGTGGCGTCGATCCCGGACACATGTTATTATTCCGTGGCGATCGGATCACGTGCCGGCGTGACGGCTACGGGTAATCAGGCGGTGGCGGTTGGTTATTCCGCGACGGCGGATTCTCAGGGGACGGCGGTCGGGTACGGCGCGAGGGCAATGTCGAGTGGTAGTACGGTGGTTGGCATTAGTGCCAATGCGACGACGTATGGTGTGGCTTTGGGGGATCAGGCGAGTGTCACCGGTGATTATGGAGTTGCAATCGGCGAAGCTGCGACTGCGGACTTAGACGGGACTTCTGTCGGATGTCAAACAGTGACAGGTCAGTATAGTGTGGCGCTCGGAATGCTCGCCAAGACGCTCGGGTCGAGGTCCATCGCAATCGGGTACTCGGCTGGTGCGGGTGCGAATGCGACGGGTGAAAATACGGCGATCGGCTTCTATGCGTCGATCCCGGATACATGTAATTATTCCGTGGTGATCGGATCACGTGCCAGCGTGACGGCCAGTGATGCGGTGGCGGTTGGTTATTCCGCAACGGCGGATTCTCAGGGGACGGCGGTCGGGTACAACGCAGTGGCAGCCGGAGAGGGTATGGCGGTTGGCTTCTACGCCAATGCGGTGACGTCGTATTGTTTAGCGTTAGGAAATCAATCGAAAGCCAACAATACGTATGCCCATGCGCTCGGCATAAGTGCGACTGCAGACGTCTTCGGTCTGGCGGTCGGCTACGGTGCGACGGCAACCTCCACCGCTATCGCGATCGGGTGTCAGGCCAACGCCGCGAACAACCAGCTCAGTTTCGGGGGGCCGAACTGTTCGATCAAGGAAATCATCTTCAAGACCGGACAACCGTGGTTCACGCTGGACTCTCCGACGACAACGTTTGCGATCACAGGGGCACCAGCACAGACTGCCGATTTGCAACAGTGGCATAATAGTGCTGCTACTGTTTTATCTGGTGTTACAAGCACTGGAGGATTTTACGGTCCCGCTACTGGACTGACGGCTCTTAATGCATCTAATTTAGCTTCCGGAACTGTTCCGATTCCAGTTCTAGGTGCATCGGGAACTCCTGGAGCTACGACTTTCCTCCGTGGAGATAATACTTGGGCTGCACCGGCCGGTTCAGCTTCTTCTATTTCTATTGGATCACCGATTACTGGGAGCATTGCGAACTCTATTCTCTATGCGGATTCTAGTTTGGCTCTGGCTCAAGATAATGCGAATATTTCTTACAATGCGACAACACACACTTTTACGGCTACGAACCTCGCTGGATCTGGTACAGCTATCACTGCTCTTAATGCATCTAATCTCGCTTCAGGCATAGTTCCTACTGCTATACTTGGATCAGGTACCGCTACTAACACTACATTTCTTCGAGGAGATAATACATGGCAACCTTTTACTTCTGGCGCAGTCACTCAGGTCAACACTGGAGCGGGTTTGACCGGAGGACCTATTAGTTCTACCGGTACTATCTCTGTAGTAGGCAATGGCATCACCGATACATTATTTCGGCAATCAGCAGCTTCATCATTGGTAGGCAATTCTACAGCAATTACTGCTAATGTTACTGATATAACGCTGGGAGCTACACTCGTCTTTTCCGGCAGCACACTGGAAACGGCCGCTATGACTGGAGATGTTACTACTCCTATTAATAGTTTTGCCACTACGGTTCATTCATATAATAATGGCACTGCATTTGGATCGATGGCAGCTCAGAATTCTAACGCCGTAGCTATTACTGGTGGCACTATTACTGGAATGCCGACTCCTGTTGGAGGATCTGATGTAGCTAATAAGAGCTATGTGGACAGTGCCACTTCTGGATTATCTGCTAAGGCTTCTTGTCGTTCAGCTTCGACTGTTAATTTGACCGCTACTTACAACAATGGCACTAGTGGTGTTGGAGCGACTCTTACAAATTCTGGTACCCTGGCAGTTCTTTCTCTAGATGGTGTCACCGCTGTAACCAATGATAGAGTCTTAATCAAGAACCAGACCACCACACCCACAAATGGCATCTATTCTGTAACAAATATAGGATCAGGAACAGTTGCCTGGATTTTGACAAGAACCACTGATTATAACTCCTCTACTACTGTTGCAGAAGGGACTTACTCTGTCGTTGAGGAGGGGACTACACAAGCAGGAACTCTTTGGTTGGAAACTGGGCAGGGTCCGTTTGTGATTGGTACGACACCAATTCTTTTTACCCAAATGGCAGCAGCTCCACAAACTCTCACTTTAACTGGAAACATTACTGGTTCTGGATCAGGGACAATCGCAACGACAATCGCTCCTGGAGTTGTAACTAATGCAATGCTCGCAGGTTCCATTACCGCTTCTAAATTAGTTGGTACTGATATCACCACCGTTGGAACAATTACATCTGGAACTTGGAGTGGCACTCCAATCACTGCTGCCTATTTAGCTAACACAGCTGTGACGCCTGGATCTTATACTAATACCAATATTACCGTAGATCAACAAGGGAGAATTACGGCAGCGTCGAGTGGCACTGGCACTGGTGGAGGAATGGCGATTGGTGGTGCGATTTCCGGATCTACACCAAATCGCGTTCTTTATGCTAATGTAAGTAATAATCTCGCTGAGTCTTCTTCTCTGGCCTTTGATGGAACAGTTCTCGCTATTCAGAGCGTGGCTTCTAATGCAGTTAGTATTACTTTGCCATCCAATAGTGTGAATGACTGGGCTCCTGGAGCTTCTTTCTTTTTGAGGGCGAGTTATTCAACAAACGCCAGTATTACGGGGATTGCTGCTGGTCAGGATGGCGAAGTCCACAACATTTGGAATGTGGGTGCTACAAATATTACACTGCTTCATGACAGTACTAGTTCATTGGTTGGTAATCGCTTTTATATTCCTGGTGGGGCAACGGTTCGACTTACTCCTAATACTGGGCTTTTTATTCAGTATGATTTAACTTCACAGCACTGGAGAGTCGAAGTTCCTGGTGGTGTAGCCTTTAATCAGGCGTTTATTAATGGTTCTCCTAATCAGGTATTGTACTCGGGTGCTTCAACTACAATTATTAGTTCCGCTGGTTTGACTTTTGATGGGACTACTCTTACGGCAACTAATCTTGCCGGATCTGGCACGGCTATTACTGCTCTTAATGCATCTAATCTCACTTCTGGTACTGTTGCTACCGCTGTACTCGGATCAGGTACTGCGAACAACACTACTTTCCTCCGTGGTGATAGTACTTGGCAGACAATAACGGCTGTTGGCTCGGTAGGGGCTGCTGGTCAAATTCAATATTCTAATGGTACTGGTGGATTTGCTGCGAGTGGTAATTTCACCTGGAATGCAGCACAGAGTGCATTAGTTGTTACGGGTTCAGACACTCATATTGCAGGTCAATTCAATGTATCTGCTACCACATCTGGAACAGGGGTTGAAGGAAATGTTACAGGAACCGCCCCTAGCGCATGGTGTTATGCTGTTCATGGTCAATGTACTACTACTGGTGGCTATAATATCGGTGTGTATGGATACGCTGATAGTAGCATCATAGAGAATATGGGAGTTAATGGCACTACTAATGGCGCTGCTAATTCAACTAATTATGGAGTATATGCTTATTCTTATGGATCTGGAGCTAGCAGAAATACTGGTCTATATGGCAATGTCTCAGGTGCAGTGAACTCTAATACAGCTGCGTTATTGCTGGCTCCCGGTGGTGCCAACGATTGGGGTTTGGATGTAACAGATAGTGCAAGAATTATTGGTGCTGGTAATAAAGTCCAGATGATTGTTAGATCTTTTACCACTCAGACAGCTGATTTGCAACAGTGGCAGAATAGTGGTGCTACTGTTTTGTCTGGTGTTACAAGCACCGGAGGATTTTACGGCCCCGCTACTGGACTGACCGCTCTTAACGCATCCAATCTTGGATCGGGTACTGTTCCCATTGCAGTATTGGGAACAGGCACTGCTAATAACACTACTTACTTACGTGGTGATAATACCTGGCAAGCAGTCGCTGCATCAACCACTCAGGCTGTCAATTGGTCACTGGGTGTGAACACCCCACTTACAGTGGGAACTGATAAAACCACATGGGAGATTATCAACTGGCCCTGTACTTTGCAGAGCGTTAAGATCGCTGCTAAGACAGCTCCGACTGGTACTAGTGTTATCTTGGATATCTTGTACTCCACGAATGGTGGAACTACCTTTACTTCACTATGGGCGACTAATCAGGCTAATCGGCCCACCATGGCCGCTGGCAGCAATTCGGGTACTACTTCGACATTTGATACCGGTACCTTAGCAGCCGGAACTTTGTTACGGATCGATGTCATTCAAATTGGATCTACTATTCCAGGACAGGATGTTAGTGTACAGCTTAATTATTCGTGGCAGATGATCATGCAGCAAATTGGTCCTGCTGGATCTGATACTCAGGTTCAGTATAATTCGGCGGGGATATTGGCTGGCAGCGCTAACTTTACATTTAATAATGCAACTAGCACTCTTACCGTTGGCAACTTGGTTGGATCAGGTACTGCTCTCACTGGTTTGAACGCCAGCAATCTTGCATCGGGTACCATTCCGTCTGCACGCCTCCCTGTTCCACTGGTTTTGTCAACTGGTACTATTACTACTTCTACACAAGCGTTGTCTATCACAGGAACATTTAATAATGCAGCTACTAATTTTGCTGCTCCACTATTGGTCAACATGACTAATACTGCCTCTGGTGCTAATTCGTTATTGTTGGATCTGCAGATTGGTGGCACTAGCCTTTTTAATGTGAATACTGGCGGTACTATTTCTGCTAATGGAATGGTGACTAATCATTCTCAGGGTAACCTGGCTAATCCTGACATCACCGGATTAAATACAGGTAACACACTGGTATTAGGTGCTAATAGTGTGGACCCTGGTCCGTTTTTAAGATTGCAACCAAGCGGCTTGATTTCTACCAGAGGTTCTACTAACCAGGGTACTACTAATCTCTTTGAGATACATGATAGCAGTGAAAATCTCAGATTTGCGGTTGGTCCCGCTGGTGCTCTTTCGATAAGGGACACTGGAACTACTGTAAGAGCAGGGACGACTAGTTATTCTGCTTCAGTAGCTCCATTCGGAGCACTAGCGACTCCAGTAGCACAGGGTAGATTGACATGTAATTCTGCTGCTCCAATATCAACAGCAGACTTCACAGCTGTTGTAACGCTTTATTATTTGCCTTTTATTGGCAACACAATAACCCTATATAACACCACTAGCAATGTGTTTGAAAATGTTACTATATCTGATAGTGGCATATCGGTTTCTGTTAGTTCGTTGGCTGCCAATACCAATTATGATATATTTGTCCAGAATAATAATGGAACTACTCCGACACTGGTCATTGGAACTGCTTGGACTAATGATACTACTAGAGCTACTGCCCTGTATTTTTCTAGTGGAATGTATTTTTCTGGATCAGGCGCTAATCAGAATTTGAGGTGGGTTGGCACTATTCGTACTACTGCTGCCGCTGGACAGATAGAAGACTCGATGGTAAGACGGTATTGTTGGAATGCATATAATCAGGTCCGTAGGCGAATATATTTCAGATATTCTATAGCTAGTTGGACTCTTACAAACGCAACTCAAAATACTACGATTACGCGTCCGATTAACAATGATATTAATGCCAGGGTTGATTTTTTGTATGGAGGTTCTCCAGGTGATCCGTTTCTTTATGCGGATGGATATTATTTAGGATCCGCTACTTCTGCTGCTAATGTTAATTTTTATGGTTGTGCATCTCTTGATCAAACCAGTGGTTGGACTAATGCTTGCGATTATACACCACAGGTTTATGCTACTGTTCTAACGACTTCAGTCTTCAAAATGACAAGTTACTTAGCTCTTGGACATCATTGGCTTACTTTGCTAGAGGCTCTGTGGAATGGAACTGCGAGCAGTCAAACTTTGACTGCATATGGTAGTCCATATGGTGGTATTTCAGCTTGGATTATGGCGTAATTGAATAATATAACATACTCGGAAGTGAGAGGATAATTTATGCCGCTGAACTCTACTGATCTCAAAGATCTTAATGCTAATAATGTAAATATAGGTACTGTACCAGCTGCTCATTTGGGCACTGGCATTACTAGTACTATAACATATCTCTGTGGCACCAGTGTCTGGACAGCCCCTATCCCTCCTGCTGCAGGTGCCGATACTCAGGTTCAGTACAATTCGTCTGGGGTCTTGGGTGGCAGTGCGAATTTCACTTTTAACTATACTACTAATACTCTCACAGCTCTCAATCTATCCGGTTCAGGTGCCGGTATTATTAATCTCAATGCAAATAACATTACATCTGGCACTATGGCTACTGCCAGATTAGGTTCAGGTACAGCCAGTACTAGCGCTTTTCTGCGTGGAGATAGAAGTTGGCAGACACCGTCGATTACTCCACCAGCGGGAGCTAATACAGCAATTCAGTACAACAATTTTGGAGTCTTCGCTGGCAATTTAAATCTCACCTTTATTTCGACTGCTACTCCACCTCTTGCCGCATATAATGGTTGTTTGGATTTGACTGCTGTATCTGGGTCTAGTTTTCAATTTAGAGATACTAGTTCCGCTATCAAAGGTGGCTTTACATCATACGGTACTCCTTATGGGACTTTAGCGACTCCTTGTGCCTGTGGCAGACTGACATTTGACTCCGCTAATCCGGCTTCGAATAATAGTTATTCTGGTGCTAGCACTGCCACCATTTATTATATCCCTTTCAATGGAAACCAGATTACATTGTGGAATAGTAACCTTAATGATTTTGAGAATATCAGAGTTCCCGATGCTGGTTTTAGTATATCTGTACCTTCCATTGCTAACAGCATGTTTGACTGTTATATTTTAAACAATCTGAATGGCACGGCGGCATTGGTCTGTAGTTCCGCCTGGACGAATTTGAATACTCGTGGAGCAGGTGCACCTGCTTTAACTAATCCTATCAATGGCATGCTCTTCAATAGCAGCAACCAAAATAGCCGTTATGTAGGAACTATAATGACACAGGCTGCGGCCCAGAGTGCAGATACTCCGGCTTTGCGTTTGCTTTGGAATGCCCATAATCAAGTTCCTAGAAAGGTGTTTTATAGTTATCCTACAGGTAGTTGGACTTTCTCTATAGCCACTGGAAGCACTGTATATCGAGCAGTTAATAACGACCAGAGTGCCAGATTTTATTTTGTGATTGGACTATTGAGTAGTAATATGGGCGTAGCGGGCATTCCATGGCTTTCGGTAGATAGCACACAATTATTTGGTACACCTTCAGGGGTAGATTTTTTTGGTGGAGTTGCGCTGAATCAAGGCACTGTTACTGGTTTTTCCAATGAGGTTCAATCTCAATGTAACAGTGTTAACACGGCTATGATATGGAATAGATTTTGTCCGACTACTCAGCCGGTTGCTCTTGGATATAATTGGTTGACATTAGCAGAAGGGGTATATAATAATAGCGGTATTACGACTGGACCTACTCTGTATGGCAATGGCTGGTGTGCTATAACAGGATTTATTTGGTGCTGATGGAGGAGATTAATGGGTACTGATCTTACAGCTACTAATGCAAATAGCTTTATTTCTGGGGTTATATCTACCGCTAGAATAGGAACTAATGTAGGTAGCTCATCTACTTTCTTGCGTGGTGATAATACTTGGCAGGCTATTATTGCTGCATCGGCTGGAGTTGATACTCAGGTTCAGTATAACGCTGGAGGAGTATTGGCAGGCAGTTCTAATTTTACTTTTGCTGCTTCTACTGGTACTCTCACTGCTACTAATTTGGCTGGTAATGCTAGTGCAGTTCAATTACTTAATGCATCTAATTTGACTGCTGGTATTGTTCCACCAGCTTACCTGGGACCTGGTGATAGTGCAAGCACCTTTTTACGTGGAGATAGTAGCTGGCAGATACCGCCATTGGCTGCACCAGCTGGTCCTGTTAATGCAGTTCAGTTTAACAATAATGGAGTCTTTGGTGGTACTAGTAATCTTCTATTTAATTCGACTGCCACTCCGCCAACTGTTCAGTTAACGGGTACTTTAGATGCACAACCAGTATCTAATACTGTTAGTTTGAGATATCGGGATACGGGTACAAATATCAAAGGCGGATTTACGTATTATGGCACTCCATTTGGATCACTGGCTGTACCTTATGCTTGCGGTAGATTGACTCTTGATCCTAATAATGCGGCTTCTAATGCCGATATTACTGCGGCCAGTATCATTTATTATATACCATGTAACGGAGCTTATATTACACTATATAACAGTAATCTCGCCGACTTTGAGAATATCAGGGTACCAGATGGTGGTTATAGTTTGAACATCTCTGTTCTTCCGTCTGGATTTATGTATGATTTGTTTATTCAGAACAACTTGAATGGTACAGCACAGTTAGTCTGGAGTACTCCGTGGACTAATAGTAGTGCTAGGGCAGTCGATTTGTATGCTACAGCCGGTATGTCTTTTATGGGCACCGGCTTAAATCAGAACGCTAGATATGTAGGCACGTTTTGGACGACAGCAGCTGGACAAATTTCTGATGCTAGGAACTATCGTTGCCTTTGGAATGCTTATAATCAAGTCCCTCGGAAGCTGTCCTTAAGCAATTATAATCCAGGTGGCGGTTCCTGGACTTATACTAATCCCACTTCAGGAACGATTATTTATCGTGCTGTCAATGGTGATAATACTAATGCTGCAAGAGTATATTTCGTAATGGGAGGCGATAGTAATCATATAGGAATGGATGGTGTTCAGTTTGTAGTAATGGATAACTATATGTGTGCATACATACCTACACAAAATTGTAATGTTCACGCTGGTGTGGCACTTGATATGGCCACTGTTAATAATTTTTCAAATGATATAGCATCTCAGATTGCTTCGGCTAGCGGCATTACTCAATTATCTACATTACAAAATAGGTATGTATTACCTGGTAATCTTGGAATTGGACTTCATTGGTTTACCATGTCAGAATCATTTTATAATAATAGTGGCGCTTCGGCAACTGTTACATTCTACACTGGCGGCACTCAGATGATCGGTTGGTTAATGGGCTGATTAGACTATATTATGAGATATTATTCATGGCTATTGACCTCACTTCATTAAATGCTTCTAACATTACCGCCGGCATAATGCCGACTGCCAGGCTGGGTTCTGGTACTGTAAGCACTTCTACGTATTTAAGAGGAGATGGCACTTGGGTAGTACCAAGTTTAACTATTCCAGGAAGCAGTGGTCAGGTACTATATAATTCAGCTGGGGCTCTATCCGGAAACTCAGGTCTTACTTTTAATAACAGTACTAACACTCTTTCTGCTACAAACTTCGTAGGCTCTGGATCTGGTCTCACTAATTTGAACGCTACTTATTTTACATCAGGCACTGTTCCAACAGCTCGCTTAGGTACTGGTACAGCTAGTATTAACACATTTCTGAGAGGCGATTCTAGTTGGCAGCCACTGCCGAGTACTCCATCAGCAGGTTCTAACACATATATACAGTTTAATAATAGCGGTGTTTTCGGTGGTACTAGTGCATTTACTTTTAGTCCAACAGGATTTGCATCTCCACTTATCCAAGTCGCTGGTTTGGTGGACTTGACACCGGTAGCTGGATATCCAAGTTTCAGAGCCCGTGATTTGAATGCTAATATTAAAGGCGGTTTTACACCATATGGAACCCCATTTGGAACTATAGCCAATCCCCGTGCTTGTGGCAGACTGACTTATGATTCCGCTAATCCAGTTTCGTTATCTGATATTACTGCTGCAACTACTCTTTATTATCTCCCATGTAATGGCAATCATATTACACTTTGGAATAGCAATATCAGTGACTATGAAGATATTTTGCTACCAAATGCTGGTTATAGTCTAAGTCTAGCATCTTATCCTCTTAACACTGTATATGATGTGTTTATTCAGAATAACTTGAATGGGACAGCTAGTTTAGGTCTTGGTACAGCATGGAGTGGCAATAATACCAGAGCCACTGCTCTAATGGGACCTACTGCGGGTATGCTTTTTCAAGGAGGCAATCAGAATTGGCGTTATGTGGGTACTTTGTACATATATGGTACGGCTGGACATGGAACTGATTCAAGTACCGCACGATTACTTTGGAATGCTTATAATCAGGTACCTCGGAAGATAAAGTTTCAATATACGGGTGCTACTAGTTGGAATTTCACAGTCGCTAATGGTGTAATTATATATCGTGCAGTTAACGGTGATGATGCTAATGCTCGATTTTACTTCCTAATAGGTAGCAGCGCAGGAAATATAGGGATAGGAGGTGGCCAATTTATAGAAGTAGATAGCAGTATCATCGTTAACATGAATGCTCAGAGTGCTTCAATGTATCATGGTGTTCAACTGGATGCAGCTACTGCGAATAGTTATTCAAATGACACTCTATCTCAGATAAATTCTCCACAAATAGACTTAATGTGGAATAAGTATTCTCCTAGTAGCAATCTCCAAATTGGCTTGCATTGGCTCACTATAGTGGAAGGGTTATATAATGCATACACTGTATCACAAACAGTGACCATTTATAATAGTGGAACTTACATACACGGATATATAATGGACTAAGGAAGATTGATATACCGAACTTCTTTAATGCAGTCAATAACGTGCATCATATTCCTTTGGAGGTGACGATATGACTAAGGATCTGGATATCCCTGTTCACGACCTTGACGGCGAGCAGGTTGTCGATAGGATCAGAGGAGAAGATAGACCGGCGACGATCAAGAATTTTGTGGTCAATGCCTTGGCGCTTGTGAATGGGGAGCAAGTTACAGGGGAAGAGAAGATGCGACGATATAAGCTAGCTATGCGTATTAATGAAGGAGGAAAACAGGAATTTACTCCAGAAGAACTTGCACTTATTAAGAGTGTCATTGGAGTGATGTATTCTCCTCTGATTGTCGGTCAGGTATATGAGTGGGCTGATGCTTGAAAGGAGTCCAGAAATGGCAGGAGAAATACAGATTGTTGACGACATAGGGTTAAGTATTTATGTCGTTATTTTTAACTTACCTGGTCAAATTTGGAATACAACTTTAGAAGTATTTGAGGCTGTAAACGCTTCTAATTGGAGTCATTATGCGATTTTCTTAAGTGATACTACTCCAGCTACGGGGATTTATAGTGCGGTCTTTCCTGCGAGTATTACCATATTAGGTGATTATCCTGTGGTAGCTTATGAAGCACAGATTCCGGCAACAGCGGCTGTTGGTGATTTAGTGACTGGAGCCATGGAACTGATGAAATGGGATGGCACGGCAGAAATTCCTGTTTCCAGCATGGATCCATCAGGGGTAGTTCAAGAACTCTATGGATCTTTTGTAGTTAATACTACCACGTTCCAAAAGGTCATGCAGGGGTTAGCCGCAGTGAATCTTGGTAATCTTGTAGAGGATACTGAGCATAGCACCTCTGAGTTTACGGATGTGAATGATCCGAATACCATTAGGGCGATGTCTGCAAACACAGAAACAACCCGGAGTGTCACACTGAAGTAGCATATGAACTTAAATTATAGTGCTTTTCTTACGCGATCTGGGTATTTCCATTTCGCGTATTTTGAGCCTAGTATTTCACCGTTAGCTAAACTTCCTCTTGCTGGACTGACAAGAGTAGGAATTTTATTTCAACCTGTTTGTCATACTGGAACTAAGCATCCCATAGTGATTCTAGAGTTTGATCCGATACTGCGAGATTACATCCTTCTTTCTCAGATGATTCCATCTCGGCTTCCACCGCTTCCTCCATTACCGGCAACTTGGTCAGCAATTAACCTTAAGAATCCACATGCCCTAGATTTTATAGATTTGTCAATTACTATTCCAGATAATACAGATGCTCTGCGATATAGAACAACTCAGACTGGATGTGACTTATTTCTGGGTGTCAGAACACCAGAAGAGTTTCATTTAAGTCTTGATGTCTCTGGAATTGTACTTGGCAGTATTTACGTGGACTTTCCACCACTTCTACCTCCTCCACCAGTTTCTATACCGATTTCACCTCCTCCACCGATGTATGACAATGTTCTTGTAGATGGAAGTTTTCCACCGGGTTTTGAGTATCCTCCAGGATTTTTGTGGCCATCACAAGTTAATACGTTTTATTCTTGGTCTTATATTATGTATGAAGATACTCCACTTCCTCCGTTGGAGATGCTGCCTTACATTCCGGCACAGCAATACACTTAAGGGGGCATATGTCTTATCTAGATTGGCCGACTATTGATCTGTATGATGAAGTAGTTGTTTTAGAGAATGTCATTCATTCACAAGCAATGTACTTGAATGTTTTGTTTCCTAATAAATACAGATACTATTTTGAGCTTGTACAAGATACACAGAATCCTATACTCCTTGATCATCCTTTTCGACTTTATTTTCCACACACGATTTTGATAGAGTGGGTTCCTCCAGATGGTATCAATGGAATTTATATTTCCTTGGAGAGTTCTCCAGAATTTATGCCTTTTGGACCATTAAACGTTCAAATTTACATTCCTCAGGTGATCTACGATGCAATTGTTACTGCGATGATGAATCCGATTAATTCATCAGCGGATCTGGTACCTCCACCTGAAGGGAATACTTATGGAGAAGTAGAATTCGTTCTTCTGTCAACAGATGCGGGAGAACAAATTAAAATTGATCTAGTGAACACTTCTTATGTCCCTGAGATTCCAGTTACAGTTAAAACGTTCCAGTGGAATGAAGTTCTCTATTATGTCATGGATTTACAACCTCCAAGTTCGCTTCCTTTACTTCCACCACCTCCGTCTTCATTACTTCCACCACCTCCGTCATTATTAAATTTTGAGTTCGTTTATACAGTAGGTGGTGATCTAGGTATTACATTTATAGATCCTAGATACTGTTTCCTTAGAGAATGGATTACTTTTCCAGTTGATTGGACAAATGCGATCAGAGCTTTTGCGGGGCTTTCAGTATGACTAGACTAATAAGAAGGGGCGAAGATATTGGTTTTAAGTATTTACAATTTAAGGGAAAAATAGGATGACTAATCAAGTTTCTCGACCCTTGTTTTGTGAGATGGCCAAGGAGATTCGGTATCGCAAGGATCAAATTTTAGCTCTTTATGATGATCAGAAATCTAAGATGGGAATATACCAGATTCGGTGTCTGGTAAACGGAAAAATGTATATTGGTAGTACTGTTAACCTCTCTAAACGTTGGGGCCAACATAGACGTGATTTGATTAAGAATAAACATAAATCTCATCGACTTCAAGAGGCGTGGAATAGGCATGGGTCCGGAGCGTTTGTGTATGAAACTCTAGAGTATGTGTATAAAAAGAATTTGTTAAAAATTATTGAGGATGAGTACCTTTTGAGATTTAAAGCAGCGAATTCACGGTTTGGTTACAATATACAGCCTTCATCAGAACGTTTGTCAGAAGAAACATTGAGAAAAATCAGTGAAACTCATCGAGGTATGAAAGCCAACGAAAAGACACGGCAGAAAATGAGAGAAGCTCATAGAGGTAAAAAAGTCAGTGAAGAAACACGACAGAAAATGAGAGAAGCTCAACTTGGTAAAAAACTTAGTGAAGAACATAGGAGGAATCTATCAGAATCTCAACGTATTAAGCAACAAAGTGAAGAGCATAAGAAGAAAATGTCAGCATGCCGACTTGGTAAGAGGTTTAGTGAAGAGCGTAAAAAGAAGATGTCAGAGGCTCATATTGGCAAGAGGTTTAGCGAAGAGCATAAAAAGAACATGTCAGAGGCTCACATAGGTAAAAAAGCTAGTGAAGAAACACGGCAGAAAATGAGGGAAGCTAATGTTGGTAAGAAACACAGTGAAGAGAGTAAGCAGAAAATGTCAAAGGCTCGACTTGGTAGGAAATATAGTGAAAAGACTAAACAGAAGATGAGAGAAGCTCAACGTCTTAGGAGGATAAGAGAAAGTGAACTGTCAAAAAACTGAGAGAAGTTGAGTCATGATGCAAATACTAAGAAGAGGTAAGGACCCGAGAATAATACATCCTCCTTGCATCTACCGGGGCCTTTATCTAGGTATCGCTGAATGTCCGGGATGAAATGGATCAAGGGTTAAAGTGAAAGTTTTCACTTGTCAGAAACGAGAAAAGTGTGTGATAAGCGGTAAACCTGACGGTATACCTGATTGCACCTCCTGTGATCAGAGGAAGGGATACTGACATGACTCGGCGTAGAATCGAAGCGAGTGAGATTTTCTCACTCCCTGAAGCAGCATCTTTAGATACCATGTTTGAGTCTTATCCTGAATCTGTTGAAGCGTCTATGCTAGATCAGGGAGGAGATCTCTATCTTCGGATCGCTTCCAGCAAGTCTAAAGACGCTGAAATGTCAGAGGAAGACATCAAGGAAAAGATCAAGGAATGGAAGACACATACCAAAGAACATGCCACCAGTGCTGGATTCAGAAAAGCACATAGAGGTCGAGGTCCTATGGACCCGCGCCGATTTGCATTGCAACTCGCTGAAGCAGCACGGCTCAATGCCAATCGGTACAGATCTCCGTCGCTGTTACGATTAGCCAAGAAGCTCAAGTGGGTTTCTACCCAGGAGAGAGGGGTTGCGGCACGGGCTTTGGCCAAGATGGCGGCACCTCTAGAGGAGGAAGCACGGCGACGGGATCAAACTGGAATGCCAGTCATTCAAAAACCATTGGATCAAGCTGTACCGCCTCAATCGGAGTTCAACGAAGAATCTCAGTTAACACCCGGAGAACCGATTGATTACAGTCAAGATCAAGCTTGGCGTGCAAGGGAGTCCGGTCGTGTTGCCAAGGAGAGAGAAGTAGATTCAGAACTTTTGACAATGGCAAGGGATTTTTTACAGGAATATAAGTCTCAAAACTCCTTATATGACGAAGACCTGCTGGATCAACTTCAAGATCCCGATGTTTTTGAGTCTTGGCTTCTGGATTTGGATAGCAAGGGAGTGAATCCAGATCCTGGTCAGTTGGATGAAGCATGGAACGATGCGATGAATGAAATCGCTGAAGAGTCAGGAACACCACTTTCTGAAGAGTTTGAAGGAGGAAATCTGTCGCCAGTTTCAGCAACGCGAGAAAAAGAGACAATTCAAGAGTACTCAGCTCCAGGTGGAGACTGGTTCAATACTGTGATCAATATGTGGGAAAACCCGACGATGGATCGCTATCTTAGAACCATGAAAGACAAGCGGGAGGGCAGGAGTCGGGTCAGTCGTAAGATCGAGGTAGAGGACGAGATCGCAGAAGCTGTGGATCAGTGCCTGGATCATTTTGCAGGTGATATGCTTCCCAGTGAGATTTCTTCTGATCATGTTCAGCAGTTCATAGAAGATGAGTTTCCTGATATAGACTGGCGTAAGGTCTATGAAGCGATTCAAAAGATCAGCGATCCAAAGAAACGACATGAGGAAGAGCCAAAAGAAAGAACGAATCAGGAAGCCAATCGTTGTTTTCAGGTTCATTTTGGAGCTGCTGGACGGGCTCCTGAGAGGAGATGGGGGGCTTCCAGAAAGTCGGCTGGCTATCGTGATGATATAAGGTCTTATTCTCATTCTGATCTTGAAGATTTTGTGAGGTTATATAAAGAGAAAGGAATGACGGCGGAATCAATTACATATAAAGATATTGCTGGTTACTTAGATATTGGAAAAAAATTAGCTATACGACTTCTTCCTCGGGTTCAGCGGTTGTTTGAGAAATCTCGAGATTTGACGTCCAAACGGAAATCAGGATTGAGGCGTCATAGAGAGATCTGTGCTTGTTGCCACGGGACAGGTGAGAGGGGAGACCGATGTTGTGGTCAGTGTCAAGGTCGTGGTCAAATAGATGTCAGTGTTTTCGATGAGGATCTAGATAGAAAAGAGAAAATAGCAGCTAAGTTGGGTACTCTTTTATTAGTCAGCGTGGACGTGGGAAATCGTCGGGTTTCTTCGATAGATCGGCAGGAATTGGCACGAGTTATCAGAACTCGTGTTGCTGGTAAGGGAGCACCTTTGGTCCTTAAACATTCGACAGAACTGATGAAGGTAATAATTGATCATAACGTTCCTTATAGGACGGCAAGCTATCGGCATACGAGCTATCAGAGATGATTGTCTCTACGGATTACAGCTACTTGAAATTGGCTACCAGTCCATCGGACGCCATGAAGGAAAAGCATCCTGAGAAGCGTTCCTGGTGGGTTGATCCGCAGGGAAAAATCTATGATGTAGGGCATAATCACGTCAAGTTCCTGAAGGAACATCCTAAGATCTTCGGGGAATGGGCTGACATCAATAAAGCTCTGACTCTGAATTGGATTAGGGTTGCGTATTTGGGTTATGAGTATGTAGTCCACTGTCATAGCATTACAAGAGCACAACTTGAAGCCTGTCAACAGATCTATAAGTCACTGGGTGGCGAACACAAGATTTTCATTTCTACTCTTAATAAGATTGGGTATATTTCTCATCATGATTTCATTTGGGCAGATTCTCAAATAGACTTGCTTGAAAACTTATTCAAAGATCAGACAGGAATTAGAGCATCTGTCATGGCGTCGCAAGCATCCGAATGGATGAAAGCGATATATCCCAATAAGAGGTCATGGTGGATCAGTCCTTATGGTGAAGTTCACGACGCAGGATATGATCACGATCAGTTTGTGAAAGAACACCCAGAGATTTTTGGCACCAACAACCCTAAACTCGTGAAAGACTTTGGTTGGGTACGAATCGCATCCTATGGAAAGGAGTTTGTTGTTGATGCAAAGTCATTAAGTCAGAAAGGGCTGGACGAGGCTCAAAGTTTATTCTCTGGAACAGGAAACGCGGCTGTTTTGATAAATATTGGGGATAGATATGCAGAATTAACAAGAGATGAATTTTTACAAGCTGATTCTGTTCCGAAGTTAATGAAAGAATTGAGAGTACAGGGAAGTAGAAAAGCATCCGGTGACGATAGAGCGTGGTTAATCTCTCCTGAGGGGAGAGTGTATAACTGTGGTCATGAGCATGACGGACCTGATGGTTGTGGATCTAATCCAGAATTGTTCAAAGTTGCTCAAGAAATTGATCCAGATGCTGATCAAAATGAGATAGCATATCTTTTGGTAGGTGATAAGTGGACAAAGATTGGTTATTTTGTCCATCCTGGTTATGGTGGTCATATAGTTAGTATAGAATCATATTTTTTATCTAGCTCTATTTTTAGTAAGGTTCAGGAAATACTCTCCTCCTTGAATATAATGGATAATACAACTGTAGTATTATTTGTTGACGGTAAGACGAATAAGTTGCAGTGGAAAGATTTTAAATTTTTTGATTCTATGCAGGATGTTAATAAATTTCTATGGCATAATCGATCGGATATTTTAAGTATGTCGAGGTCTAGTGATGTAAGACGAATGCCGGTGATCGTGAGTAAGCGAATGGCTTCACAGACGGACTGGTCTTCACAACCGGCTTGGGTTGAAGATAGAGCGTGGTTTGTATCCCCTGAAGGGAAGATACTTTCTTGTGGTCGGGATCATAAGGATTGTGTAGAAAAAAACAGAGATGCTCTTCAAGATATGGGATATGAAAACATTGAGTCTTATGACATTTTGGTTGATGACGGATGGGCAAAGATTGGGCGATCAGGACCAGCACATGCAGACTATTTATACATCGAATGCAAGAGACTAACACCGAAGTATTTTGAGATTCTTCATAACATGGCAATGCAGCAAAGCACACAGATGGTTTCCATTGATGAGGAAGGTAGCAACCTGGTTGATCTAGATCGGAAAGAGTTTTTGGAACTTTCGAATCTCTTTGATTTGAGGAGAAGATTGAGATTCAGAGGACGAACGTCATCTCTTCCAAAATCAAGAAATTTCTTAATAGGAGTTTCTCTTGATGATATGTCATGGCCGCTGAGACAAGCATTTGACCTGTTAAATCTATCAGAGAAAAAAGACAAGCTCTCCGCAAATCAGGTTGCAACTATTTTTCAAGCAAATGATGAATTCTTACAAGATCATGTAAATAGGACTTCTACAGAATTAATTCAAGACTTGAATGCTTTTTTCCAGTATGGACCACAAGAGCAGACAGCTCGATGAAAGAACAATTGAACTTAGATGAGCGAGCAAATCAACTGAGAGCATCACTTGCAGCACTTCAATTAAGTCTGAGCAATCAAAGTCGTTTGTTATATCTTGTTGAGGCATGTAGAGAAAATCCAATTCAAGATAATTTGGATGTTCTTGCAGCTGAGGATAAGAGGCAACTTGACTTTATCAAATCGATAACTGAATCAGTACTTACTAAGAGAACATAAAGATCGTCAAAGAGTGTTTTAGAATGAGTGAAGAGTATAAGGTTAGTATTGTTGCAGTGATAGATGGGGATAGCAATCTCTTGATGATCCGTCGTGTCAAGGATGATTCGAGTAACGGTGGAAAGTGGGAGTTTCCAGCCGGACATATCGATGGGGGTGAGAGACCAGAACTTGCAGCAGTTCGAGAGGTATTCGAGGAGACAGGGTTAGAAATTTATCTTATGCCATTTAGCATTGATTTTCCTACTAAAGCAGGAAAAGCGGCTCAGTTTTTAGGATTTGTAGCTAATGGAGATATTAAGCCAGAGCCTGATTTAGCAGACAATGAGCATGATCACTATATCTGGATTAAGGCACGCAATTTAAGCAAAATAAAGCCTACTCATAAAAACATGAGTGAAAATTTGGCAAGACTGTTAAAGAAAGCCAAAGTGGGATTAAATGGTGAGTCCTTAAAAAGAGAATCGTCGAAAAGAGAAGCTGTAGAAACTGGTCAATCTTTTAATGGAACGCTCTATCGAGGGATTGAGATCGATCCTGTTAAGGCAAGAAAAAATAGAATTCCCAGTCAGTTTGCAGTGGGTCAGCACTGGACAGATAATCCGGAGATCGCAGAGACTTATGGAAGCGAGGTGATCAGTGGTAACATCGCAATGAGTAATCCTTATGTATTAACACTTGGAGAGAAAGCCTATTTTACTGAACTGAAACAAGAGTTTGGCACTCATAGACCTGATGAGATTACTAAGAAGTTACTGCATGAAGGTTATGACGGGCTGATTGTCAAGAATGTTCCAATACAGCGCATGAAGCCTGATGGGGAGTATGTTGTGATGCGAGATAGCACAGAATACATTTTGTTTAATAGACAAACTTCAAGTCGAAGGCAAGCGAATCAGTTGCTTCCGACTAGGTTTGTAAGACCGATCCCCGAGCCCACTGAGGATTTGCGAGAAGCGATTCTGGTGGGTGACGAGGTGGAGATTTTTCTCAAAAATCAAGCATCTCGTGGAGAAGATTCAAAGCCTGATTTTAGCGGGATTGTTGACCGACGCAACAGAAATACCATATGGATTAGACCCCTGGATGAAGACGGTCAAGAAGCCAACAGTTTAAGAAGTCCACTTATGTGGAAGAACGACGGTGATTGGGCATTCATTCGGGTTTACAGAGACCCGGATCAGGTGATTCACTATGTGAAGGGCAATCCTTACGATCCCGATGGGAAGACGATGGAGCGAGCGAAGGGAATTGGGTTGATTTTAGATACGAATCTACCCGATCGTTTCGAATCGGTCTTTGCGTTGATGCGGAACGAAACCCCGGATCTGGATCGGTCGATCGGGCAAGTTCCCCAATCCTTCGATGAGGTGGCACCATTCCATGCACCACGACCAGGAATACCTCCCATTCTCCACCGTGTACGAGAGGTTTTACGGGATTCAGCGCTGGAGCCTGACCTGGTGGACCACATCGGCAACGGACGTGTATTGATTCTGACTCAGGATTCGGATTTGAAGAAGGATATCGTCCGGGTGTTGCAGAAGGGTGGTGTCGAGGTCAAGGCAAGCAGGAGAGGTGACTTGGTTGCTACAGGGGGCCGTAGGAGACGTGCTCAAAGTGGCGGAACGACGACGATTCCCATTGAAACTGACGATGAGATGATGCGTCCAACGATAGTACAGCGAAAACAGAAGCTTAAGAGAGAACAAGAAAGAAACGCCGCCGATGTGGTAGGACAACAGACGACAGGTCCGGCAGTGACGAATCCCAGTCAGGCTTTTACGCCAAATCCCAGTATCACTCTGGAAAATCCAATGACGCAAGTGAAGGGTCTTCAGAAATATGGACGGACGGAGGTTCTCCCTGGTAACCAGGGAATCAAGATGACTTTTACGGATGATGAGCAGATGCAGAAGTTTCAGAATGACATGAAAAATAACCCCATGTTTAAGTTTACTGAGGTGTCTTCTAGCAGGAAAAATCGGCAGGCTGCCAGACATTTCATCTTGGGTTTCCGCAGGGCGATGCGGCGGGGGGATTATGGTTCGGCTGGTGAGTTTTTGACGAGATTGGTCGGTATAGGGATAGGGGAGGAGTCGATTGTTAAGTCTCGGTTAGCGAGTAGAGTGGCATGGCAAGAACTGCATTACTATGCGACCGGGATCGGGGACCTGGGAGTTTCTCGGTTATCAAGAAAAGCGTCCAGATTGGCACCGGATATATAAGAGTATCTCGTCGTAAGATCAGTAATTTTTTGGATGTAGAAAAATTAGTAGAGATTAGCCTGTCTGAACTGGCACGAGTTAAAGAGAATGAGTTTCTATATTATGGATTAGTTTTTATTCTTCCATCAGTCACTATTTTATTAGTTTACGGAGACAAGAAAGATTTTTGTACGAGAGTAAATCAGGAATACTTTCTATGGCATAAAGATTTAAAGGAAAGAATTGGGAATCGTGGATTAAGATTGATTAAAAAGCAGTTGAGTAATTATCAGATTAAAGTTCTTCTTTCAGGGTTATGGATTGTGAATGGAAAAACTTACTTACAATCAAAAATCGAGATGATGAAGAGAATGAACTCATAAAAGGGATTCTTTCGGTGTCCAGAGTTAATCGTCTTGCACGTACGTTGGTAGTTAGTCGAGATTTATTTCGACGCGAAGCAATTGATCAGGATATTGCTTCACAAGCAATGAGCAAGTTTGATTACAAGATTCCTTTTATGAATATCTTCGGCAAGAATATATATCGAACTGTAATTCCTCTAAGAAGTCCAATGCAGAAAGAGGTAGAGCAGGCAGTGGAGGAATTAACGGATCCTCAGGGCGTTAAAAAGTTCGACGGCATCGATTGGGTCAAAGGAGAGGCTTATAAAGTTGTCCCTCCTCATGAGAAGGCTCCTCCAGGTACGCCATCAAAAGTACAGTATACTAACTTAGGGAAGGCTCTGGGACGTCTCCCCGGCTCAAAAAAGTACTTAAACTGGTGGAGTCAAAGTCAAGGAGAGCGAGATCCGAATGGTTATTCCATTATTATATCGCGTCATCCTCTTGATGTGATTCGCATGAGTGACTTTAAAGGAGATGAAGAAGAAGATTACCCTGACATTCGGTCGTGTCACTCTCCTGGAAGTGGTGAATGGGATAGTTGTGTTAATGAAATGAAGCATGGCGGACCTATTGCTTATTTAGTAAAGAATAAAGATTTATGGTCTTTGAATCCAAAGCAGGTCGCTGGTAGAAATGAGATTTTTGCAGATCCTGATCGGAATGTTCCAGGTATTCGTCCTTTGAGTCGATTACGTTTACGACGATTTACTCACGAAACAGACGGTTTTGATCTTGCAATTCCAGAAACAAAGGTCTATGGTAATCCGAGTTCAGATTTTAAGGAGCAGGTACAAGATTGGGCAAGAATCACACAGGCAGAGACTACTGGTGGACATCGATGGAGAATGAACGAGTTTATGAGAAGAGGGGGTGACTACTCCGATAGTGATGACAGTACCTTATTTAATCGATTTTTTGAAGATCATTTGGATAGAGGTAATACAACAGGTGTCCCTGGTAAGGGGCAAGAAGCAGAGAACGAGCGACGGCGTAATGAAATTCGACAGATACATGATGCATGGCGCAATCGATTTATATATTGCTCTGTTGATTACGATGGGGAGGAAGATGACGACGAGGTGGTGTTTTTTTGGTCAGGTAACATGCGTGTATATATCCCTCAGAATCAGTTTGGGAGTGAGATCTCTGAACTTTATATGGGTTCTGGTGCAGGATCTTTAAGAGAGGCACTTTCAGATAAAGATTTTTATTTTAGAGAGATTAACGTGGATCCTGTCAGAAACCATATTTATGGGGATTATGTAAATTTTATCTTTAATATTGAGTGTAATTTATGTGCTGGAGATCCTGATGGATATGACACTTTTTGTAACGAAGTATTTAGAGATTATGACAGTAAATATGATCAGATAAAGAAAGTTACTACGAATTGGTTGTATGAAAACGAGCATATTCCTCCAAGTCCAGTACGAAAATTCATGGTAGACATTGAAAATGAGATCCATCAATTCAAAAATTTCAAGGTGAACTGGGATAAAGGGGATTTGGTGGCTTATGCCGAAGCGAATATTGGACAGAGTAATTCTTTTTCTACTTACATGACTAGTTCTGTGAAAGAATTCTCTGAAACAGTGGAGGTGGAAGTTCGGAAGTTGGTTGAAAATGAGATCAAGAAGATCATTGCCAGTCAAAAATCAACCGGTGGTTATTCTCCTGGATTTGAGCCAGCACCATCGAAGAGAGAAACTTATAATCCCTATCTTTTTAATGTTAAAGTATCTATTAATTATCCAAATTTTATTATGATGGAGATTCAGTTTGCAGCTACAGATTTGACCACTCAAGAAGAAATGAGTGAGATGATTGATATGTTGAAGATTGTCGATCAGATGTTCCCTCAGATTGTTAAGGAGTGTGAAATCTGGTTGCATAGACATGAACAACAACTTTTAAAGTATAATCAGGAGTATCGAGAGCATGTAAGTAAATTCAAGACAGGGAAGGATTTTCGTGATTTTAAATTCGATCCGCGACAGGCGAAGCGACACAGGCGGAGAACAGTTCAGGAAATTTTTGCCCCATGATTGTTTTTAACTAGAGAGCACAGAAAGGAAATATGAGTGGACAACAAGCTTGTGATCATAGATGTGGATGCATTGTTGGGTACGAAGAACAAGTTACATCACCCTTGTTGCACGAAGTCACTCTGTGATAAGGCCATGAATTTTCGTGGAAAAGACGCCAGATGTAAATTTGAGAGGTGGTGTGCTAACGCCCACTATAATCCCGAAAATATTGTAGCATATCGCTCCGAATTAAATGTAACAGAAGATAACTGTTATATGGCTGTTATTCCTGCGTTGGATAAACTGGCAGAAGCAGGATGGTTATTTTCATTGTGGACTACTAGACCAAGAAGGCAAACCTTCCATATTATTAACATTTTGAGAAAAACAGAAATCTGGCATACAGCTCAGGTGTTCTTAGGAACACCTTTGTTATTGAATAACAGTGAGCTTCCAGCTGATGGGACTTTTTCTCCGGCGACTGAAAAACTGACCCTTTTTGAAAGGACCTATGGAAAGATCTATAACCCTAATTGGCCAATCGTAGCAATTGAGTCCGATCCGCTAGAGGCTAGTATCCTGCAATCTTACGGCGGTAAAAATGTCATTGTCCATCTTTCTCCAAAGATTTGGCTGGATATCATAGTGAATGAAATGGAGACTCTTGATGATTTGCTAGTTTGTGGTCAGTTTAGGGAGTCTATGGTTTCAATTGTAGATCAAGCAGGTTGAAGTATTCTGGGATAGATTCTATACAGACACATATACAGGAGTTAGTTTCTCTTCATAATAAGATCATTGATGGATATCCTAGCGGGAAAATCAAACGGATCAGTTTAGTTTTCAAGTAGACACAGACTACGGAGGTTTATCATGCATAATGGCATGATCACAGATAAGGGTGTTTTCGATGCAGTCTGGTGTCCGTTTATGTGGATGGACGAACAGAACAACACCAATAGAGTTAAGCCAGAACGCGATTATGATCCATTACAGAGCATCTATGAAGCTCTTTTTACTGGAATTCATTCCAGGTGGGTGTTTATTGAAAGTACTGATAATGGAATCAAGGCACTTCCTTACGGAGAGAGTTTTTGGCTTCATATTCCTTTTTCTACTGGGAAGTTCTTGTTAACAGCACATCAGGTGATCTGGGATTCAACGAGTGTGACTGGTGGAGTTGTTACGGTTATTCGCAATAAGAAATACGATCCCAGAGATGAGGAGGCAGTTGAGGCTGAGAGGTTTCTTCAAATTTTGATGGTTCAACACGTTTTCAGATTTTTTACGGAGGTGGGTCAAGTTAGAGTGGTTAGCTGCTATCCTGGATATCCAGATCAGGAGACAATTGATCCGACGTCAAAAGAGGTGGAAGAGGCCGATTCATGGGCTCAGGATATTATGCAACAAAAGAGGGGATTAGTTGAGTTGATCCCTCGCCTTAATAAATGTCCTCAATGTTGGTGGTACAATTGTCCTGCTAGGAAGATTGATCCTATTGTTTCTTCTATTCGGTTTAAGGGTGGCAAGAGCCATGCCTCTGGGGTGTTAGATTAGTTTCTAGATAGATTGAAGTTTTATTAAAGCAAAAAGGTTTAATATGAATTTTAGATATTTTAAGAACTTAGAAAAGGAACACATCAGGAAGTGCCTTTCTTCACATCCTGTTCTTTTGCTGAGTGGAACTGAGCAGACAGGAGTTGTCCGGACTGTCGAGGCGATTCTGGAGGAATATACGGTAGACAAGGAAAGACAAGAAGCTGAGGAGATGGTTTGGCAGGGAATCCATCCAGATCTCATTCTATATGATGGTAGAGAGCTAACTGCTGAAGATGCACGTAATCTAAGACAGTTTGCAACATCTTGTCCTGCGATTTGGGATCGACGGTTTATAATCATTTCTTATATCCACAGACCACATTATGTGGTTATGCCAATTCTACTTAAGCTTATCGAAGAACCTCCAGATCATTTTTCAATGATCGTTACTACTTCTAATGAGAGAAGGGTATTACCAACTATTTTGTCGAGGTCACTACAACTTAAGATTCGTCCATCTGACGAAAGTGAAGTTAAGTGGTGGTTAAACAGACTGGGAAAAGAAGAGAATGATTTAAGAATTAAAGCGTGTGGTGGAGACTTGAATGTCGCTGAGAATCTTAATCTATTCGTGATTCAAGAATGGCATAGAGATTGGTCAGCGGTATTGATCGGATCAGATTTTAAAAAAAGTTTTCTAGCGATTTGGACTGCACGATTGGAGGAAGCATCTGAATCGACTCAGATTGCCTGCTGGGATTTGCTGATTCAAATGATTGCATCTGTATTAAATCGAAATCGGTTCTGGGTAGAAGTAGGATTGGTAGGAATGGAGGCGAGAAATACCACACAAAGTGGTTTTATGAATAAAATGTTGTCTTCTACGTTACTTTTTAAGACTTATGCTATTTCAAAAGTTATTCTAACCAGAGGCTAGTTGTGAGATTTCGTGAATTTTTTGAACGTTCCACTGATACTAAGAAGAATGCTAAACTCACCCTCATTACTGGTGATGATCAGGTTCTGAAGGATATTATTGTTGAGCAGATGGGGAGACTGACTGGTTTATGGGATGTTCGAGAACAGTTTGAGGTGAAGGATGTCAGGTCGATTGTGGCTCTTTGGGAAGAAGGCTCTTTGATGGGAGCCAGGTTCATAGATGTTCGAGTTAATGGCAAGCTTAAGAATAACAAGCTTTGGAAACCGTTCCTGGCTAAAATATCAGCCAGTAAGAATTACATGACGGTTAATTTTCAGGGAGAAGAGCCATCTTGGGAAGGGATGTTAGCTCGACCTGTCTTTCAGTTTGTGGAGTGCAAATTTCCTAAAAGAGTGAAGGAGCGTGCTAAGTTAGTTGATCTGAGATTAAAAACGAATGGATGTCATTTAGATCAGGAGATGATTAAGGAGCTATCTGTTCGAGTTAAGTCTTCAGAAGAAGTAGAATCCGCTGTACTGACATTAAGCATTCTTTCTAAGTCATGCAAGATCACAGAGCAAGAGATCACTTATGCGGCTGGTGAGCGAGATGATCTTCGGAGCACCTTAAGAGCGATTGCTTACGGTAATATTATTATTTTGCTGGAAGAGATGGAACAACTGGAGCCGATTTTATTGCTTAGCAATTGGTATGGAATCTTCAAGAAGATATACTGTTGGATTAATCAGACAGGTGAAGATGACGATCATAAAGAGGAGCCAGATATTGATGATGAGGAGGAAGAAGAGGAGAGTGAATCATTAGTGTCTACAGAAATTAAGTTGAATCGCTATCAATTAGAAGATTATAAAATCGCTAAAAAGAAATACTCTCCTGTGTTGATTCGAACAATTATGGAAGGTCTCAATGAAGTTTATCAGGATATTCGAAGAGGCAAGAGCGAAGGGTGGCAGGAGCGGGTTAGATTTATCCTTACTATGATGCCTAAATGACGCGAAGGCAAGCATATCATTTTCCTTCTCCTCGTCGGGAGCGATCGACTCAAGTCTACTTGTTAGATGATGATTTGGCATGGGCTCCTTTTTTGAGGGTTGATCGATCTTCAGTTCCTGTACCTGTTTTCTACAGAAGAACATTACCAAAAAGGATTAAATCAAATGATGGATCTCAGGAGAGGCAGTCATTAGTCATTGAGCATGAACCAGAAATCCATGAAAAAGAACCTGTTGTTATTCAGAAGGTGGTTGAAGAAGCAGGAAAAGTGAAAGAAAAAAAATCACTAACTAAGTTAGTGGTGAAGTCAAGAGAGTCGAAAGTTAAGGAAATAGGGCCGCCGTTAGAGTTAGCAGAGAAGAAAAAGGAGCCCGAAATACTTCCTATATATGACAGAGTTTCTGTAGTAATGGCTTTTAGAGGGCGGGAAGATAATCGATTGGATGGGTTGAAAAAATGCATTAAGTGTCTTCGAGATCAAACGATAGATTGTTATATTATAATTGTCGAACAGGATAAAATCCCTGTACATCAGTGTGAGTTAGAACCACTGGTAGACAGTTACTTGTTTATTTACTCAAGTCTTATGTTTAATAAGAGTTGGGCATTTAATTGTGGGGCTATGATTGCACCAGATGATTTGATATTGTTTCATGACTGTGATTTATTGACGCCTAAACACTATGTAAAAGAATCTATAAAGGTATTGGGAACAAAGGATATAGCGTTACCGTGGGCAAAAATACTTTATCTTGATGAGGAATCAAGTAAGAAGTATCCTGATTGTCACCTTAAAGCGACTTCAACGTTGACTACCAATCAAGCAGTTGGTGGATCCCTTTTAGTTAAAAAGAATTTTTATCTAAGAATTGGAGGAATGGACGAGCGGTTCTTTGGATGGGGTGGGGAAGATAATGCGTTTTATGCGAAGGCAACTAAGCTTGGACGCGTGAATCGAACGAGTCCTGTGACTGGAATCACTTTATTGCATCACTATCATAAACCGGCACAAAAGGTACATCAGAATAACTACATTAATAATAGTATACTTCGGGAATATTATCAGAGATCAGATAAAGATATCATGCTTAGGATTAGAACACTTGATCCGATCGGCGATCCGCTTAGATATAAGACTCAGGAGGAAGGTAAATCGACAGAGATTAAAACGGTTAATGTGTTGAGCCTTTGATCAGGAGAGAAATCATGCATAACAGACCCATTCTCGCTGTCTTTCTACCGTGGGAATTTACCGGACTAGCCAAGACGGTACAAGCCAGGTCGAAAGGCAATGATCGAGTGAAAATCGGCGGTAATCGTGAAGGGATACGCATTACGGCAACGGTTCAGGATTTCCTGCGTTTGGGGCTGGGGAAACAGGACTGGGATGTTTCTGATGCGATGGTAGGCCGGCTACGATCGGCTAGGATGCCGGTAAAGGCGTCACGCACTATCCGATTGCCAGGGAAAGTTACTGCGGTAGAAATCAGTACTGACCTAGATTCACATATTGCGAAGAAGGTAGCAGGAGCATTAGCTCAGCAAGGTTCTGCCGATGTGGTTACGATCTATGATCGGGATGGGGCGGGGCATACGGGGGTGTCCAAGAGGCTCGGGGGGAAAGAGGCTGAGGTGGTGGGGACCACGTCCCTGGTCAATCCGGGGGCTCCTAAGTCGAAAGGGAGGGTGGCACGAGAGTCAGCTAAGCGTACTGGTCTGATAAATGCGATCAGGGATATTTATGAGTCAAACGGTGACGATTTCGCCATGATGCTGGATTGGGACGACAGTAATTATGAAACTCCCGACATTAGAGATCTAATCCGGAGCGTTCTTCCTCAGTATCTTTCGGATGCTCAGAGGGAAGAATGGGACAACATGGAGCAGGAACAGCAGACTGCGACGCTGAGACAGGCATTACCATGGTACGAAATTCAAGAAACAGCCGAGACGTTGAATGAACATTTTGAAAACACAATGAGGGGTGCATCCAGGACACCTCGCACTCTTCAGGCATCTCCAGATCCTTTGGATTTGGGCTTGAAGGATCCTGAAAACTTGGTTAGGATCAATGGGAGAAAATCAATTAATGCTTTATTTTCGTGAGCATTAGTATGATCATATTGTCTCAGGATTTCCGGAGAGTTCTCGCCGCAGATATTACCGGAGCGGGATCTCCGGAAATTTTCGTTTCTTTGGAAAGTTATCAGAAGGCCATGCAAGTAGAAGCGGAGTCGCTCAAGGACTGGATGGTGGAAAAGAAAGAGAAGGCTTTAAATTTTAAGTTATCATTGGAAATGCTTGAGAAAATCAAACAGGAACTACGGGGTTATTCACGTCTTCCTTTCATTATAAAATGGATTGAAGCTAAAAATCCACAAGCATTAGGAGGTGAGATTCAGAAACTTTGGGATTGGCTTATGCATGGGGAAGAGAGTCGGGATCGTTATATGGCTGTACGTGAGTCAGTAACTACACTGATGGACTTCCAAGAAAGCATTATGGATCTTTCTCAAAGATACTTGCCAGAAACCGCCGAGGCTAAGTTCCATGAAATCATGAATCAAACATCTCAGAACATGGATAAGATCGAAGAACTGATTCGAGCTGCCATCTCACGAATTCCAACTTGGCATGGATATCCTGTAGTGATCGTGGCTGAGCCGAATCACTCGGATATGCTTCGAGATCGGTATAATTTCGAGCCAGCTGAGAATGCGACAGTTGAGTTGAAAACAGGAGCAAGTTATCCACCTGGATTTTCTCTATTTATGAGAGAAGAGGGAAATCCAGAGGTAGATGATGTTTTAGATGCTGGAGACGAGGATTTCTTTACGGATCTGGAGTCACAAGGTGATTATTTCAGTTTGGTGAATGAGATAAAGAATCCTGGGAGTACTCAGAAAACTAAGTTACTCACTCTTTACACAGCTCGTCCTGCCGCAGATCGAGAGACATACCAGAATGCTCAAACTCTTCCTGTGAATATTTTTCTAACGAACAGTTTTGACCATGCACTGGGACTAGCGTCTGACTTGGCAGGCTCCGGTGGAATGAGAGATATTTGGAGAGTTAGGATAGATTCTAGGTATATAACGCAAACTCTGGAAGGGACTGTGAAATATTATCAGGTTACGGTACCGAGTGCTCCTGTAAAATCTATGGATCTGGTTTATTCAGAAGGGGATTGAATGTATTATTATCGTATGATTCTTAAAAAACAGGAGAAAAATCTGAAACTCTTAGAGTATAGTAAGTTAGGAGGACAAATTGATGAAGACGCAGAAGATTCACAAAGGGTTGACACTGGTTGAGCACAATCCAAGTATGAGGCGGAGAAGGCTGTTGTTGGTCAAGCGTGGAGAGACGATCCTCGGCATGCTGGAGAAGTATAAGAATACCAAGTCCGATTACCATCCCTGGAAGGCATGGGTGGGACATGGTTTAACGGCTCGATTCCTCGGTGCTTTCTATGAGCCACGGAACGGCTTGGTGCCTACCGATGACATGAACATGGGCGGCAAGAACGGAGCGATCGACGCTATCGTGAAGGCGACGGTCTGATTTTAACCAGAAAATTGAGAAACATTGAGAAAAATCGAGGACGACATAGTATAGTAAGTAGGAGGTTAAGTTTGTGATGCAGACGACAACACTGAACAAAGCCAATGTCGAGAAGCTTGAGACCGAGATTCGGGCTCTGATTGAGCCTGAGCGCCGATCGTTTGTGACGCTCTTTTCAGGGCGAATTGAACATCAGATTGCTCACTTTCTGGCAAAACGTCAGCCGAATCAGACTCTGGAGGAGTTCTATCGGAACTCTTCTTTTGGTACGCCTCAAGGCGTGCGAGAGTCACTGGTAATGGACTCGAACGGTGTTCGAATTCAATATATTTGGAAAGACCGCCCGGCCTTTTCATATCACCGACACGAGCAGGCAACTGAGATCATTCAGAAGATCGCCGAGCGTAATGCCGACAACGTCCTTACGGCTTTTATCAATCGGACATTGAGTAAGTTGGGTCCGGTTGTCGAGCGCAAGGATGATTTCAAGGTCTCGAAAGCCACGGATCGTTTCAGTGGGTTTGAGAGGGCCACTGGCCACTGGGAAGGAAACCTGTATTTGTCATTTGAGGACGGCACTTTGTTCAGTGCATCGCTTCAGATCATCACGAACTACAGCAAGTTTGGTGAGCCATTCGGCCAGTATCCCATGCGGTTCTTTGACTCCATGTTGCGTCCTGGTATTGCGTCTGGCTCCGTATCGATCGAGGAGATTTGGGAGAGTGTGGGGTATACTCCTCCTTTGCCGGCCAAGAAGCCGCGGTGGACTAAGGTGGTTTCTGGGTCTGTTCTCCTGATCAACGACACATATCATCTGGTGACAACCCCTGGGAAGTTCAAGAATGTGAACCAAGTAGCCCACGAGCAAGTGGCTCGGATTCATGATCAGACCTGGGGTGCTCTGGTTGAGTACAGTGATGGTACTGAGAAGAGATATCGCTTTACTGATGATGAGTTGGCTCAACTCAAACAGGTGGAGTCTGCATATCAGTTCAACAAGGCTTTGAAGAAGCGTCGGGAGTTTGCTTTCCAGGCTCTATTTGGGAAGGAGTTGGCCCCGTTTTTGGATCCCGGTGAGACTTTGCTGAGGGATTTTGGAGAAAATGGCCCTAGGGTTAGAGTATAGTCAAAAGGGGAGAGTTCCTTTTTTGATTGTGGAGCGTTAGATCAAGAATGAGAAGGGTACCATGCCATTGATGTTTTTTGCGAGCGACGTGGAAGAGCAGGAACCAGAGGTTCATAGTCTCGATATTTATATCGGGGAGCAACGACCTGTCGTACATGAAGGTGCGACAGTTAAGGAATTCAAGGGTCAGAAGCACCTCAAGTCTTTCTTGATAAAGGGAGAATGGGATCGAGTAACAATTTACAAGTCACCAGAATGCCCACAGGATGTAGTGGATGAGCTAACCGATTGGATGAACCTCCATATGTCCCTTTCTACGGTGACAATCTTTTTTGATGAGGACAAGAGTGGGTGAAGTTTATTTTGATGAAATAGGCAAGTTATCCTTGGAGAAGTTGTTTGAAATCCATGGGACTGTGAAAACTCCGATGGTTGTTTTTGAAAAAGACGGGATCATCCAGGTGATGCGACCATTATTCGAAGAGGAGGACGTCGAGAAACTTCATGCAAGTCTACTTTCCTCTATAGCCGATTTGATTCGACGGTTCAAACTTTCTGAGTTATTTGTCGGCTACGAGGGCTTCTACGTGATGGAGGAAAAAGAGAAAGCTGTACGGGTTTTAATTGGAACTCTTTATTCTGATGATGAGGAGAGAACTTGGCTAGCACAAATTCACGGAAGCACTATAGGAGAGTGGCAAGATGTCTCTGATAACGATAACCGACTAGGATTCGAGAGAGTGTGGCAATTGGCGATGTCATACCTCAGGAACTAAGGTATGGAGCGGGTTGTCGTTTTTACGTTTGCGACAAAGCCAGAGAGAGGATTCGCACAGTATTTGACGAGTTGTATCCGGAATGGGATTGTGCCACGAGTGTTAGGGATGGGGCAACCATGGGTGGGGCTTAGTCAAAAGATTCAACGGGTGAGAGAACAGTTGAACTGTTTAGAAGGGAGAGATCTTGTAATTTTCACAGATTCTTACGACGTTGTTTTTCAAACAGGGACAGGAAAGATGGTACATGATTTCAAGTCATATGGTAAACCTTTTGTGTTTTCTTCTGAGGCTTATTCTGGATGGCCTTATGAAAATACAATTCTTCCTGAGACGCCGATTCCGCGTTATCGATCACTTAATTCTGGAGTCTGGGTTGCTCATGTTGATGACGCTAAGAGGATCATTGATGAGGCATATGGAGATAGACTGAGCGATAGTGCTTATGAGAACGATCAAGGTGTGTTTCAGCAATGGTATTCTATAAATCGAGACAAGGCTATCGTTGATTATAAAAATCTCTTGTCAACAACTACACATTACACTGAGAACAACATTCAATGTAATAGCAAAGGAGTTATTTTTAACAAACATACCGGTAGTATTCCTTGTGCGATTCATGGAACGAATTGGTGGAATATGAACGGCGTCTATGAGGCACTCAAAATTCCCAGTCAGAGTGAGATGTCTTCGGATGAGCCGAGTTATCGTCGCCATCAAGCTTATATGCTAGCTGCAGATCATCCCTGGCCTGCTGTTATGCCGGGGATGAAATCGAGTAATGGGGCTTACTTCGGTGCAGAGAATGAAAGGGTCTTTCGTAAGTCACTCGGTGAAGCGTCTGTTATACTTGAGTTAGGTTCTGGGGATGGATTAGGTTTTACAAAGTTTTTTCTAGCTCATTCAAATGCTCTGTTAATTTGTAATGACTCTTGGGAGGATGATCTATACGACAAGTTTTGTTGTAATTTGTGGAGCGAGCGAGATCGAGTTGTACCTCTATCAATGAATATTACAGATGGATTACATAAGGTCGCTGAGTACAAGGTCATACCGGATGTGATTTATATGGATGTCGATTATTCCAGTGAGGATGTATTGGAGCAGCTAGATTTGATTTATAGGTTGTTTCCTAAGTCAATGATTTTTGGAAATAAGTTTAATTTTCAATCTGTTAGACAAGATGTGTTAGGATTCACTAAGAATCATTCTATAACTCCTGTGGTAAGTGATGAGATTTGGATGATTAAGAAACGAACAGTAGATCAGATGGAGACGGTCCTAATGAGTAATCGTAAGTCGCTCGATGAGCTGGCTATTCATTATGGCACTGATAAATCGAGCTTGGATTCGAGGGACTATTTAAAAAAGCAATAGCTTATCTCAGGAATTGATGCATGAAGAAAGTGACTTTTTTCACTTTAGCAACGGATTCTGTACGAGGATTTCCACAGTATCTTGCTAGTTGTGCCAGACATGGTATCGAACCGCGAGTATTGGGGATGGGCCAGAAATGGGAAGGGTGGAATCATAAGATTCGTTTAGTGAGAGAGCAACTTGATAACTTGAGTGACGATGAATTGATCGTGGTAAGTGATTGTTACGACGTGGTTTTTCAGAAAGGATCTAAAGCAGTAGTCAATGCTTTTTTGTCATATCGGAAGCCAGTGGTCATTTCGGCCGAGATGGGAATTGGATATTCTGATATTAGTAATGAAATATTACCAAAGACTCCGAATTCGCTTTATCGATCATTGAATGGTGGATTTTGGATGGCTCGTGTTGGTAATGCTAGAAATATGATTGATGAGATGTGGGAAGGTGGTGAAGATGATGATGATGATCAGAGGATGTTTTATAAATGGCACGCTGAAAATCAGACTAAAGCAACGATTGATTATAAAAATGTACTTGTGACTTCTTCTAATTACAATTATGTTGATGAGGATTTGGGGTATCGAGATCATTTAGTGTACAATAAACATACTTTCTCTGTTCCATGTGCGATTCATTTGTCTGCATGTACAGATATGACTAAGATTTATGAAGTACTGGAACTATCACCTCAAATTCCGATGGTTCTTGGAGAACGAGCACATCGTCGTTATCAGACTTATGAGTTGGCAGCGAAGAATCCATGGCCGGATGTTAGGCCTAGTGTAGAACCAGATGGGGAACATTTTTTGAGAGACACCGCTGCTCGATTTTTCAGTAAACTGCTTGAGCGGCCGATGTCGGTGATATTGGAACTTGGCTCATGGGTTGGAGCTGGATCGACTAAGTTTTTTCTGGAGCATTCCAATGCCTTGGTTATTGCAAATGATACATGGAGAGGCGATTCACTGGAGTTGGTTAAGAGACGGGAACATAAAATACCAATTCTTTACGAGACTTTTTGTCACAATCTCTGGTATTATCGTGATCGGATTATTCCTTTGAGAATGGATACATTGAATGGGCTTTGGATTGTCGCTGAGCATGCAATAGTTCCCGATCTTATCTATGTGGACGCGAATCATTCTTACGAGTCTGTTTTTGCACAGTTAAATTTAATATACCGACTTTTTCCAAACTCAATTGTATGCGGTGATGACTATGCATCTTGGCCAGAGGTAGGAAGGGCTGTACGTGACTTTACAAGTAGAGAAGGCATTGAGTTTATAATAGATGGTGAGATTTGGATGCTTAAGGAACATCGGAGGTAGGTGATCATAGATTTGAAGTTTTTTAAGGAATCAATTTTCCAATGTCCAAGATTCATGTACCACAGAATTTTGACTACAGTCGTTATCCTGGAAAAACGTCGACGATTCATTTTCAGGATTTTGTGATCAGACGGCTTTCTAAGCCGTTTCTGGAAATGAACAGTCCAACTCCAGGCATAGATCTCGAAGGTGAACAGAAAGCTGCACGAGACGACGTAATAGACTGGATTATTCACCCTGATATTGATGATCGAGTCTTTTCAGTGGGTGGCTTGGCCGGTACGGGAAAAACTTTTTTGATCTCTCACATCCAGGCGTATATCCAGGCGTTGGGATTAAGGTGTAATGTAGTTTCTTTGACAGGACAGGCTGTGGATGTTCTGAAAAAGAAAGGAATCAATCGACCTGAAACGATTCATTCTTGTCTTTATACTAAAGATGATGACGAGAGCAAAAAACAGAGACGATTGATTTTTACTAAGAATTACTCCCTTGGTTATGAGATCATCATTATTGATGAGGCTCAGATCCTCTCAAAGCAGTATTATGACGACCTCTTGTCATTTCCACATATTCGGATCATTGCTATTGGAGACCATGGTCAACTGCAGGCTATTGGAGGCGATACGATTGACCTGATGTACAATCCCAGGATCAAATTGGAGGAACCCAGGCGACAAGCATTGGGTTCGAACATTCTTCAGTTCGCTCATGCATTACGTACTGGTAAGCCGATTCGGTTCGGAAAATGCCCTGGAGTTATGATAGCACCACGGAGTGCATTCTGGAAGGATGTGGTTGATCCTAATTGTGATAAAATCATCGTTGGTTTTAATCGTACCAGGCATGGGGTGAATAAGGTGGTCCGCAATGCCAGAGGTTATCTTGGATCTGTTCCTAATGTTGGAGAGAAGGTGACATGTCTTTATAACCACCGTGATATTGGTCTTTTTAATGGACAACACTTCATTGTCAACAGCATCCAGCCAGAGGGTGATGAACTTCTGAGAATGATCTTGGATGATAACGGTGCAATATATAATGTCATTGCTGTTAAGGACCAGTTTGGTCGAGATAAGATTGATCTTTCGTATTCGACTCGATTTTACAGGGATGGATATCGGGATGTAGTCTTTCTGGACTTCGCCTATGCGAGCACTGCTCACAAAGCGATGGGGAGCGAGTACAGTAGAGGTAAAGTACTAGAAGAATGTCATAGAGATACGGACGTTAAGCGATGGTCCTATACCGCAGCAACTAGGTTTATTGACGAAGTTCAGTATTATCGTTGAGGTAATTTTGAATCTAGGAGCAGAAAATGGATTCCTCGACAGTAGATTCATCTTGGTTGGATGAAACTCCACCTTTGATGGAGAGTCCTTTTAAGGACCTGATACCAGAAATAGTTCTCTACGACCCCGACATGGCTCCTATGATCTATTTGATCCGTGATAGGACGAATCGTCTTCATCTAGTTTACTTTCTTTTTTCTCGATTGGAGGAAAAACAACATACTTATGTAGTGGTACCAATTGATTTTTCTACTGTAGATAATATTTGTAATAATTCTATTGACCTGTATACCGCACTGAATGTAGACACACTTTGGATTGTCGATATTGATTATCATGATCAAATCCAGGCTATTCGACCCTTCAGATTCGAGGGTATTCCTTCTGATTTTCTTCCTAAACCAGGGGTGAAACTCCGAGATGAATAAGAAGGATTACCTGGCTTAAGGTACTAAATAGAAAAGAAAAAGTCGAATTTCCGTAGAAATTCGACTTAGTTTGTAGTATAGTATATGTGACTTTCTTTTTTAAAGGGGAAATTATCATGACTCAGCATTTAAATTCGAGGGAGATTAATGAGATGAGAGTTGGTGAGGGAAGGGATGATGAAAGAATGGAGCGATTACGGCGTGTGATTCGGCGTAATGCTGCTCATTATGACAATCCGTGTTTTGAAAGTTTCTTATGGTTTCCTTTGCCGAATGGTGAGTGGAAGATGTTAAAAGGATCAGGAGATCCCAAAGAGTGGCATTACCATCTCTGGGAAGGGCATGGGCTTAATCTCTTAGCTGAGGCATGGAATATTGATCCAGCTGATCTCTGGTCGGGAGCGGGTGACAATGCCATTCCTACAGGATATGTCGATTTCAAGGAGGAGAGGTTTCGTGATGTCCCGTTTTTGATTCTACCTGATCCACTTCCTTATGGATGGGATGAGGATAAAGTGAAAGATGAATTGCGATGTGGGCATCGAATTACTGACGTGAGATATATTGATCGACGTGCTGGTACTCCCGAAGGGATCAATAGGTTGATGGGGATTTTGAAGGATCTTCAAACCTATCGGTCTTTACCTAGTGAGCCGACTGTATATTAACAGCTTGTGAAGGACGTTGAATTAGAGGCGGTGTAAAGATCTTTTTATTTTAGGAAGTAATGGAGTCATGGAGATTTATTTTATGGCCTGGGTCTCATGGAGGGACGTAGGCCTCTTTTTTTATTTTTCAGGAGCATATTATGACTTTTAAGTCCATGTGCGAAAGTTATATCGCGATGGAGAATGATACTCAAATTAGGGTACGCAGGAGAATATGGTCACCGAACATGCACCTCCTTTTAGGAGTGGATACAGGAGGGGCTCCGATGGCAGTCGTTAAATATGATGATGGTGGTATAAAGCAGCCCGAATTCCTGACGTTTGGGATGAGCCTAATTATGAACAGCGAGACAGCTATTTTTGGATGGTGCCCATCTATTGAAGACGTGATGGGTCAAGACTGGGAATTTATCCAGGGGAGATAAAGGATGGCCGAGACAACCAACCCGACACCTGAAGAAGTTCTGGCAGAATTTCAAGCTTTAGGTAAAATTCCGATTTTATTATGGCAGATCACCTCTGTTCATATCCGAGATCTTACGGCCAGAGGGGTATACTTAGCGGATCATGTTTCAACACCGGAAGATCAAGATGAGTTTGATGCGGTTGAGCAGGAGTTAGCCAACCGTGTGATGGGCAGAGCACCACTTCTCAAGTGAGATAGTTGCGCATGAATTATAAAAGGATCGATGCGGGTATGAGGCCCTTATTTCAAAGTCTTGCAGAGACGGGAATCTCGTTAGATGAAAAGAAATTACTAGGTATGATCCAAGGGTTTCAGAGGCAACTAGCCGAACAGAAGCAAACAATTAATCGTAAAGTTGGGTTTACAGTTAATATTGACTCTGATGATCATTGGCATCAAGCTATGCAAGTGATAGATTCAGAGCTTGTTTTGAATCAAATTCTAGGGTCCAGGGTACTCGGTTCTTTGATCCGGAAACTCCAGCAGGTTTATGATTTAGCCAATGGGAATTCTAAGATACTGGATCGTTCATTTGGACTTTATCCGAAATATGATTTGGATATGAATGGGAAGATTACTACTATCAGTGAATTGGCGCTGAATGATCTTCCTGAAGAATCTTTGATGGCGATTAGTCGTCAAGATCGGATATTAATCAAGGCAACTTATTCTGACATTATATCGAAGGTCGTTCAAAAACTTGCTAATGATTCAGGGATTGACGTTAAGTCATTTATTCATAATTTGGCGAAGTCACAGAATATTGTATCTTCATTATTTGGGCGGACAGCTATAGTTCCTGAAATTGAATCAGAGAGATCGAGGTTTGTGGTGGAATTTCCGATTGAATCGACTGCAATGGATCTGGCAAAGATGGGGTTCATCAATCTCTTCGAGGATTATAGAATTGGTAGGTTAGAGTCTCAGATTTTTGCTCTCACACCGTATTCAGCATACCTATTTGCACCAAACGAGCACGTTGAACTTATATCATCAGTTTATCGAGAGTGCCTAGAAAACGCACATTCGGATTTTACCTTGATTGTTGATATTACGGTAGGAAAATCACTGACAAAATTAATGTAGCAGAAAAAAAGTTGGAAAAAAAGTGCGATGTGTGTAGTATAGTAGCATGGTTAGTTTGCTCTGTCACAATTTGGAGGTACAGAAGAATGGTCGAGGTCAGGATTCGCGATCTTGAGGCTGCGATCAGGGATGAAGCCACGCTCTATGAAGGGGAAGGGCGAACGCTGAGTGCTAGTCAACTGGCTCATGAAATCGAAGGGGAGGCTCAGTGTCGTTACCGTGGTGGTCGCAGACCACGGTCGCTGAAGTGGCGGATCACCAAAATCTATCGTGACCGTCTTGAAGACTGATGAAAGGGAATGGGTGGGATAGAAATTGTCCCACCCATTTTTTGTAATTTTATGGAAAAACTTGAGAAAAAATCTTTTGAGAAGAGTATAGTAATACGGTCGGTTTGTTCATTCACAATTTGGAGGATAGATGCGAAAGAGTTCGGGGATTGCTCGGCTGGAGCGGCGTATGGCGGGAGTGGAGGCCATGGCTAATGGAGGCACCGTGCACGAGCGCGAAATTGCGTCCAGGAAACTGTCGCAACTGCGGTCAACGCTGCCTGCTGTCCGTGCAGAGGAAGTGAGTGATGCGTGGTCTACTTGCGGCACGCTGGTCCGTGATCGTAATGGAGCAAAGGCGTACTTGCGGGAGACGGCTCTGAGGTACTTTCTTGAGCACGTCTCTAATGGATGTGTGGTAACGAACCGCACCGTGCCACTCTCGGATGAGTTCGGCAGCGGGGATTTCTACGTGATCTTGTCTTGGCTGCTCAAGCACGACTTGTGCATCAAGATGGGATCGAGGTATCAGATTTCCAGCAAGGCGGCAATTGTGAAGAAGTGGAATGGTTTCGTGGATCAGATGAAGGTCTGATGTAAGTAGTTCGGGGGGACGACGGTGTCTTCCCGAACTACTTTTTTACGAAATCGTAGAAAAATATGAGAAAAAATCGTTTGAGAAGAGTATAGTGAACTGCAAGAGCGGAGTCGTGTGGCTCTGCTCGAAGGGTATTCAGTCCAAGTTTACTGAGAGGAAGTTGAGCACGATGACAGACGATTACAAGGTTCGCATGTATCGCGATTCCAACAAGCCTCATGGTACCGAGAGTGGCTACCGCGAGGCCCATGTCCGGGCGAATTCTTACGAGGAAGCTCGAAAGCAGGCGGTCGCTCAGAACCCCGGTTACCACACCACGGCGTCGCCGATCAAGAAGTAAGCACTGACTCAGAGCAGGTAACTGTTAGCTGCACGGATTACTGTGTTGGTGTCCGTGCAGCTAATAGTTGAGGTGAGTTTCTCAAGTTTCCCAAGTTTCTCAAGTTTTTCCGAAGTAGGAGTGTGTTCTGTGCAGACGATTCGTCAAGGTTTCTTATCTCGTGTTACGGGCTTTGGGCGATCCAGTTCTGGGTCATCCAAGTCTCGACGTCGATTTCGGCCGGCGCTGGACCAGGTCGAGAATCGCCAGTTGTTGACCACGTTCACGATTTCCAACGTCCAAACCGGCAACTATCTGGACAACAACGGTGCGACTAATAACGGCGCTCCGATCGTCGAGAACTCGTACAACGGCACTGCCAACCAGCAATGGAATCTGGTCCAGTTGTCCAACGGCAGCTACAGCATCATTAACGCCCAGAGCGGCGATTACCTGGACGATCCTTGGGGATCGACGGCCAACGGCACCAAGCTCCAGCAGTGGCAGAACAATGGCGGCTATGCCAACCAACAGTGGAAAGTGACACCGCTTTCCAACGGCAACTACGATATTGTCGCTTGGAATGGTCTGTACGTGGATGCTCAGTGGCAGTTAACTGCTAATGGCACTCAGGTCCAGCAGTGGCAGTACAACGGAGGGTATACGAACCAGCAGTGGGTTCTGCATGTGGTGACTCCACCATCGAACCTCAACGGCCAGACGTTCACGATCTCCAATGTCTGCAGCAATGAGTACTTGGACAACAACTCGTCATTATATGACGCGGCTTCGATCGTCCAGAATCGGTATACTGGTGGTCAGAATCAGCAGTGGAAGATGGTCCAGCTTTCCAACGGCAACTACAACGTTGTCAACGTCCAGAGTGGCAAGAATCTGGATGACGCCGCGTTTTCGACTGCTAACGGGAACGGGATGATTCAGTGGTACAACAATGGAGGGTTGAACCAGCAGTGGAAGCCGGTCCTGCTGCCCAACGGCAATTACAATCTCATCAATGCCTATAGTCATCTGTACCTGGATGACTACGGGTATTCGACTGCCAACGGTGCATTCACATGTCAGTGGCAGTATAACGGAGGCATTAACAACCAGCAGTGGGTGCTGCATCCGCTGACCACGGCCCCGATCAGCGGGACGGTTACGATCTCCAACGCCTACAGTGGCAAGTACTTGGACAACAACTCATCGCCCTACGACTGGGCTCCGGTTGTTCAAAATCAGTACACTGGTGGTCAGAACCAGCAGTGGAATCTAGTCCAACTCTCCGACGGCAACTATAACGTCGTCAACGCCAAGAGCGGCCTGGACCTGAACGACTGCTATGCGTCAACCGCTGACTGGACCGGTATGATCCAGTACCATAACGACGGTACTCTCGCCGGAGAATGGAAGCTGGTCCAGCTTTGCGACGGCAACTATAACGTCGTCAACGCCAAGAGCGGCCTGTACCTGGACTCTAATGGCTGGGCGGCTGCCAATGGAACTCAGGTGATTCAGTACCATGGAGATGGTGCTCTGAACCAGGAATGGGTGTTGCATCTGCTGACTCCGGCTCCTGTTCCAGTTCCGTCCTCCAATCCGACGGCGAACACGCCCTACTCACCTGCTCCTGCTGGTGTGCCGCTCTTCAATGGTGGGGGACCGTCTTATCTGGATGTGCAGCAGGGGCAAGTTGGAGATTGCTGGTTGCTTGGAAGTTTGGCTGAAGTTGCGGCCAGGGCACCCCAGGACATCACGAGTATGTTTACTTACGACGGAACAACCGTCGAGAATGGGGCCACGGTTGGAGTCTATTCGGTCCGATTCTTCGAGAGCAATGGATCTGCAGTGCACGTTGTTGTGGATACGGAACTCCCCTCCGGTGGCAGCTATTACGCCCATATTGGCAACGCCCTAGGCACCCAGGTGCTCTGGGTTGCTCTGGCCGAGAAGGCGTATGTCGTGGCCAGCAGCTATGGCTATGTGGGGGCTGCTCAGACATACCAAAACTCCTACAGTGCAATCAACGGCGGCTGGCCCTCAACGGCGCTGCAAGCCATCACCGGCAAGCCCGCTAGTGAGAATTATACCGTCAACCCCAGCAACATCGCTGCTGCATGGAATGCAGGCCAACTCATTGTGATGGACACTGGCACGCCGGTCGATTCTCACATTGTCGGCCCCCATGTCTACGCTGTTGTCGGCTACAACCCGGCGAGCAGCCAGCCGTACGAGTTATACAATCCATGGGGCACCACCTCGGCTACAGCCACCCCGACGTCACCGGGTTGGGCACCTGGTGCGGCCGGTGTGTACTATGGTCTGTTCTGGGCCAGTCCGACGACGATCGTGCAGAACTTTGATGCGCAGTCCACCGGTACCGGGGCCATTAATGCTATCGGAGCGGTGAGCGAGCCCACTACGTTGATTACTCTCGACAACGTGTTGGACACGATCATCCGGCACAGACGTCCTAGTGGTCACTAACTTCGTCTTCATGACGATTGTGACTCCGTACTACAAGATGGGTACCACCACACTTGGTCTCCGCGATAGTTGGAATTCTACGGCTGTCCAGTACGGAGCTGGTGGGTAGGTGACGGATTTACTCGATAGACTGCACTGATATCTATGGTGTCAGTGCAGCCCATCGAGTTTTATTCGATAGATTATTATTGAAAAATAGGAGAAAAACTATCATGCTATGGGTATAGTAAGATGGCAGTGGGGTTCATTGAAGAGGGGAGACGAGATCGTGGCTAGAAAAGCGCTTAAGAAAGTTTTTAATGGCCATTATCAGTACACCATTGATGGTTCCGTTTACGAGTTCGATCGGATGCTTCGGTCTGAGACCGGAGAGCGAACTCACTGGAATATCAAGATCAAGGGTGGTCAGTACTTCGATGGGGCTCAGACTCTTGAAGAATGCATTCAGTTGGCTAGGAATACTTCCATCGGAATGAGCATTCTCGCTGACGAAAAAGTTTAAAGTTTAACGACGAGAGGCATCCGTGCAGACGAAAAGTGTAATGAGGAGATATCGCGCTTTGACAGTGCGTCAGGAAACCATTCTGTTGAGAGTGTACCGAAACAACGGGCATGATTGGATTTCTCCTGATATTGCTCGTCAGTTGATTCGCAGGGGTTTAATAGAGAAGGTTGATAGATATCAGTCGATCTCCTCTGGCAAGACGGTGAAGGGAGCAATACTTTGGAAAGTTGCTCTCACGTCTATTGGAAGGATTCATGCTAAACTAGTGGGGTAGAGAAGTTGACAAGTTTTACCAGGAGTGAGACATGACGGCACTTGACAAAGAGCAAGAGAAGAAAAAGCTAGCACTGATCGACGCGATCAGGGCTGCCCACGCTGAACTGGAAACCGCCATCAAAGGATACAATGTCGTGATGGAGGAAGAGAAAGATAAGGTCCAGGGGAAGTTGAACATCCTGAACGAAAAAATTGAGGAGGCCAAGGAATGGGTTGAGAGTATTGCTTGGGATATGCAATATTATTACGACGGAGAAACTGAGGACTGGCAGGAGAGTGAGAACGGCCAGGATTACTTAGCATGGAAGGACGAATACGAGGCTTTTAGTACCGATAGTGTGGATGTCGATTTCCCAAACGATCTTGACATGCCGGAATGCGATCTAGCGGATGAACTGGAGAATCTTCCGAATTAGCCCTGAGGGATTCCATGAGATCTATCAGGACTTGCAGTTGGTGTCATACTGAGAATGAAACTCATTCTGATGGTCGCCCTGTATATTGTCATAAGTGTGGTCATCGGGCGGATGCTTCCCGTATGGCATGTGACTGCATGAGATGTATGGCTAGGTTGGACGACACTCTCAAACCGATTAGTCCCCTACAGAAGGAGTCATTATCATGAGCGAGACTAAGGACAAGAACGCCGACGCCTACATTGATGAGGCTAAGCAACACTTGGACAAGGCCCGCGAACTCAAACCTGAGGGACCGGACGCTCAGATTCGTGCTCTGGAAAAGGCCCAAGAATCGGTGGGACACGCCATCGAGACTATTGCTAATGAGCCTTTTCAGAAGAAAGGTGATGATTTAGCATTTTAGATGGGATCGAGTGGCAGGCATGCCACAATTATTTTGACAGGAGAAACTAATGGATCATAACTCGCCGCAGAGTTTTTCTCAGCGAGATCTGAGGAAGCGTGACGAGCAGGCTTTTCGTAAATTGATGGCACAATTTGGAGATCGAAAATGGCCATCTATTAAGGTGTTGGTAAGGTTCTCTTGCATTCCGACTGCTATGATGAATAAGCGATTGAGACGATTTGTTGCGAATGGATGGGTCAGGGTGGGAGAAAGCGATCAGGGACCGTGGGTGGAAGAGTTGGCACAGCTGGTAGGTCATCACCGCAAAGTCGACAATGATGTCCGCACTTCTGAATCGGGTAATGAGCGAATTCGTGCTGGTTTGTCCATGGAGGAGGTGGAGGAGAGATTGGCAAAGTTACGGGCGGAGAGAGAGCAGGCTGAAAAGGAGGGACGTCCATTTGATGGATCGGCGGCTATATCTAAGATAATGGACAGTTGACTTTATCAAAAAGATGAGAAAAACGATAATAGTTAGAGTATAGTACTATGAGACTCGTGTCTCAATCAGTATAAGTTTACAACGAACAAGGACAAGACGAAGATGTGGACGACAAACGACGTTTATCGTGAGGACATGGAAGCTGAAGCCCGCAAGGTCAAGGAAGAGTTCGACGCGATGCCGACCAGGCGGTTCATGGTCAAGATGCTAGCGTTCGAGAACGGCAAGTATCCTACCATGTCAGAGGTGCCGACGCGTACAGTCGAGATTCCGAACAAACCAGACCTCAAGACTGACGAGGCCTTAGACTTGATCTTTCAGTACGGCCAGAACGACTTCCAGCCGCAGCCGATGCGGAGTGTATCGGTCGGAGACGTAATCATCTGCGGCGGTTTGTGGCTAGTTGAGATGGCGGGTTTCCGTAAGCTGGGATTGAAGGAGTTCTATGACTACAGACAGATGGATCGGGACGCCCGCTGGTGGTTTGCTCATGGTGGTAAGTAACGCTTGGGAGAAAAAGTGGGCATGGAGGCCCAAAAGAAAAGAAAAATACTTGTAGTTCGAGTATAGTATTGTGTGAGATGGATGTCTTATAGAGAACAAAGGAACACCAATGAAAGCCGCGAATAAGAAGGTTGAGAAGTCCATCGTGCTGTGTGGGAACTACAACGGTCATCAGAACGTGCTGTTCCTTATGAAGCACGACGATTTTCTCTTCAACACCGACAAGTATCGCCAGGTTACGGGCGTGAAGATGCTGCCGGGGCGGCATGTGATGCCGGATGGTCGGAAGGTGCAGCATTTTCAGGGGAACGACGGTCACACGTACATGGTCTTTTCGGACTGGTCCGCTAAACGGATCGACGCCTGATAAAACTTTCTGAGATTCATGGAAAAGACGAGAAAAAAACTCGCGGTGATAGTATAGTATCATGTGAGGCGAGTGCTTCACACGAACAAGTTGACAACAAGGGAACATCAATGCAGATTTTGAACAAGTTTGACAAGAAGTGCTGTGTGTGCGGGACGATGGTTGAGACGGGCAAGGGTTTCGCGTCGAACGTTCGTGGACCGTGGCAGACGTACTGTAAGGCGCACGCTCCAGAGCAGATCCAGGCGCGTCAGGCTCCTTCGACGGAGCGCAAGCTTGGTCTGGACGGTTACGTCACCATGCCATACGAGCCGGACAATTTGGCCTTGCTGCAAGCCATGCCGGGAGCCAAGTGGCATGCGAAGGATTGCCAGTGCGGTTGTGGCGGTCGGAAGCAGTGGTCAGTGAGTGTGGCTGATCAGGATCGGATGCGAGTCCTGGAGATTGCTGATCAGTTGCAGTTGCAGGTCGATCCGGTTCTTCGGACGCTCAGTCAGGCTGACTACGCGGTTCTTCCGGCTGGTCTGTATCCGTTTCAGGAGAAGGGTGTGCAGTGGTTGTCTCGCCGCGACCGGGCGCTCCTCGGTGACGACATGGGTCTTGGCAAAACGATTCAGGCGCTTCTGTCACTGGCTAAGGACGACCGGGTGATCGTGATCTGCCCGAACACACTCAAATACAATTGGGCGAAGGAAGCAGCTAAGTGGCGTCCTGAGTTTTCGGTGCGTGTTCTGTCGTCGCACGATCGGAAGACGGGTGGTTTTCCGGTCCCCAAAGCCAACGAGATCGTGGTGGTCAACTATGACATTCTTCCCAAGTGGCTCAACTACGACGCCACGGATGAGACGGCGGTTGCTAATCTTCCGAAGGGACTGGATCGACTGAAGGGAATTACGTTGATCGTCGATGAGGCTCATTTCTTGACCAACTACAAGGCGCAACGTTCTCGTAAGGTCAAGAACTTCGCGAACTTGGTTAGCCGTGTGTGGTTTCTCACCGGGACGGCTCTGACGACGAATCCGGGGAATCTCTGGAGTGTCCTCGGTGCGGCTGGTCTTCAACACGAAGCTTTCGGTAGTTGGACCAATTTCAAGCGTCTTTTCGGTGCACGGACCAAGAGCAAGTGGGGCGGTATCGAATGGAGCACTGAGGTTGACCGGTCGGTTCCGGAACGGCTCCGTCGAGTCATGCTTCGTCGGATTCGGACCGAAGTTCTTCCGGACCTGCCGAAGAAGACGTATCAGGACGTCGAAGTCAATGACATCCCGGATCATCTTCAGTCGCAGCTCGACGCGGTTTGGGCGGAACAGGGCGATCTGTTGGAAGTTGAGCAGACGCTTCCTGGGTTCGAAGAGTTCAGTAAGATCAAGAACGAGCTTGCTATCGCCAAGATTCCTGCTCTTCTGGAAATGGTTGAAGAACACGAAGAGCAGAACATCCCGTTGGTTGTCTTCTCTGATCACATCGCTCCTGTGGACGCTTGTGGTGCTCGACAGGGCTGGGGTGTGATCAAGGGTGGAATGAAGCCGGAGGATCGTCAGGCAGTCATCGACGCCTTCCAGGCGGGTCAGTTGAAGGGAATCGCGCTCACGATTACTGCGGGTGGTACTGGTCTGACTCTGACTCATGCATGGAAGGCGATCTTTAATGATCTCAACTGGACGCCCGCGAACAACATTCAGGCTGAGGACCGAATCTGCCGTATCGGACAGACCAAGCCTTGCCAGATTACTCGGTTGATCACGCGTCATCCGCTGGAGAAGCATATCCACAGCTTGATCGCTAAGAAGATGGCATTGATCGCTAACGCGATCGACGCGACGGTTACCGCGGCGGCTCCTGTGGCTCCTCAGGGGTCGCAGGTGACGGTTAAAGGGGAGACGCAGCAGGAGTATCAGGATCGTATGGACGCGATCCTGAAGGCTGCACAGGAATTGGAGGCAAAGGTCAAGGCGCAGGCAGAAGCTGAGAAGGTGATCCGGGCGAAGTCAAAGGTTGAAGGGATTTTGGTTTCGGAGCGTTCCCGGAACAACTGGATTGAACCAATTATTACACCGACTCTTGCCGATGAGATTCGGAAGGGAATTCGCTTCATGGCCAGTGTGTGTGACGGGGCTGTTGCCAAGGACTTCCAGGGATTTAATCGGCCAGATACGATGAGGGGTCACTTGCTTGCCTTGGCCGGTTTGAATGATGTGAACGAGCTTTTGGCGGCGTGGCACATCTTGAAGAGGTATCCTCGTCAGTGGCAGTTCAGCAACTGAGGTGATTTTATCTGGGCTCCAAATGATTGGAGCCCGGGTTTTCTTGACGGGGTGTATTGTGGCTAGGCTTAGCGATCAGAACAGACTGTCTTTTACACATCCTGAATTGGCAGCACAGTGGCATCCGACTAGAAACGGTTTTTTGACACCTGATAATATAAGTTTTGGATCTAACAAGATGATATGGTGGAAGTGTCCAGTTGCTGACGATCATGAATGGCGAGTGAAGGTAAGTGGTAGAACTTTTTTTAATAGCGGCTGTCCTTGTTGCTCACGGCAGCTTGTAGTACCATCGAATTGTTTAGTGATAACTCACACGGACCTGGCGGCTCAGTGGCATCCGACTAAGAATGGTTCTCTAACACCATATGATGTTGTCTCTGGTTCTTACAGGAAGGTCTGGTGGAAGTGCCCAGTTGCTGATGATCATGAATGGGAATCATGGGTAAGTAATCGAGCTAAGAAGGGTATTGGTTGTCCGTGTTGTGCTAATCGCACTGCGGTTATTTCAAATTGTTTGATGACAACGCATCCTGAATTGGCGGTTCAATGGCACCCTATTAAAAATGGATCTCTGACATCGTATGATATTGTTGCTACTTCTACTAAGAAGGCGTGGTGGAGATGTCCTGTTGTCTCGGATCATGAGTGGGAAGCTACGATAGCTAGTCGGTTAAATGGTAATGGGTGTGCTTGTTGCAGCGGTCGAGTGGTTGTACCATCAAATTGTTTAGCAACGACGCATCCTGAATTAGCAGCACAATGGCATCCCATTAGAAATGGTTCTTTGACGCCTCAGAACGTTACTTTTGGTTCTAGTAGAAGAGTTTGGTGGAGATGTCTAACTGTAGACGAGCACGAGTGGAATGTTTCGATTAACGGACGAATGTCAAATGAGCGTAGTTGCCCTTATTGTAACGAATCACAAGGTGAGAAAGCCATTGTTTCAATTCTTTCTCAGCGAGGATATCGGTTTGAACGAGAAGTCAGGTTTGATGATTGTAAGTATCAGTGTCATCTTCCTTTTGATTTTCTGGTTTGGCTTCCCGATAGGAAGCGGTTTCTAATTGAATATCAGGGTCTTCATCATTATGAACCAAGTCGTCGAGGTTCTTCTAGGACTAAGGAAGAAAGGGAGGCTGAACTTGAGAAGATCCAAAAACGTGATCAGATTAAAAAACAGTATGCTGATGATAATGGAGTTCCTTTGTTGGTGATTCCATACTGGGATAAGCATAAAATGGAATCACTGATTAATGATTTTATTCGAGGTGTTTAGGATGAGAGAAAAAGAGTCTGTGGGTAAGAAACCGCTTGTAGTCATCAACATTGAACATCAACTCTTATCGACCATCCTAGGGATTCTTACACAAGTCTCCTCTGGAGAGAGTTCTCCTGTTTTTATCGAGGGGCAAGTCAGGGAATTGCAGAAATACGTGCCGTTTTTACCAACGGCAATTTCCTGGATGGCCGAGGCCATAGACCGTCTTGCCAAAGCGAAGGATGGAGACATAGCCAATGATCCCGCAGCACTCCGAGAATTCTTGACTCATGAGAGTATGTTGTGTAGGGCTCAGGGAGCAGTGGCGGCACTTATTTGCGTAGGTGAAAGTTTACGGACTCAGGCTGAAAGAGAAGTTGAGGCTACTAAGTCTACACCCAAGAGATCCACACCCAAGAGATCCACGAAAGGGAATCGCAATGCCACGAGACGAGATCAAAGTTGATTTCAAAGTGGTTCGTTCTGAGCGTCGAACTACTAAGAATAACGAGCCATATTACGCTTTGGAACTTCTGGATGCAAAAGGAGACAAGTACGAGGCTCGTCTCTGGAGTGATGGCCTCGAAGGAATCAAGGAATGTTATCTGCCTCAGGAAGGTCAGTACTGGGGGAAAGTGAAGTCTTATGAGAATGTGTTCAGAGGGCAGAAACAACTGGTTATTAATGGTTATTGGCTTTATAAGCTTGATGAGGTTCATGAGGCAGTCAAGGAACAATTCGTGGAGAAATCAGTTATCGATGTGGATCGAGTGATTGACAGGATGTTCCATTGGCCATTTTGGGATCATGGCATGCAGACTCTTATGAAAGGTGTAGAAGAACATCTCAAGCGAGACGGAGTGTGGGAGAAGATCAAAGCAATTCCGGCGGGAGCTTCTTATCACCACAGTGTTCGTGGTGGATTCCTACTTCATATCGACGAGATGCTGGAGTTTTCTGAGAGAATTTGCAACGCGAATGTGTTTGGGCAAAGTGTTCTTGATCCTGGTGGGAGAGATCCTAGCAAAGATGTTTTTCATGTGCATGGACCAGAGCATTATCCCGGTCTGATCGATTATCAGATTCTTCGGGCAGGGATTGTTCTTCATGACATTGGCAAGGTCTATGACTACGATGAGAGGACGCTGCAGTTTCAATCTAATCCGATCAGCGACTGTCTGGAGCATACGATTGTCGGGGTCTTGATGGTCGAGCGATACTGGGTCAAGGATTCATCAGAAGCGATTGACCGTGGTCTACGACTTATGCACGCATTGGCAGCTCATCATGGGCAGGAAATGGGCGCTGTCAAGCCCAAAACGCCAGAAGCTATTATCCTTCATCATCTCGACATGATATCAGCGCATCTCGATGTCTGTCGACAAGCTTATAACGACGCGAAGAAAAATGGAAGTTTACCTGAGTATAGTCGGATGGTTGGAGCCAGACCATTTATTCCGAGTTTCTTTCCACGAGATCAATCAGTGTATACGAGGAAGGAATCTGATCAGAAAGCCGCAACAGAAGAAGTTGTGACTGAAGATGAAGAAATGAAAAGATTGCCCTGGGAAGACTAAAATTGATGGGAAAATTTTCTGCGGGCTAAGTATAGTAAGGTGTTGGTCGTGGTAATCAACACCGGAGAAGAAAATGCCGCAGATCGCGAAAGTTACAGATCCGTCGCATGTGAAGCACAATTACTGGTTCTTGGTCGTGCGGGACGGATCGTCACAGTCTGCCGGGAACTTCCTGGATGGCACCGGTATGGTCGATCCAGAAGGGCAGCTCATTCGGAAGTCGTTTCTGGGGACACGGTATTACTGTCCGGCCAGTTTACTCGATCGGACGCATAATACATTTTTGCGTTTTCCGGTTCGGGTTTACGGTCCGCAAACAGCGAAACACAAATCTGGTGAATATGAAATTCAGTCAATCCAGGGTGATGCTCTTCCTGCTGGCGTGATCTCGGCGATCCGTCCTGGCGTTGGAGTGTCAAGGGGGGTGAACAAGGGAAACAGAAACGTGTTTGGAAACGGTGGCAGTTTTGGTGGTTCAGGTGGTGGTACGGCGGTTTTAGATGCTCCGATGGCTCCGAAGATTGCATCGAAGCAGGTTGTTAAAGCGCAGAAGAAAGTCACTCCTTCTGTGACTGGGTTGGCTGAATCCCCTGCTGATGGATCTCCGGTTGTGTCGGTTGACAAGATCGAGTTATTTCTCGATAAGTTTGGTATGGTGAAGCCTATAATGATTTGGGGTCCGGCTGGAGTGGGCAAGTCTGATGCGGTACAGGATTGGGCGCATGAGCGAGGGAAGGAAATCTTCGACTGGCGTCTTTCGAGCATGGATCCCACTTTGATGCAAGGGGTTGGAGTACCTGACTTTAACGAGCAGGTTACTAAGTTTTTGCCTCTTGACATGATTCCGAAGGGGCCGAACTGTGTTCTGTTCCTCGACGAGATCACGACGGCTCCACAGTCGATTCAGGCGCTTGCCTATAAGATCACACTTAATCGGATGATCGGGTCGACTCCACTTCCTAAAGATTGCATCATCGTCTGTGCTGGTAATCGTGTTACTGATCGTGGTGTAGCGTATCAGATGCCCTCACCACTTGCGAATCGTCTGGCTCACTTGACGGTTAAGGCAACTATTAAGGCTTGGAGAAATTGGGCACTGTCGCGAGGAATTGATCCTCGGATTATCTCGTTCTTGACGCTTCGCAGTGAAGATTTCCTCCATAAGATGTTGCCTACGACTTCCGGTGAAGCTTGGCCTTCGCCACGGTCTTGGGCTTCATGTAATTTGGTGTTAAATTCGGATTTGAGCCCGGTGGACCAGGGTGTCGGCATCGCGTCACTGGTGGGCACGGCTGCTGCAAGGGAATTCATTAAGCACTGTGAGGGATACGACAGGATGATCCAGTCTGTTGACAGTATTCTGAATGGACAGGCAAAGAATTACGTCGAAACCGATCCTAATCGGGCACAGACGGTCATTATTGCCGTGGTTGCTAACTGTACTGACGATCCTGAGATCTTGGAAAATGTGATCTTTTGGATGAAAAATTCGAAGCTCAATGGCGAATATCGTGAGTTGGGTCTTCGTGCTTTGGGTGAAAGGTTCGGGGATGAATTGTTACAAACGATCCCATCGTACACCGGGATGACTTCTGATATCGCGCCGTTCTGATCTTAATCCACTCGGTAGATGGAGAAATTTATTTACCGAGTGGAGAAATTTTTGTGAGGCACGAGTATAGTATCATGTCGGTTGTTCTTTCGAGGGAGGTGCAGATGTCGGTGGGTTCGGAGGTTTTACTCGATGACGCTGAGATGCTGATCCAAGAGGATCGGTGGCATGAGGCAATAGAGGCATTGGAAGGGGTGTTTCCATATTGGCATCACCATGCGGCTCGTCTGCATCTCACGATGACTCGCGGCTGGTGTGCCACCGCTGCAGTCGATGGGGTGAAGCTCTACTGGAATCCCGAATTTACGGCTAGTTTGTCTGATCGGGAGCTTTTGTTTCTATTGGCGCATGAAGTCTTTCATGTGGCGAACGGTCATATCTGGAGAGGGGCTCGCTATCAGAAGGGGTTGGAGGGATCAGCACTCAGGAAGGTTCTTCGCCGATTGAATCTGGCTGCTGACTATGCGATTCATCAGATCTTGGTTCCACTGGTCCGAAAAAAGGCCTATCGGAAGATGAAGTTTCCGACGGGTAAGAATCGCGGTATCTATGATAAGCGATTCTACAACATGAGCATGGAACAGATTTATGAATTCTTGCTCAACAATCCGTATGATAAGGCTAACGGGAAGCCACAGAACTTCGATGTTCACATCTTCCGTGGTACAGGAGATCCTGCAGATGCACCGGAAGGTGCAATGGTGGACGAAGATGGCAACTGGGTCCTGGTAGTCAATGGCAATGGTGGTCCAGTTGAGATTTCGCAGGAAGCCAAGGATGCAGGTGAAGCTCCTAAACCAATGAATCCGAAGAAGATTCAGATCGCCATCAGACGCGATCTCAAGGCTGCTGAGGAAGGTAGTAGTGGAAGTGGAGAAGAGGCTGGTAAGGGGACAGGTACTGCTCAGCGGACTGCAACACCACAGGCTGATCAGGTCAAGGATGACTGGTCGATCTTGACTCAGTTCATCGTTATGAATGCGATGGCTGATTATTCTTATGGTCGACCTAACCGATCGTATCTGAGTCGCGGTCTGATCGTTCCTGGTTTGAAGTCGTCTACGATCAATATTGTGATTGTGGTCGATACATCAGGGTCGATCAAGAAGGAAGGGCTCAATCTGTTTGCATCCAATGTCGAACTGATTAGGAAGCAATTGGGTGATCATACGTTGACGTTGATTTTCTGTGATGACTCGATTCGAGGCAATGTCGACGTGTATGACGTTAACCAGGAAGTGGTGTGGGCGACTCGTGGTGGTGGGGGCACTAGTTTCAAACCACCATTTGAGTGGGTAGACAACAATCTGTCTGATCCACCGTCGTGTCTGGTCTATTTCACCGATGGGAAGTGTGGTGGTGATCGACCTGATGCGGCTCCTGCATATCCGGTGTTGTGGGCTCTTTGGGGTCCGAAACAGCATCAACCGTGGGGTATGAACCTGCCGTTGAAAGATCTATGATCATAAAGGTGCGGGCTCGAAAGAGTCCGCACCATTTTTCTCTTAGGGGTGGGAACTGCCGATGGAAACTTCAGTGCAGTGTTACATGGTGCAGATGTGGATCATACCAGATCTTCTGGGCAAGTCTATTCTTCCGACTTACTTTCTTGCAAAGTCAGATCGAGATGCCATCAAGGACTCGTTTCGTCATGCTCAAACGCTAGTCGAAACTTACAATTTGCGGGTTACGAAACTGGAGGTTTTCGACTGCCATTTGAGTACAATAGCGGATGGGGTGAATCAGGGTGGTATTGACAGAATGTTATATAATTCATCCAGTCTGGACGATAGCATCATTCAGGAACGACCAGCATTTATCAGGTGACACTCATGAAGTCAGATCTGGCTGAGATGCAGGCAGAACTGAGGCGTGAGGTCAGTAGGGGGAATCGGCCAAGTCCAGAGCACCTGGCGTATCTGGATGTGGCACGGCGGGCTGCCGCTATCAAACGGAAGTCAGGTCAGTGTGCGGTTTGTGGGGATGGAATCGATCCGAAGCGACAATCATTGTGCGCTTGGTGTCGGGGTATAGAGCGAGCACGGAAGGAAGCACAGATGAGGCGGGATGATTTGGAATTTGCTAGGAAAGGTTATCAGATTTTGGGACCGATGGGAGGGCGTCTTTGGACGTATAATGGCGATCCGGGGGATCCTGATTCGAGGCGATTATGATTCCGAACGAACTAGTGATCAAATCGGGTGAGTTCGTTGCGTATCCTATTATGATTGATTTGGCTCCGCTGAGACGCGGACAGCGTGAGCGTGACTGGATGGACTGCACTGCTAATCAGTTTGCATATCGTTGCTTGCCTCTTACTATTGCTAATCAGTTGGGCTGGGATGTACTCAATCCAGTAGAGTTCTGGGCGTACTGGACTGGTGGTGTTGGGGTGGGCGATGTTGTTATTCGAATGGCACAATATGGGACTCCGATAGTAACTAACGAATTCGGCAATGGCGTTATCACTTTCCACATTCCGTATCTGTTTCGAACACCTGGTGGTATTAACTTATGGGCCAAGGGTACACCGAACAGTCCAAAAGATGCGGTCTATCCGTTGGAAGGCGTGGTAGAGACGGACTGGTCGTCGGCCAAGTTTACCATGAATTGGATCTTCACCCGTCCATATTGTTGGGTGAGGTTCGCTGCTGGTGAACCGATTTGCCGAGTCATTCCGATACCACGTTATCTTACTGAGATGCTGAAACCAGAGGTGCGTGGTATGATTCAGGACCCGGTATTGCATGAACGTTATACCGCCTGGTCTCAGTCTCGGATGCAGTTCATTCAAGGGCTCTTGTGGGCTGATCCGGATGTGCGTAAGCGGCAATGGCAGAAGGATTACTTCAAAGGTCAGGATGTGGGCGAGAATGAAAGTCGCACCTATCATCAGACCAAGCTCAATCAAGGGGAGTTCAAATGAGCAAGGCCGTTGCTTTACCGGAACTGGATGAGGTTGAGGAAACGGAGCAACGACCTAAGTTACATCCGATGCATATCATTGTGGTCTTCAATGACGATGACCATACCTTTGAGTATGTCGTTGAACTGTTCATGAAGGTCTTTAGTTATCCGTTGGACAAGAGCGTGAAGTTGGCAGTGTGCATTCACAACGAAGGTCGGACTATTGTCTGGAATGGCACTAAGGAGTTAGGGGAACTCAAGATAGAACAACTTCGCAACGGTGGACCGGACTTTTGGACTGGGAAGCGAGTTGATTATCCGATCATCTGTGAACTGCAGCCGGTGGACTGAGTGTTCCTGAGAATCGATGAGAAATTCAGGGTTGAGTCGAGTATAGTGAATTGAGAGGTTGAGAAAGTTCACTTTTACCGGAGAGATGATGATGTCAGATTCGATTCGTCCCGTCGCCCTTCAGGAGAAGATGGTTCGGAGTCTTGAGTATCTCAAGGAACTTCAGGATGAGTACGTGAAACGTCATGGTCGGTTGGACGCTGACCGCAATTCAGATCCTTTGTGGGAGAAGATTGATGAGATTCGACTCCAGGTCATCCCTATTTTGTCGCCCTGGATCGAGTGGATGATTCAAACTGGTTTGTTGACGCATCAACTTGGTTTGGAGACGCCGCTGTTCGGTCCTGTTCACCATCTGTGGGTCGATGATTGCGATCCTGATGTGCTGGCCAATATTACGTTGGTGAGCAAAAACGGGGATCAGGAGTATGATGGGGGAGACCACGGGAATGACGGTGATGACGGTGACGAACCTTCAGACAATATCACCGATCCTTTTGTTGTTTCTACTCATCCGTGAACTGCAGCCGGTGGACTCAATTCATGGGCAGTAGCGGGCGTGGCGGAATGGTATACGCAAGGGACTTAAAATCCCTCGGGAGTGATCCTATGTGGGTTCGAATCCCACCGTCCGTATCGGGGGAGGTTCCTTGATGGGTACGCCAGATGATGAACTTACAAAAGCAGAAGAGTCACTCGAAATCCTGGAGGAAACCGAGCGGTTTCTGCTTGAGGAAGTTGGTGGAAGTGGAAAGTTGACACTGGCGAACACTGGTCAATGGGCCGAAGAACTGGCCAGGACTCGTGAGATGATTGCAAGTCAGAGGGCTGCGGTGAAACGACTCAAGCCATCAAAATTTTAAAAAAATGGATTTTCAGGCGAAAGCGGGCTGAGGTCAGAGTATAGTCATTTAAGGGGGAGGGGTTCCTCCGATTTCAATTTTTAGGAGAGAGATCATGTCGAATTCGACTCAGCCTGTTCTCTTCAATGAGGAGATGGTTCAGGCGCTTGAGCATCTTGCGGAGCTCTGGAATCAGAAGAAGTCAGTCGAGGATTGGGATCAAAAGGCTTCAATTTGGGAAAAGATTAAGGAGCTTCAATGGAAGATTGCTCCTATTTTAGGGCCAGGGATCGAGCTGATTGCTAAGGCCGGGTTGTTTGAGGTTCAGGCGACCGGGATTCGGGCTGATGGTGAGGACGAGTATTTCCATGTGAATGACACATATATGCTTACTGATCCAGACTACTTGCCGACTTTTGCGTTGGTGACGGAGAAGGAGCCTTCTTTTAGTCCAAAATAGTCATTGGGAGGGGTCATGCAGGAGAAGGACCCTAACGATCAATTTACAGAGCCGCCTGAAATTACTGAAGTGTCCTTTTCTGGGACACTTCGGTTTTCGTGTTGTCGTAAGTCTCATATCGTTCAAGGTGATAATCGTTCTGAGGTTCAGTGCACTGTTTGTGGCACACTCTATGGAATTGCACTTTTAGTTCGACTGCAACCTGCTGATGATCATCCTTTTGTCAAGGGCACTAGAGTCCGACCGACAGAGAGAGTGCAAGTTAAAGCAGGAGCAACCACTGTAATCCTAGAGCCGTCTCAAATTTATCAGGCTACGCAGGATACTTTCGGTGCATTGAACGCTCCATTCGGGCACCAGCCGGTTCTGGTGGAGGTGAAAGGAGATAGGGGGGTTAGGAGGTTGATCGCAATGGTACCGGCTGAGCAATTAGTCATGGCCGAGTGATTTTTTCCAGGGTCAGCGGGGTATAGGATCCTATGAGAGAAAGTTTTGCACCGACGGTATTCGTAGATGGTCAGACCATTACTCCTGAAGGCTGGATGTGGGTTTTGGGGGATGATCAGAAGTCCAAGATGGGGATCTATCAGATTCGTTGTTTGGTTGATGAGAGAGTGTATGTTGGGAGTACGGTTAATTTACGTCAACGATGGGGAGACCACAGAAAAAATTTAAATAGAAACAGAAATCGCTGCCGTCGACTTCAAATGGCATGGAATGAGTATGGATCTCAGGCTTTTGTTTGGGGAATCTTGGAGTATGTTTATAATTCCGACGTCTTGACCATGTTGGAAAATGAATGGATTAATCGACTTAAGGCGGCAAACCGGAGATTTGGATTTAATTTGAGACCGTCATCTGGACGGCTGTCGGAAGAATCATTAGAGAAGATAGCGGAGGCTAATCGCGGGAGGAAGCATAGCGAAGAGAGCAAGCAGAAAATGCGTGAGGCTAAGCTCGGGAAAAAGCTCAGTGAAGAACATAAACAGAAGATACGAGAAGCTCATCTTGGAATGAAGCCTAGTAAAGAAACTAAGCAGAAGAGAAGTAGCTCTATGCTCGGAAAAAACATTGGAAAGAAACACAGTGAAGAGACAAAACAGAAGATACGTGAAGCTAGTCTTTCAACTGCTGTATTACTGGAATATGATGGTGAAAAAAGAACGCGATCAGAATGGTCGAAGATTAAAGGGATTCCTGTTGAGGTGATTAGGGTTCGACTTCGTCGTGGATGGAGTATAGAGCGGACGTTGACAACTGGAGTGAAAATTCATGCTTGATTTCGATCCGCAGATAATAAAAAGAGTCATTGACAAGTGTCCTCTTGTTCCACGAAATGACGCCGTTATCGTGTATAAAATTAATTTAAGACAGACTGCGGGAGGAATTCTTCTTCCAGACAAGAGGGATTCAAAGTCATCTCAAGGTTTTGCCGGGGCTGGCGTGGTGATCGCGGCAGGACCAGGACGTTATGTGGATTTAACTGGAGGTCGGGAGCCTATTGAACTGGAGCCGGGCGATGTGGTGATCTTCGCGGCTTTGGCTGGCCTACAATTAGGCGAAGTAGTCCGCTCGGAGATTGGAGCTGATTTTTCGTTTGAGGAATTAGTCTTGATTCGGGCGCAAGACTTGATGTATACTATTCGCGATCGTAATGTTTTGAAGAATCATGAACGTGATCAGACCCTAGCAGCCTTACAAGAACGAAAGAGAAATGAAATATGATGCCTGAGTATTACGTCAGTTCGATCTCTGTGACGGGAAGTTTTAAGCATTGGACTGATCCGACTCGTGATGCACCAGGGATTTCCGATGGATCAGAGGTGACACTGACAGTTGTTCCTAATCCAGAAGTGATTGGTTGGTATCCCAATGAAGCCGAGGTCATCGGTTTCGAGCTACGAATGAAAATTCATGTCATGCTCATGGCTGATGCTCAGATGAGGGGCGTCACACTTCCAGCCAATGCCAGCCATGCTCTTGTTAAGTATAAGCAGAAGGTCCAATTTCTGAAGGATAGTATGAACGGGAAAGTGTCATATCGAGACGAGGATGTTTCGTCACCGGCACCATCGATGGTGGAAGATACACATATTGATGCTAATGAAGTTTCCTCTGATCAAGGAAATTCGTGATGATCTCTGATGACGATTATAAAGCGTATGTTGATAGGTTGGCTTCTGATGAGAAACTCAAGATCCATCTGTCCAAAACTCCAACGACGATGGGACCTGGCTACATTGCCGAGAAGATCACTGAGATTCTCGACGCTAAATCTATCGTCAATGAAATGTCTGAGAAAGTAGAAATGGCTCTTTGTGAGTCTGAGGTGTGGCTCAATGACCTTGAGGAAGAGGTTCAGCTTAGGACTCATGTCGAGTATCAAAATTTTGATCCCGATGCGACTGGAATGAGAAACGCCAAGAGTAGAGACTCATATATTTGGACTCAGGTGGAGCAAGGGTATGTCAGTGATCATCAGGCAGAGTTTGCTCTGAGATCGACTCCGACGAATCAGTTTCAGTTAAGTGAAGATCTCAAAACAGCCAGGAGCGATATTATCAGATTCAAGGCACTTCTTCGAATCATTGATCATAGACGTGATGAGCTTGGAAAACTGGATTCTGGAGTACGACTGCAACAGAAAACGATGGAGACAGAAGCAGCGATTTATGGTAAAGGTGGAATCCCACAACCACAAGCGGCGAATAATGGCAACCAGGGAAATATACGAGGACATGTGGATGTGGGAGTTGTTCCACGAGAAGTAGACGAGAGTGATGATCCAGATGCTCTCGAAGAAGATTTTGACGCACCTCCTCCTCCCATTGATGAGGAAGTGCCTTATTGATTTAGCAAGCGTAATATCTGACAGCAGAGATGGGGTGAGGTGCTTTTAGTAGAGTGATGCCTCGCGGGAACTGGCCTCGCTTCCATCTCTGTCTGTCAGGTATTCTTCCACCTTGATGTTTAGAACTGGGTAACCAGTGATCATGATCTCAACTCATGATCGGGGAATAGGGCAAAGGTACAAGCCCGTAATAGGCCGGACCGTGTGGTGTGCCTGAATTAACAGGAAAACTGGGGACCAGGTAACTGGTAATGCGACACGCTTGAAGGTCCGGGGATGGCGTGTGATTAAGTTGAGCCCAGTATGAAATTTGTCACCACCTTGACCTTTTGAACATACTGTGTGATTCCGAGCGGTGTGGAATTCGGGATACTCAGACGTGACGTGCAACGTGCAAGTTTAGAGACGTGATGACGAGTTTTTCCTCTCATTTCTAGATCAGGAGCAATAGCAATGGGACGACACTATTCGTTTGACGATCGGCGCGTGGGCAAGGGAGACGGCGAATTCTTTAAGGTGACAGGCATTAAGGAACGGCCACAGAGAATCGCATATATCCCAGCCACGGCGTATGAGAATCAATTGGTGCCGACACAGGATTTGCAACGGAGGGCCACAGCTAGGGATGCAAGAGCAATTGAAGAGATCGAGGACATCAGAGCGCTTCGCGAGAATCTCACGAACAGCCTGAAAAAGAATCCACCATCGGCGGAGGTCTGGACCGACGAGAACGGGAAGAAGACGATCATTTACGCCAGAACTGAAGCAGCCAAGACGTTCTGGATCGATGGAGTCGGATACATCTATTGGAAGGACGGCATTCCAGATGGGCTGATCGAGAAGCCGGCACAAATCGTTTACGGGTTCGTACTTTTGGAGTACGATCTTGACAACGAAAACGAACCGGTGATCCTGCCACCCGATCGACAGATCGAGGTGGGAGGCGGGCATAAGCTCAACTTCAAATACGAGCTTAAGCCATGGTCAATCAATGATGCCAAGACTCGGGCATGGAAGGAGCACAGCCGAACCAATCCAGTGATCAAAAACGATTACATGGTTTGGACTCAGAAGGAGGGGCTGTACGATCGGACCAAGTTCTCTCCGGCTGGCCCTTCTCTGTGGCGTCAGGATCCGATGGTCATGCAAAGGATCATCAAGGAAGCCGCTAAGATGTATGTCAATCTCCCGAAACTCATCGCCAAAGATTTCACTATTGCTGAAATCGTTGAGATGATAACGGGTGCTCAACAGCAGGGAGGTAAGGGCAAGCAGGGAGCACCGACGGCAACGACGATGCCTGAGGAGATTGATTTTGCGGGCCTTCTTGGCTCTGGAGCTACTGAGGTGACCGGAAATGGTAACCGGACAGCTCTTGAGCACAATCCCTCTCCGGAATTCCCGGACTTGTCTCAAGAGGGAATGGAAAGCATCCTGGGATCATCCTCGGAAGGCTGACTACTGATCTGATGACGGAGGGAGTTAAGAAACGGGTCGATCTTTTCCTTGGGTCGACTCGTTTTTATATTTTAGGTTATGGGTATAGAGCCCTTAAAAATATTGGCGTTTGATCCGGCCCTAGCTAATATGGGGTGGGTATTAGTGAACTTCGACCCGAATGTGATCAATGAAGAGCAAGCGCCTTCTTGGATGAATGATAGAACAGGCATACACACTTATAAATGTTTCCAGAGAATAGATGGAGGAACATTCAGTACTGATAATCAGATGACTGTTAATGAGAGAATGATCAATCAAATTGATGAGGTGCATCTTCTTTGTGCAATTCATAAGCCAGAACTCATTGCTATGGAGTCGCAGTTAGAGGTTGGATCAGCGAGATGTACTTGGGGAGTGGCGATTCAGTTTGGGATTGTCTTTCCATACTTCTGTACAAATTTACGTCAAGTAAGATTGGCTCGATGCCCTGATAATCGCTGGGCTGACGGAGAGAGACAGGAGACGACAGAAATTTTTTCACATATAGATCACATCCCTCATTATGGAGTAGCTCTTAAGCCACCACAACTTCAATCTGTGGCTCATCATGAAGGTCAGACTAAGCCAAAAATTGTCAAAGAGCGTTACTATGAGGTCAGTGGTGATATCAGGAAAGGCGTCAAGGATCATGAAGCAGATGCTTTCTTTGTAGCAGTTCACAGTGGTCGGTTCTGGGCTATTTGTTTAGAAGGATGTTGGAGTCAAGAATTTTTGACTAAAAAAGAGCAAAAGATTTTTCTTGCTCCTGAGACTGGAATGGTACATCGTAAGTTTGAATCTTTTTGGACTAATTTTTGATTTAAGCAGCCATTAAGTAGATAGCAGAAATAGAGATCCATATTTTTGTTATCTATAAGAATAGTGTTATGACTATTTCATTGCTTGATGAAATTAAGCAGGGATGTCCGAATTGCCCCTGGAAAGATAGAAAATCTCAGACGGTTCCACCGGAAGGACCGGAGGATTCGCCTCTTTTTGTCGTTGGCAGGAATCCAGGTTCTACTGAAGATTTGATAGGAAGGCCGTTTATCGGTCCAGCTGGCAAACGTTTGGATCAGTTTTTTTCGGATGCAGGAATCTCCAGGGATAAAGTTTACATTACGAATACGTCTAAATGTTATGGTGGTCCAGGAGATCCATGTCCGACAGATGAAGTATTCGATTGCTGCGAAGATTTTTTGAAAAGAGAAATTGCACAGATCAAGCCTAAACTTATTATGCCATTTGGTTTTGATGCATATCGAAGGATTACAGGGGATGTATCACCAATATCAGTGATTCAAGGTAAAAAAGTAGAGTTTAGACATCTTCCGGGTTGGGCCTATTTTCCGATGACGCATCCAAGTATGTGGCTTAGATCTAAGGGATACTATGATCGAGTTATATTACAAGTGCTTATCCCTCAATTCAGGCAAGTTTTAATTGATCTTGGCATCCTAGATCGGCTGGCTTAGGTCATTTTTTTCGGATAATTTTGGGTATTTTATTATAGCCGATTTATCCGACGGTAATTCTAAAGGGATCAGTTCATCCTTTATTATGAGAGGAGTAAGCGATTTTGACATCGCTTGAATTTTTATGAGTTATTACTCTATGCCTAAGTTTCATCCGGTCGGTTTGGGGAATATCAAAGAATATTTGACAAAACACCGTAGACTGCGTTCACTAGATGCTCAAGAAAATATACCGGTTATCAAATCTAAGTGTCCTTCATTGGACTGGATTACTAATTGTGGGGGGATTCCCCGCGGGCGTGTGATTGTGGTCAAGGGACCCGAGTCATCGGGAAAGTGTGTATGTCTTAGCACGTTTATCCCTGTCTATGGGAGAGGTTTGATCCGGATGCAGGATCTGGCCAATGAGCTTTACTGGAATACTGTAGGAGATGAGGTACAGCCGAATCAACATGCAGAATTGACAATTTATGTTCCGAATGCTGAGTCAGAGCGAGTTCAGACGAATGCTATGTATTTCGCGGGAACATTGGAAAGTCATCGAGTTATTACTGAAGACGGAAATGAGTTAGTTGCATCAAAAACACATCGAGTCTTATCTCTGACTGATCGTGGAGTTTTGGCTTGGGTGATGTTGAGGGATTTGCGGTTGGGAAATGTGTTAGTCAAGACAGTAGGACAGAAGGTTACTGGACCATCAGATAAAATTTTTCAATGGTTACTTCCTCTTGACGATGAAGAGATAACAATAGAGCAATCTTCTACGGCATCATTTTTTGGAGCCCTGTGTGGGATTGAGACTCGAGATCGCTCACTTTACTTGCTGGTGACGAATCCAAGTCAGATTAGGATGGTTCGTCAGTGGGCAAAGGAGATGACAGGAGATGACTCTGCCGATCCTTTTGATAAGGATGTGGTGGAGTTTTCGCGTTTTTCAGGGATGGCTCGGATTCAGGATGGTCGGTGGTCGGAATTGGCCCAAGAAGCTATTAGGTTGGTCCCTGGAATCATAAGAACAGCATCTCTGACGGCTCAATCACATTGGTGTGCCGGGCTGACATTGACGCGAGGGGTGTGGACTCAGTATGATCTGGAGATCGAGCTTGAGTCGGAGGATGTTGCCAAGACCTTGCACATGGTTTTGGAAAACATTGGAGTACGTGCGATTATATATCCATCTTTGGATACATTCAGTCGAGAGAAATTTAAAGTCGCTCTGAGGGATCGATTAGCACAACAGACAGCCCAACAGATTCTTTGGAGCGGGTATGACATTTCACCGGATTGGAGGGGTGAATCTGTTATCGATCGAATTGAAACCCATGACTATCTTCGACAGACTTTGGAACGGGCTAAGGAGGCACTCAAAGAGGAATATCTTGAGAAACAGACCGAGAGTATAGAGGTAGAGGATCTAGAAAAGGAAAATCTTAAGGAAGTCGCTGAGTTGCTTTTTCCATTGAGTCTGAAAAAGAAAACTTTTGATCGTATTTTTCAAACTCTTTCTCTCATGGCGTCTCCATATACTTATCTGGATAGAGTGACGTATTCTAAAGCGACAGGTGTAGAGGTGCCGATGGCAGATCTTTCGGTGCCTATTGGGTCTCTTTATTCGACAGGAGGGTTGATCAGCCATAATTCGACATTGGCCATGCACCTTGCAAATCAGGAACTCACAGATAATCCTAATGCCGTTGTGGTGTTCCAGGATTATGAGCATTCAATGGCAGTGAATTATGCCAGGAAGATGGGACTTCATAAACATAATGGTAGGTTCTTGCTCATCCCATCTGATGAATTCGAGATGGCAGACAATCTGGTTAAGCTTTTCGAAGAGCAGAAAGTCTTCCCTGCTATTTGGATCATCGACAGTATTCCGGCTATGGTTCCCAAGGCTGCCTTTGAGCGTGAGTCCGATGAGAATCCGCAGGTGGCTCTTCAGGCCAGAATGTTTTCAGATCTTCTGGCGAGGTGGGTGAAGTTTGCAGCCAAGTATGGAGTTACATTCTTACTTCTGAATCAACTTCGATCTAACATCCAAATTGGATATGGACAGAAAGGGAAGAGTACGGTAGGGATTCCGGGATCAGATCGAGAAAATCAGCCAGGTGGGTTTGCACTTAAATTTTATGCGTCGCAGATGATTGACTTGCGTCCGAGTAAGGTTATCAAGGCTAGTGTATATAATCCAATGTTAGGCGACCGCGAAGACATTCCAATTGCTAATATGGTTAAGATGACGATGAGTAAGAATAAGTGTGGATCTCCGTATCGTTCTGCTATGGGATATATTCAGTTTGGGGAGGGGATTGATACAGTTAGAACAATTATTGACATGGCTATTACTCAAAGACTCATTACAACATCAAAGGGCAAAGGAACATATGAGATCAAGCTTCCTGAGGGAAAAGTGTTCTCTGTAGTTGGGAAGGAAAAGCTGGTTCAAGCATTGAAGGGGCAGACGCACGGCCGTCAAGGTTTAGAAATACTGGATTCACTCCAGAAGATGCTCCAATGGGATAAGGCTGATGAGATTCATGCGCAAGTTTTGGGGATGACAGAGGAAGTTGTTGATACAGGAGAAGAAGAGGAGCTTACGGATACAACTGGAGTGGTTAGTGAGGGTCTATTGGAGTTGGTATTGTCTCGTGATAGTTTGATTGAACAGGCAGATGCATTGAATATGTTGACGCGACGTAGTAAGACGATTTATTGGACTAATCCAGAGACCGGAATCGAGTATCGTGGTCAGCGGTTGGAACTTTTGGAGAGTAAACTAGGTGATGAAGGTTATGCGGCGATGGAGAAGATAATTTTGGACAGGATTCATGAAATCGAGTCAAAATTGAATGAGCAGGAAGCTGCGGCAGCAGTTGCACCTCCAGAGTCGGGTGAGAGGGTTGTAGAAAAAGTTGCCGAGGGGCTTACGGACTCGATGGAGGGGCTTGAATCTGAAGCGTTGGGGAATGGGCCTTTGGAGGAATCCGGGGCACCAGAGGAGATTGCGGGTGAACCCGAAGATATACTTTCATCAGTGTTCGGTGAGGAGAATTCGCCGCCTCAGGAGGAGGTTGGAGAGTAATGGAACCTAGGACGATTAACTCTGTTTTTGATGCAGAGAAATATTTGGAAGTTAATCAAGATGTCAAGGATGCTATCGACAGAGGAGAAAGTGGAGGGGCTGAAGAGCATTATTTTACATATGGAATAGGTGAAGGGCGTGAGGCTTTCTGGAAAATCATCGGAAATAATAGATCTTATCAGTGTGATGTAATTCTTATAGACGGTGCGGTTGATGTTATGGGTCAGTATTGGGTCTTACAAGGACAGAAATTGTTGGATATTCATTTCTATATTGTCACTAATGATCCAGGAAAATTTCAAATCCAGAAAGATGATCATAAAGTTACTTTTGTTGGAGCTAGAAGTAATTCAATACATACTTCAGTACATTTTTTGATACCTAGGTTAAAGTCTAATTTTATAGTTTTTTCAGTTCCGTATATCATGGATTCGGATTATGTTAGATCTCAAATCAACAGACTTCAGAATAGCGGACGAGAGGTGTTGGTGAGGATAGGCTTTGATCGCGGAAACTTGGTTATTGTTAGAAAAAACACAATTTTGGATATGGGCGGGTTTCGAGATACCCCTTATTTTTATTTGGAGGACCTGATTCAGAGGGCTAAGGACGAGGAACGGCCGTGTGATTATGGGGAGGTTCTCAAATCAGCACATCAGAATCATCCTTCGGAAGATACTAAATCATTGAGGCATCATGCGATTGGGTATCAGCAGAGTAAGGTGGAGGTAGATATTATCCTTCCGTTTTATGGAAACCTTGACTTTGTCGAAGAGGCGATTAAGTCAGTTGTGGAGCAGGATAATGCTGATGTTATTGTGCACTTAATTGATGACTGCTCAAGAGAAGATACCTCATCATTTCTGAGTAGATGGAAATTACAAAAAAATGTACGAGTCTATCGAAACTATATAAATATTGGTCAGTTCATGACAGTGAATAACATAGTTCCATTTTTGGAAACGGATTATATAGCTCTTATGGATGGAGATGATATTAGTGCCAGCAATCGAGTTTATGCTGGAATTAATCTTCTGCGGTTGACTAAGTCAGATCTTTTTGGATCGCGGATGCGAATATTTGGCGATGAACACGAATGGTCTCCTGTTAGCATGTTTGAGCGTAAGCGGATTAAACGAGGAAAGAGGTATTGGAATGCAGTTTTTCCTCATGAGATTTGCGAACATTATCTTCCTAGTTGTAGTATAATCATGACTAAGAAATCATTTGTAGATATTGGAGGATACGCTGATTTTGGAGATGTTAATAGGAATAAATCAACGAATGACACTGAACTGCAGTATCGATATTTCTTTTCAGGATATAGGGTTTGTTATTCTGTGTCTAATTTGATGAATGTTAGGCGTTACCAGAATTCGTGCACTCAAAATCAAGAAGAGGGGTGGTGTACACCAGCAAGAGTTTGGGCAACTAGGGAAACAGAGCGTCGAAGAAAATTATTTTTTGAGGATCGTAAGTTTATTCCAAGTTCGTTTGGATCACTAGGGGATTCTAAGTGGGATGGGTATACTCAGCTGTGGGAGGGTTAGAAGATGCCAGCACCCAAGAAGCCGCCACAGGTCAGTCAGAAACTTCTCGCTAGAACGGGCGAGATGGATGACTCACAACTTCCATACATCCTGATGGATTCCCTGATTGCTCAGTTCCATCCGGAATTGGCGGAAGCGAGTATTGTGATTGGCTATAATTACGGATGGAAACCGAACCGCGATGCCAAAGTTGTCTTGGCTTCTGTCTCCCTTTTCTCGGATTTCGATCGTCAGATGCACAACAAGGACATCAAGATTCTTTTGAACTATAATTATTGGCATAATCCCGCGACAACAGATGACAATAGACGGGCTCTTGTAGATCATCAATTATGCCATCCTCGCCCGATTATGGATCTGGATTTGGGCATTCCTCTGAAAAATGATATGAATATGATTAAATATTATCTCCGCGAGCATGACATCGAGGATTTTGCCGATGTAGTTTCTCGCTGGGGCATTTGGATGGTGGATATGGAGCGCAGCGCTGAAATGATGGCTCATGCATGGGAGGAAGAGAAGAAAAAACGCGAAGAGAAGAGTCTTGAGGAACTGGAAGAAGAGGAGCCGGATGGCGAAGAAATGGCGAAAGGAACTTACGACACGAGGGAAGTACTTACACTGTCTAAATAATTTTTAGGAGAACTTTCATGTTTAACAAAGAAGGGAAGGAATCGGATGAAATACCTTGTAGGAAAAAGATCAGTGAAGAAACCAGACAGAAAATGAGTGAGGCGAAACGAGGTAAGAGAAAGAGTGAAGAGACTAGACGGAAAATGAGTGAAGCGAAACGTGGTAGAAAATTGAGTGAAGAGCATAGACGAAAACTCAGTGAGGTGCAGCGTGGTAAAAGTTGCAGTGAAGAATCAAAGCAGAAAATGAGAGAAGCACAACTTGGTAAAAAGATGAGTGAAGAAGCTAAACAGAAGATGAGTAAAGCGAAACGAGGTACAAAACTCAGTGAAGAAACGAAACAAAAAATCAGTGAGTCGCAATGTCGTAGATGGGCAAGAAGAAAGGGATTGATGGAATAATACAATGGACGATACAACAGAAATCACCGAGAAAAATCTTGTCGTTAAGACAGATTTTTTTACGGCGTATCAGTGCAGCCCCGAAGCTCCGCTGATTAGGTCCGCTAAACCGGATCGAGAATGGATGGACAACGCACATAAACGTTTCCCTTACAGGTGTTTGCCGATGGTTCTGTGTAATCAATTCGGCTGGGACATCATAAATCCCGTCAGCTTTATTGCATCATGGAATGGGGGATCAGCACCATCAGATGTGAAAATAACATTTCCGACTAATAAACAATCTAACCTTCCACAGGCCCACTTCGGTGTCGGCACGCTCACCATAACCTTGGGACATTTATTTCGGACACCTCATGGTGTGAACCTCTATGTGAAAGGACCCCCGAATCAGCCTAAGGACGGAATTATCCCTCTGGAGGGAATTGTTGAGACAGACTTCTCGACTGCAACTTTCACTATGAACTGGTTATTCACAAGAAAGAATCATGAGGTGGTCTTCGAGGCGGGAGAATCTTACTGTAGGATCTTCCCAATACCCAGAATGATGACGGAGATTTTCAAGCCTGAAATTCACGATCTAGAAGAAAATCCTGAACTCTTGAAACTACATATGCAGTGGAGAGAAGAGAGGGATAAATTCAACAAGGGTCTAGCAATTCGGGGAAGTGAATATGAAAAGAAAGGCTGGCAGAAGGATTACTTTCAAGGTGGAAGCAATCTTTTTCCTAAGTTAGATGACCATCAGACAAGGTTGCAGCAACCGGAGTTCAGGGATTGTCGTTCTAGTGGTCAGAGTCGTGATTTATCCCCGGATACTGGTACTAGACCGATGGTCCTGATGGGAAAGGATGGAAGGCCGTTTACATTATTTGTGGCAAGCTTAAAGGATCACAATGTTAAACAGACGAGAAGTACTCCTTACACAACTCTGCCTCCTCGAGAAAAATCACAAGAAGGTCATGATGAATCAAGCCATGAAACAAATTCCGATGATATTAAAGGTGCTGGAAATGGAGGAGACGACAGAGATCGAGCTTTATAATTTGATGATTGAGTTGGAGGCATCTAGAACAGATATAGCATTAAAGACTCTAATGAGTTTACGTAGAAGTCAAAGTAATAAAGATAGCTGATGTGGATAACAATGAAGGATCAAAGAATTTTAGATTGACAGAGAATTCTGGCTATGAGCCTGGTATATGGGTATTACGGGGATCATGGAACCTTTGATCTGAGAAAGGAGGTTTCGAGTCGCTGAGATTTTTTAACACTTTTTTCACTTAGGAGGGATTTTCATGAGAAGGATTTTAGTTTGGGCCATATTCATGGCCTTAACTGGATTGCTTGGGACTGCCCAAGCTGATGTTGTGGTTGACACCGCCTCAGGGACCATCGGTGGAATCACAATGACTAATGTTGGGATCAATGGTAGTGGCACTGCTACCATTTCGATCACGATGTTGCCCAACACCCAGTCGTTTTTGAACAACCTCAACGGGGTGACTGTCGTGCCCGATCCTGCAGAGGTGCAGGGTCCAGTTACTTTGTTGGTGACGCCGACTGGTTTGGGGACGTATAGTTTGGGGCTCGTTCCTCCGACATACGAAGTTGTCTTTGGCACTACTCCTGGTGCCCAAGGCATCTTGGACTTCAATCAGAAGACAGGTGTAGCGCCTCTGGCGTTACCTACTTTCTTCAACATGTCGGGGAGCATTACCAGTCTGATTTCCAACCTGGATCCGATGTATGACTTCAGTCATATGCCAGGTGGCGGGATGAACTTCGCCATTACCGGAACCACGTTCACCGGGACAAAAAACTTCGCTGGACTGTTCAGCACGCCAGGAGCTGCCATAACGGGCAGTGGTTCGTTCTCCATGTCGAGTATACCTGAGCCCACTCCGATGGTGACGCTGGGTATGGGCATGAGTGTAGTTTTCGCGGGGATGGCTTTTAGGAAGTGCAAGCAGAAAATTTTGAAAACAAGTTGATGTAAGTTTTCATTTCACGCGTGGGACGACGCTGTCACACACGTGAAATGAATAATGAAATTGGGGATGAGTTCTGGATGTCTCGGTATGGAACCTTGGAAGAAGAGCGGGGTTATTAGTACCTAAGTTTTGATCATTCCACAGGTTTCCAAACACCACGAGGAGTTTTGACGATGTTGAAAACCGTTTCGGTCGCAAGTTTGATAGAGAATCCATGGCGACGGCTTGATGAGTATCCAATTCTCCGTGAGAAGGTCGATGCTCTTAAAGAGAGTATCGATTCTACGGGTTTCTGGGGAACCATTGTTGGCCGAGAAGTCAAAGGCCAAGTTGAAATCGCATTTGGTCACCATCGAGTGGTGGCTTTGCAAGAACTCGCGATAAAGAAAGTCGAGATTATCATCCGGGATCTCAGCAATGCGGAAATGATTAAGATGATGGCTCGTGAGAACATGGAGGAGTGGAGTACGTCGGCCTGGGTTGAGTTGGAGACGATCCGAACTGTAATCGCAGCTTATGGGAGAGGCGAGATTGGACCACCCGACTTTCCGAATGTGCCGAGAGATACTAGGAAGGACCTAATCAGGAACGTGGGCCAAGGATCTGGCCTACGTTCCTATACCAAGGCGACCGTAGCTGAATTCCTGGGATGGACCAGAAAACATGCGAGTGGCCTTAGACCTAACTTTGCCTGCGAGACTGCGTTCCGGGCTATTGATGCGATTGACCGGGGATTTCTTCACGAGGATAATTTGAAAGGGCTTTCGCGATCTGACATGGATCATATCGTGAGAGAACAAGCGTCGATCTATCAAAGTGAAAAGCGAGTTGCTCAAGCAAATCGGGATGAAGCTAAGGTCGCTCAGAAGAGGGCTGATATGGAATCTTCACCACAGGTTAAAAGCATTCTGAATCGACAGGTTGCGATTCTAGAAGCACAAGCTAAGCAGCATGATGCGGCGGCGAAAGAAAAAAGCAAACAGTTTATACAGAATACAACTCCGCAACTTCGCAATGGTAACATAGGAGTTCGTGGTGTCAAAGAGGAAGCTGCTAAATATAAAGCTTCGACATTCACAGCAAGTCAACTTGTTGACGTCGATGGTTATGCACGCAAGAGTTTGATTCCACTTCTTCAAAATATCTTGAATGATTCCAATAGCAAATTGCTTCAAGACATTGCACTTATAACGGAGCATGTATCGGATATGTCAGATTCAACTCGTCATGAGTTGTGCCAGCAGTTCGATGCTCTGATTGGCAGGGCATCTGCTTTTGCAGCCCCATTCCGGGGCAAATGATCCGGCTAGGACCGGACGGAGGAACTTATGTCGTCAGCATATAGTCTGAAGAAGCATTTGTTCGTTGCTCAACTAAAGGATTATGCGATAGAGCAATTTCATTTGAAGACTGAGTCATTGTTCATTTCGTGGGGTTCGTTTTATAACGAATACCTGCGTTTTAACGATGACAAGTTTACCGCCAGATTGCAAGGATTGAGATCGACCAACCAGCACTGGCAGAAGTATGGCCAGCCGATGGCCAAGATGCTGTGGGAGGCACAGATCATGGTTGTTCCTGTGAGTGCCAAGATTCTTGAACGGCAAATACGAATGCCAGATGATTCTCATCGTGAAGATTTGAAGCAAGGTGCTCTTTTGGATTTGAAGACGGATGTTCTTCCACGCAAGAAGAAGTGTAAGAAGATCATTCTTCCGGGTCTGAAGCACAATTCACATCCGGATCGAAATAAACAGCTCACAGATGAATGGTATCGCAATACGATACCAAACGGGAACAACATGACGATTGGATTCGTTTCATTTCCAGTATTTCCGCCAGGTGATCCAAGGACGAATCATCCCTTGTTTCGTGCATATATTGAAAGGCAAGTAAACTTGTCGGGGACCTACTCAAAGAGTGCGAAAACTAAGTATGACAAGGGTCTTCGCCTTGGACAGCTCAGCCAGGAGGAGTATGCGACATTGATTCACCAGCATCACGAGTTGGTGAACAAGCCGTTCGCTAACGACCAACCATTGCCTCCCAACCCTTTGGCATTGAGTGAGGAAAAGGACAAAGACAAGGATAAGGAGCAAAAAGAGGGAGAGTAGTCTATGGTTGACTTCCTTCGTCGTTCCAGATTTTGATTTGGAATTTCTGTGGAAATAAATGGCTGGTGTAATACGCAGCCATTTATTTCCATAATCATACAAGATATAGATGGGGTTATTAATACGTGGGCTTTGATCGTTCTATGAGATTGGCCTGTGTTTTGGTAAGACAAGCGGCTGTCTATAAGAAGCAAAATGCTACATCTTGGCTTGATCCAAGCGGCATATTTCATCCAATAGCGTTTTCCCATGATCAGTGGGCTGCTGATCATGGAACAACTTTAGAAAAATTATTTGATGACGGTTGGTTGCGAATTACTTATTACTGGAAAACTCTTGTCATTGAGAATGTATCTTATACTCCAATAAACGAAAGGCAAAGAGAAACATTGGTGGAATTTGCAATAAATTCTAAGTGGTTCGAGGAGGTTGTTGACAATAGTGGTGAAAGAGATCATGTAATCTGGTCCATCAAAGATGAATTTTAGATCTTTGCGATTAGCACGGATCCTTTTAGATAGGACGGCAGTTCGTCAAGATTTAATGGAGTTACCCATTGATTCTTTGATCATGACACAGGATGAACTACTTGCGGCTGCGGAGAATATTGCACGAGGTTATCCGGCTGTGACTGAAGGCCCTCTGGAGGTTGCATACCTTCCTAAATCACGACGGTATCAATTGACGAATGGTTATCATCGAATGGTTGAGTATTTACTGTCTGGTAAAACAAGTGTACCCGTTAAAGTGACAGAAGGAGAATGGAATTTACCACCGATTAAGGGTCGGTTTAAGTTTCGCCCCGATTTGAAGTATAAGGGTCTTGAAGATTTTATTGAACCTTATTTGTTAAGGAGACTTTAATTGAGCTTAAAGATTAAAATTAAGGGTTTTCAGTCGATTAAAAATTCCGTTGAAATTTTAGTAGACGGGTATAGTGTAATCGAGGGTGAGTCGAACCTGGGTAAGTCGGCAGTAATTCGGGCTATTCATGCAGCGTTATCTAACCGTGCTGGCACCGAGTTTATTACGGAAAATGAATTGGTTTGTGAAGTGGTTATTGAGTCATTGGGTCACAAGGTTAGATGGTACAAGAATCAAAAATCTACATTATATGAAGTTGATGGAGTTAAGATTAATAGGCCAGGCAGGGGTACGGTTCCCGATGAGGTGAGGGCGACTGGTCTTTATGCTATTAAGACTCTTGATAAAGAACTTCACTGGCCTCAGATTCACTTCCAGTGGGAACAGCCTTTTATTATTGGAGCATATACCGACACGATTGCGGCTGAACTCCTGGGAGCCAGCCAGGATACTGTAAAGATTAGTCGGGCAATTAAACTTGTCAACGCTGATGTGACTAAGTGTAAGACAAAGACAGAATTCCTTGAAAAGCAGCATCAAGAGTTACTTACTACTGTCGAGAGGATGGAGGAGTTTGCTGTAAAGTTAAACGCATTACAACAGAAAATGGATCAGACTGAGACAGTCCGAAACGAGGCACTCACGAAGGCGTCTACGTACCGAGATCTGGTTGGAAGGTATCGATCTTCTTGGACTGGCTGGAAGGTCTCTAGTGTAGTGGCAAAGGCTACTGTTCCTGTGACTTTGGATGTTTCGCATCATGAGAAACTTATTGATTTGCACAAGAGATATACTCAGGCATGTTCTATAGTTGAAATGTCCTCGAAAAATCAGGGAACTGTTCCTGAAGTAATGGATGGACGCGAATATATCACAGAAATCACCAGGCTCTATAATGAATCAAATCGGATTTCCCATCAGATTAAAATCATGGGTCAGGTGGTATCTACAAAGCAGCCTGAGAGATTAGATGGTCAGAGAATTGTAAACCGGATTAACTCATTAAAAAGTCTCCAGGAACAGTTTCTTAAAGCACAGAAAGAGATAGATTCTTACGCACGAGTGATGGGTGAGATTACTACAGAGTTAAAGGAAATTGATGGAGAGCGGGAAAAGATTAATCATCTTGTAGGTGGAATAGAAAGATGCCCACTTTGTTTGGCTCCGATGAAGAATGGAGTGTATTGTTCTGAAGAGGCGATAAGTATTAGTGTTTGATTCTAGTTCACCCCCGAGAGAAAGGACACGCATGCTAGTTTTGAGTCGTAAGCTCCATGAGTCTATCGTCATTAATGATAACATTCGGATGACGATTACTTATATCAACAGACACAAGGGTCGGGTTAAAATAGGATTTGAGGCCCCATCAGAAATCAAGATTTTTCGGGAAGAGATCATGAATAAAGGCCCGGGTAAAGAGGATCAAAAGTCCGATTGATCAATGAAAAGGGGAGTATGTTCGTAGTGTACTCCCCTTCTTTGATTGGGGTAGAGATTTGTGCAATTAACCCTTGTGGCTATTGGTAAGAATGAGGACTCTTTTAAGGTCTTCGATAGAGCACATATCGGAGATTGTGAATTGGTATTTGTTGCCAACATTAATCATGAACCTTTAGCTACGATTGCTAATCGTTATTTACAGAATAGCCGAGATGTTTTCGGACTTTGCCATAATAATGCTTGGTTTGGTCCAGGTTCCTTGGAGATTTTTACAAAGATTGCAATGGAGGGAAAGGTTTGTGGCATTGTGGGGAAAAGTTTAGATGGTGTATATCATTGGTGCCATGCAAATCCTGGAAAAGTCTCGACATTAGACGGCTGTTCTATTTTCTTTCCTATACGATGTAATTTGCGGTTTGATGGTGTACTCTTTAATGGTTTTCATTGCCATGTTCCTGATTTATGTTTACAGGCGCAAAAGATTGGAATGGAAGTTATAGTTCCAGCAGCTGATGCTTCACACAAGGATTCGGACCATACTCTCAGTGAAAGGGAAGTGTGGCATAGAGATTTCTGGAGATATCATGCGTTATTAGCAAATAAATGGAAAGGGATGCGGTTTGAGACGACATAAAGGACAAAGATATAAGAAAGGATGAGGGGTGATGAATCCTTCAAATAAAAGTCAGGAAGCTTCTAGCAAGGTGCGGAGAATAAGCGCGATAACTGCGATGCGTGATCGTGCTAATCGCCTCAGAAGGAGAGCAGCAAGGTGGGAAGAACTCGCGAATGCTCTTGATAAAATCGAGAAATATGCAATTAGTCAATCTAAAGATGGCAGTGAAGGGAGTCCTCACATTGGAGCCGGATCTGCTTCAGAAGAATTTCTTTGGGAATTAGCATCGAAGTCTTTTGAGAGTGGATTATAGAAGATTATGGGAAACACGCCTATTACAGGAATAGTTGATTCTCACTGGTCGAATCGGAGACCAGCATCCCGAACGGATGAGGATTGGATCGCTACTCAATCCAAAAAACTCGACGAGTTCTTTCGGATTTCAAAAGAAATTCAAGCCCGAGCACTTGTGCACGGGGGAGATCTCTTTAATCAGCCTAAAGGACAGCTTATTGATCGCATGGTTGATCAATGGCTCATGGAGAAGTTCCGTAAGGCACCGGCTCCGTGGTTTACCATCCCTGGAAACCACGATTTGTTTGGCCATAAGGTAGATTCACTCAGAAGCCATCCTTATGGATGTCTGGAAAAAGCTGGATTGATCACATCGGTCATGTGGCCGAATTATGCACTGATCGGATTAGATCCTGTTATTTTAATTACAGGTAAAGAATTTCACGCTGATGGCCCCGCAGCTTGGTTGGAAAGCCTCCGGGATGAAGAAACACTGATTGAATGGAAGACGGATATATCTAAGGAGTATGGAGTTCCTGTTTTTGCTTTAGCGCTTTGTCATGGTTTTTTCGGACCTTATTGTGGTTATCAATTTGGAGAGCCAATTACTTCGTACGATGAAATTATCGATACTGGAATTGATGTGGTATTGGCTGGTCATGATCACTCTCTTAAAGGGGTTCAAGTTCTTGAAGATGATGACGGTAGTTTCAAGTATATTATAGAACCAGGGGCTTTGCTTCGTGGTACTATTGCCGAGAAGGATATTGGTCGTGAACCGAAGATGGTCAGTATTAATTTCGAATCGAATGGGCATCATGAGATTGAATTGATTACTATTGCTCATGACGCACCTGAATATGTATTTAATTTCGATAACCAAAAAAAAGAAAAGAAACGACAAGAAGTTGAGCACATGTTTATAGAAGAGTGTCGCAGATTACAGACAAAGGGAACAACCATTGATGTTTTACTCAATTTTATCGAGACCAGTGGATCTGTTTCTTCACGAGTAGCAAGTCTGACGAAAGAATATTTGCTCCAAGCGGAAGGGGGAGATTTATGAATAGTTCCGTTCCAGAAAAAGTTCATAAAATGGAATTTTTCGATCAATTCTGGGAGCAACTTCGGTGGGACGTTTTGGAGAAAAAGATTCGAACAGCATTACGTTATCCGGATATGCCTATGAACACAGAGATCAATTGTCCGGCTGTGATGGATCTAGCTAAGCAGATCATGGGTGGAATTGGGGAATCCGCGATTCAAAGGGCGGGGGAGCTAGTAAGTAAAGAAGAGACGTTTTCATTTGACCAGAGATTGGTACTCATGAGAATCCTGGAGGCCATTATCAGCGAATATGAGGAGTGGAAGAAGAGATGTTTCTCTCAAGGAATAACATCTTCTTTATGTTCTCATTTACCAAGTTTAGAGCACAAGTGAGGGGAAAATGTCAGACGGTACGAATGGGTCTGAGGCAGAGAAGTTTTTGGCACGATTACGTGAATTGGACGCAATTCGCGAAGATCTGATTCGTCGTCAAGCAGCTATGGGTGAACGTCATGCGGCTGCACAACGAGATTTGACTCGAATCGTGGGAGAGATGAAGACGTTGGGGACTTCTCCTCAAACGATTCAGGCCGACTTGGTCAAATCATCTGAAGAGGTTAAGAAGCGTACAGTCGAGTACGAGACCTCATTAACACAGTTGAAGACTCAACTTGATGCAGCGGAACAGTCGCTGTTAGCTTTGGATCAGAAGAGGTAGAATGTACTTATGCGATTACGATAGAGTTGCTTGCGTGAGCGTAGACCATCGATATGAGGAACACGCTCCTCGAATCAAGAAGATGTTGATGGCTCATGGAGTGAGAGAGGACAGGATACATTTTTGGCTAAATGGCAAAGGCGAATTATTTCCCAAGGAGCGGTATAAGCAAATTCTTCGAGAGAGTGATCTCCCTAGAAATTGGAGAGCGGGTCTAGGGAGTTATGCTATAACGATAGCGATTAGATCTGTATTACAGCAAGCTATCCATGACAAGGTGAAGAGCTTCTTGTTACTAGAAGATGACTGTGAATTTATTCCAAATTTCGATGAAATTTTGAAACTAGCTACCGAGCAACTACGAAGATTACCTTCGTGGGATTGCCTTTATTATGGAGCAAATCATTATTGGGCTATAACTGAAGAATTGGCTCCCAATGTATTAAGATGTAACACATCATTTATGACGCACTGCGTTGGACTAAGAACTAAAATGATGCTTGCAATGCTGAATCTTAAAGTTACTAATCCTATGGATGTTATGATGGGATATCAACTACAAAAATCTCACAGGTGCTATGCATTGTGGCCTAATATCGCTGTTCAATTGCCTGGACACTCTTATGTTGATGGGCAACATAAAGATTATGCTCACACTGGTTTCTTTCAGAGCAAGGGCAAGAACTGGACGTGAACGAGTAACAATTCTGTACCTGAAGAGAGGATGATTTATGTCGATCAAGGTTCGCCCTGCTGAGTTGAAGCTCGCGGCAAAAGTTGCAAATCAGGTCAGAGACATTTCTGGAGGTGGCTCCAACAAGAGATATCCTTGGCTGAATCATTATCGACTGGTGGCAGATCCAAGTTCTGGGTTGGCACTTTATGCGACAGACGGATCTTCTTGGTTGACGTGGATAATTCCGACAGAGGAACCGTTTGAGGATGTATACGATATCGTACTTCCTTCATCTAAACTCAATGACTTTCTATCAAAGATGGATGATGGGCTTGCTTTCGAGATCACTAAGGAAGACGGTCAAATTACGTTGACTCGTGGAGTTACGATATGGAGAATCCCTGAAGAGGATCCAATTCCGTATCCTAAAACTCCCGCTGGAGGTCAATTGTATGAGACGTTTTCGGTTAGTGCAGCAACTCTTGTCAAGAATTTTAAATTCGCCGAACCATTTATTAATTCTGCTAGTGCAACATCATCAAATACTGTAGCTACATGGTTGAAAGATGGGTTGTTGGCTACGGGGGCTCAACGTCATTTGATTCGAGTGGAAGGGATGCCGTGTCCTCCAGTGCACGTGAATTTCAAGCAGAAGCCATTGAACTCTGTGATATCTTTTTTAAGTGCTCTTCAAGAAGATGTAAACACCACTATCTCTGGAAGGAATTATACTTTTCAGTGTCCAACATCAGGAAGTAAGTTTACCGTGTTGGGGGAAACCGCTATATTTCCAAGTGAAGTCAAGCTTGGAAGTCAAGAGCCAACGGTAATCAAGTTTGACGGGAAGACCTTGCTGAAAGGGGTCTCTACTATGAACACTCTCTTACCAGCAGAAGCTGACAGAATACTGGTTCGGATTACAGGATCAAAAGAAGACTCTTTCATTTACATCACTACTCTTACTACAGATTCGAAGAAATCACAGGAAGGATTTCCCATTATTCGTGAAACAGATGGAGATCAAGATATACAATTCGTAGTGAACTGTCGGATTTTTGAGATCAGTTTGGGCCAGATGGGAGGGGATATTTTGGAGGGTAGATTTTATGAATCAGCCGTTCCGCCAAGATTTCTTATCGAAGATGAAAGAGCTACAGACGACGATACATATCGTTGTGTATTAGTTCCAGTTACTTTGTCTGTGATGGATCTAGAGAATGATGATGAACCAAAGGAACCGAAGAAGGCAGGGGCCAAGAAGCCAGAAAAGAAGGTTCAGCTAAGCAAGCCTTAGCGTAAGAATCAGTATGGGAGGTATAGTGGTTGGAAGTGATTTTATCTCCGATTATAAGGCTCGGTGGGTGTGCGAAAGATCATCGGCGCTTATCATGTGGCAACATTTTTTGGTTGGCAGGGGCTTGTGCAAGAGCAGTGTCGAAGACTTAATGAATCGGGATTGTTCGCCAGAATATCAAGGCTTCTGGTTGGTGTTGTCGGTGATCCTAACGAAGATATCTCTGTTCTTGTTGATTTACTGGGGAAGAATGCTTTTGTTCGTCAGTTAGGTCCGCTGGAGGAGTTTGAATTTCCGACGCTTCAGTGGTTGTATGAGGAAATTCAATCCGAAGATGCTGCTTGTTGGTATGCCCACACAAAAGGTGTCTCTGCTCCCAGCGATGAGAATATCAAGTGGCGTATGGAAATGGAGTCGGTTGTTTTTGATCAATATGAGAAATGTTTAGATGCACTTAAGACCTATGACACATGTGGAACTCGATGGAGACTCAATGGACCATCGGCGAATAATCCACATTACTCAGGCAATTTTTGGTGGGCGAATTCTAGTTATCTTCGGACGTTACCATCCCCTATGACTTTACGAGTTGGTTACTGGTGGGGGCGACATGGAGCAGAATTCTGGATAGGTAGGAATCCTAAGATTCAGGCATTTAATATCGAATGATACATAAAATGATAGTTGGTGTGTGAAAGATTATCGGTACTTACCATGTTACAGCAGGTCTTTGACAAACCAAGTGTGTGGGTTGGCTTAGAGTCTAGGTATCGTGATCTCATTGGAAATATTGGCCAGGTGAAGAGAATTGTTGATCTTGGAGTTGATTATGGATTTTCGACATTTCACTTTGCAATGCACTATCCAGATGCTGAAGTGATTGGGGTTGATAACTTCATGCTGCACAGTGATTCAGAAGCCTGGGTTAATCAGCATGTCCATTTGTTTCCAAATGTGAAAATAATTAAAGGCCAGGTAGCAGAAGTCGGGAAATCATTTTGTGAGCCAGTAGATCTTTTGCACATTGATGCCATTCATACGTATGAAGCAGTCGCTGCGGATTTTGCGGCTTGGAATCATATTGTTCGTTCTGGTGGACGGGTTATTTTTCACGATACGATATCTTTTTCAGAGGTCGGTAGGTTTTTCCACGAACTCGAAGGCGACAAGAGTGAGATCTTTGAGTACAACGGTTTAGGCTGTTGGATCAAGTCTTAAGTAGGTGGAGTTTTCAATGTCAGAAAGTTTAGCTCTTCGTGAAAATGTAAAACAGTTTAACATGCGATTGAGTGTCACCAAGAAACTTAAGGAGAAGACTTTTCAGCAACTTCAGGAAGCCCGGCAGGACATGGAAGATCGTCAGAATGTTCAGAATGTTCTCAGGATGATGGCAGAGAAGTTAAGTGTAGAAAGCGAAGAGATCACAGAGAAAATTGTATCCTTAGGACTGAGAGATACTTTTATTGATGAAGAATTGTCTTTGGAAGTAGATCATTACGTTTCTCATGGCAAACCAGCAATTAAACCGCTCTTGCACGATCACAAACGTGGTGTCAAGGGCGATCCGATGAAGGCATTTGGAGGTGGACCGGCATCACTTATCGGTATACTCCTAAGAGTCCTTTCGATTATCAGACAGCCGGATCTGGCACGAGTGATCATACTGGACGAGCCGTTGATTCAGGTAAGTGACAAGTACAAAGAACGAGCGGCAGCCCTTGTTCGTCGGATTTGTGATCCTGTAGAGAAAGGCGGATTAGGGTTTTCAATATTGATTGTATCTCACGATGATGTTTTTAAGAGAAATGCTAATTACTCTTATATTGCCAGAACAGCAGACGATGGACAGAGTCTTTCTTTAAATGAGCAATTTCAAGAATTTGAGGACATGGTCGATGAGCAATGATCGGAGGATAGTTATTCCTGGCGGAGCCGAGCGTATTCAGCAAATGGACAATGTGAGGACAGTTCCAGAGAGTAATAAGCCTAAGTTTAACCTTCCTCAGGAAATGAAAGACGAAGTTAGAAAGTTTATTCCAGAAGCTAAAGAATTAGCCGTTAAAATTCATGAGTTCTTGTGTAAAGGGCATGCAGCACAGGTGGCGTTTGTCTGTCAAGAGCCGATGAGGGTGTTTCTTGGAGAGCATATCAAGTCTCTATTACCTCAAATGGTTAGAACGTTTGCACATACAGATCGGATGCAAGTTCTTAGTTTCTTTCGACAGATTTCTGAACAGCGTTTATCTCCTGCTAATATCTCTGCGGAGAAGATCGACAAAAAAACTTATGAGTTGGCTATTTCAGATTTGATGAATTTACTTAGTAGAGTTCCGGCTCAAGTTTTTCCCATTGAAATTGGATTACCTGAGCTAGATTTGGAGTCTCCAGCGAGTGAGGCTCCTTCTGAGGATACAACACAAGGAGAAATCTGATGTTCGGAATGCCTTCATCGCCACAAGATCCAATGGCTTGAAAGAATGGTTTTTGGGATTAGGAGTTGTTGAATTTTTGAGGCAATTATTATAGGTAGAAGATAAATTATGCATGACTCATTGTTAGTTTTACGTGGATATTGTACGATTCAGTTATGGCGTAAAATTAGTGGATCTAATCGATGGCCACATACAAGAAAGTGGGGCATTTGTGGAAATGTCTTGGTAGATGAGGATGACTTTCAGGAACTTAACCATGATACAAATGGAGAAGAGTTTCGTTGGTTGAGAAGTGATGGTCATAGCTCTGGATCTTATTGTGCTATTAGATGTGAGAAGATAAATGGAGAATGGATTACTGTTTATATGTCGAGGGAAATATTAGGTCTCTCTTATGGTGGTGGGCATGGGTATGGGCATTGGAATGGTGAAGGAGATCACAAGAACCATGATACACGAGATAACAGAAAAGAAAATCTGAGAGATGCTACTGTTTCTCAAAATAGAATGAATAAAAGAAAGTATGGGTCTAATCAATTACCTAAAGGTGTTTATAAAGCAGGGAAAGGGTATCATACTAAAGTTACTGTTGATCGTTTACGAGTTTGGTTCCCTGTTTTACCGAAGAAGAATGAAGTCTGGTTCATGCGTAAAGAAGCAGAAAAACATGTTCAGGGAGATTTTGCTTGCTCTGAAGACATTCCTGATGATCAGATGCCTACAGAAGAGCGTCAGAAATGGCTTCGAGAGTTGGTTCTTGATAAGCTTAGGAAAAATGGTTTGATTCAGAGCAAGGAATAGACAAATACCACAAGGAGATAAAACCTATGTTCGGCATGCCAGCAACCGATTCAGATCCCATTGCTTCCTTTGAGGTTGCCACGGATCACCTCTACAGGAATCAGCATCCGGGGACGCGTGGATACGTATCGTCGCCGGATATGGTGACAGTAGGAGTAATAGCTAATAACAATGGTCTGGTCATTCAGTCCAAGTGGATTCGTCCAAAGGTTGGGGCGATTGCGTTTCAGCTTGGGATACTAGGACCGAACGCTCCACTGGCTATCTTTGAGAATGGAACCCCAGCAATACTCATGCTTACTCCGAATCAGGGTTATCAGTTGGCGGCAACGTTCCCTGGTGCCCGTGGGAATCAGTTATCACTGACGGTGAATCTTCCAAGTCCTTATCCCAAGAGTGGTGTGACAACGCCATTGGTGATCAAGGCGATTCCGCCGGGACAGATTGTGGTGACATTGGCCACGACTGGTACTGGGCAAAATACGACTCCTACGGTTACGACGACAGCGGCTCAGTTGGTTGCAGCCCTTGTGGCAAACCCAGGGATCAGCAAGTGGGTGACAGCCTGGGTTTCGGATTCGACGATTGCGACTCCATTGTCGCCGCTTCCTTTGACTCATTTCAAGGGAGGTGTGGACGTTCCGTATCTGGTGTATGTTTCGCTCAACGCCAGTACGGCTGGTGTGGTTGCGACGACAGCCACTCAAGTGTTGAACTTGCTCAAGGGAAGTAAGTTTGTAAGTGCAACCAACAACGGAGCATCTACTGGAGCAGGGGCTGCAGCAGCCTTTGGGCCAGTAGCACTGACTGGTGGTCGTCTGAGTGCTGGTGCGGTCCTCGATGAGGATGCGGACAAGCTTAAGAGGTATCAGTTTGACATCACGCTGGGTCAGGGAATCGGACACATGACGAATTACGGACTTCAGGTTGCATCGACTCGACAGGGAGCAAATCGGACCTGGCAGACGGTTCCGGCGCAGACTCTCGCAATCACGAGGGATATACGGACTACGGTTGGTGGCACCCAGATCGTAGGCATCAACCACTCAATAGAGCATGGGCCTCGTAGTCTGTTCCTGTGATTCGAGGTCGGCATGCAGTTTACTGAGCAATTCACGCGTGTGAAGCTTCCACGATGGGCGGCTGAGACAACAGGTGATGATCAGCCGCCTGATCTTGGACAAGTATCTGAGATGATCCGTAATTCCTTGACGAAAGAGTATGATATTTATCCTCCAAATTTAAGTACTGAGATCAATCAAGACGGATCGATTAAGATTACTGCCATGAATCCGACGACTGGTCTGAACTTGCAAGTCACATTACAAAATCTGGCTGGCGATTTGATTCATCCTTCCGGTCAAATGACAGGGGTTGTACCGGCTGAAGGAGGGTTGCCGGGAGGAGAGGCGGAAGGAGCTGCAGGCGGGGCACCAGGATTACCACCGGCGGCACCACCGGGGGCACCAGTTCAACCGGCTATGTGAGTGTGGGTGCAAGTTTCGCACTCGGATCTTTCAGAAGGAGACTCATAATGCCGTTCTATGACGTGTGGGAGAAAAAGACACTATTCTATGATGTGCCGGGAGCCGGGATCGGTGGTGGTCCCATCTTCCCGCCTGTTGGGCCACCGGTTGGACCGCCTGGTGGACCACCGGGACATCCGGCATTTCCGATCTGGGGACCGCCGGGAGTGGTATTCCCTCCAGGGCCTGGCTATCCGCCAACTGTAGGTGGTGGCCCGATCATTCCGCCTTCTGGAATGCCTCCGGGACTTAACCCACCGCCTGGTGGTTATCCTGGTTTTCCGGCACCTCCGGGACTACCTCCGATTCTCAACCCACCGCCTGGTGGTTATCCTGGTTTTCCGGCACCGCCTCCGGGACTTAACCCGCCACCGGGTGGTTACCCTGGATTTCCGGCACCCCCTGTTGATCCAGGTTTCAGCCCGCCTTGGGCACAGATTCCGCCAGGTTTCTGGCCGGGAACTCCGCCACCAAGGCCACATCCGACTCCACCGCCATTTCCTGTTGATCCAGGTTTCAGCCCGCCTTGGGCACAGATTCCGCCAGGTTTCTGGCCGGGAACTCCGCCACCGCGACCGCACCCAATGCCACCTGATTGGATTACAGGCAATCCACCGCCGGGCGGCTATCCTAGTTACCCAGCACCACCGGGCCTTGAGAACCCTCCGCCGATCTATCAACCAGCGCCTCCGGATCTTGTACCACCGACACCACCGACCACTTCTTCGCTGCCGGACTTTGCGAGTCCTGGTTTCCTGTGTCTAGTGTTCGTAGGTGGTACGTACACGAAGGGTTGGGTTCAAACTGCGATTGACAACAGCGACGACCATGTGCCCAAGCCGCCCGAGCATGGTTTGCCTGGCTCTTGGGTTACGGTCGTTTTGATGAGTGGGGGAGGTGTGGCGACGTGGGCATGGATTCCGACGCAGGAGGAGCACAAGCCGCCTGATGGTGGCGCTCCGCCATCACCACCGCCTGGTTCTGGATTGTCTCCAGGTGCTACGCCCAAGCCAGCATCGACGAAGTGATCTCAGTGGGGGAGTTAATGTTTTACAGCATTAACTCCCCATATCTTTTTTAGATGGAGATTTAATTATGTCAGATGAGTATGTTGAACCTGAGTTTCCAGAGATGGAAAACCCTCCCGCAGATTGGGAGAACGATTCTAATGAAATCGGCGAAGTATTTGAAGATGAGGTAGTCGATCCGCAAGGAGGGGAAGTCGAGGTTTCCGCTGAAATCAGAGAGCAAGTTGATCTGGAATTGATCGAGTCATCTCCGATATCTCCTGTATTCTCTGAGTATCCGCCGAGAGAAGCCCCTAGGGCATTGAGTGAGGATTCTGGCGGAACCCTTTTCCTGCCGGACGATGATCCGATCCAACAACCACTGATTGCTAATCCGTTGGATCCTCGTCTGGTGTACACTCGATCGGTGTCCAGACGTCTTCGTCATTTGACGTGTGAGCGGAGGGGGGCGGAGTATACTAGGCCTTCTGGACTTTATCGACCCGGAGGCTGAAAAGGGCGATTTTTTCTGTCAAGGGGCGAGTAAACCTCCTAAAGAGGAGGTTCGCTCGCTGTGGATGAGACGACCGGACGGATTCTTAAGGATTTTGGGATTCCCCCTGAAACTGTTCCACCGGGTTCTGTAAGGTTTCTTGATTACAAGGAACTTAAGAATCTAGGGAAGAGGTCTATCGATTGTCGGCTTTGGATACGCAATCTTAACAATCATGAAGCACTTGCATGGTCTGTGGATCACGAACATAAGTCATGCGTGGGAGTTGTCTTAAGAAATTTGTATTCAGATTCGAGGAAAGACCATAAAGCAATAACTCCTGACATCAAACCACTTTGGCATAACTTTTATTATGTATTACCGCAGGTTTATCGACTTGGAGTTTGTGTGCTTTGTGAAGGTCCGAAAGATGCAAGGGTTTTAGCATCAGCGGATATTCCTGCAATCGCTGTATTAATGGCGATACCTTCTCACGAGCATTTGAGAGTAATTCGACGGTATGTAAGAATTATTTTGTGGGTTGGAGACAGAGATCCGGTAACTGATGACAGGGCAGAGATTCGAATCAATCGAGCCAAGCGACAAGCACGCGAGCTTGAGCTTGGTTTTTTTGATTTTCGCATTCCGGTAAAAGACCCTGCTATGTTGGCAGGTAATGAAGAATGGCTTGGACGAATTCGTGATAGGGTTATGGAGTTGTCTTCCTTTTAAGTTGTGAGGTAAGTTTTTATGAGGGATATCTGGGCGCTCAAGTATCGTCCAACAACAATGGGTGAACTACTAGGACAAGATATTCCGAAACGAATCATCTCTGGAGCATTGGATCGACCTAATTTTCCAGCAGCATTATTAGTTTCAGGATCTTTCGGAGGGGGAAAAACATCTCTTTCACGAATTATAGGGCGACTGCTGACTTGTGAGAATTTAACACCTCAGAAAGAAGCATGCGGTCAGTGCTGGAACTGTCAGATGGATCTGGCAGAGGGTGAGTCGCCTAATTACTGCGAGCAGGACGCAGCATCAGCGGGTCACGTTGACGACATCGAAAAACTCATGGAAGAAGCTCGCATTGCTCCCATGAACGCACCGCGTCGCGTTCTTGTGATTGATGAGGCACATTCTCTGTCGAGTCAGGCACAAAACAAACTGCTCAAATCCTTAGAGGAAGGGATCGGAAAAACATGTATTCTTTTAGTGACAACAAATCCAGAGAAACTTCTTTCCACAATTAGATCTAGGTGTATTAAGATAAATGTATCTCCTGTAGATACGAAGATAGTATTTGATTTTCTTAAAACCATTGTGATACATGAAGGCGTCTCTTCTGAGGATGATGCACTTCAGTTGATTGTGGAGGAGACAAGAGGACACATTAGAAATACACTAAATCTTGCATATCAAATTTCTCTTTATGGGTCGATTACTCTGGAGTCTGTTAGGCAGCACTTGAATCTTGACTTCGAAGAAAAGGCGACCAATCTCTTGATTTGTGTCGGAGAATCTTGGGAAGCTACAATTCAGATGACTGAGGGGTTAAGCCAAGAGGTGGCTCCTGAGGATATTTGGTTAATGGTCCGCAGGGTTTTGGGGCAGGCTTTTCTTGGTGTCAGTCAGCCGTCTTATAAAGTTTCTTCTAATGTAAGACAAATCTCTGATAAGCATGGAATGAGGCTTTCGTCGGTTGCAGAGTGGTCGTTAGGGGATGGCGCTAGATTGCACGTGAAAACAGTCTCCGATCTTTTGGTTGTGTTTAAATTGTTGAGAGATAAGTTGGGTGTGACGGATGTTGTAAGTGAATCTTCAGTAAGACGAGCAGGCATCACAAAAGCACAGATACTTGCCGCTGGTCTTAGAAGGGATAGAATTTTGACTGAAGAAGGACTTGTTGATCTTTTTGGGCTTAATAGAATGGAAGACAATGGAGTATCTGAGGACAAGGTTACGGAAAAAATCGATGGTTAGGTACTATCACAACTAGTGGGAGAGAAAATCATGTCTGACATCGAGAGGACGACTGTTGAGACGCTGAGGTGCATACTATCAAAGTTTATGACCGCTCCAAATAGTGTAATTGTAATACAGCCAGTTGAAGAAGTTTTTTCTACTAATTTATGGTATGATAAAGTGACAGAGGAGTTGAAACGATCATTGCCAAGTGGGATTACGGCAATTGTTTTGCCATGGGGGACATATTGGTCATCTTTAAACCCTCCTAGTGAGTGTTCTGATAGCTGTCGAAATGGTTGCCTTGATGAATATCCTGAAGAATATGAATGGCTTTTGCATTGGGGATATCAATGTGGGTGGCAAGATGCAATGAAAGTGATGCGGATACCCTCTGAAGATGATCGTTGAGAAACTAAGAGAAAGAGGGCATGTAGTTTAATGGATTGGATCATTGCGCAGCTCTCCATCTGGGCGAAGAATCACCTGCCTGTCGAAGATATCAAGGCTTCGATCTCTAATGTTCTGTACCAAGAACCTTTGTATATTTATATTCCTGTGTATGAGGATCCATTTGGAAAGAATGATACTGGATTTGGAGAGTATACGTTTATTAATTATGAAGAAGGGATTGACTATTATGTTTTAGAGAATCTCGATGAGATTGTTCGAATTTTGAAAGATCCTCATACGAGGAAACCTCAGTTGTTAACAAATGATCAGGTATGGGACATTAAGGATAAAGCAGATGCAGAAGTTACATTAGATGGAGGAGATGCAGTAAAAGTTATTTCAGGGCCTTTGAGGCATAATTTTGGAACAGTGCAGTTTGTAGTCGGAGACAACGTTAATGTATTAGTATACTTGGGTCAGGAATCATTGCAAGTAACTTTTCCAGTTCATCATGTTAGAAAATCTTCCAGACGAACACTTCTCCGCAAGAGCGAGAGTAAAGCACCTGATTTTGATCTTTCTATTAATGGGCATGATTTTAATCATAAGCACAAGTTTAATTTTGGTGAATTACCACGGGTGCAGATTCTGCGTTGTGGTATTAGAAAAACCAAGCTTAGTATAGATAACAAGATTTACCAGATTCCAAATGAAGTCTTAGATAAAATTTTACTTACATATGATGTGTGGGATGATAAAACTTTTGATGAAGTGGTTCGAATTAGTAATGATGGAGAATGTGATGAATCAGGAAAATAAGTTTGATTTCGTGATAATAGATTGTAGTAATTTAGCATACCGCAGTTGGTGGAACAACCGATTTCGGAAGACAAGTAAAGATATTTTTTGTGGTTTGGAATATGGATTTATTCAAGCGATTATGGTGATTGTCAGGAGTTGGTATCCTGCAAGACTTGTTTTGGTATGGGATGGGGAGCCGACGAGAGGGCTTTCGATTTTTCCTCGTATTACTGACGAAACAACTGGCAAAATCTATGGATATAAGGCAGGTCGGAAGAATCCAGAAGATAAGGAAAATGAGCCGGACTGGGGTGTTCGACTCGGAAATCTTCGTGATAAGTTTAGGACATTGGTCCACTCTCTTTACCATAAGAACAACGAAGCCGATGAGCAGATTGCCTTTTTTACAAGAAAAGCTGAAAGTTTTGGACTGACTTCTTTGATTATTTCCAATGATGAAGATTTACATCAGTTGGTGTCTGATTACACATACATATTAAGACTTGCCCGTAATAAGGGCGAAGAGGACGCGATTTGGGGAGAGAAAGAGATTCAGGGTTTTTGGGGAGTCGAGCCCAAGAGACTGCCATTGCGTTGGGCCATTGAAGGAGATGGCGGGCCTGTAAAGGGGATTCCTCGTATTCCTAAGTCAATAATTTTAGACCTGATCAATTGTTGTAATTCTTTAGAGAGTTTGTTTCAAGTTATTGATGAGGGGTCTGTTTTTCAAACGGCACTTCAGAAAGAGAAATTTACTTCGGGGAAGGATATCATTGAAAGGAACTATAAACTATTTAATTTATATAGTGTTGATGATAATCTGTCTGTTTTAGAGGGAACAATAGGCAACAGTTCAAACATCAAGAAATTATGCTCTATCTTAGAGATGGGCCACTTTGTTGATAGAAAGGAATGGAACTTACTAGAAGAAAGTGGGAAGACCCCTTTGTTCACACATCAAGAGTGATGCAATGGAAAAGCATCTCTTCCTACAGGCCGACCAGGAGGCACTAGATCGTCTGGTGAAGGACGATCCAGATTGGTCTCCATTGCCTAAAAGGAGGAAGATACCGTTAGAGACGATCAGACAGTTGAGTTTCCTGAGACGTTCTTTACAAGCACTCCCTCCCAGAGAACTTCAGTTTATCTACTTGGTTAAGGTTAAGGGATTGGTACAGGAAGAAGCACGTAAGATGTACTCTGTGAAACAACAGAACATCTCTTATAGAGTCATCCGTGCATCTGAGAGAATCTGTCTTCATTACCGTATTTTTAATTTAGCATCTGAGACTCAATTACGACGAACTCTTTTTGATTTGGGATTTACCAGTGAGAATGTCAGGGCAATCACTGGAGTGGTGAGGACATCATCTCAGGTGGCTACAGCAAATGCATTAGGATTATCTCAGGGAAGTATTAGGTATCTATATCAGTTGGCGATCAGTCGTATGGAGACATACTATTCTAACAGCAAAGAATTAAAGCTATTAAAACTAATTGAGCGTAATTTAAATCAGTTGAGATCTATTAAGAGTCAAGGTAGATGGGATATTAAAAAGAGTGGGGTGGGCAGAGGTGACTTCCCTGTAGGTATGAGGGAGGAACTTTCAACTGAGGAACTTTTGGAAGCCATTTTCAGCGAAAAGATGGAATAACTTGAAAGGCGGTTTGGTGCGGGAATGGGTCATAGTGTAGGTTTAGGGTAGATTGATTCTATCAAGATTACTGAGAGAGCGGATATGGATCGCATTAATAGATTGGCATCTATTCTGGTCAATGGAACTTCTAGAGTTGCAACTGATGCACGTCGTACGGCACAACCACTTGATGAGGATGAGTATCGTCCAGATAAACACATCAAACCTCCAATCACTGAAGTAGAGCCTACAGCTAAGATCTATCGAGATACAGATGATCTTAGGGAAGAAGCCGATGAAGATGAAGATAAGTATGAAAAAGGAGAAAAAAGTGTTTTGTTATTTGGTGGTGATGATGATGATGACGATGATGATGGTTTAGATTATAACGATGATGAGATAGGGAAAGAGACTCTTAGAAAGTCAAGGCTGAAATTACTTGCGGGAATGATCTGGGCCGAATTGGGAGAAGCAGACGCAGTAGTTGAGGAATCCGCACCTAATGAACTTTCTATTCGTGTGCAAGATCTTTCTTGGAAAGTTACAGTAGACGATGATGGAAAAGTACAGATATCCGGTTTCGACTCTGGGGCTGAGCAGTTTGTTGGCCAGATTCCAGATGAAGACGCTGAAGCAGAGATAGTCAAGGTATCTGATCATATCCATCAACTTATCGCTGAAGATATTGACGAGAAATCTACTCCAGCAGAACCTCCTGTACGGTTTGGACCAGAGGATACGGGTGTAGAAGAAGAAATTGAGGAGGAAGCTCCTGAACAGCCAGTAGCTCCGGCAGGAGATCAAGGGGCTGCTGCCGCTCCTCCAGAACAATCTATCCCACCAGATCTTGGCATGCCTCCGGGAGGAGAGATGCCTTTTGGTGCAGGGGCTCCACCTGCTCCAGCACCTATGCCAGGTGGTATGCCACCAGCGGGAGGACCTCCACCGGTTCCGGGGGGAGTACCTCCAGCACCCGCACCATTTCCTGCAGCTAGTCGACGGTGGATGAGATCCCCATCTCAGGTGAGGCGAGTGGCTACCGCGAGACTGGAATCTGTATCTAATGAATTGGAGAGTATTGGTGAGAGCTTGGGTGAGGAGGGAGAGGAGGTATTCTGTGATTTGGCAGAAAGAGTGAGAAGTATGGTTAGCTGGATCAATTGAAGCTGTCTGAAGGAACTAAAATGCTTTCTCTGGATGAAGCCAGATTTGTAGCGAGACACTTTTACCCTAGTTTTGGTGCTCTTGATGAATTTTGGCGAACCGGCAGGATTCGAGATGATAAGAAGCAGCAGGTGCTGGACACTATTGACTATCACATAAAGAATGAAAAGAAATGGGAGATTGTTGAGGAACAAGGTTATAAGGGAGAGGTGGTTCCTGGAAAACCATTCAAAAATTTGTGGGATCCCAAAAAAGAGAAAGAAAAAAAAGAGGCGAGGCGAGATAAATCGATCGCACTACTTGAACAGTTGAAGGAGTTCGTTGAAAACTACTCTGAAGAGCCAGGAACTCGTCCTCGTGAGTGGGAGCACTTAACACACATGGATCTTTTTCCTAATCAGCCTGGTGCGAGAGGTTATACCGGTAAGCACGATGATTGGGAGATCCCCGTGGAATCTTCATATCGAGGGATCAATCAAGGAGCTTCTGGCATAAGAAACGATATTTCAACACGTCGTCGTGCTAAGATGGATAAGTGGGATTGGATTGACATTGAAAGGGCGGCTCATGATTTTATTATGAGTGGTATGGATCCTGAAGAGGTAACCGTCGAAGATGCGGCGAAAGCACTGGGGTATGTTAGTCATGATGAAGCGAGTCGATCGCTTCCTAAGATTCAGGACAAAATGAGAAAACTTATGGAGAAGCCAACCGACCCTCGATATGAAGATCCACAGCCGAATCAGATGCTCGGAAATCGTAAGGGTGCATCTCGAAGACGGGTTGCTAGCCAACAACGCCAATGTTTAATTTGGAAGGCAACTGATCAAAAATGGTATATGGAACTCGGTAACTTTGAATATGCTTACGATCCTAAGGACTGTACCAACTACGGACCTTTCTCTAGCGAACAATCTGCTATGGATGCTCTTGACAACTTTTCTAATCCGGGTGGCTGTGACGTTGACGAGTCTGGTATAAAACCGCCACCACGAAATCCAAAATCTGTTCGCCGACATTATGGATCATTGTCTTCATATCGAGGGATCAATCAAGGAGCTTCTGGTATGAGAAACGATATTTCAACACGTCGTCGTGCTAAGATGGATCTGATGACAGGATTTACAGGCAAAAAGATGCCTGATCCTGATCTCGGTCTCAAGGGCAACGATTACTTTGAACGATGGACGACCGTTGCTCTCCCGGATACCGGCAAGGATCGAGCCATCGACGATGAACAGCAGCCGACTGGTGGTGGAGCGCCTGCGACAGTGATTCCCGGTTCTCCCCTGAAGATTCCGATGGAAGCTCAGGATGTCACACGTCCTAAGTTGAGGGAGAGCCCTGAAGCTTCGCGTAGGGGGGCTTCTCGACAGAAAGCAGGCATATTGAGAAAGGTTGCATCAGAGATTCGTCGGTTGGATCCCATTACAGCACGCAGGCTCATGGCCGCTGCTGATGAACTTTCGTATGATGCTCTTTCGACGGCGACTCTTCCAGTAGCGGGTGATGAGTCTAACGAAGTCGATGACTATCACGATCAGTTTGGGCACGGCACACTTTCCTTCTTTGGTACGGATCCAGCTAAGTCCACGTCCTTGACTCGGGAATCGTCTCGCAAGGCAAAGATCAGAAGAAATGAGAAGGATGATAAGGCATTGCCCTTTGATCCCGGTCCCCTTGAATATCCCAGTGAGGGTGTTGAATTCGGGGATGGGGAGGATTCGCCACTGCCGACATACGAGGAAGCGTTCCCCGGAAGAAAACTCCCACCTGAGGTCCGGGAACGCCTGTTCCCCGAAGAATATGAGAGTCGAAAATTTTCTCATTGGCGAAGGGCTACGGAAGATTTCACACGATGTGAGATCTCTTTCAAGTATCCCGGTGACAATTGGGAAAAGGTCGTTTGCAAGTCCAAGGATGAATATGACAAAAAGATGAAAGAACTCAAGGAAGATGGAGCTGAGGTCAAGGTCCGACACTTCGACGACAGCGATGTGGATACGAACTTGCAATATGCGAGTCGTGGTGCATCTCGACGTTTAGCTGATGAATGGGATTTTGCTAGGAGGGATGTAAGGAGGAGATTGAAGGAAGGAGAAAATCCTGTTTGGGTGATGAATTTGTTGATACAGAAGTATGGTATGCAAGAACAAGCGGCTCGCAATGCAGTAGAGGATGCATTAAAGGGAAAGTTGGATCCTTCTCTCGGTGTATCCAGTCATCGATCTGCTGGTGAAGGCAAGGGTGTCAAGGACATCGACTGGACCAACACATTGAAGTTGGTTGACAGCGCTCTTCAGGGTAAGTACGACCGTGGTGCAGTGGCTCACATTCTCAAGTCCGACTACGATCGTACCATGGGCATGTTGAAGAATGGTCAGGGTGGGCAGAACGGCGAGATGGTTCCGGGTCAACAGGGACAGCATGCCACATCATCCCGTAGGAATCGTCGGGCACGAACTCAGGGTGATGCCCCATTGAAACCTGAGCCTACCGTGGGTGATCAGGATGGGGTTGGAGCGGATGGCGCTGGGGGTTTTTACAAGGAATCTAAAGCACCCTTGCAAGAGACAATGACTGCTCAGGACGTCGATCGTCCGAAGCTCAGGGAGAATCCGGAGGCAGGTCGTCTGGCATCTCTCTGGAGTGCATTTCGATCGGAACTTCTTCGGCAGGCATCCGGCACAGGCAAGTGGAACGGTGGCCGATATTCGATCGAGGCTCGCGATTACGACGATTCTGTTGAGATTCAGGCATCGGTGGTAGACCGTGAAAATCTTCCGATGCCTGTGGGATCGATTCTTTTCTCAAGAATAAATGATTCACCTCGTGGTCGTTACGCGACTGTTGAGGTCAATGATGGCATCTTGGAGAACCGAACCACCGAGTTTACTCTCCAGAGACCTCGACAGGCGGGTCTTATCGTGCGAAGATTGGTGTCTGGGGTGGTTCAAGCATCGAAGGATCTCATTGATGGGATCACCGTATGATGAACGTCAAAGAAACTACAAGAGAGTTGCGGAGTAGTCGGGCCGTCGATCGTTCGGCAGGACGTCGGACGGCGCAGGTTGCCAACATCGACAAGCTCTTGGCTACATATGCCGGTGGTTATCACGCCACGGCGAATCCGCAGGAGTCTCTCAAGGAGTTGTTGATCGACCTCAAACGTTGGGCCGTCGATCGAGGGGTGAATTTCAGGAAGGCTCTTGATGTTGCCGAGAGCCAGGGGGCACACTATTTCGAAGTCAAGTCGCCAGAAAACTCGAATGTCAACGGTAACCGCATGGATCGATTTGCATCGGGCAAGGCTCTGGATCGCATTTCTGACCACTTAGAAGGGTTGGGCAAGGAGATTCCTCGTGAGGCGAGCAATCTTCGAGGTATGGCTTTACGATTGGATCGGATGGCCAACACTTTGGAAGCGGAACAAGAAGCCACTGAACGAGTTTCTCGAATTGAGAACGAGCTAGATGATCTGGGAGTAGACTTTACGGTTGCACCTAATTCTTCTGGAAAGACAGCGACATATATTTACGCATATAAAGGCCAACTGAATTCTCGCGATGAAGCCTCTGTGTTGGGTCGAATTGCCAAAAAACATGGATCGACTTTGGAGAATGGAAGCAGGGCTTACAAGATTACAGTTCCCCACTATGAGTAAATTCCTACGGTTTAACCCGGGAGGGCTGCTACTGTGGCCAATAAAACGAGACGCCTGGCGGCTTCAGAGTTAGACGATCTGGATGATGATGAAGTCCAGGGCTCGTCAGAGCAGCCACAGCGTCAGAAGAGACACCCTGTAACATCGGAACTCGACGACCTGGCCGATTCGGTCCAGGATTTGTCCCAAAAATATCCGAGACATGCTAAGAGGCTCATGGCCTTAGCGGCTAACCTGGATACGGTGTCCAATGAATTGGATACTGAAGCTACGAGAGTAGCTCGCACTGCAGCGGCGGGAGATCCCGACGGAGAGCAGGGAGCATGGGGACCGGAAGCGGCCTACGATGACTCTTACGAGGCCGACGACTACCACAAAGCACCAATCGGGAATGATTCTCTGGCGAAAGCCATTGATAAGAATCCTGCTGATATCCTTTCTGATTTGGACTTTGCTCAGTCTACGAGCGGGAAGGACAAGCATCGGATTTTAGTGCAGTCGGGTCGGAATCGTTCTCGTGGACGACAGGCAGGAAGGACATCATGGCCGTTTAACGATCTGTCTCCTGCGGATCTTGCCGAATTTGCACGCAGAGGACAGTGGGATCAGGTTCGCCGGGCTGCGACAATGGCGATGGGTTCTTCGCAGGGAAGATCGGCTGCTAAGATCGACGCCGACACTGACATGGATGTTGACATTGGTACGTTTGGCTCTGAGGATCGATTGTCGACGGCTGATCTGGGTGAGTCCGGGGATGAGGATATTGCCAAGCCGGTTGATGTCGATCAGGAAGGTGGGACGCTTCAGTTTTATGGCACCTATGCTCAGACCGACAATGACACGGGACCAGATTCCGGTCATCATCGCCGAGGTGTTGAGCCGCCGAATCGGCAGAATTTCAACGATATCCGCACCAGCAGCACACGTCGGGGACGGGCACGTTCTGTGATTGAACGCATGGCTGATCGTCAAGTGAAGCCCGAAGTGAAGGATCCCGACGATCTCTTGAACGACGAGCCTGGCGATAACGTGGAGCGGGATCAGCCGCTGGGCGGGCTGTCGGGTCAGTATCGGGGACGGAAGTCTTCCCGCAATAGAGATGTCAGGAGGAATGGGAACAGAAATGAAGCTGAAGTGAAGGTCTACAGACCTATTCACGTTCCTAAGGAGATGCATGGTCTGTGGCATCGGGCTGCACAACGGATTGCCAGCGAGGGACGGTTGCTAGATCGCAGTGGCGATGTCGATTACTATGTCATCGATGACAAGTACCGTGGTGCTTTGAAGTTTTATCGTGGTCGGGCTGCTTCGGCGAGCCGTGGAAGGACGGCATCAACACGGATAGCGTATCGAGAGACGCCTCGACAAGTGCGTATAGCTCGACCGGATTTCGTTCCGATGGAACTCTTGCCCTACTGGAATGGAGCTGCCGAATATCAGGGCAAGAATAATCGTCTGGTGACGGCCTCCGGGAAGATCGACTATGAAGGGGTGAATCGACAGTACTGCAGACTTCTTGACAAGATTGAAAGCATTCCGGCGGATTGATAGGGATACGAATAATTCCTGCGACGGGAAGCATAAGGGCTTCCTTAAAGGGGAAAAAAATGATCAGATCACGAAATGTCATTCCGGCACTCAAGGATCGAGTGGTGAATTTTCCGATGAAGTTGAGTGCGATTCCCACTGGGGAGGCAGCGGTACTGTTCCTGAATCCCTTCTACGATTATCAGGTCGTGGCAATGGGAGCACTGGTTGATGTGGTAACAACAGCAGTGGCATCTCCATTTACCTTAGGGTATGGAGCTTATACACTACATGGTGTGATCCAACCTGCTGTTCCGAATCAATTTTTGACGACAGCAAATTGTTTGGACGTTACCGGACAACCATTCAGTACGGCGATTCTTCAGCCGGGCACGTTGAATGTGTTTACGATCCAGCCAGATACACTGGGACAGGGGTTGAATATTTTGCGAGCAGGTGCGCCGTTGATTGTCGGGGGGACTTCGACGGCGAACACGGGGACGATTACTCTCTTTGTAGCACTTCGGCCGAAAGACAAGGACCATAATGACTTCAGCAAGACCCCTGGCGGATCTGCTTACGAGGGATACTCGTCATACTATAAGTAATTTTTGGAGATTATCTCCGCAAAACCGGGTGAGTCTCAATGCGGCGTAGGACTTGCCCGGTTTTTTCTCACGATAAGTTTATGAATATACAAGAGTTGAGAGAATGGGTTAAGAGACGCTTGACTCGAAAAGCCAAGCAAGCCGAACGTGCATTCATATCAGAATTCACCGTTAAAAGTACCACAAACTGTTTGAATCACGGAATTCAACTTGGTGAGAATATATGGAACTGCAAAATTGGAGCAATGGGGTTACATGAAAATGGTGCATCCCAATGTTGGAACAACAAGGCCAGAGTTTGTCCATTATTTGAGCTAAAGAGAGATGTTGAAAAACTCAAGAGTGATTTTCGGAAGATGAATCCCAATGAGTTGGCAATTAGGTGGCCATCAATTGGAGAGCTAATTCGGTTTGATTGTATGCTCTCTATGGTTGATGAGTTTGGGGATGAGAATCATGAAGAAAATGCTCGATCCGAAGTGCATCAATCCGGAGATCAATTACTCTCCTCAGAGGATGAGACAGGGATTGGCTCCGATGACGAAGATGTTCGAAGGGAACGAGGACCTGGACATAGCGACTCGACGTCATCGAACCAGGCAGGCATCGACACGAATTGGGTCCCCGACCCGCGAGGCTCAATCTTTGGTTCAAGTGACTCGACGGGATTGTCCATGGCAGCTTTGGCAGAATCCAGAGACAGGAGAAGTTCAGATCGAGAGACGTTATGATCCAAAAGATGAGCCCCTAACGGAACATATTTTTGGTAATGAAGAACAACAGAATGTCGCCTGATATTAATTAGGTGACTTTCAGGAGTGCTATTAATGTCTCCATTTGGCCAGGCTGTTAAGGTAGCTCGCCAGTTGCTGTCTGAGGGCAGGACTGGATCAGATCTGGCTGAAGGTCTCCATCCTGTAGTCTCAGTTTTATCTTCTGTGGAAAAAAGAAAATTAGCTGCTCGAATCAGTCGTGAGTATTTAATTCTGGGACATGCAGCACATGATCCCAACATGTATAAAACTTGTCAGGCAGCCAAAGAAGCCAAAGAAAACTCTAAAGATTCTCATTTGAAGATTTTGACGTACAAGACTCCGATGTGTGGTTCATGTGGATTTAATAGAAATGCCAGTTGTGGTCTGATGGGTGGCACATTGATTGATGGGCCGAATCATGTCCCTGAAAAAGCCGTTCACAGGACAGCTGATATTCTCATAGCTAACCGCACATTGGGTGAAAGTGAAGCACGAACGGTTGAGATGGGACAAGGGAATCCGACGAGTCGAGTGGCTGGACTTCATGACCGCAAGATCAAGGCTACGACTTTTGTTGATGCAGACACAGGAATTAAAGCCAGAATCGCATCACGGCGGGCTGCGTCAATTCTTGAACCAGCCGAGTCTTTTGAGATCAAGCCCAAGAGACTGACGGGACCGGCTCGAAAAGTGAATGCAGAATCATTGGGTATTGGTGTCATTGACGACGATGATGGAAGTAGTATCACTGACCTTAATGATATGTTTGGCAGTGACATGAAAGTAGATATTCCTGCAAATATTAAAGACGATCGATCTATAGCAGGTATGGTTGATCAGAATTCAGAAATAGATACACCTGATTTTGATCGTACATCTTCAGAAGAGGATCGAGAGGTTGCAGCGGAGATTCAGGCATCATTTATGAAATTGGCGGGATTGGCAAGTCGTATGTTGTCTGAAGGCGCAATGAGTACACGAATAGCCAGTCAAATTTATTCTAAAATGCAAATCCTCAAGGAGAATGGAGCGGTGCATACCCGCAAGACGGCAAGAATCGAAAGACAAATTGACGCTCTTGGGGGTAGTATGCAGCTCTAAATTTTATGATTACGACTGGACTAAGCATCGTTAAAGTGCCGGTGAACCGGCAATCAGATGAAGAAGAAGGGGATGAGTCGAGTACGGTACCGCTTCTAGACGATCCTATGTCTAGAATATGTGCACCGCTCTCTGACTACATCCCCTTAATTGATGAGGTGAGAGCGAAGACCACAGACCAAATATGTTTGGAACTGGCCACTGAGTGTGATAGGCTGAGAGTCTTGATCGAGGCTTCCTATGGTACAAGGAAGTCGAAGCCGGGAGAGACTGCGTCGATCGTTGCACGCAGGCTCTCTGCACTCAGGTCACTGGCGCAACGTCTCGATGAAGTCGCTGGGAGAGAAGAAGTACAGGTTGAATTAGCAACGATTTCATCAGTTGTTTCTATGGTTCGTGATGTTCTTCGTGAAACAGGCGTGGCTCATGAGACGAGAGAGATAGTCTTTCAGAAGTTGTTATCCCGCATCACTGCTAAGCGAGAACAAGCGATTGGCTAAGTAGAGAGTTTTATCGCTAAGTTTTTAGTATCTACTTTTAGGGGGTGAGTTATGTCAGATCAATTTTATTGTCCGTTGTTTTGCGAGATGGTTAAGGAGATTCAGGCTCGTAAGGCCAATATATTGGCTCTTTACGATGATCAGAAGTCAAAAATGGGGGTTTATCATATTCTGTGTTTGGTTAACGGGAAGAGGTATCTTGGTAGTACACTTAATTTTCGTAATCGCTGGAGAGGTGAGCGGAGTTGCTTAAACAAAAGTCAGCGTATTTCTAATCGACTTCAGAAGGATTGGGATGAACATGGCTCCGGAGCTTTTATTTGGGAAATATTAGAGTATATATACAAAGATGATTTGTTGGGTGTTATTGAGGATGAATATATTGCGAGATTCAAATCGGCTCATCCGAAGTTTGGCTACAATCTGAGACCATCTTCAGAACGACAGTCAGAAGAAACACGAAAAAAGATCGGTGATGCTAACCGCAATAAGAAAAGGAGTGTAGAAGTCAGACAAAAAATGAAAGAGGCTCACAAAGGAAACAAACACACTGTCGAAGCTCGACAAAAAATCAGTGAAGCTAAGAAAGGGAAAGAACGTAGTGCTGAAGTTCGACAGAAAATAAGTGAAGCTAACAAAGGGAAAAAACGTAGCGCTGAAGTTCGACAGAAAATGGGCGAAGCTAAAAAGGCGGAAAACCTTAGTTTAGAAACTCGACAGAAGTTGAGTGAAGCTGGTAGAAAGAGAAAACAAAATGCGGAAACGAGGCAGAAAATAAGTGAGTCTCATAAGGTGGAAAATCTAAGTGTGGAAACCAGGCAAAACATTAGTGAAGGTCAAAGGGGAAGAAAACACAGCCTAGAAACGCGACAAAAAATCAGTGAAGCTCGGAAAGCTTATGCTCAGAGAATCAAAGAGCAGAAACAAGAAGTTGATCCGGGCCTTATTTAAAGTGGAAAAGGTAGAGGTTTGTAGTGACTGGTAATTTTAGTGCGGAGGATATTCTCCGAGAGATAGGAAACCAGGACCGGAAGCGGCTATCCGCAACTGGTTCTGAAATCGATCAAATTGTACAGAGTATCATAGAGCCCGTAGAAGATAAAGAATCTATAATAGACATTATAGAATACGTGAGGGCTGAATGGGGACTCAATGAAAACCCGTATCCAATTCAAAGATTCATTCTTAAAGTTATCTTTGGCATCCCTCTAGATGACCGATCTGATGACTTAGTTACGGAAGTTATCAGCCCTACGCAGTTCAAATGTTTTCGGCCAGATCAATTCAGACGTGTCAAATACTTGGATATCGGAGAGAATCTGGCAGTTAGAGTTCGGAAGGTAAACCTACTTAAAAAGATCGTAATACTGGATGAAGAACCTGAAGTTCCTTTGTTGGCTGGAGACGCTGTTATTGGTCGCATCGAAGTTTGGGATAAGTTTCGTGAGAATATTGTAGGCACGTATAACGAAAGCGAATTCTTTGACTTTCTCTATGGAGATGGACCTGGAGCAGATAATTGTCGGATTTCTCTTTCCAGAGATGAATACGAACGAAATCTTGGTCGGCAGATGAATTTAGTGGTGTTCCGGCTCGGTCGCAGAGGAACCAAATCGTCACTAGCTCAATGGATTGCGGCTTATTTTTGTTATAGGGTTTTGAAGAAGTATCACCCTCAAGAGTATTATCAAACTAGACGCGATCAACCGATTACTATTACTCTTATTGCAACGACAAAGGTTCAGGCACAGGATCTTCTAGCACCTGCAAGGGCGACTATTAAAAGATCTCCTTATCTCAGAAGATTCGTTGATCACGACGACGTTAGACGAATTGATCTGAACACTCCTTATAACATTGACAATGGTTTGGATTCTGAGTCGGGGATTAAAGTTAAAGCAGATCCTTGCTCTGCTAGAGCGACTCGTGGTCCAGCGATCATGTTAGGGCTTCTTGAAGAGTTCGGGCTCTTCATGTCCCACATCAAGGATTCGAATTCAAGTGATAAGGAGATTTTTACTGCTATAGCACCTGGAATTTCAGATTTAAAGAATCCAGAAACAGATGAACCTGAAGGATTAATGATCATTGTTTCGACTCCGCTGACCACGGAGTCGTATATGTATGAAGTTGAGCAGGGTATCTGGGATGGTGATTCTGAGCTTTCTAATTCCTTGGCATTACACATTCCGAGTCCGTGGGTCAATCCGCTTCTAAGCTCGAAGGCACTTCGAAGTTTCCATGCAGTCGATCCGGCTGGTTATGAACAGGAATACGAAGCCAGGTACAGTGATCAGTATCGAAAGGCTTTTACGCGAGAAGTCGTTGAGCGTTGTCGTCAGGAGCCAGGTAGCCATCAATGGTTACTTCCTGGCGAAGATGTGTTTTGTGGGTTTGACCTTGGTGGATTGAAAGCAGGCAGTGACCGTACGACAATATCTCTTATTGCCATGAATGCGGAGGGACTTGGACGACTAATTTTACATGAAGTGATTGGTTATGGACTCCCTGGATATGAAGACTATCTGGACGAGACTCGAGAAGAACTAGATCTTCTCTCCATTAAAAAGATCGCCAAGCATATCGATGAGCTTTGGGTCCGTTGGAATGTGCGTAAGGGGCTAGGCGATCAGTGGAATGCGTATGGAATTACGTCTCACTTGACATCACAAGCTCGTGATGGACTTGAACTCGTTAATATGACAGCAGCTTTTAATGACCAAGTAGCTCGTAACTTCATTGCATATATTGAGCAAGCACAATTTACTATTTTTGTACCTTTTGAGGATTGGAAGATAGATGACTCCTTGATTCGTGAACTTTGTCGGCTGGATCGCAAAGAGACGGGTGGCTCCGTGAAAAAGATTGCTCTTAGGTGTCCTGAAACTGAAGGGCAGCATGATGATCAATACAGTAGTGTAAGTCGAGCACTCTTTGTGGCACAGACTGAGATTGTGCAGCAACCTCCTAACATTACTTCAAGAACATCAACGGCAGCGACTAGTAGCATTAGGGATCGAGCTGAGATGGCTAGACAGCGGCAGGAAGTCTTGGTTCGCACACAAAGAGGACATCCTCTAATTCCACGAGGTGGAAGACGGTGATTCTCACTGACGACTATACACGAATTGCTGTCATGACCTTGGAGCGTTCTAAGCCACTGGAACGTTTTAAAACGGATGTAGGTGGTCCTGGGTTACCGCCCGTTGATGAAGATGATGATAGTGATGACGATGGAGGAGAATGGTCTGATTGGAGTTGGTTGAACCAGACTTTTGGGGCGAAACTTCGTAAATGGATTGAGTCTAGTCCTGTGGTTGGTAAGATCGCTGAAATCATTTATGAGCGTACTTTTTCAGGTGAGCCAAGAGTTATATTACAGGGTTTTTTTAAGAGGACGAACCAACCACCTTGGTCCGGTCAGTTTTGGACGAATTTTATATGGGACTACCCCGAGGATTTTGGCAGGGTTTATGGTGAAGTGCTGGCTCTTTTTAGGAGATCCGATCTCTATAAGGTTTTTGATAAACAACCCAATGAATTGTGGGAGACACTTAACAAAGGAGATGTATCTGAGTGGGTTTTCCAAGAAGTGATGTTTGGTATTACAGGGCAACACTCTTATACTCGTCCGATTACATATAAGAGGGGACTGTTCCATTTTTATTACATTTTCAAACAAAATTCGGATAGATATAAAGAGATGATAGAGAAGAAAATTAATCGGAGTCCTTTGCATATCGACATGGGAAAACCAGAGGGATTTTTCAGCACTTTTAAAGCTGGGGGTGGTTTCTCTGCTGGCGGCTCTGTTCTTTGTAAGTATGAATCAGGGGGTTTTCTAGATAACTAAGTTTATTAGGGAGTGTGTGAGATCATGAGCACCGGACAAGAAGAACCTCAAGTTGAAGAGATCGACAAAGTTTTACCCGAGGATAAAATCGATCCTCTCAAGGTGAAAAAACTTGACGACCTGGCGAAAGTAGCCAATGCTAATTCGATGCAGGCCATAGCACTCCAGAGACGGTTATTGAGTGTTATGGAGGACCCTGAGAAGCAGAATCTAATAGAGCCTCTTAAGAATGCCATTGCTCTTCGACAGCAACGATCTATCAAGTTGATTCATCGCCGTACAGCTTTACAGAGGCAGGAGGAGACTAAGAAAAGGGGTATCCTGGAAGAAGCTCTTAGGCCAACCATCGGCAAGTTAAATGTCGATAAAAATACAATCTTGGATCAGGTCCTGGATTTACAGGAACGTGTCAGTCAGTTTCGGGGTAAGTATACACAGCAGACAGCAGAACAGAGACGTTTAGAGGCCAAACTCAAGCAATGGGAATCATTTTTACTTATGATGGCACGGGGGTTAGATAATCTGGCACCTTTACCCACACATTTGGATTGAGATCAAATAATGACTACAGCTGAAATTAATCGTCGTTTTCAACGTTTTGTTATTGCAACTACTTCGGATGGTTTTACTAGTAGATTTGAAGTGAAGATGGCCATAAATTTTAACGAAGTTAAAAAGATCGCTGTTAATCATCTTAAGGGCGTACTTGATCGTGCTCATGGGAGGGGAGATCATACAGTACGTATTTATGGATTAGATTTTGTTGACACCGCTACTGAAGAGCAACAGAGAAATGGTTTGAGTTTAATGGATTGGGTTGAGTATCCCGAGGCGCTTTTTGTTCTGTGATTTCTACCCATTTCTTTTTTTTACCAACACTTTGACTGATGCCTGATAGAGATGATTGGAAACCAATATCTGTTATTCATGATCGCCCCGCTACGAGAGGGACGATGGAAGTCTTTACTCGTAATCTCACCGATACCGCTCGCATTGCATCTCGCCGACAAGCTGCTGGTGTTGCTAGTGTCTTGGATTTTGGCGGACCTGCCGGGTCAGCCATTCCAGGAATTTTAGCAACCAATTCTCCAGTAGCTGCATTTCTTTATACCATATCTAGAGCTGACAAACTTTCCCTTTTTAGGTATTGGTCAAGACACGACGCTATGGTGGGTAGAGCTATTGAGTTGCACTCAGAACTTCCGATGAGCCGAATTACAATAGGTCCACCGAAGGGACCATCTCCTCGACAGAATCGACAGATTACGCGAATTTATGAATCGATGTCTGAGAGATTAGATATTTTAGGTTTAATGTTAGAGGTTTCTCGAGAATACTGGCTTGCGGGTGACGTCTATTGTTGGTGCAACTGGAGTAATAAATTACAACAATGGGATGACGTCTATGTGCTTCCAGTCGAATTTTGCCACTCTCTAATGCATCCCTTTAATCGCAAAAAAGAAATTATCTTTTTTGCTAAGCCTCTTGTGGACACTGCGGCCGTGAGAAGAATAACAGATAGGGACATGTATTTAATTGCAGATACCGATATAGAAAAACTCTATGAAGCACTCGGTGATACTATTCCGCCTGAACTTAAAGAGGCCCTGAATTATGGAGAAGCAGTGCCTCTTAACACGAACTGGAGACGAGGAAGTTATGTTGTACACATCGCAAGAAACCGCGCACCAAATGAAGAGTATGGAGAGAGCATCATAGAAAGATGTATGGATACGTTGTTGCGTTTAGAGAACCTCAAGAACTCGAACCTCCAGATCAGTTCAAGGAATATGAATCCCAAGCATATTGTGACGGCCCCCGGGACGGGCAAACCTCAGATGGACGACCTAAGGGCCCAGATCGACCTATCTATGCTAGAACAGGTAGACTACCCCATCGTGACTAATTTTGAAGTCAACTGGCAAACTGTAGGAGCTAATGACCGTCTCCTCAACACTGAAAATGAGTATAACTTGCTCCGTCAGGATCTTGCACTGGGATTAGGATCGACCGTAGAAATGCTCACGGGACAGGCTTCTTATTCTGGAAATCGCATTACTTTAGAAATGATGAACACAACCTATTTAACATTCAGGGATCGAATGCGTAAATTTGTCGAGGATGATATTTTTAAACCTGTTGCTGATTCTCTGGGTCACTACCAGAAAGAATTTATCGACGTCTGGCCACGAGTGGAACCAGAGGATATCGAGGAAGGGGATATTCTTTCCGAGGAAGAAGACGGACAGCTTCGTCGCAAGCGAACCCTGGTCAACGTCCTCTGGAATCATTCTACTTTGAGATTTAATCGGATTTCTATCCGTGATAATGCAGAGGTTTATGATCAACTATTCCAGTTATATCAGAAGGGATCACTTGCTGTTCGGTATCTGCTAGATTTACACAACATCGATCCAGAAGAGAATGCCAGAGCGATCCTGGAAGACATCGGTGGGCCTAAAGACCCAGTATTTAACGATTTTACGCGTGCAGTTTATACTGCAACCGATGCTCCTCAGAAGGTTTTGAATGAGACGAATTTTCTGGATAAAGTTATAGCGGGATTACATTTGGTGCGTAAGCAACCAAGTGCATCGGCAGTGGGTGGTGGCGGAGGGATGGGCGTAGGCGGAGGAGGTGGACTGAGTGATATGGGTGGAATGGCTGGTGGTGGTGAAGGTGGAGAGTTTGGAGGACCTATGGGCATGCCCGGGGAAGAAGGGGGTATGTTCGGGGCACCGGGTGAAGCGGGCGCAGCGGGTGGAGTCGGTGGTGAGGCTGCACCTGGGGGACTAGGAGGGACTCCTGGGGCGGCTCCGGTGCCAGCACCTGCGGCTTCGAGGAGATTGGCTAGACATGAGGAAGAGGGGGATAATGAATCACAGATTGTACCTGGTCGTGTACTGAATAAAGAGGTTTCATTGATTGTTGGGAGGGCATTGAGAGCAAAATCTGAGGAGATGGAATTAAAACAAGGGAGACAGCTGTATCCAGATGAGGTGAAGGGTATAATCAAAGCGGTGGAAATCGAAGCTAGAAGGCGAAAATCTTCAGGGAACGGTAACGGAAAACGGTCAAGAAACGGAATTCACTAATATAGGAGACTCACCATGCCACTCGGTGTCATCTTTTGGGTGCTCATGATCCTTTGGTTCATCTTCGGGATATGGACCAATCGGACTCAAGCCAACCAGTACAAAATCTGGGGTGGCGATCTACTGTTATTCGTTATCATCTTCATTTTAGGCTGGAAATTATTCGGATTTATTGTCCGAGGGTAGGACCATGAAGTTTACCAAAAAATATAGCATTGTATCGACATCTCAGACTCCTAAGAAAAAGCAAATTTCTGGCACTACTTCGTTTACGATGATTAAGAAAGTTTTAGATCAGGCGGCTGAACGAGTGGGAAGCACAGTAGGAGTGGATCAGTCAAAAATGGGAGTGACATTCTATTTGACACAAAGACCAAAAACCCGTCAAGGACGACTAGATTGGAATCAAGAGATAGATAGACTTTCAACATCCTGTAAGGAGCGAATGGCTAGTTACTCTTCCGGAATTATTGCGGGACGGACAGGGTACCAATTAGAGCTTACATTAAGGAGACGAAATGCCTAAGTATGAAGTTGCTGACGAGTATAAAGTTGAAAGTGGTATCTATGTAATTCGTTGTTTAGTAGATGACAAGATTTACATTGGTTGTACAGTCAATCTTAGTAAGCGATGGGGGCAGCATAAATGGTGTCTAAAGAATAACAAGCATCGTTCTTGTCGGCTTCAAAGGGCGTGGAACGAATATGGGAGTGATAAGTTTGTGTGGGAGATCTTGGAGTATGTTTATAATGTGGATGTGTTAGGTGAGGTTGAAGATTATTGGATTGCACGTTATAAATCGAATGATTGTTGGTTTGGGTTTAATTCTAAACTTGCGCATGGACGACAATCAGAGGAAGTGCGGAAAAAGATCGGTGATGCACATCGCGGTAAGAAAATCAGCGAAGAGGCTAGAAGAAAATCGAGTGAGACTCAGCGTGGTAGGAAGCTTAGTGCAGAACAAAGAAAGAAGTTGAGTGAGGGGCAGCGGAAAAGGAAGCCACCCAGTGAAGAAACACGGAAGAAACTCAGGGAGGCGAAACTTGGAAAGAAATTTAGCGAGGAACACAAGCAGAAGATTAGTCAAGCACGTCTTGGTACTAAACATAGTGAAGAGACTAAACGGAAGGTGAGTGAGGCGAATCGTGGAAAGAAGCTCAGTGAAGAACACAAAAAGAAATTTACACATCGTGGTAGAAAACATAGTGAAGAGGCTAGAAAAAAGATCAGTGACTCCATACTAAGGAGGTCTCAGAGTGGCGAGAATACGGCCAATATATAGTGAATCGCACGATAGGTCTTTATTTCCTCAACAGTCTCGAAAGGGCAAGAGGAGAAAAGGTGTCGCTCAAACTCAGATTCCACAACCACCTATAGGCACTCCGCCGCCGACAAACATTGGTTTCTTACCTAAGAACCTTTCAGAAGAGCAGCGGGTTAGTCTTCGAGCCAGGCAGCTTCTTGCTGAGCGCCAAGTTCGTCCTTTGCCATTAGAGCAAATAAAAGAGGGCGGGCCTATAGAGAGACCACCTGTCCCTGATCATGATATCCAGTATGATGATGATTTGGATGTTCGTGATCCAAGAGGGGAACAGTATAACTTGGTCGATGGAAAGACTCCATTTCCCAATATTTTAGGGCCGCGACCAGATCGAGAATTCATGAGGATTCTTTCTGAAGAGGATGTGCATCCTGCTTCGCCTGACTTTGATTCTTCGACGGTTAATGCTTCAAAAGAACTCATCGCAGCAGTTTCAGCTGATGATCAAACGATATTAGCGATGGACAACGAACTTACTATTTTGCATACTACCTTAAGGCGTTTACGACAGAAAGCCGAGCGAATGGCTCAGTCGGTAAGACGACAAGATGATGACCCTGGGAATCCTGATTCACCGACTTCTCACGCAGATAACGTAGTTCAGATGCTTACTCGGATTTTGGAACCGTGGTTTAATGCTCTTGATGACGAATTCAATAAGATGTTAGAGGGTACACAGCAAGGCGAAATTGTTCAAGAAGGAGGACTTGGTGGGGCATGACTTACACAAGGGTTAATAGGCTAGCACGGAGATTGCTCGCTGCTCCAGAGCCTGAAGCGGCTGAGTCGGGAGAACAGGATTATTGTTCTGGCCTATCCCTTAATGTGGACTTCTTTTGGAATCAGCAAACAGACGTTTCTTTTTTGACCATGCGAGGAAAAAATGGCTTGATAAGTAACCTTGATGGTGCAGTGCAGGCAGGCCACATGAAAGTTTTTGATAAGCGCCTGACTCCATATGGAAGCAACCCTGAGTTTGGGTTTACTTACTTGATTGTTCTGGGTCAATCTCACATTGTTATTCATACCTGGCCAGAAAAGTATTTTATGAATCTGGATGTGTTTACCTGCGGTAATGAAGGAGATCCCAAGGCGATTGTGGATTATTTAAAAGCCAGACTTCGTCCGGAACATGTTCAGATCAATCAAGCTCAGAGGGGCGTGCGAAAACATATGCATGACGCTTCAGAATTTACGGATACACCGGCGCAAATAAACTGATGATTAATGCAGGAGTTAACAAAGAAATGGAAAATCTGGAGATGGGTGTTGAGAGGCTACACAGACTGTCTCGACGGTTGCTGATGTTGGTGAAGTGGTCGTCGTATCAAGATATTGGCGAAGGGGGCCAGACGTTCTGGGCAGGGGAAGCTCTGGAAGAGGGGAATCCATGAAATTGACAAAGTATATGACGATACTAAATTTTGATGGAAGAAGAGAAGCATCACATTTATCGGAAAGTGAATTAATACGATTGTTTCGTACTTTGAGAGGGAGAAGTGTAAGATTTAGGGCACCTAGTGGTAGAGGGTATGTGGGTAAAGTGGTTGATATGCTTCCAGAGGGATTTCTCGTTATCGAGAGAGATAAAGATGGGAGAGTATATCACGTAGACCCAGATGATGTGACACCAACAAACGCAGATACAGGATATAAGTCTCTTTAGAGATTTCTCAGAGAAGCAGTTAAGAAAGGAGGGATTTAAAAGATGAAACTGACTAATCATGCGACAATTTTGAGTTTCTCATCACGTGAAAATAAACCTGAGGATTGGTTGGATTTGGGTTTCATTACCGGGAAGTTCGATCGAGAGCACTTGGAGAAATTTTTCCAAAAATATCGGAATAAGGAGGTCGGGTTCTGGGATAAGGATACAAGAGAATCAACGGAGGGAATTTTAGTCAACCTTCTTCCGGAAGGTGTCTTGGTGATCGAGGGGATCGACGGGAAGCAGCATGAGGTTGGTCCCAAAGACATTCTGTGGGCAGGGTAATATTTGGGAGTGACGATGGATCTATCATCGGAGTTTTCTTATATCGGAGGAGATAAAGCAACTGGGGAGATCATTAATACGGCGATACTGGCTCGTCAGCAATATGGTTGCAATCCAGCTATTTTCGGAGATTGTAAAAACGTATCTAAGATAGTCGTGTCTGCACTGAATCAGAAAGGCATACCGGCAAAACTTAAGGGGGGTCAATTTATAACGAATCCGTCTGAAGATGAAGAGTGGGATCACTCCTGGATAACTATTGGCAGCAGCGTCCTTGACCCTACTGTCGATCAGTTTTTTTCGATGTTGGATATAGATCTGATTACAGAAGTACCTGGAATTTATTATTCAGAGTTAGATGGAGATTGGTTAAAGAGTCGTTACAGATGACCTGGTGCTTGAGGTTTTTATGGCGTTTAATTCTAGAGGATATGGATTACCCCTCCCTCCGAATCAGAAGCAGCTCGGAGCTACTCGAAATTCTCCTGTGCGTGCTCTTCTTGCTCGCTACCGCGGGATGGCTCAAAGACAGCCTGGATCAGTGGCGGGTCAGAGACCATTGCCGAAGCCGCAGGTAAGACAGCCAGTACGTCCTCCTGTAGTTGGCGGAAAGTTATTTACCCCTTTAACTCCCGAGGTAAAACGAACCCGAACAGTAAGGGATGTCCTGGGACTTATTACACTTTTTGCTAGGCAGCATAAAGTTATTAGATTAATATATAGAAGAATGAAGGACGGTGTAATGATTCAACGCGATGTAGAACCATATAGTTTAAGATACCTGAGAACAAAATTTGGAGGGAGAGCCCGTTACTTCTATGGTTATGATTTAAGTCCCCCCACAAAAGGTATACACTCTTTTCGCATGGCAAATATCTTAGCTGTAGAGGGCACAGATAGGACCTATGTTCCTCGATGGATTATCGAATTCTAGATGAGTTTCTGATGCCATGCTACTTACTATGGAATATCGTAATGTCGTTCTAACTTCTTCAAGATATGCAACTAAAGAGTTTACAGGAATTACTTTAGACAGCATTAAATGGTGGTCGAATTACGCTAAATATCAAGTTTTTAAAACGCCGGAAGAAGCGAGAGAGTGGGTATTCCATGTAATGGAGCGAGCTGATCAACAGCCTCATTCTAAAATGTTTGGAATCAACGGGCCAGATTATAATCGTAAGTTTTCCGATGCTATTCCTTTGTATCAATCTGGAAAGAGTTGGAAGATTGGCAAGCGTGTTCGCAAGGATACACGATTTCGGTTATCAGATCTTCGAGTTAAGACACCTGATATTGGCTATCTTAATGAAGTAGCTAATTCCAATACAGAAAGAAATTGGGAATTAGGTGGAATCAAGTGGTTGCGGATTAGTGACTTGATCGTGGATGCGAAAGAGGATCGATATTATTTATGGGGTAGAGAGTTGGATTCCATTAAGGACCTGGCTCATCGGATCAAAACAAACGGTTGGATTGAAGCAGTAGTTGTGGGACAGATGGGTTCGGACTACGAGTTATGGGAAGGGCAGCATCGGATTAGAGCATTGCGGATATTGGGATTTTCTACAATTCCGGCATATATCATCAAGGTGGACGAGGAATGAAAGAGGAGCCCTGAACCATGAAACTGAGTAACGCCTACACGCGAGTTGCTGTGAGTTACAAGGAAGTGCCACAGGAATTCGATGAGGATGAATTGGACATGGAAGATCTGGACACGGATCGCAGTGCCAAGAAGAAATACAAGGCAGTCAATCCTTGGGCTGTATGCCACAGCCAACTCGGTCCAGAGAAGGACGAACGCTTTGAGCACTGTGTGCAGGATGTGAAAAAGAAGCACAAGATTAAAAAGGACTAATAGATGAGACGTAGACTAACACGCGAGGGGCTATTCCGGAGGACAGCCGCTCCCGATCCGTTTTCGGGACGCAATCTGAATACCCCGATTACTCTCTATGACATCAAGCCCAACGCCAGATTTCCCGTAGGATCTCTGGTGACATTTGTGGATAGTCGGTGGTTGAAGGTGAAGGGTCGGGTACTGGGTCATGCGGCGGAGGATCGGCTCTGGGTTCAGCTCCCTAACGAAATTGCACAGTTGGATGTCGAGGACGTGGTTGGCTTCCACGAGATAGAGAGTGAGATGGATGAACAGGTGCGAGGATCGGCTATCGCCAGTCGTGGTTCGCGACGAGCTGATTCTCATCATATAGCTTTGAGGGGTGAGGTGCATGGGACACTTTCTCCAGCAGAGGAAGACCTGTTAAAGGAACTGGATCGATATCCGGAAGGTCTTCCGGTTAAATCGATTAAAAAGCAGTTGGTAGACTCTCTTTTTCAAAAAGGTTATCTAGAGTGGGCTCCTGGAGGGAAGGTTCGAACTCTGGGCGTTTTTGCAAGTAGACGAGCAGGAAATGCATCCCTGATCACATTTGATGGAGTTGATGAAGCTGATAGGGAAGCATGGAGAGGTGTGGAGGATGAGTACGAAGATGAAGAGGGGGATCTGGAGTTCATTCCAGATATCCCGGATTTTCTGAACGGGGATCCTGTAGTTACTGACGATCATCTTACAGATGCGGTTCACTCAGGTGAACTACCGTCAGAGCAGGATCCCCGAGACAAAGTTGAAGAGGGAGATGGTGATTACGATGAGTGTCCAGAATCTATGGAGGTTATCATGTCCGTGGAACCTGGCGATATGACGGACTTGATCGAGGATTATCTGTCAGCATCCCGGAGGGAAGCTATACTGGGGTTGGGATCGTGGAAACCGAAGCAAAAGTGGCAGAAAGTTAAAGATCCGACTACTGGAAAGCAGTATACAAGCGAGACATCTGCAACTTTTGGGTACAATTTATTTAATGACTCGGATGTTCAAAAGTTTTTGATGAAAAAGGGAATGAATCAGACTGATATCAATACTTTTTCGAGAGTCAGACAACATCAACTGGATACAGCAAAGGAAAGAGCCTATAAAATACAACCGGAAGGTTGGCAGGGGATCAAGGAGGCACCGAACGCCAAGTGGGGGCAAAAAACTGGTATTACATATGGTATTCCACCGAAGATGACTCAGGAGCAACGGATTTTCTACAATGCTATGAAACCACAGGGAAGGCAGAAATTACTTAAAATGACTCCCGAGCAGCAACAACAGTTCTGGGCACAGGCTGTGAGTAAGTATCCCCAGTATTTTAAGAGTGCCACACAACCCGCTCTATCACCCGCATTTCCTCAGGGTCCGGGCGGGTATTTTAAGGGGGTTACTCCTGCGGCCAGTCGATCTTTGAAACGAATGAAGAACCACGCTAATCTAGTTGGTGGCATTTTAGCTATGCCGAGAACGGCTGGTGTTATTCGCCAGGCTGTTGATTTGGTTTCGGCAGTTCATGAACTTGACGATGGTGAATCATTGGATAAAACAACCAGAAGTGCTATAAGAAACACAAGTCATAACCTACTCATGGCGACGGATCACCTCAAGGGTGTTAACAATCGAATAGCCAACAGAGTCGCTGGCGAGATTGAGCAACTCTATGTTGAGTCTTTAAGTGCCAACTGAGGAATAGGTGAGTTATGAGTGTCGAAACTCAATATATCAGTGATTTCATTCCAGGTCGTCCATTTCAGATTCATCGGCAAGTGATGAATCCTGTAAAGCCTATTCCTATACTTTTTGTGGTATTGGAGATTATGGACTCTTTTGGAAAGCTCTTATTGCGTCGTGAAGTTAAAAAGCATAAGGTCGGAACTACACCTGTACCGGAGGAAGGATCAATTCTCAATGTTGGAAATAAAGCACCTTGGATGGTGGATTTTATAATCAATTTATTTGCGGATGAGACTCCTATCTTGGCAGAAAACCCTCATTATATTATTCGACTTAATACTGCGACGAAGCCCTATAATGTAGAGACAGGATTATTTACTTATACAAATCCTCATTCTTATACAAACCCTACTGCTTATACAGACACCACTGATTCTGTGGGGCCATTGCTATCTCCACCACCGCCTCCTTATTCACAGCTTCCTTCGGGTCATCACGCACATATTACTCCGCCGATCATCATGAATACGCCGCTGGGACATCTTAAGTTCCGGCAGTATTTTGTGTATGATGCCCCAGAGGTCGTTGCGGGACCTGATCCTCATACAGGTCACATGAATAATGAGGGCGGGAATACGGTTGTTATTCCACCGAAGCCTTTAGATGCACTTCAACCGGTTCTTGAGATTCGGGCTGATATTCCCGCACCGAGGTTTTGGTGGGGCCAAGAGGGTGTCTTGGCCAAGGATCCGGCTTACCCTGTTAAACCGGTAGTAGAGTCACCGACAAGTTCTACATCTACGGCGGGTATTTGGATTAGAGGCAAGTATTTTGCGGAGAAGATTAAGTTTTAATACCGTGAAACTCATTTTAGACTACAAATGTATGAATGCTTTATTCGATGTTACCTTTGGAGAAGGGATTAAGCAACTTTATGTAGATGCTTTACCTAACAAATATGAGTATATCGGATCCAGACTACAATAGGTTTTTGACGAGGTATGGTTTTTACAATTTTGCGTATTTTGATCCAGAACTGAGAATTGTCACATTATTATCAATTACAGTAACATCACTTTCTTCATTAATTGCAGTTGGTAATACGGCACAGTTTATTGCAATAGGACATTATGATGATGGTACTACTAAGGATTTGACAAATACTGTCACATGGGCTTCTAGTAATACTGCTATAGCTACGATAGATATTACAGGAATTGTTACTGGAGTAGCGGTTGGAACGTCAATTATTACAGCGACATTGGGTACTATAGTTGGCACTCTTCCAACGACGTTGGGTAGTGTAAGTGGTTATGCTTCAATTACAATTGTTCTTGGTCAGCATACACATATTACTCCGCCGATTATCATGAATACTCCTCTAGGCCATCTCAAGTTTCGACCATCATTTATGTATGATATTCCTCAGGTTGTCGCAGGCCCCGATCCTCATACTGGTCATATTAACTATGTAAATGGACAGACAGTTATTATTCCACCAAAACCTTTAGACGCACTTCAACCGGTTCTTGAGATTCGGGCTGATATTCCCGCACCTAGATTTCAGTGGGGACAGGAGGGTATTCCAATCAAGGATACAGCTTATTCAATTAAGCCTGTTGTAGAGTCATCAACTAGCTCTGACTCCACAGCAGGAATTTGGACTAGAGGAAAGTATTTCTCTAAAAAGATTAAATTCTAATATTATGAGACTGACATCAGACTACAGACATGTAACGGCTCTATTTAATACTCCCGCGGAGATGGTCAAGTATACGTCGCATGAAGGGAGCACTGACGTTGAGTTCGATGTTGGTCCTTTTACTTATGTCATGAATTTTGCTCCTGATGATGAAAATGGTAGAGTGATTCGAGTAGAGTTTAAACTTGCTGATATTAATGTTACGGATGACGAATTGATGGTAATGATGTCCAAGGTACGAAGACAGGAAATCGAAGAAAAGGGATCAAAATCACCGGAGGATGAGGAAATTCTTGAAGGACGACTGATTTCTTTGCAGGAAGCCAAAACTATGGAGCGTGAAATTTTATACTACCACCCTTACAGTGAGTTGGAAATTACGGGATCTTATGTCATTAAGATTTTTGGTGTTGTTTTAAATACGCTCAAGAGTTATGTAGCAAAACGACGTCCTAGATGTGTTGTCTTTAGTGCGGACTCCAAGGAAAGAAAAAGTGTTTATGACAGATTGATACGTCGAGCATTTCCACAAGCCAGCATCAAGGAATATCCGAGTCCGTGGGGAACCGGTGTAGAAATCAAGGTGTGTTTTACATAGAGAGAAGGAAAGGAGATAGAAATGGCGGAGAGGAAGTACTCGAAAGAGGATCAACAGAAGATCCTTAAAGAGAAGATGAACAATCTCAACGCACGCGGCTGCGATTTCCAAGATTGCTGGCCAGTACACCCTGAAGGTGCTATGGGTGTTGTCAAGGAACTCACAAAGGACCCGAGCTTCGTTATAGCTCAGAGTCAGGAACAAACCGAAAAGAACCGTGAAATTGCACGGCATTTGAACGATCCCAAGGAGTAATTTTCATGGGTCGCACCATGAGAATAGCCAGGTTGCTTCTTGCGGCATCGTATCAGATCATTCGCATCGATCCTGAGGAAGATTGGGAAATGGCCGAGCAGGTGGATCAGATTGCCAAGAGGGTAGGCATTCGGCCGGATAGTACGAAGAACGTTGGTTTTGCTGCGGTCATAGAAGATCGAGTTGTCGGTGGAGCATACATAGGTATTACACCAGAGCATGAGTTTGATCAATTTAAAGTATCGTTTGTCTACAGCTTCGATGTCGTAGTTGATCCTGAGTTCAGGTGGGGTCGAAAAATCGGATTAGACTTGATCAAAGCCGCTGAAGAAGAACGTAAGTCTTTTGAGGACGCACATTATGGAAATGTTCGCACTCGATTATGGGTAATTAATCCTAAGTTAGCCAGATATCTGGAAGAACGAGAAGGGTACGAAGTGGAATCGAAATACAGTGATGGATCGGCTCATTTGACGAAGTGGTAGGTATGGGACGAGTTATTGCACATCCAGAGTTTAGGACTCAGGTGATTTCGGGTGAGCGGTACTGGAACCAATGGGACCAGCACTGTAAGAACCGAAGTCATTTAAGAGGGAACGGCCGTGTCGCTAAGAAAGAAGTGAATGTTGATTTTTCAAGGTATAATCCTTCGGATTATTTATTAAGTTGGATAACGGCGGTTGCAGGTGTTGAAGTAGAAGACGATGGACATACGATCTGCTCACCACATTCGCACTACATTAATGACAACGGCAATAGTTGGATGAACCAGGTTTTGTTGGAGAGTTATCATTCTTTTATCATGGCGGAGAACTTCGTAGAACATGTTTCTATTCCTGAATTCTCGAAAGGAAAAGTATTAGATGCTGTGGCCTGGGTCGTAGAGAAGCAGTACAGTGGTCACCGTGAGCCCATCCCAACCGTATTTATTGACGTGCTTCTTGCAACAAGTAAGAAAAAACATCCACTGCTCGTTAAAAAAATCATAGGCGGAGTTTTGAACAGTATAAGTATGGGTTGTGATATCCTTTGGTCGCAATGCTCAAGATGTGGCAAAAAAATTGAGGAAGGGATAGATGAGCCTTGCGTGATTGGTAATACTAGAATTATTACCTCTGAAGGGTATGTTAGGATCGGGGAACAGATTAGACAGAATAATAGTATAGGAATGGTTTTGAGCGAATATGGAAACACCCCATTTGATGGTGTGATATCGAGGGGGGTGAAGAAAATTTTTCGAGTGAGGACTGATTCAGGAGAAAACATCTATTCTACTGGAAATCATCGATTTCGGGTATTGGACGTAGAAGGTGGTTTGCAATGGAAGATGACATGGGATTTGATTCCAGGTGATTTTGTTTTGTCGAAGAAAGGTTGTGATGGGTTAATTCCAGAGGATCGTGGGGAGTCAACGGATTTTTGGTACGCTCTTGGACATCTTTATGGTGATGGGCATAGGGAATATCGCGGTGAGAAATGGGCGGAATATTTCCATTGGCAGTCACCAGAAGATGAAACTGATTCGCTAGACAAAGTGCTTCGGTTTTTTAGTGAGGGAGGAATCCCGGTTAACCCTGAGTTTAGAGGGCCAGATGATTTTCCAAATGATGTTAAGAGGAATGAGGGTCTTTGTCGGGTAAGAAGTTACTACCCTGAGTTTACTAAAGTGTTGCCTCCTTTTAGGAAGAAAGGGCAGTGGAGATGTGAAGGTGTACCTGAGGCTCTTTGGAGGAGGGGAAGGGCACAGATTGCGGCGTTCTTGAATGGGCTTTTTACAACAGATGGCGGAGTAGGGGGGTACATTACATCAGCCGGAGGAAATACTCGTAGACTTACTTTGGGAACAAAATATAGAAAGTTAGCCCAAGATATTAAGAAACTTGCTTTGTTATTTGGTGTAATCATTAAGATTAAAAGATGGGTGGGGAGGACACCGTTTGGGGTTACTCGTTCGTATCGACTTGAGATTAAAGGAACAAAGAGTTGGATAAACTTTGCAAATTATATTGGTTTTTCTGCGGAAATAAAAACAGAAAAACTAGAACGTGTACTTACAACAAAGCGAATTGAAAGAGATTACTTGGGATTTTTCAGGGCTGGCCATAAAATTAAAGAATTAGTTCCTTATGGAACATCCTTTGGAAAGGATTTTGATTCATCAGAGAGACGACAGATTCATTCTGTCAGGAAAGATACAGATAAAGGGATATCTGATGTAATGCTTCCGAGGGTACTTGATTTACTGGATAAGTATGTTCAAGATGAAAATGGAATACTGCAAGAAATGAGGAGCTACCTGGCTTATGATTGGTGGTTTGATAAAGTTGTAAAAGTGGAGCCTTGGGGAGAAATGGAAGTTTTTGATGCCGTTGATTCAGAGAGTAGTTCTTATTTGACGAATGGAATTGTATCACATAACTGTACCCATATCAAGAACGAATTAGGCAAGTACTATATTGACAAGAATGGTATTAAAAGACGCGTATCTGAGTTGTGTGGACTTCCTGGCATAAAAGATAGTTGCAGTTTTAAGGAAGTCTCTTGGGTGTCCCGTCCCGCATTCCTCTGGGCTCGCATGCATGGTTTCCTGGAATATTCTGATGTCTCCACAGGACAGCCGCTCAAGGCCATAGTTCCTATGTCTCGATACAAAGAGAGTAACCGGGAGATATGAGTCATGTCCAGTGATGTTCCTGTTAACTCCTGGAATGATTACGGTTCAAGAATTCAGATGGGTTTTAAGTTAAAACAACGATTTATTAACACTGAAGACCCGTTACCAAACCTGTGTTACCTGCAGGTTGAGAATGCGCTGACGGGGTATCAGTTGCCGAAGGTGCCTCCGATCATGGCCCCTGTCCCAGGAGTCAAAGGTATACTTGATACTTCTTTTGCCACCAACGGTTTCAACCTGATCACCCCCGGTACTTCCGATGCTATTGAGGATCTGGCGGTCCAATCCAATGATCAAATCGTCGTCGGCGGTTATGCCACCGTCGGCGGTAAGTCGACTTTCGCCGTAGCCCGTTATAATTCAAATGGTTCACTTGACACTACTTTCGCGACTAATGGTTTCAACGTCACCACTCCAGGCACCAGCACTTTTGATCGTATTAGTTCGATTGCCCTTCAATCCGACGGCAAAATCATCGCCGGTGGTGTCTCCAAGATAGCGGGTAGTAATACTTTTACCATGGCCCGTTATAACATAAATGGCTCCCTTGATACCACCTTCGGCACCAATGGTTATAATTTTACTACTCCAAGCGGTGCATCTGCATCTGTTATAATAGACTTGGCGATCCAGTCCGACGGCAAGATCGTCGCCGGTGGTACCGCTACTGTGGGGGGTAATCATGGTTTCGCCCTGGCCCGTTACAACATCGATGGTTCCATTGACACCACGTTTGGTACGAACGGTTTCAACCTCATTACCCCCACTACTTACGATGAAATTTACACCATCACTATCCAACCCGACGGTAAGACCGTCGCCGGTGGTTACGCCTATGTAGGAGGTACCTACGTTTGGGCCTTGGCCCGTTACAACACCAACGGTTCCATTGACACCACGTTTGGTACCAACGGTTTCAGCCTCATTACCCCCGGTATTGACGATTATATTTATGCTTTGGCGGTCCAATCTGACGGTAAAATTGTAGCCGGAGGCTTTGTCACCATAGGGAGTAACTACCCTGTGGTTATAGCACGTTACAACACGAACGGTTCCCTGGACACTTCCTTCGGGACGAACGGTTCCAACATCATCACTTCTTTCAGTGGTAACAATTCTATTGAAGAGCTGATGATTCAATCCGACGGTGGAATTATAGCCGGTGGTTCGGTTAACAATGCTTTCGCCCTGGCCCGTTACAATGCAAACGGTTCTCTTGATACGACTTTCGCGACGAACGGTTTCAACCTCACCACCCCTGGTACGTCCGACAGTATTTATGGGTTTGGTGTTCAGTCCAGTGGTCGAATTGTCGCCGGTGGCCCGGCTACTGTAGGGGGTAAGAACGTCTTTGCCCTGGCCCGTTACGTGTAGTTTGATCCAAAGAGAGTAACCGGGAGGTGTAATCATGGCGACCTGGAATGATATTCCGATCAATTCCTGGAATGACTTAAATTCTAGGATGCAAACTCTCAGTGAGATCAAGCAGAGATATCAGAATACTAAGGATCCGAAATCGAATCTGTCTTATACGGAGCTATTGGGGGCATTAACAGATAAGTATCCAATTTCATCCGTACCTGTTCCCCAACCTCCAGGAAGTCTGGATATTAGTTTTGGTTCCAACGGTTTTTCCAGAGTCAGTCTTTCTAATTCTAATAAGAGTGGATTGAATGCCATGATACTTCAACCCGATGGCAAGATCATCGCCGCGGGTCAAGTCTCTATGGGTGGTAATAGATTCGCTCTAGTTCGTTATAATACTAATGGTTCTTTTGATACCTCTTTTGCCACGAATGGTTATAACACGGCCACTCCAGGTACGAGCGACTCGTTAAGTTTTATAGCTCTTCAGTCGGACGGTAAGATAGTGGGAGTAGGATCGGCTACTTTATCGGGGATTCAACGACTGGCGCTTGTCCGTTATCATACTGATGGTACCCTTGACACGACTTTTGGGACCAATGGTTTTACTGCGGTTATTCCTCCAGACTTGGTAGCCGGCGCTAAGGTTCTTAGCAGCGGATTCATGATACAACCCGACGATAAAATTATCATTGGTGCGAAATATGGAAGTACCAGTCCATCTCTTGGTGGTGGTGCTTTGACTCCGATCGGTATTGGCCGCTATAATAGTAACGGTACTCTCGATACTACATTTGCCACTGGTTTAGTGCCTGGCAATGGTTTTTCTTCCAATATTATTGGAGATAGTAGTAACACTATTTCAGCTATTGCTAGACAATCCGATGGCAAGATAGTAGCCGTTGGAAGCACTGGTCCAGATAACTTCATGATTGTCCGTTACAACATCGACGGCTCTTTGGATACATCTTTTAATACCACGGGATATAATCTTCTTACTCCTTCTGTGTGTAAGAAGTATAATGTGCTTGAAGGACTTGTCATCCAGCCAGACGGCAAGATTGTGGCCTGCGGTGGGAGTGATGATGGTTCAGGTTCAGTTGCTTGGGTTGTACTGACTCGTTATAATTCCAACGGCTCACTCGACATTAGTTTTGCCACCAACGGCTATAATTTTTCTACTCCCGCTTCATATGATTACGCTTATAGTATTGCTGTTCAATCAGATAGTAAGATTGTGGTATGTGGGTACGCGTGGACTACTACTTATCTACCTCTGTTAGGTCGCTATCACTCGGATGGTTCTCTTGACACACTTTTTGGTACCAATGGATTCAACATAGATCCTCCCGGTCTTTATGATTATAGTTATGATCTGGGTATTCAATCCGATGGTAAAATTGTGGTTGTCGGATATACGATTTACGACAAGACTAGTTATGATAGTACTTTTTTCATCGCTCGATATAATCCTTGACAGAGAGATTCGAGTGGGAGTTATGATATTTTTCAGTAAGAGCAACTGGGGGATGTAAGTCGTGGCAACCTTTAATGATACTCCTGTTGCTTCCTGGACTGACTTGAGTTCCAGGATGCAAACTCTCAGCGAAATCAAGCAGAGATATCAGAATACTAAGGATCCTAACCCGAATATGTCTTATACGCAAATCTCTGGAGTATTACTAGATAAGTATCAGCCTTCATCCGTGCCTGTTCCCCAACCTCCAGGAAGTCTGGATATTAGTTTTGGATCCAATGGTTTTTCCAGAGTCAGTCCTTCTAATGGGGATGGACTTAATGCCGTGCTCATTCAACCAGATGACAAGATCATTGCTGCAGGTTATGTCTCTATAGGTGGTTATAGATTCGCTCTGGTTCGTTATCATAGCAATGGTTCTTTCGACACCTCTTTTGCTACGAATGGTTATAACACGGCCACTCCAGGCACGAGCGACTCGTTAGATTCTATAGCTCTTCAGTCGGATGGTAAGATAGTAGCGTTGGGATCAGCTACTTTATCTGGGGTTTCTCGACAGGTGATAGCCCGTTATAATACCGATGGTACTCTTGACACCACTTTCGGAACCAATGGTTTTACCGCGATTATTCCTCCGGACTTGGTAGCCGGTGCTAAGGTAGAGTATGGTGCATTTATGATACAACCCGACGATAAGATTATCGTTGGTGTGAGATACGGGAGTACCAGTCCATCCTTTGGTGTTGGTTCTCCAACTCCGATCGGTATCGGCCGCTATAATAGTAATGGTACTCTCGATACCACATTTGCTACAGGTCTAGTACCGGGTAGTGGTTTTTCTTCTAATATTATTGGAGATAGTAGTAACGGTATTGGAGCTATTGATAGACAATCCGATGGAAAGATAGTGGCGGTGGGACATGCAGGCACAGATAATTTTATGATTGCCCGTTACAACATCGACGGCTCCTTGGATACATCTTTTAATACCACGGGATATAATACGTTTACTCCTGTGGGTAAGTCTAAGAATTGGCTGGATGGACTTATCATTCAGTCAGACGGCAAGATTGTAGCTTGCGGTTATAGCTATAATGGTCCGAATGGTTTCGTTGTATTGACTCGTTATAATTCCAACGGTTCTCTTGATACGACTTTTGCCACCAACGGATATAATTTTTCCACTCCAGGTACTAATGACGCTGCTTATAGGATCGCTGTTCAATCAGATAGTAAGATCGTGGTATGTGGATACGCGTATAAGAATGCTACTTATACACCCTTGTTAGGTCGTTATCATTCGGATGGTTCCCTTGACACTCTTTTTGGTACTAATGGGTTCAATACAGATCCTGCCGGTCTTTATGAGGAAGGCGAAGGCATAGGTATTCAGTCCGATGGTAAGATTGTGGCTGTTGGGTATACGACTTACGACACTACTAATTGGTATACTACTTTTTTTATTGCTCGATATAATCCTTGACAGAGAGATTTGAAGTTCCTTTTGGAGTCACTTCAGAAAAAGTAGAATTAGTTAGTCTCAAAGGAAAGATTATCAAAGTAGGAACTCTTAAAGTGATTGGCAGTTGAACACCATGAAAAGTAAACAAAGACAAGCTGGTGCTCCTGTTGAAGAACTGGAAACAACTTTTCTAGGGCCGAAGATCGATGCCCTGATGGGGGATGATAACGCTCCTAAAGAACTTGGTGATCTCAAGCATGAATTGTATCCCACATTAAACCCATTTCATTACGACGAAAATATCTTGATCTCTCATAGAGCAAAATCCGAATCTCAAGGGGGGCGAGAGGCTCGATTGGCCCAGAGGTTGGTGGCCCTCTTGAGGCGGCAGGGGTGAAAAATCCGCCCAGACTTCGTGGGGATGGGTCAGAGGGGATAGTCAAGAGAGTATTCTCTTTCGGGAGGTTTATATGGCTCGCAAACGGCTGACCAAGGAAACACTTGGTAGTGTAAGTGAACTGGCAGGAGCGAGGGAGCATGTGCGATTAGCAGAAAGCATTCTAGGCCCCTCTGCAACGGATAACGAAATCCTGGCGACAGCGCATCGACTGTCTCCAGTGAGGCCGGATCAGGCACGGGCGATCAACAGGAGTCGCCAGGCGATTCAGCAGCAGAACAAGCGCATTGCTGCCTCACCAGATGGATCGGAAGATCCGTGGGACGAGTCCGGTCCCGATCAACCTGATCCGACGAACAACCAGGCGTATACCAAGCAAGTCATGACGACGCCTGACCATGCTGTTCTCGATTCTCTCACGAAGAAAGATGTCCATGCTCCGACGGCTTCTCGCCGAGCCAGGGACCTGTCCCGAGCAGCCAGAGAGAAGTATCGACTGGCTGCGGGCGACGACGAGGATGAGGATGAAGATCGTGTGGTTGCGGCCGAAGAGGACGAGGATGAAGTTCCTGAAATCACGGACGATGAAGAAGAACTCGGCGAAGAGATCCTGGATGAGTCAGAGGAATTAGCTGAGGATGCCCAGGATGTGATGGAAGACGAAATGGAGGACGCCGAGTTCGGAGAAGAGGAACTCGAAGGTGACGAGGAAGAGGCTCTCGACCTCGATGAGGATCGCGGAGATCTTGATGATATGCTGGACATGGAAGATGAGGAACTCGAAGACGAGGGGGATCTTGGTGAGCCAGATATCTTTGATGAGGTGGATGTCGAAGGAGATGCACCTCCTGACTTAGGTACTCCGTCGACGGGAGGCGGTTCGATGGGAGGTGGGGCGGTAAGTAATCGACAGCGTCGCCCTGCTTCCAAACAAGCGGGACGTGGTCGTCGCATGGTTGCGGGGGCTCGTCAGCCGCAAGATCGTCGATTGAAGACTGGTTCGAGCGGTGGTTCAGGACCTGCCAGGATGTCATTAGATGAGATCCTGGATGTTCATGACGAAGACATCGAACGCACGGCATCGACACCACTGGAGGGAGATGACCTGGAGGCTCTTCTGGGCGCTCGGGTGGATCGTGCGGGACGTCGTGTGGCGACGACGAAACGTCCGGAGCGTGAGTCTCCTGCAGCTCAACAGCGACGTGCCATGTTGGAGAATGTCTGGGATACAGAGAACGAGCCAGAGATTCTTCAGGCACGGGGTGGTCAGGGATCTGCAAGAAGGCAGGATGCACCTCAACAAAAATCACGCCGACGTCAGGCTGCAAAAAGAAGTAGACCTGTCCAGCAACAGTTTGCTCCAGACCGCCGACGAACTTCTCAGAGAGGGCCTGACAACGAGTTCGATCAAGTTTTCGGTGTGGAAGGTATGCCAGATGTGAGTAAGTTTTTCGATTGATCTTTTCGGTGTGCAGTGATGCTCACAACAACATACTTCTAAACCGGAGATTTGACTGTGACCTTCATTCGACCCAAGTTCTGGATCGATGCAGACAGTTCCTGGCAGTTGGACACTGCTGCATTCGATCTGGTCAACACTCCGAGTGGAACGTTTCGGGCTAACCCTAACTTCCTGATCACGCCGGATGTCCCGAACGGTGTTCTCGGTGCAATGGTGGCATCTCAGGCCGGGGACTGGACCTCCACCAACGGCCGGTACAACCGAGTTCCTCTCGGACTATTCAACCAGAATTCAGAGGGCAACCCGTACATGAACAACCCGGCGGTTGGATCAGGTACGGTGGGCATTTACATGTACGGGGCAACGCTACTCTGCTACCTATTCGAGACCAACGATCCGACGACACCGTTTGCGGCCAAGAACCTTGCAACGGCGTACGCACCGGGGTTGTTGCTCTACTGCTCTCCGTACTCTCTTTTGACCCCGGATCAACCGTCAGCATTTGCAGGTGACGGTGTGAACTACGCCGTAGGACTAGTGGCAAAAACACCCACGACAGTCGATCAACTCAAAAAGGTCGCCTGACCTGGTAACAGGTCAGTGAAAACTCCTCTCATAAGCTGGAACCTCCCGTTAGACGTGTGGTACAACAGTTATGATGACTCAGGTGAAAATCCACACGGTAGGGACAATCAGCGAGGCAAGAATTGATGATGGAGTTGGACTCCTAGATTCAGCCCCAGAGACTAAATGAGGAGCATCCTTCGGGATGGTGGTATAGTCCGATCTGCATAGAGATATGCAGAGGTTGGCAGAAATGACCAACCCTTAAGAGACTGAGATGCTCTTAAGCAACAAAATGCAGGAGTTGGGAATTAAATTGGTGGTGTAGAGATGAACACACATTGGTGTGTTCAGTGGAGAAGACATCGACTACGTGATTAAAACCCTTGGGAGATAGGTATAGAGAGGAGAGGCTCTATGCTTATTTCTCAAGGGTTTTCTTGTTATACTCGCTGAAAGAAAGCAAGGGATTGAGTATCCTTTTATGAATAGGAAGCATCGTCATTTTATGGAGTTCTCTGGGATTCTGTAAAAGTGATTCTTATGAACCTGGATTCTAATCGCACCTCCCGTTTGGCCCGACGATTATTTGAGTCGGATAGGAAGGCAGTCCATTATGACGTAGCCACAAAAGAGCGTCTGATTTTCAGGAATCGTTCCAAAGCATTGAATAAGTATCGGGGCAAAAGCAATATTTTCGGATCATTCACTGCAATTCCAAAATTAGGGATTAACCCACAGACGAAGTATAACACACCGGTTGGTGTTTATTCATATCCAGTTGATTACATCTTAGATCAAGTAAGCGGAGATATCTTTGATGTGCCATTTGCAGGAAAGATGCCTTATCTCCATATTTTCAGTGTTTCTAACTTGGATAAGGCTCTAAATTTTAATAGGAAAGACACCAAGAAGATTAATGCATTTAAGGTAGAAAATCCAGGTGATTTCAAGTCTGAAGATTACAACGAAGTCAAGGCTTTGGTTTTAAGAATTAATGACTATGTGGAGTTGACTATTGATGAAATTTTGGAAGAATCCGAGGAATATGAATTCTCATGGGATAAATGGTTTAATAACTTGAAGAAGGCCACTGGATTTGAGCCTCATTCTAATGATATTATATCTCGTATTATTATGGATACAGGAGGCATAGGTCAGGATACAATATATAGGATAATGGTCCCTCGTGAGTTTCCTTTAGAAAAGGTTCTCAAGAATTTACAAGATGTTATGGGACGTATGGAAAGAGCTAAGGCAGTGACTTTTCCCTATGAAGATCGGATTATGGAACTATCTGAAGTGCAGGCTATGAGTCGAAAAGGCTACATTGATTTTAAAGCGAATGTAGTGCTAGAAGCGAGACAACGTGTAAAATGTGATCAAGCATTTGCATGGAATTGCACGCGACATCTTAGTGAATTCAACCCAAGCAAGTGGACCGGGTTAATGCGTCGTATAGGTTTGATCGGTGCTGTGGATTATGATACGGCAACAATTTTTCCTGGTGAGCCGACTCAGGCAGTGTTTTTTGATCCGTCATCTATCAGTGTATTAGAGGTAATTAGTAATGTACCTACTGAAACTTATTCTTCAGGGAAGAAGTTTTCGACGTGGGCAGAAGATATTGAAAAACACATGGAATCCGCTGTAAATTCATTTCGGGTGTATCTTCGAGCATTTTTGAATAATGGAAGAGATGAAGATCAGAGACTTATGTTTGTAAACCTCTCATGGCTCCAGCAACACGGGAGAGAGTTTTTTAAATATCATTTTATGTTTCTTAAAGATGTTATTGATGAGATTGAAAGAGAAAGAGAAAAGTCACCAGCAGATCAGAGAGTAATTGATAAAGTTATTCAGATACTTCAAAGGTTTATAGAGAGAGTAAAGATTCGGTAACACGGGAGACTGTTGGAAAGAATCCAGGAAACTTAGCGAAAAGATGAGATTCTTATGAGATTAACCCGAGTATACTCCCGAATTCGGGTAGCCGATCGTAGAGTCGAGGCAAGTAATTATCGTGAATCTAAGGATTGGTGTCGCGATTTTCTTCAATATTTAACACAACACCAAACACTCATGAGACGTCTGGAAACAGCGACTCGTCGATATCTAAATAATTTGAAGGATGAGACACCAGATAGCAACGACTGACCAATGGAAATTACTTCACGGTTCAACAACTATGATTTTGAAGTATGGATTGACCACTTTCAATATCTAGACATTGGCGAAAGACACCAATCAGTACCTTCAGGAAAAAGTTATATCAGAGGTACTTTTGATCCAGAGCAGAACGCATATGTTATAAACAAGATTCATATTGATCCTGATATGCTTCGGACAGACGTCAAGGAAGAATTACTGGATGAGGCTAAGTTACAGGCACACAAAAGAGACAAAAAGCTACTCAGAAAGAGGGTGGCTGCGATGCCAAAAACGCATGAGCCAAGAATGAGAATGGAGAGAAATCAACCGGCAGATCATCGCCCTATGGTTACGCGTGATCTCCAAACGGCTGTTTGGCGAGTTGCTGATTCATTAGCCCGATCCCTGAAGGATCCACAAGGGGCAACCCCAGGAGATGCTCGATGGACTGTAAGTGGACTGTCGCACTCGTCTTGGAACATTAACCATCCGGATATTACGACGGATGGAGAATCACCGTTAACTCTTCGTATTAAAAAACTCCCTGATGGCAGGTGGGTAGCCTTTGGACAGAATCGTTTGACGAATCTTTTGAACACTAAGATTTTAGCAATAAAGAAGACTCCTCCTGGAGGAGATGATTGGGATGACATCGAAACTTTTGCCAATACAGCAGCAACATACTTTCAGGAACAAAAAGCAAATATACTTGCACTCAAACAAGCCATGACACCTCAGGCTTTACCTGGGGCTGGATACTCTGGTCAGCAACAGCAACAGGGAGGAGCGCCTGGAGGTGAAATGGGCGGTATTGGTGGGATGTTGGCATCTCGCCGTGGACGCAGACGGATTGTTGGTGGACCGAGAACTGCTGGACGTGTGCATGATCTTGTTGTTCAGCGATTTGTGAAGCCAACCACGAAGGGGATCAATCAGCTACTATCTATTTTCTCTGGAGATCCAAGTCAAGTAAACTCGAGATATGCATCAAAGTTAATTGCGGAATTATCGGATCTTGTTCATAAGGCAATGTTTTTAGTGAGTAACAATCTGGGAACTAACAATAGTCTTTATGCAATGTTGTCAAGTTCACATTGGCTTTTGGGTACAGCATTAAAGACATTGAATCATGTTGGAGGCCAGATTAATGAGAGCATCGTAGAGGAAGTGACACATAATTTGGAAGAGGTCAGTCGATATGCCGAGGAGATATCGGATCTTAAAAGTACTAAACAAGCCAGACGAAAAGCCGCTGAATTCAATATGACGCCAGCACAGGCTATGAATGCCTTGCAGATTCAAGGGACGGGCGACGTAGATAAGGATCGAGCAAATCTTAGAACCATTTTGAAGAGTAGTCATCCTGATGTTAAGTCCGGTCCACTCGCACAGATAAGAATGACTGCTGCGAATGTTCTTTTGGAGACTTTCATTAGACAAAATAAACCACTACCGACAACTGCTGCACAAGCCCAAGGAGCAGGACAGGGAGCTGCAGTGGGTGGTCCTGTTACTGCGGGTCAAGTGCATCAGAAAGTGCGGGAATATGTGTCTCAGGCAGTCAATGGAGCGAGTCGGCTGCAGCAGGGCCTCTCTACACCTGGTGCACAGGTAAGTCCGCGTGCAATGGTCATGAACATCAATAAGTTGAATGAATATGTGAATGGTGCGGCAGTAACTGTACAAGCCAATCTTGGTAATCAAGGACAGGGCCTATATCAAAAACTTGCTACGGCATCTCGTTTTTTGAGTACGGCTTCTACGGTTTTGACTCAAGCAGGACCTCAGATCAGTCAGCAAGTTTTGGCTGAAGTCATGAAAAACTTAAATAGCTTTGTACAACTTGGTAATGATGCATTAAATTCAACAAAGACCAAGCAGGCGAGGCGTGCTTCTGCGACTCTTGCTAATTTGAGAAAAGCACAAAGAATTGCACGTCAGATTAATAGGACCTGTGCAAATCAGGACTGGTACCTGGGGGTCAGGGTGATCAATGACAGATATGGGATTGGGTTGGGGGTAGGGGCTGCGGAGCCGCCCCCGAGGTCATTGAGGGCGTCTCTTGGGGGGATTCCCGTGGCTTTGGAGGGGCCTGGGGCTCGAATGGTTCGGGTTCAGCAGGAGGCCAAAAGGCATCTTAGACTGGCGCGTAATCTGGTTGCGGAAGTTGCAGAGGAGGTTGCGGAGGGAATGGAGATCGATCCTAATGCCGAAAAGGCACTTAAACATCATCAACGGCTAGTTAAAAGAGTTTACAATCATATTAAGAACAGCAAGCGCCTTTCAGGCAGTGTACGATATCTTGCTCGCAAATTGGGAATGGATTTTGGTGACCTAGTGAAGGTCATTGGACAGCTCATTGTGGAAGGCAAAATAGAGATGACCAGGAAAAAGAAATTTAAGCTAC